ATTTGACGAAACTACTCAGAATCCGAAGTATGACAGTGAATCTAACGTCTTCCTCTTCGGTAAGGGCCTTAGAAACGACATCCGTCAGACTTACTACATGTCCAACACGGATTCGAGTCTTCAGGGCCCGACCATCATCATGGGCTGGAACAATCAGCGCTATTACCAGAATCACATGCGTAAGCTGTTCGTTCTCGGCGGAGGCAATCACTTCGGCAATAGCTCTATTCCGCAGTTCAAGTACAACGCTATGGAGATAGCAGTCACTGACAGCACATTAAAGCAGACAGTTGGTGACTGGACTGGAACTATCTACAATCGTGAGACGACGTCAACTCTGACAGACATCAAGGGTAGAACGATCGACTACGGTTCTAGCGCAATCCAGCTCGGATTCCTCAAGGGTAGAAGAAGCGATGCAAACTACGGAAACTACAACTTCTTCTCTATGGGACGAATCAACCTCTTCAAGCTATACGCTCTACTCCAGAGAATCATGTGGGTTCCAGATAGCTATGACGGAAGCGCTAACAAGGGCTATCTAGTCTATGACAGCTCAATGGCTGGTGGAGACACAGAGGATGGCGACTATAAGCATATCTACTCTACCAGATCAGTTCCGTGGTGCTCGTTCTCTGAATCTGGAAGCACGTGCTTGGCTGACCTCGTTGATGACAACTACTCATTCAACAAGCATCAGCCGCAGAAGCCAGAAAATTACTAATAACATCAATTCCGCTGATGGACTCAGCGGAATTTTTGTGTAAATAAGCTATAAGAGAAGAGTATAGTATGCCTGAAATCAACTTGAACGGAAAGTCCATAAACGTCGACCAGACGACTGCACAGCAGATGAAGAACTTAGCGGCCAAGCCAGACTTGACTGCGTTAGTCAATGAGTACTGGACTGAAGAGAAGCTCGGTAAGCACACTGAGCTCAAGGGCGACTATCTAGAAATACTTCAAAAGACTCTCCTCGTTGAGCCAGAGATCTTCAAGAAGGATTTGTTCAACAACCGCTTCAACCTACGTGAAGTCCGTTCACCTATAACTGGAATCATCACTAGCACAAAGCTGAACGGAGATCTTAGATCCTCATATCTCTCGATGTGCCTAGGCGTAACGACAGAGCGTCCCGCAATCGGAAAGGGCGAGTTCTTGTTCGCTGCATCATTCTCCAATCTCGGATTCTCGAAGGAGACTGGAGACTTGATCGATCTTGACACGAAGGCTAAGATAGAGGTCAAGGGAATCAGCGCAACACTCGGAAACGCACAGAACGGCAAGTTCAGACAGATGTCTGGTGAGACGATGAGAACTGTGTTCAGGACGCTCGAGATCGTAGATGTTCCTAAGAGCGAGTACTATCTCAGTGAGAACGTCGCAAAGAAGATCAAGACTGCTATCGGACTCGATCAAGATAAAGCTAAACAAATCTTTACATATTTGCAGAATCTGAGAAAAGAGAACGAGTCCCTCGCAAGAGACGCTGTCCAGCTCTATTTTGACAAGAAACAGCTCATTAGGACGGTAGCAGCGATGCACCTGTATGCTTACATGAAGCTGGAGCAAGATGACTTTCTGCTCATTCTAAACGACAAAGAGTTCTACATGGCTAAGGCGCCAGACACGCTCTACGACGCTTACGACATCCTAGACAAACTGTCAGTGAAGCCTTGGCACCAGGGCGAGTACGGAATCAAGGTGACATTGAGGTAGTATGGCCGATCAAATCTCAATACCTAAACTAATTCAAGAGGTCAAGTTCTCGGATCAGGCGAAGAACCCGAGACTCTCTCTGAAGATATGGCTTGACGACTACGACTCTGACAAGGGCTTTCCGGTATCGATCCAGAACATCCAACAGTTCGAGCTTCGTGAGTCCATGTTCTTGAATCTGCCAATCGGCCAGTTCAGCTACTTCGACGACGGCACTTCCAAGCACACTAACCGCTTCTATGACGGTCGTCTGCTCTATATCGGATTCGAGTACGTGTCGAGTGATCCGAACGTGAAAGAGAAGAACATATCGAAGGGACGCTACCGCATCGTTGGCACTAAGATGCAGCTGTCGACAGCATCGATGGTCACATATCAAGTGACTTTCGTATATGATGCGCTCGGTTTCGTAAACTCTATTCCGAAGTTCCCGCAGAACAGCTCAGAATATCCATGTCAGTCGATTGACGCTCTTCGAAGCGTATGCTCTAGCTGCGGACTCAAGTTCTACACTAACGTGGACACAGCTGACCAGATGGCTTGGTTCAACCCGAGCATGACGGCTGAGAAGTTCGTTCGATATGTCGTGAATCACTCGTTCATCAGCGAGAAAGACGCTGGAATGTTCTGGATCAACAAGAACGGCGAAGCAGCATTCTATGGCATTCGCGCCGATCTCGAAGACGGCATTCCGTTCTTCTTTGACACTGATGTAAACAATAATTTACAAGAGAAGAAAAAGAACGTGATCTTCTCTGACGTGTTCTATGCTGACGTCAAGAAGCTGAGTGAAGACGAACTCACTGCGAAATACAAGAACAAGATGTACATCCTTCTCAGTGAGGATCAACGAAATGACGACGGCTGGGTGAGTGACTTTTACGGAAACTCTGTCGAAGTTGGAACTTACGATCCGATTGGACGCAGCGCACTGTACAAGTCCGAGGATATGAAGATGGACTGGGCGCACATGACTCACAAGATCACGGGCAAACAGTTCCTGCCAGGCACACCGAGCACAGATGTCACCGACCGTGGTACTGTTCGTGAGAGCAAGTTCACTGGTTACGCTTCAGTCGACTTCGCTCACGCAGCATGGGACTTCGCACCGACGCAGAATTCGATCCTGAGATCCGAGTTCTTCGACAACAGACACACGCTGATGATCAACTCGGGAAAGCAGCTAAACTGCTTTGGAGACCAAGATTTGCGCATCGGAGACGTTCTAAACATCGACTTCAGCTCTCCAGAGCGAGAGACGACTATCGACAACGGCAAGTTCATCGTTCACTCGATAGACTGGAGATTCAAGAAGGGAAGCGACTTGGTCCTCTTCGTAAGAGTGGCTTCCGACTCACTGCACCCGACAGAGAACGAGACACCGTCTCAAGACCTCAAAAAGTGATCTGAGAGGACATTTATACCGATTTACGAAAAAGCGCAAAAATAAGGGGTACCACGCGGAGATGCGCGTGTCAATTTTAGCATAAATACTCTATCAACTGGTCAAAAACTAGCAAAAAACGGCACTATGGCAGAAGAAAAGAGATCAATTTCAATCGTTAAGAACAACTCTGGTCTAGAGATTATGTCCGAGAACGGCACTTTTGAGCCGTTCTGGGGACTAATCGAGAAGAAGAGCCACGGGTACAAATTGAAGCTTGAAGACGGCCGAGAGCTCAAATACTCTGACGGCCACAGGTTCATGATCGATGGCTGGGAAGTGTATGTCGAGTCACTTTCTGTCGGAGACTCTATCGCTGGCTCTACCATCGTCGACATAGAGGAAGTCACTGACACGTTCTATGGTCCTTACTCGGTGAGAGGCCATGAGTACAGCACAGTGGACGAGAACGGCGAGAAAGTCCAGATGCACCACAACTGTGAGTTCATGGGATCTTCGACGACTCTCATCGAACTCGATAAGCTCGCTAAGCTGTTCCCGACAGAGCCAAAGGAATTCAAGTACGGCTACCTCGTCTCGATCTGGGAAGAGCCGATTCCTGGCGCTATGTACGTGATGGGAGTGGACACGGCGACTGGCTCTGGTCTCGACTTCTCGGCAGTGCAAGTTCTAAAACTCGTCAGCAAGGACAAATTCGAACAGGTATGCACCTTCCACGACGATAGAACACTAGGCGGCAAGTTCAGTCAGATCATCAAGGATCTGAGCGAGTGGTACAACGACGCTCTAATCATCATCGAGAACAACGGCCCAGGTAAGCAAGTCGCCGAGGAGCTATGGTACACACTGGATTGCCAGAACATCATCAACACAGACCCGCACGGAATCGGTACAAACGCCAACAAGGCTTCTAAGCTCGACGCGTGTCTGATGCTCCAGCGAGAAGTGAACAGGGACTCTCTGATCATTCACGACTCAGCTACTCTCAAGGAATTGACGACTTTCATTGAAGTTAGCCCGAATGTCTTTAAAGCGACAGCGGGTTCACACGACGACCTCGTATCTGCTCTATATTGGGCAGTATACGCGATCTTCCAGCCAGAGATCGACTTGGACAACCTCAAAGTCGATATGAACAAGAGGGAGGAGCTAGTTGAAGTTCCACAAACGGTATTTCCGGACGAAGACGACGGAGTTTGGACATTCTGACGAGCATAAGGGTGAGCGTAAGCGAGTCACTCGGCGCAAGAAAGAATTAGAAGAAAAGTCACTTCGGCACTCTAACAAGAACATGGATCAGAAACGGAAGCAGAAACTCCGCCACACGAGACAGTGGAGGGAGTTAAAAACACGTTTGATCAGCTCAAGAGGCAAAATCGATGAACTCACTGGACATCAGCTCACTAGAGACGACAAACTCACTTGTCATCACATGCGTCTGACAGCAGAGAAGTATGGAGAATTCACGAAAGATGAAGACTTTATGCTTCTGACTGAGACGACTCACCGCGTAGTGCATTGGCTGTGGGAACTCACCAAAGGCGAAGATTTTACTATATTAGAGAAACTAGAATCCGTCCTGAGAAGGATGAAGGAACTACAAGATGAAGATAGCGGGACTGGACATGTCAGTGACCCACACGGGCGCTGTGAAACTGGAACTGGACGAGAGATTGAATATCCTGAACGCGGACTGGCTGACGTTCACGACTACCAAGAAGTATGCTAGCGAAAAGTCTATCTGGTACTCTAACGACGACTGGAACAGCAAATACGACAAATACAAGTTCATGCAGGATCGAATCCTGAAGTTTGTCGAAGACGCTGACTATGTCTCAGCAGAAGACTACGCTTTCGGCGCTGCTGGAGCGACTGGCCTAGTGTTCGACTTGGCTGAGTTCGAAGGCTGGATCAGACAGTCGGTCTGGCGCATGGGTAAGCCTCTATACCTCTATTCTCCGATGACCATCAAGAAGGTTTTCTCGGGTCACGGAAACTCAGACAAGAAGGGTATGTTCGACGCTTACAAGCGAGTTACGCTCGTAAAGCCAGATTTGAGCATCTTTCCTCCAGTGACTAATGGCAAGAAGGGACAACCCGGCGCAAGTGACGTAATCGACGCTTATGGCGCTGCTATGACCCTCATAACTGAGCTTCTAATCGAACGCGACGGACCAGAGAAATTCCCTAAGCACATCAAAGAATTCTGGAAGAACAGAACTCGTGAGGTCATTCTCGGCTACAAGAGGACGTAATATGAGCTTACAGATAAAGGGAATATCCTTCGACGATCTGCTGTGTCAGACGATGATGTGCGTACTCGACAACTTCACTTCTGTCTTCGCTAAAGAGGAAGACGTAACGCTTACAGCTCAGAAGACAGACTGCCAGTATATCCGAGAAGTGATCAAAGCGTTTCCAAAGAAGATGGATCAGCTGCGTAAGCTATACGTGACTGAAGCTGAGATAGATCGTTCTCATCGCGAGTACATGAAGACTGGAAAGGGAACATTCAACTTCAATTCAGTGAATCGCAAGAACAATCACATCAACGGCGCGTGTCTCACTAGCATGGAGTACACGCAGGACGAAGTGAACGTCAACATTCGAGCATCCATCGCACCATACAACCTGCAGTTCGACTTGGTATTGATCTCGGATCTGATCCATGAGCTCGGTCTGTCACCGAAGCAGATCACGATAAAGATCGGCTACATGGCGTCCAAGCCAGTACACAATCTCTACACATTCGTGCTATACGGGATGAGCAGAGAAGACATTCAGGACACAGCTTACGGCAGATCGATCTGGACTTCTTACGAGCGTGCTCTGACGGACAGATGTAAATTCAATAGCATGAAGGCTATTGCGAGAAAGATTCAAGAGAAACTAAAGGATCAAAAGTAAATATGAGTTTACATTTCAACTGCACTGACTTTGACGACGTTTTCGAGCAGACGGCCACTTGGGCCATGAACAACTTCAAGTGCAACACTTCCAGAGAGGAGGATGTCACTATCGAATGCACATCGAGAAACTACAGCAAGGGCGGCGACATCGACAGAATGGCTAAGCGTCATCTGAACAAGATGACACACCTTAGAGGAATCTACGTGGAGGAGGGCGAGCTTGACCGTTCCCACGCTGAGCTCGTCAAGACTGGTTCTTCCGACTTCCGCTTCAAGAACGTCCAGCACGAGTTCGACCACATTCAGGGCGGATGTCTCACAGCTATGCACTTGACTAACGACGAAGTCACCATCACGCTGCGTGCGTCTGTCATTCCTTGGAATCTTCAGTTCGACTTGGTCATGATTTCCGATCTTCTGGGCGAACTCGGCTTAAATCCGTCTAAGATCACGTTCAAGATCGGCTATATCCGGACGAAGGTCATTCATGCGCTCTACACGTACCTCCTGAACGGCTGGACGCCCGAGAAGATATGCGAGACTCGCTTCGGTCAGTCTATGATAGCAGCTTACACCAGAGGCTCACGTCCGACATGCAAGTACAAGAACTGGATCAGGTTCTGCGCAAGTGTAGACAAAGTGAGAGACGAGATGGGAATAGGACCTCTGGCACCCTATCTAGAAGCAGCGAAAGCCAAAGAAAAAGCAGAAAATGAGGTTTAGATTTCTCATAGAATTACCTATATTTCTCATGTAAATAAAAAAAGAATTCAGGAGTTACTATGAAAAACAATCTGCTTGACCTCAGGACAAACATCGACACTATTCTCGCTGTCCGAGATAAGCTTCTCGGCGACATGGAATGCCTAGAATATCGCGACGTGGACGTTGAAAATACCGGTTACTGGGTCAAGGTTCCGGTTCTCACCAAAGACGGCGAACACAAGAACGCTGCACTCGGCATCTATGTCTATCCAGGCAAGGGCATCACAGTCAACTTCAACTCAATGGAGTTCTACAAGAAGCTCCCCGGCGTTCCTTCTTATGATGAAGTGATGGATACGATCGACGAAGGCTTTAGAAGTCTCGGATATCAGCTAGACGTATAATGATCGATCCAGCGAATCCAATCGATATGCCAGTGTTCTTTCCTTTCGGAAGACCTGGCGATTTTCTTGCAGATAAGCCTAGAAGCACCGAAGACATGGTGCGCAAGCTCTACGGCGACGAAGTGGAATTCCGTGAGATTCCTCAATCCGTCACTTACACAGAGTTTGCAGCTCCAGCAGCCGATCGTGCTAAGTTCGGACCGATGGTGTTCGGAGACGCTGGACTATCAGCAGAGGATCTAGCGTTGCTGCCTACACAAGACGATCTGTCTCAGCCAGATCAAAAGCAGTTGATCCAGAACTCAGAGCCAGCAGAGGATCTACTGCCTCCACCGGAAATGACTCAGGATCTCGCATCTATGCTCGCTGCCTTCGACTCAGAAGCTGCGGGATATATCAAGTCTGGCGCAATCAACACAAATACTAGAGGAAGACGATAACAACAATGAAATGGAGCAGAACTGATCTGCTCTCTTGTTGTGTAAATTTAAGTTTTCGTGTGACATTTTTATTTATAAAGTGTTTAGAATTCTCACGGATTTACCTATATTAGCTGTGTAAACTTCAAGAAAAGGACTAACTATGAATCTCCACGACCAGCTTGACTACAAGATCGAACCACTTGATGCGATCTGTTCGCTCTCTAGCGCAAGCCATATCAATCACAAGTACATAGACGTGGACGACTTCGTCGACAAGTATGACCACGACTCAGGTAACGCGCCGGAATATGGCTGTGGCAACATGCAGGCAGACGTCAAGGCCTCCACTCCGGAGGTATTGGCCAAGTATGGAATTGACGGAGATGAGTACAAGATCATCGCTTTCGAGATCTCTCAGGCTCTATCGTTCGGTCCTTGCGGATGGTGCGTATGATCACTGCAAGAGATGCAGCCATGATACTCGACAAGAACGGATTTCGCATCCCGAACGCTGGTCTTGACCGTTTCAGCGAGATCACGTACAACGGTGAACGAGTCGGAACTCTGTATGAGGATGAGATCTACATCGCATCGGAATTCCCTCATCTCCGCGACAAGTCCTACGCCGACACAAATAAGCAGGGAGCTGTCAAGTTATCTTCACGCACAGCGAGATCGGATCTAGAGTACTGCATTCAAGTTCTGTTCAAGTCTCCAGCTACTTTCGAAGAGGAGATGAGGAACGAACGAGTCAAGAATGTCAAACGCTACTTCAACTCCCGGAGATAAGTATGGAGCTAAGAACGAAGCTCAGAATCGTATCGCTGAACGATAAAGGACTTCCATCCACTAGAAAACGTCCAGCTCTCGGAGATATGTACTTAGCGCCCAGTCTAACCGATCCAGATACGTACGACAAATGGATCTGGGCTGGAGATGATCTCGAATGGCAGAAGCTAGGAAGCATTCCGTCTTTCGATGAGGAGAAGTCTATGAGAGAGCAACGAGTGGAGAATGTCAGACGATACTTCAGAGAACGAAAGTAGGCATCGATATGAACGACTTCTTGACTATATTGTTAGTTGGCATGATGATCGGAGCTGTTCCCTCCAGCTACTCCATCTGTCCAGACTCCAGCTGTCAATACATATACTCCCACTGCCAACGACCCAGATTCCCAGGAAGACAGTGTCCAGGAAGACACTGTCCAATACCAAGAGGCCAAGCGCAAGATGGTCGCAAACATCCGCACGTACTTCAATCAACGCAAGCTCAATGAAGCTATACGAGATACCGAGATAAAGACTGGACTACCGATGAACTCTCTGATGTTCAGCTCCAGACCAGACACCACTCCTCTCCCATCTCCTCCATCCCTCAAGAGGTTGATGGAATGACCATCTCCATAACAGCTCATATTGGCATCCTTCTGGGCAGGTTTCCTGGCCGCTATACCCGGCCCAAAACCGGCATATTTTCTAGGTCCCAGTACGAACTCTCTCACCTCCAAAACTTTGTATTAAGGCATATAGGCGGTATAGCGACCCGTCTCTCCCGCGACTGCCCTATATCGCGACGACCGCTCACGTTCACGCACGGAGAAATTTCCCAAAAATTTTTCCCAAAAAATTTTGGCCTCTTTCGCAAGTCGCCCCGCACTCTCCCGCAGAATTCGCAGAATCCGCCAAAACTCCGCAAAACCCCGTTTATGTCCAAAAAACCCCGAAATGTTACCTCTCGCAGAAATTTTTCCAAAAAATTTTTTCCAAAATTTTTTCCCAGATTTTTGAGACCCTCGGGCGCATGCGTCAAAATGCGTAAAATGTTGGATCGCGAGAAATTTTTCGCAAAATTTTTTTCCAAAAATTTTTGGAATTTTTAACTTGTATGTAACCCCGCCAGTTAGATCGTGAGGATTTCGTAACTTTACAATTTCATTACGAAGTTACACTACGAAGTTTCTATAAGTCAGGAGCGAAAATGTTTCTACCAGAGGGAAACAAAAATGTTTCTATATATAGTAAGAGGTATTTAACTAAGAAGCTAGCTATGAGAAACGAAGACAAACTTTCAATTACCGAACTAAACGTGACTGCCAGAGGAATCGTGGATCTCTATGAATGGTGCGTTCAGCGCCTTGACCGTCCGTGCGGAGACTCTGTCGTCGGACTCGCTATCTCTGTCAACGAGATGATTCTCGCAGACGTGTACCAGCAGATCCAGACTAAGCTCTGGAATCGCGAGAGCGATTCGAAGTGGGAAGACTGGAAGAGAGCTGAGTGGGGCTGCGTCGAGAAGTGGGGCGACAGAAACAATCAGGGCATGCTCATCAGAGACAAGAACGGTCGCGTTCAGTTCAACGAGAACGCCGTCGAGATGGAGAAGGAAGTCAAGGCGCTTCGCGAGTCTGAAGACTTCAAGGAGCTGTGGGAGAAGATTGAGAAGTCAGAGAAAGAGAACGCCGAGGTTCTGGACTCTCCGGTTCACGTCCGCGTCTGCTGCATCGACTGCTGGGACCACTGTCCGCAGGACGCTTCTCCGAGAATTCTCGGCATCTTGATGGGCAAGGAAGTCCAGAACATCATCAACAGGGGATAGCAATTCTTATGGCAGACGGATCGGGAATCTTCGAGCAAGAGTGGCTGTGCAGCACTGTGCGTCCGAAGCCAGTGTTCTGTGAACTCGCAGACGGAAAGAACGTGTCAGAGCCAGACCAAGCGGGCTCTGAGAGGGTCGCTATCGAGGGTCTCGATCTGTATGGACTCAAGATGGCTTACTATCCAGTGGACGAGAAGAAGTACCAGGGAGGCGCTCCCTCGATCGATCCGCTCTTCGGAGAGCACCAGCTCGAAGTGATCGACAGGTGCTTCTGGTTCATGGGCTACGTCACCCAGCTTCCGCCGAACGTCCGAACGTACCAGCTCCAGGGCATCTGGGGCGAAGATCTGGTCCAAGTCTACGTGTCCACTTCGGCGTTCAAGTACTTCTCTACCTACGGAGGAGCAGACCGGAACACGCCAGAGCTTCACTACGACATGTCGCCGCGCATCGGAGACATCGTGTACCTTCCGAACAACGGCACCCTGTACGAGATAGTGGACGTGAAGTACTGGGAAGAGGCGTTCGGACTCTCTTCGCGATACACGCTCATCACGCTTCGAGTGTACAAAGACACTAAGAGGACTGTCTCCAGCGATCCGAGCATTCCAGCTGACGACGTGATCCGTAAATACAGTCCGAGCGAGATAGAGTCAGACGAGCCGACACCAGACCACCTGAGACTGAAGCCAGATGAGCTTCCTGACCGAGACCATGTCGATCTGTTCGACTGGGAGTACAAGTTCGAGCCCGGAGAGGATCAACGATGACTTACAACAAGAACTACCGAGAAGACTTCGATGACGACTTTGACGATGACGGCGGAGAGTACGAGGACGACGGCGAGGATATGACCGAGTTCGATCAGGACGCGCTGTTCTTCAACGAGTGCACGCTCAAGCAGATCAATCACGAGCTCGTCGCTCTGCCCAACAGAGAGCTTCTTGAGTTTCTCCAGTGGGAGCTCGACAAGCTGCACTTCACCGAGAACTCTGAGCTGATTCCAGTCGGAATCGAGTTCCAGGGACAGTACCTTCTCCAGTTCTACAACGTGCGAGAGGACAAGACGGTCAAGACTGCCACTGGCGCTGGAAACATCTACATGCTGGTCGACGGGTGGATCTTGAAGACCCTGACTGACTTGTACGTGGCTGAGCTCTACGGCGAGATCGGCGACGTCTACCCGTCTGATCTCTCGGACTGCTACACTAACATTCTGATCGACATTCTGGACTGGGAGAAAGAAGCGGGAATTGAGCCTATTCCGTCAAAGGCTCCAGACGACGCACCCCGCGAAGATACGTAGCGGGCACGTTGTGCATGATGATGCCCATCGGAGTCTTCTTGTCGCCCTTGATGACTTGGACGTTGTAGAGCTGAACGTGATCGATCTCTAGACCCTTGTCTACGATCTTGTACAGGCACTTGTCTCCCGGATCGAGAGCGTCGATGCACTCGACACCCACATCAAGCTCAATTGGAGCCGTAAGCGTCTCTTCTGGGACGTTTTCTTGTTTAGCTGTAGTTTCTGACGGCTTTAGAGCTTTAGCCTCTTTAACAGCTGTTTCCAGCGGATTCTTGATCCAGTTTGGAGTACGCGGGTTAGTTACGATCTTCTTGATAGCTTCGACAAGCATTCTGCACTGCTGTCTCTCGATGGAAATCTGCTCTGCCATGAATTTTTCTCCAGTGAGGGTTTACGATCCCGATAAAGTTTCTTATATTTACATACGAAGATGGACAACTGAGCCAGTCTAGCCAGTTGGCCTACTTCTCCTTCCCGAGAGTTTTTGGGTTTATTCCTCTCGGGTTCTGTTAAAAGTGGGAAGCCCAGTCCAGTCACCTCCTATCTGGACTGGGCTTTTTTGTGTACCGTTCGACGGCTATAAATAAAGCATAGAATAGAGAGTAAAGGTACACTACATGATAGTTTCTGGCGGACAGATTTTAGCGATAGACGGAGTGAATCACGACTTCACGCTTTCTGGTGACGGCGTAAAGACTCCAATCGGCATCACTGAAGAGCTATTAGAGAAAATTCGCGACGTGTCTGGAAAGATGGACACGACGGACTTCGAGACTTGGTCTGCACAGACCGAGCACTGGGATGTTCAAGAGTATAGCGGCGGAGAGGGAATCAAGGTCGAGAATCACCTCATCTCTGTCTCTGCTAAGTACTTGACTTCGGGCGATCTGGAGCCGTATGCGACAAAGGCGTGGGTCAAAGATCAGAAATATCTTACCTCTGGCGACTTGGAGCCTTACGCTAAGACCGAGTGGGTGCAGGACGAGCTTGAAAAGAAGCAGAATCTCTCTGACATGTCTGCTTATGCTGAGTCGGCATGGGTTGATGAGAATTTCCAGCCGAAGGGAAACTACATCACTCCAGAGGCTCTAGCGCCTTACGCTACTTCAGCTTGGGTGAACGAACAGCTCGCTGAGAAAGTCAATGTCTCTGCGATGTCTGCTTATGCGACATCTGCTTGGGTCTATCAGAATTTCTTGAAGCAGGCTGACTATCACGAGTACTCAGCGGGCAACGACTACATCAGGATCGACGAGTACAAGGTCTATGGCTACGACTGGACTTCTGCTGTCTCAGCAGTTCCGTTCAAGCTCGACACTTCAGCGTTCGAACAGCACTCAGCTTGGGCAGATAGGACTTACTTGAAGCAAGATGCGCTAGAGCCTTACGCTACTTCTGCTGGTCTCGAACCTGATCAGCAGTACGCTATGACGAACAGCGGCTGGGCTCCAGTCGACATTCCGGACAAGACGGTCGTATCTGGAACTTCGGGCATCTCTGCTCAGAAGATCGGAGACGCTTGGATCGTTGGAACATCTGCTCAGTTCGCTACATCTGGCGACATAGACGAAGGCAAGCAGTTCGCATTGACTACTTCTGGATGGACGGAAGTAGAGATTCCGAAAGACTATCCCGAGGTACAGGCTGGTCCAAACATCAACGTCCACTCTGCTTACTCTACTGAAGATCCGAACCTGGTTAGCGCTTACGTGCTCAGCGGTCACAAGGCTGCTGCACTGACATCTTCTGGTGGAACACTAGAGATCACGTCTTCTGGTGAACAGTCTTTCAACATCGACGTGAAGAGAGTCGCACCAGAATATGCTTCTTACTACAACTCTGGCGACACGGCTATCGGAACAAGCTTCAATGAGGTTACATTGAATCCAGGAGATCGTAGCGACGACTTCCCGGGTCTTGATCAACCTGGAGTTGGGCTATATCACGTTGACGCTACATTCTCAATTCAGAGAACTTCTAACGCTGTGAATAGAGGCATGGAGCGTATCGAGTTCTCTAACAACGGAACTGACAAGTTCCTTGATCTCGGCGAGTTCGACGCTTCTAACACTCAGGTCAACTATGTCAACATCTCGTTCGACAAGTTCAATCCTGCATCACTCAGATGCTATCTGAAGGCTGAGACTGCTGGCTGGATCGTGAACGTCGAGAGATACGACGTGCATCGCGTATTCGACATGAACCTGATCGGAGACATAATCACTGAGCTCTCTGACTACACTGGAGGTGACGGCATCTTCATCGATGACGTGTATCACAAGGTGAACGTGGTTCCTAGCAGCGGTATCGTGATCGACGCCGACAAGAAAGTCGCAATGAACATCTCTTCAGGCATCAAGTTCGATCAAGATGGAAAGGCTTACGTTCCGTGCAGCTCTGGTATCGGATACGACACTGACGGAAGTCTGAAGGCGCTAATCTCTTCAGGACTAGGCTTCGATCAGAACGGCGTGTACGTCAAGGTCGGAGCTGGTCTGAAGTTTGACAACGATCAGGGAGTGATGGCTATCACGATAGACAGCCAAGTCGAAGATGTCGTCGAGACTGTAGAAGAGCTCAAAGACGACATGGCGTCTAAGCTGACTACGAACTTTCCGTACCCGATGATCACTGACGTGTCGTTCGACTTCGGACAGCACAACATAGGAGGCTCTTGCATCTGTCAGCTCTTCTCTGTTCCGTTCAGACATCCGATCGTAGTCGATGAGACATACATAACAGTCTACACGAAAGATGTCGGCTACAGTCAGACTAACGTCATGTTCGGAATCTTCGAATACGATCCAGCTGGAAATGATGGACGCGGAACGACTAACTTCATCTGCGACACTGGAGCTGTCTCGATAGGTAAGATTCAGACGAGCGATGTTCTCGAATTTCCTATCAAGCATCTCAACTCCGACGCAGATCACCAAGCTCTTCGTCCAGACCGTCTGTACTATGCAGTTCTAGCTATGCCATCTAGTGCTGGAAGCGGAATGTTCTTGGCTTCGTGTAAGAATTACGACTCTAGCGTGAACTCTATGCCTACGCTAAACTGGAGAATGGACAATACAAATCAATACATCTCATGGGACGATCCTCAGAATGCTTCGCTAGAACAGACTCGCTGGTGGGATTCTGGATATAACGAAGATTCGACTCTGTACCGCTTCTTCATGCAGATCAGAAATCACATAACAGTCAACGGACACTAGTTTGGAGAAATTATGCTGAGCACATACGATAAAAGAGCTTTATCAGAATCGAAGATATCCGAAGAGCAAGAAGTAGTTAGCCATGCTGTCACTAAGAGCGGGCTAGAGTGGAATCAGTACATAGGTCAGATCATCATAAACGACTTCATTAAGCAGCTTCCTCAGTACGAGGGGTCTGACTTCGATAAGTACATAAAAGATGTAGTTCCATATATCCAGCTCGGTCTATTCGATTCAGCTATCACTAAGATCAGACCGATAAATATAAATGGACTAGATGACATAAAGGTATGGTTGATCAAGTCACTCGAAGAAGGAGAAGATAGGCAGTTATGAGCGAGTTGAACAAGATAGTAACGAACTTTCCGATGTCATTGTCGCAGGATGAGAACCGCAATCTGGCTCTCACGCTCTCTGCTGTTCTAGAAGGCGGCGGAGGTGGAGTCGCTAATGCGATCTGGAAGCCCGCTGTAGATCAGGATGGTCTAATGACCTGGTCATGGGACACGTTCCCAGACTCTGCAAGACCGCCAGAATCTGTGAACATCAAGGGTCCGAGAGGAGAGTCTGGAGCACCTGGTCGTGATGGCACTAATGGTACAAATGGTACCGATGGTAAGGATGGCGTAGATGGTAAGACACCACAGATCCAGATCAACTCCTCTAATGCTCACTGGGAGTGGAGATACTCTGGCGCATCTGAATGGACAGATCTAGGAGTCGTAGCTTCTGGCGCAGTTGGCCCTCAGGGAATTCCTGGCGTATCTGGCGCATCTGGTGCGCCAGGCGCTAAGGGTGAAGACGGTGATGATGGATTCTCTCCAGCTGTTACTATGTCTGCCATAACGAATCCACAACATCCGAATGGCGGAACAAGAGTTACGATCACAGACAAGACTCATCCGACTGGTCAGTATTTTGACATCTTCAACGGAGATGACGGATCTGGAAGTTCTGACAAATTCGATCCATCTACGATGAGTGGCTACGGAACCGATGCTGATCCCTATGGCGTTGACACTACTGTAATGGCTACTCAGGCTTGGGTAGGAGAGCAAGGCTATCTGACTTCTGTTCCAGATACTTATGCAACTAAAGAGTATGCAAACGACACTAGTGCGAACGCTTTGGGTCAAGCACAATCATGGGTTGGATCTCAAAACTTTTTAACAAAAGCCGATCTTTCTGGCTATGCTACAGAAACGTATGTTGCCAATGCATCAGCTGAAACACTTTCTCAGGCTAAGAGCTGGGTAGCTGATAATTATCTTCCACTAACTGGCGGAACAGTATCTGGTCAGCTCGTAGTAAGCGGTACTAGCGGAGACTTTAACGCACAGTTCTTAAAGCTTGTTAGAGAGGGTGTTGCTGGACATGGACGTGTCGGTCTAGGCACTAACGGCCCGTTGGCATTGAAGGTAGATGATGCGAACAATCACACTACTCAAGTCAACATCAGCCCAAACAATTCTAACGATCAATTAGTTCAAGTTCAACACAATAATGATACACTCGGTTACTTGATTCCTGCTAAGATTCATCAAGGAAGCTATACTCCAACTTCGGCTGACGGAATTTTACACATCGTATTAGAGAGTTAGCGAATGTTCGATAAGTTCTTATTTGGCAATAAACAAATTCCTGAAATGTATTTTGGCGACACGCCGGTTGCTCAGATATACTTCGGGAATACACTCGTTTGGGAAAAGATCGGCAAGCATCTTCTTGCTGGTACTCAATTCGTATCATTCGAGTTTATTCCAACTTCAGATATTACGCTTGATCACGTAGGCATTTTTACATCGGATGCTTATGCAGGTACTACTGTCAACTTTGCTATCTACCATGAATCTGGACTTGTAGTTGCTAAAACGGCTGCTGATACTGCTTCTAGCACAGAAGAAAAATATGGGCTAACGGGTCAGCGCCGAGTAGTCGCTGTAAATGGCGTACTCAAGAGAGGTTTGAAGTATTACATTCAGTACACAGACCAGAATGGCAACACGATTCATCCAGCATACTTTCAGAACAGCCAAAGCAGCGAAACTGGAGAAACTGGAAAATATAAAGTCTTCACACACAATCAAGTGCAGAATAAATCTGTTGCAGATTTGAGCAATGTATCTTCATACATTGGCGCGGTGTCAGATATTGCTGATTTTATCAGCGCTCAAGCTGGGGCGCTGATGATATGTGGTGGCTTTGATAACTATTCTACAAATTACGCTTATATTAGAAATAATTCATATCACGAAACGTGTACTAGCATTGGAGATGGTAATAATCTTACACTTGCTTTCCTAGATGCTATTTTAGATCTAGATGATGGTTCTATGTTTTATTGGTATGGCGGTAACGCATCCTCTCTTAATAGACAAAGCCTTTGGTATAGGGAGTATCATAGACGAATTGGGACAACATACTCTAAATCCAATTATAAGGGAATACTCTCATTGAGAGCAGAACTGCTAGATCCTAGCTATGCTGTAGGAGATTATGGCTGTTGGGATAATGGCTATGGTCTACTTTACATCTATAGAAAAACTGATGATGTTGAAGTAGACGAATTTCTCAACCTAAATGCTGATAAGTATACTGGAAAAGAGCTTTATAAAACCGCAGACGTTATAATGACGAGTTATGACTCAGATGGAAATAAGTCGATCATGACGCAGGGAAAGATATATGCACAAGACGTAAATTCATATATCTTTACGCTTAAGACTGGTTATTCCTATGATTTTACAGTAGATGCTTCTGGAAATGTTCATGGTTATAATTCATCACACAAGCCTTCACAGCTTGTTCAAAATTGCATATACTATTTTGAAGACCATGATGCGTATTGCGGAGTTTGGGCAAATGCTGGATTTAATTTGTATAACGGATCTTCGTTTGACCAAATAAACGGATACGGACACTATGGAAGTATGGATAAAGCATTTGATATAGAAACGAATGCTGCAGAAGATGCAACAGAAGAAATTTCGTTAGCAGATATGACACAGGAATTAGGAAATTCGTCTATCTTTAGAACAAATGAAGTTTATAGCAGAGACTATATCTCAGAAGGACTTCGTTCTGCTCAGATTGAGTCCGACACTAAGAAGTTCTATTTAGAAATAAACGGAGATGAAAAATGAATCAGTATTATGCGATAGAAAAAGCGACGCAGAAAATTGCATATCAGTCTGCAAGTTTATTTCTGTTAAAGGATATAATCAAATACGATAAAAAGAGCATAGATGACTTTTTATTCACCGAGGATGTCGATATGAAATACATTTCACGCATTGTCTATGTAGACGGTGAGTGCGTTTATAACAATACTGATTTTTGGACACTAACTGCACCATCTATTCTGCCTGGGTATGATACACACGAAGTACTTGACTTCTTGGGTAAACCGGTAGACAGACTTCGCTTCGAGACAGAATATAACTCTAACTCGTCCAGAATTTCGAATATAGACGGCCGTGCTGGAGAAGTCTGCTACAACATCGAAGTCGGAAACGAGATGATCGCACTCTTCAAAGAGGAATGCATCTTGACTGACTTCCAGGGAATCACTCCTATGCAGATCGCTGCTAAGCTAGCTCAGGCATACCCTCTCGTCATGACTGGTTCATTCCGCGAAGCGAAGCAGATCTTCATGAGCATCGAGACTGACCCGTTCTTGACTTCTGAGAGAAAGCAGAAGTACATCGACATGCTAGATGCTGCAGACTCTATCGAGTACGCTGACTCTGGTGAATACCTCTTCACTGCAGAAGAGGAGAAGCATATCGAAGAGACATACAATCGCGTCACTACTTCTTGGTCTCAAAGCGACTGGAACTCCTATCGCAACGCTCTAGCTAAGATCGGCGCAGATGACAAGTACATCATGATCATTCGTCATGCTGACAGAGACAGCGGCGACACCGGCGTAACTGGCGACATCAACGAGACTGGCTTGAACTCTTGTAAGACGGTAGGTGAACAGATGCAAGACGGAATGAGCTGGACTAAAGATGGCGTAACTTACCAGATCGACTGTGATGCAAACGATGCTCATTACTTCTCTACTGACTATACTAGAACTAAGCACACTGCGCAGGCATTAGCTACTTCTCGACTTGATACCGATTCTGCTGCATCTGACTTCTCTGGCATTACTGACGCTACTGAGACACTAGTAGCTGAAAGATTCTTGAAAGAGTCTAAGGAGAGCGGAAACAGCGACTTGCTCAGCCGTTGGATAAATGATCCGTCTTCTTTGACTCAGGAAGAGCTCACTGTCAATATTGGAGTCTCTACTCCTGAAGAGGCTACTGAAAAGCTTACAGAACTAGGAAAGCAGTTTACACAAGAGATCATCGCTCTAGCTGATAAGCGCTTGAACGTCTTCGTTACTCATGACTACTACCTCGTTCCGTTGGTAGCTGCTATGACCGACATCAAGTGCTCAAAATCGGATAGCAGTAAGTGGCTGAACTACGAAGCTGGTCTTGGAATCATCTTGCACAGCGATGATACTTTCGAGGCATTCCCGATCCGTTGCAAGAGCAACGGCTATATGTAATGTAAACTCTCTCAGGCTATAAATAATCAGTAAGCATTTTTATAGCCTGAGGTTTTTCATGTCACTCACTAACAAGGTTCTTTCCAATATCCCTCAACACTTGGAAGAAGATGAGAAGCAGATTGCGCGTAATAACATAGGCGCATACGAAGATAAGACAGCTGCTGGAGGAATTCCTAAAGCCGATCTAGCGTCTGACGTTCAGTCTTCTCTCGGCAAGGCTGACAGCTCTGTTCAATCGGTCACTTCGAACGGCCAGGCTCTAACGAAGTCTGCTGCTGGCGCTATCGACATTCCCAAGGCTACAGACACTAAGTGGGGTGTCGTTCAGGTAGTGAACGAGCTCAAGGACAATCAGAACGTCATTCCTAACTCGAGAGTAATCAAAGAGGCAGTTGACGGTCTAAGCGCAGCTCTTCAGGCTAGAGCTACGTTCTGGACAGTTCAGGAGTGGCAGACTCAGTCAGCACAGCCAGGTGACGCTTCTAAGATCTACTATGTCGGTCCTAAGGGCACTGGAAACGACCAGTACGACATGTACGAGTGGAGAACGAAGACTAACAGCTATGTTCTCACGGATGAATCGACTATCTCTCTTGATGGTTACTGGCACGGCGCACCTGACATCGTCGGTGAAGACACTCTAGCGCCTTTCGTAACAAGCATCGAGAAGAACGCCGACGACACAGTCAAGTACCGCACTTGCTCTGCTACTGTCGGTAATCGAGCACTTCCAGTATTCATGGATTCTGGTGTCATTACTTCAGCAGATCCACACTTCATGTACCCGACAGTAAATGAATCAACTTCTTATGCGGAGGTTAAGCGTCTAGTCGATGCTGGTTATCGTCCGATCTTTGTACCAGAAATAAACCCTAACGGAATTCATACGAGATATATTCTCACTGGTGCTATAGCTAAAGGCTATACTCCAGCCTTCATCTTCACTGCTTTATTTCCTGGAAGTAAATACACTAGATATTTCACAAGCGAGAGAATGCAAACTGTCATTTGTCAGCATGCAAACGACGAGACTGAGGAGACATGGGTATGGAATGCTGAGGTTCTCATTCCGAACATTCCAGAGCCAAATCAGATGGGTAGTGATGTTGGCAAGGTTCTTACAGTTGGCGAATACGGAGAACTATACTGGGACGAACCTGCTGGTGGAAACAACGTAGAAGTCAAAGCTGGAACAGACAATCTTCACGTCACGAGCGCAGTCGTGAACGACAAGACTGTCTTCACGATGTCTGCTGACTATTATAGAGAAGGACAATACATTCACATTGATGAAAATAATGTCATCACTGCATCAGGACTTCAACCTAAGCTGCCTACTCCTACTAGTTCAGTATATCTATGCGGTAGTTCAAACGGTAACATGTATTGGTATAAGCGTAAAAAGTACATGTATAACACCGATTTGAATCATTACGTTAGCGAAGATGGGGTACACACTATCACGCAAACAGATATCGATAATAAGTATTGTGATATACCTATCACATGGAGCACTGAGACTGGTTCTTATGGATTGTTAAACGTTGTGTATAATTTTCTATTTGCACTCACCATAGACGATATGTATCTTAACAAAGGTAGCTCAAATTATCCTTTGAACAATATCGTAAGTAAAATAAAGTGTTCATTATGTGATGAAACACGAACTTGGTTCTCTAATGACAATGCACACGGTAATGATCCTCATGGAATGATTTTAGATGATATACTTGGATCTGAATTGGCAAGAGTTCCCGGTTATCCTACATTAGATAAAGTAGTGAGAAGAGTTGCTCATGGCCAAAATAATGGAGCTCAGTTTATAGGACCGTCTTTCAGAATCATGTTCAGCGATACAAGTACGCTAGCCGTAGGCGATAAAATCGTAATGGACGGTAGAGTATCTGGAATCGATTTTAGAAACGGTGGCTGGGGAGAAATATAAATAAAGCGAATTCATAAGGTAAGATTATGAAATTGGGAACTAAGTATACAGTACCGACATTTTACATAGGCCAGTCTAATACTGGAGTCCATGCTGGTATAAACGTCTATCGACCGAAAGCTGTTTGGATGAACGGCCGTTTCTGGAGTCCATCAGTTGATGGTACTGTGTACTCGAATCTGGCAGATCCGTCAGTAACTGACGCTAACGTGTTGCAGGCTGGAATTATACACACTGCTGGATGGCAAGAGAACTACCTTAAATACTACAATAAGCCGAATTACAACAATCACGGATTCCTCCCGTGGGATGATGCCTTTGCTAATAGCTATATGTATCCAAGCACAACAGGAGGATTCTCACGTTACTCGGTAGAGGGCTCACATCCATGTCGCGCTACGATGGTCGATGGTATGACGCAGATAGGATCGTTTAGTGGAAATCTGATAGGCTTCAGAATCGATGACGGCTACACTCTCAAGGTAGCAGAAATACTCGTAGTTCTGCAATTGACTAATTCTTACTCCACCATCGGCTCATTGAATCCTAAAGTTTCTATAGGCGGCATAAAGAGTGATGGCACTGTAGTGAAAAAGACATTAGATCCGGAAGGCGCTATTAGTGCTAATTGTACTGCTGTGTTCGCTTGGAGAGCAGAAGGAGACTACAAGTTCTTCCCGTTACCACTAATAGGAACACAGAGATACAATACTAATACTCTCTTCCGAGTGTTCATGTTCTATGGCTTTGAAAGCGTATAATCGGCTTATAAATAAAGAGTAAGGATTTGCTAAATCTTCAAGAGGAATTTTATGGCAGGAAAAATACAACCTGTTCTTTATAACGTAGATCAGACCGACAATACTGATGTTAAAGAGAGACAGCAAGCTCAACGGAACATTCTCGGCGATCTTGAGTCTCACGCTGGTGAGTATCTGAAGGTGAACGGAGACGGTAGCGGTCTCGACTTCGGTGAAGGCGGAGGCGGATCTGGCGCTAGAATCGTCGCTCTTGGAGAAGGCGGAACGCTTGAACAGTATAATCTGATCAAAAGCTATATCGACAATGACGAGAACGTGATCCTCTATAGCACGACTGGAAATAATCGAGTTTACTGGACATATTCTGGAAATATCGGTGGATCTCTGCTATTCTATTCTTATCAGGGTACTAAGCTAGGACGTCTGAGTTACTACACTAGATCTACTGCTTCAGGCGCAAGTCATGGTTACTATCAGATAACTTATGAGAATGCAGTAAAAGCTTACAATTCGACTTCGGCATCAGGAACTGAAATTCTAGAAGCTTATGCTGATGGTCAGGGCCAAATTCCAGTAGTATATGAAAATACATACGGAACTGGTAGAATGATCTATACGTTCTCTGGCATCACTGGAAATACCGAGCCTATATTCAGCAGAGTCGACGAGACGAACAAGCAACTAGTCATCTTGACTTACAAGACGACTGGACTTACGAAAACTACTATCTCACTTAGCCAGGAAGTGATTATTACCATCAATGCTACTAGCCTAGATACAGAGAATACTAGCTATACTACTATTCAAGGTATTATAGACGCTGGTTTTTCTCCAGTAGTAGAAATCGGTGGTGGATATTCTGGAAAGAGCGGAGCTAACTTTTATCACCTCAAACATCGTTCATTTACTGCTTCTGTTACACCGCCGACTTTCTCGTTCTCATTCACTGCTACAGAGCTCATAGATAACTACGCTGGAGACTATGGTGGATATGCTGAAAAGAGCATAGTAGTAAGTAATCTAGAGTGCAAAGGCGATGTTCGTGATGGCGGTACATGGACAAAATCGGAGCATCGAGTAATCATGGTTCTAAACGGCAGTAAGATGGGAGTAACTGGAAAACTTCCAGACTATACGGAAATGAAGGCTTTGATAGCTGATGGTACTGAAGTCATAATTAAGAAAAACAAGGGTATGGCTAGATTCATATATAGAGTATGCAATGATGCAGATGCTGGTATCATATTCGCAACTGCTACTACCGCGGTAGGTAGTGATACGCCGAGACTCTATAGACTAAAGCTCGGCTCTGATAATGTATGGTCAGAATTGCCTGTATTGGATATTGGTGGAGGTATAGGTGACGCTGGATCTTCTGATACACCGGTATTTATAACTGGAGGTGCAGCAACGCCTTGCTGGTTCTCGATAAGCAAGACACTGGGTCAAGACGCTAACACGATCTATCTGATCTAGAAGATCCTAACAAATCTTTACAAATCTGTTATTGAGAAAATAACAGATTTTCTTTTTGTATAAATAAATAGTAACACAGAGGAAAATGACCAATGGACCAATTTCTTTTAGCAGCGGCCAAAACGAATTCACCTGCAATGATATTCGCTGCAGCACTCGTGCTGCTTCTCTACTATGTCATCAAGGGACAGCGAGAGAAGACAGCGAGCATACGAAATGAGGATAAAAGAAATCAGGAAGTAAAGATAGCGTTACAAGAGAAAGACATAGAGAATCTCAAAGCACAAGTAAACATTCTTTCTAATCGTTGGGACACACTACAGAATCTGTTGAGTAAGATGAACGAGAATCTAGCTGCAATCCGAGAAAATCTTAGTTCAATGAATCAGAGAATTGATCGTATTGAGCGAGAAAGAGACGAAAGAGAACATAATTGAGGGTTTTGTAAAGAAAAAGTAATGAAATAGATATTTACGAATTCCGATAGAAAGTCTAAATTAGCAATGTAGAAGAGGTCCCGACCGGGCCTCTTTTTAACAATGTGAAATGAGGTAAACAATGACAATAGAAGAAATCGATCTTGAAAAGGACTTGAGTCCGCAAGAGCGCGAATTCATCCGTATTGTGTATCACGAACAGGTCAAAGACTGGTTCTGCGACGGCATAGTGTTTCCATTGACTTACTGCATCTCTCTAATCTGCTTGATGCGTTTCGTCGGAATGCTGCTATAAATTTGACAAATAAACTTATATTTTGGCTAACTACTATGATTGAACTAGACTCCGTCGACTCTTCAAGCTACATTCGTGGACGCTTGAAAGACTATATCCACATGGATCCCAAGGAAGAGGAAGCCACTATCGCCATCATGATGAATCCGAAGCATGGCAAGGCTATCCAGAATGCCGCTCGAAATAGGCTCCTACAATCGCATATACGGCTCGTTTACGGGGTCGCCTATATGTATGCACGGAGATACAACAAAGTCGTCGGAGACATGTTCCAAGCTGGCTATATGGGCATGTTCAACGCTACGCTGAAGTATGATCCGAGAAGAGGCGTCAAGTTTACCTCATTCGCTATCTGGTGGATCACTCAGAAGATTCAAGAAGAGATCTATGTCGAGAACTGCAAGGTTCACTGTCCGATGTACTCGAAGGCTGAAGCTGCTCGGCGTCTTTGCGTCGAGCAGTTCGCTTCTGAAGACAGCAAAGGACGAAAATATCTCCATGCGATGCCTATTGTTCTATCGACCGACATTCCGATGTATGACGGAAATAGCGCGTTCGACGATGACAGAATGACTATCGCGGACACGCTAAAGGCAGACTACAAGGAGATCGACAACATCTACTCAGACGAGGAAGATCGAAAGTTCGGCATCCTTCTGAAAGGAATTCTAGACAGCAAGGAATATAAGCTCATCAAAGACACTTACTTCTACGGGAAGACACAGAATCAAATTGGCGAAGAGTTTGGCCTCTCTGGAGAACGTATAAGGCAGAAGAGAAACAGAGCACAGATCGTAGCTAAAAACGCATTACGCAAGCTTATCAAAGAGAACAAGTTCCAATACACTAATCATATCGGTGAATGCAACATGAACGTAATCTTCGGAGTATGAGATAAATAGAGAGGAAACAGTCCGGAACATGATTCCCCACAGAATTACAACAAAAGGAAAAGGTACTGATATGATGAAGATGTTCACCGTGGTCAGAAACTTTCTCGAACGCTATTTCAAAGGCACTAAGAACGATCGCTTCTATCGACCGAAGTTCGCAGACAACATGGTCTCGCTATGGTATGGCTTGAGCGAGTGCGAACGTCAGATCGTTTTGGCTCTCGCTAGACGTGATGATCTAGTCGGCCTCGAAGATCTCCTACAGAAGATCGACGCTGCCGACGAAGCTAAAGAACTAGAAGAGAAAGAAGAAGCTCTACAATAAACTTAAATTTTACACACCAAACTTAAAGGAGATTGACTATGAAGTCAATTATCGACAGAAAACAACTGAAAGACATGACGATCGACACTCGTAAGTTCAACGCTGCTCACGTCGCTTTCGTAAATGCTCGAAGGGAGTATCATGACGCTAAGCAGGCCTACAATAAGTTCAAGGCTTACAAGGTCATGCGCATGAACTCTAACACGATCGAGATGATCCAGAAACTCTACAAAAATCTGACTGCTGCTCGTAAGAAGTATCAGGAAGCTAAGCGCTACCTCAATCAGGCTGCGATCGCTACCTTCACGCACACTGTCTCATTGAAGATGAACAAGAAGGAAATCGGCGCACTCGGCGCAAAGTTGATCGAACTGTACCGTTCTTCCGAGACTAAGGAAGATGAGCTCGTAGAGTTCAAGATTCACACTGATCGCAGAGGTAGGATTCTCTAATGGCTGACAAACTTCAAATGGTGCAACTCAAGGTCTTCGATGAAGCGTGCAGACCAGAAGCTATCGAAAATGGAGACTGGATCGACTTGAAGGCTATGGAAGATGTCTTCATGGGCATGGGTGAATTCCGTCTCATTCCACTCGGCGTCGCTATGAAGCTGCCCGCTGGCTATGAAGCGCACATCGCTCCTCGCTCCTCTACTTTCAAGAACTACGGAATCATCATGACCAACTCGGTCGGCGTCGTAGACAACAGCTACTGCGGTCCTAACGACATGTGGAAGTTTCCGGCCTTCAAGCTTGGTGCTGGACTCAAGGGTCCGCTCATCAAGAAGGGTGAACGCATCTGTCAGTTCCGCATCATCAAGAAACAGCCAAAGATCGTCTTCGAAGATTCTACGCTAGAAGATCAGAAGGATCGCGGCGGATTCGGTAGCACGGGAGTCTAAGTATGTCGATTCAAATCGTAAACAACAACGAATTCCACGGCGTATGCACGGAAGAGGGAATCTACGGAATGACCGTTGAAGTCCTGAAGTACCCCACTTCGATGGACTGGCAGTGGGTCAAGTTTCTTGCTCTCAACACGATCGGAAAGAACTACATTCTCGATGACGGAAAGCCTCTCAGCGATGAGCTCAAAGTCAGATATCTGACTTCAGAACACTCGCCGATCCGATACCTCCAGTTCATCATCCGTATGCATATTCCGTACTGCGACTCTGTATGCTTCTGCCGTCATCACACTGGCGTAGAGCATTACGTTCAGTCTCAGCGCAATGATAGGCAGGACAAATATGACCGCTATCAGGAACCGCAGGGACACTATGTCACACATGTGATGGTCATCAACGCAGCTGAACTGATGTTCATGGCTAGAAAGCGTCTCTGCAACATGGCTTCACCGAACGCAAGAAAGATCATGGAGATGATCAAGATGGCTGTACTCAGCACTAACCCCGAGTTCGCAACTGTCTTGGTCAAGAACTGTGAATATCTTCACAAGTGTCCCGAGTTCAAGCCGTGCGGTTACTGGAAGGTGCAATCTGATCTCCGTGAACTCGCTGAAGATCCGGACAAGAAGGACGATAAATAGATCGTATGACAGCATTTATCACTGTTCTTGGTTTTATCGGAGCTGGCTGCTTTGCACTATGCACGGCCCCACAAATTCTGAGAGTATTGAAGAGAAAGAGTACGGCTGACATCAGCCTGCTCTTTATTCTTTTGTCTCTCGGCGGAAATCTGTGTAGCGCATCTTACATTTTCTACACTAACTGGGTCTCTGGCTACTGGCAGATTCCTCAGTATTTCAACTACACTATCGCAACTACGCTCGTTGTCACGCTGCTGTGCTTGAAGATCAAGTATGACAAGGAACAGATCAAGGAGTCTTTCCGTCGTTCGATCTCGGAGATGCAGCGCAAATACTGGAAGTGGCAATATGAGCTATATCAGAATAGAGAGAAGGTCTGGACTGCAGGTCTGCTAGGCATCATGTTCGTAGGCACTATTCTCTATCTCTGTCTAACATGAGTTTCCTTTATGGTTGGGTGACGGTGCATGGTCAAATCTGCGCCGTTTTTTTTGTGTATAAATATCAATATGAAAGATGAGAAACTGAGCGATAACTTTAAGCTTTCTGAGTTTTCTAAGGGTGAATTGACGAGCTACCAGGTTGATCTGTTGAGGATTCTCGCGGGTGAGCTACAGATCGTCAGAAATCGACTTCAGGAGTTCAAAGAGGGAATGAAGCCCGTCTATGTCCTGATCACGTCAGGCGTCAGAACTAAAGCTGACTATGATCGTCTCGTAAAGAAGGGCTACAATCCGAGCAAGACTTCTGACCACTTCTGCGGGTATCAGGTCGAAGGGACTCCTACGCTGGGTGCAGCAGACATTCAGGTCTACAACTGCTCGATGACTACTAAGCAGATTGCACTCTACATCAAGCAGCTCGTCTTGAGCTACGATGTGAACTTCGGTCAGGTAATCTACGAGAAGAACCCGGCTACTGGCGCTGAGTGGATCCATCTGGGCAACGATCCTGAACTGATCTTCAAGAAGGGCATCACTGTAAAGAGAAACAAGTTCTTGATGAGCTTGGACAACGGCAAGACTTACAAGGAGCTGAAATGATCGTATTGGGAATTCTCATAGGCATAGCAGTCTTGTACGTGGGACTTCTCGTCGCTTGTGTAGTGAAGTGCGTCAAGAAGTCTGACAAGCAGTTCAGGATAGTCGATTCGATTTTTGATGAGGACGAACACAATGGCTAAGTTAGCAATCTCAATCTCTGGCGGCGGAGCACTCGGCATCGGACCGCTTCAGTTCATGTGCAGGTTGGAATCAGATCTTGGAAAGAAGCTCACAGATCAGAGCGTCGCTTTCGCAGGAACTTCAACAGGCGCTATCATCGCAGCATGCCTAGCAGAGGGCATGTCTGCTCACGACATCTTCAATCTGTACAAGAACAACCTGAAGAAGATCTTCACGAAGTACCCGTGGTACAAGAGAATCGAGCCGAAGTGTCCGACTTACGACAACTCGACTCTGAAGGATCTGCTCAAGAAGAATCTTGATGGCAACATCATGAACTGGAAAAAGCCGATCTTCATCCCTACGACTGCTATGAACGGCAAGTCTCGTGAGAAGGTATGGGACCTTGGTGATCCGAAGGTAGAGAAGTGGTTCGCTGTTCTTACGAGCGCTGCTGCACCTCGCTACTTCGACGTGATCGACCGAGACGGAATCTCCTACTGCGATGGTGGTATGTGGGCTAACGATCCAGTCTCTTGTCTACAGTCTGGCTTGAAGAACATGTGCTTCAACAAGAAGTACAAGATTCTCACGTTCGCTACCTGCATGATGACTCCCAATACCTCGAGAGGCAACAAGACAGCACTCGGTTGGGGCGAGTACATCTTGGAGGACTGGGTCGCTACGACTGGTAACGCTAACTTCTTCGAGGCGAGAGCGAACGTAGGCTACAACAATATCTTCCGTGCTTCTCCTGAGCATCCGACAAAGATAAAGATGGACAAGACAGACGACAAGACTATCAATCACATCATCGAAGTATGGGATAAATACTACGACTCGGTCCGTGACCAGGTTGTGAAGTTTGTAAAGGAGTAAAGATGGATCAGTATAGAATTATCAAGACTGGTTTGAAGACTCAGAAAGAGTGCGACATCCTAGACGGAGTCTTCGGACAGCTGTCTGACGGCATGTGGGAGAACAGCAGAGCTGCTGAAGGCTATTGGCCATATATCGACGCTGAGCTCGAGGGTGGAGAAGTCGTTCTACACGTATCTAAGCACTACCATAGCGGAGGTTATTTAGACAACAGATTCCTCAAGATGACTGATGACGATGTCAAGAAGTGGCTCGCTAAGAAGATCAAGCAGGTCATCAAAGAAGAGGGTCTTGACTGGAAGAGAGACAACTCAGATGAGACTGACTATCTTGATACATCCTGGAGAAAGAGCAAGCAGCCTTCGACTGTAGCTGACTGCTACTACGTGTACGAAGTTCTCAAGGGCAGAAACGTCGCTAAGCATCCCGAGTACGCAAAGCAGATGAATATCTCTGATGCTCTGAAGACTCTGGATGACGCTAAGATCAAGTATGTACAAGCTGAAGATGAGCCTTGGGAATCTGATCTAGACGAATCTGTCATCTCACAGCCTATACCATACATTGACTGGGTAATCTAAGCGTTAGGATCGATCAATCTTTTCTCGAAATACTCAGGCAGGTATTTCGAGAATTTTTTGTGTTGGAAACTGAACGAGGCATCGAGGACGAAAGTCTCAGCGTAGTCTTCGTGGCTTCTCACGGAACGGCCACTAGCCTGAAGCAGTTTCTGCCACATCTTGTTCGAGTACCATAGCGGCACTTCCTCTGACAGAGTCTTGGTTCTGAGGTTGCCAAGGGATTCCCACGGAAGCTTGACGATGATCTGGAATGTAGAAAGGTCGTCGTGAAGGTCAATTCCTTCTGTCATCGAAGACGACACGAGAACTGAGTCCTTGCTGACGTAGTGCTCTTCCAGAATATCTTCGTTTCTCACTTCGTCAAGGCGCACCAGAATGCGAGGGTCGTGGAGATGCTCCTTGATGTATTTCGAGATCTTCATGTTACCCGTATGGATGATGCCACGCTGTCCCTTGTGCTGATCCATGATGTACTTGACGGACTTCACGATGTTCGCCATGTTCGACTCATCTTGCAGATCCTTGTAGTTGGTGTTGCAGTTTCCCAGAATGACGATGGGGGCTTTTCTCGGATCGAAAGTGGATTCGACATCTACGAAGCAGCACTGATCTGGACGGATGCCGAGGCTGTTAGCGAAGTTAGAGAGGTTCAGAATGGTAGCGGACATGAAGATAATCTTGTCTGCGAGGCCATCGAAATACTTCTTGAAGATCCAGTCCACGTTCACAGGAACGATGTCAAGACGGCGTTCTTTCTTGTCCCAGTTGTAGACCCAAGAGTCTGTCTCGTCGCTGTCCTTGTATGCGTCAATCTTTGCGATCGTTTCGAGAATCTCACGCTTGTGCTTGTACTTAGACTTGCGTGGATCTGCAGCATCTTCCATCGCTTTCTTTACCTTGCTGTCCACGACTTTCTTCTGCTGTTCGGCCTCGTACTCGATCAGCTCTTTTGCGATACTCTGTGCGAGGTTCTGGCAGATGTTGATGTATTTCTCCATCTTGGCAGTCGGCTTAGAGGAGGACTCGAAGTCACAGTGCTTGATGTAGTGGAGATCTTCGCTGGTCAATCTCTTCTCGGCTTCGAAAGCCTTGATCATCTTGTCGGCGCTGAAGCTGATCGTTCCGACATCGACTAGGAAATCTTCGAGAAGATGGGCTTCGTCGATTATCATCACGTCTCGCTTGACCTGTTCTCCCTTCGGCGCAACAGCCGATCTCATGATGGAAGTGTTAGCGAGGAAGACCTTAGAGTCGAACGCTTTCTTTAGCGTGTTGTAGTACGGGCACATGTCGTTGATCTTGCAGTAACGCTTGATGCCGATGGAAGTAGAGTCAGATCCCTGACATGGACCTCTGTCGCACTTGACATTGTCGTTCACTACGCAGTCGTAGTTCTGCATACCCTTCAGCATCTGGATAGGGAACTTGTCTTTGAAGTCTCTCCAGTACTGATCCTGCAGAGCTTTGTTGGTCACGACGATGTAGCTCGAGTTAGCCAACAGGGATTCATAGATTGCGATACCCGACTTTCCAGAGCCCGTAGGCATCTGAGCTACAATATACTTCTTGTCGGTACCAGCCACAGTGTCCAGGAACTTTTGCTGCTCTGGACGGATTTTTTCATAAGGGAATTGAAAGTTCATGTTCAAAATTTAGTAATCTTTTGGTCATTCTAAATAGTTTTTGCGAAATTTTACTATAATTGTTCATAAGGAGAGCGCAACACAAAGCGCTAATTTACAATGAAGCAAAGAAAAAGAATCCTATTGGTCGATTTGGCCAACATGGCAATTCGTACTGGTTGCAAGTGCTACAGAGACGATCCGACCGACACGACATATAATAACTGGAAGTGCGAAATTCTAGAAAATCTCGCAACTCTAGTGCAGAAGACCGAAGCTAACTCTGTGATTCTCTGCCAGGAAGGAAAGAGAAACTGGAGATACGAGATCTTCGACGCTTACAAAGCTCACAGAAAAGAAGAGAAAGCTAAAGCCAAGCTCGACTTCGACACGTTCTATCCAGTAGCAGACGCATTCTGTGAGAAACTCCGTCAATACATTCCGAACATCTATCAACTCAAGGTTGAAGGTTCAGAGGGAGACGATCTCGTCGCTGTCTTGACCAAGAATCTCACGCCAAAATACGAGGTGATCTGCGTATCGACTGACCGTGACTTCTACCAGCTCTTGAAATACGATGGCTACAAGCAGTACCATCCGATCAAGCGACAGTTCATTCACGTCGTGAATCCAGAACGCTATCTTCTCGAAAAAGTCGTAGTTGGAGACAAAGGTGACGGCATTCCACACATCAAGCCGAGAGTCTCCGTAAAGACGGCTGCTGACATCGTAGAGAACGGTCTCGAAGACTGGCTGAATGAACAGACTGATGAGGTGAAAGCGAACTTCGAGCGCAACAAGAAGCTCATCGACTTCGACTACATTCCAGTTCACGTCCAGCTCAAGATCATGGAAGAGTTCAAGAAACTTCGTTTCAGCAGCATGAGCATGCGAGACATGTCAGAGTTCCTGATGGCTGCTGGTCTCGCTAACAAGTTCGACAAGGTGCCAGAATACGCTAACACGTTCATCAGACTGGAGAGAATCGATGTGTAACAATCCAAAGAAATTCAACCGTTTCTATGTCGACGTGCTCAACTCGCTAAAGAAGTACTCGACATGCTCAAGACTCCAAGTCGCAGCGATCTTGGTGAAGGATTCTAGAATTCTCAGCTCTGGCTACAACGGCGTCGCTAAGGGCTGCACTGAGTGCAACAAGATCTACAAGAGAACTCCTGACGGCAAGATCACTTGGAATAGCGCTCTCACGCGTCAGACCAGGTTCTTGACAGAGGAAGAGTACCGCAAAGAGCATCATGAGTTCGCAGACAAGTACGAGATTCACGCAGAGATGAACTGCTTGGGATTCGCACTGAAGAACAACACGGACATCACCGGAGCACAGCTGTACCTGACTACCAGTCCATGTCTGAACTGCTGTAAGCTCATTCTCACTTCTGGGATCAAGGAAGTGTACTACATCGAGGAGTATGATGATCGAAAAGGCATCGAGTATCTGCTTCAAAATGGAGTAATTTGCGAGAAAATCGAGCTTTAAGAGACAAAATCGAGACAAGAATCGAGACATTTTTGTCTCGTTTTTCTTGTGTTTAGACAGTATTGAGACATCGGCTTTGTATAAATAATAGGTACAAAGAGTTTAAGGAGCTGTAAAATGGCTGAACATAAGAAACTTTTGAACGAAGCGTATCTCAGCGACGTCACTTCTAATAGAGACAACGAGTCTAAGTCTCTGTACATCGAGGGCGTCTTCATGGGAGCTGGAAAGAAGAACAGAAATGGTAGAACTTATCCGCGTGAATTGATCGAACGAGAAGTAACGTCCTTGAACAAGCTGATCAACAGCAACGAGTGCCTTGGTGAGCTAGAGCACCCGGAATATGCGAAGGTGAACTCCAAGGAAGCAGCAATCAAGATCTGCTCTCTACGCATGGACGAGGACTTCGCTATCGGCAAGGCTAAGGTTCTTGAGTATATGCCGAACGGCAAGATGCTCGCTGGTCTTCTCGTCGACGTGAGAATGGGCGTCTCCTCTAGAGGCGTTGGCGACGTGAACGAAGACACTGGTATCGTGGAGTCCAACTTCCACTTGATCACTATTGACGCAGTTCTCGGACCTTCATGTCCGGACGCTTACGTCAACGCAGTGAACGAGTCCTATGAGTGGGTATTGAACGAGTCCACTGGTCTCTACATCGAGAAGCGCATCCAGCACACACCAGAAGAGGCTATCAAGACTCTTGAGCCCGCTAAGGAAGCTTTCGACAAGAAGCTTGACGCTGGCGGATCTAAGGCTGTCGCCGAGGCGTTCAAAGAATTCTTCGAAGTATATCGCCACATCTAATTTTTCTGAAAAATCTAAAATCCTGGGTTTAGAAATACTCAGGATTTTCTTAAATTTGAAATATCAAAGAGGAAATCATGAACTACGAAAAGCTAAAGGCTACCGTCACCGATGAAGTCAAGAAGCGTATCTTAAATGCTTCTATCGATTTTGCCAACACATTCAGATTCCATGACAGCGATGATCCGACAGAAGTGATCACAGAGTTCGACAACAGCTACAACAATGCAGTATCTGAAGTCATCCGTGCTGTGCTTGAGGGTGTCAGAGACGGAATCAATCAGGCTGGCGACAGGGCATTCGAGAAGTGCATCTCTAAGGCTGTCGCAAACGGCGACATTTCAGAAGAACGCGCCGACATCGTTTCGAACGAGTACAATAGCTACGACAGCATGGACATCGACGGCATCGTAGACAACTACTTTAAACAATAACAATTTGAGGATTGAATAATGGAAATCAAGAAGGCTCTACAGATCCTAGAATCTGAAAAAGTGAAAGTCGTAAAGTCTCCAGAGCAGATCGCACGTCGTCGCTGGAGAGCTAAAGTCCGCAGGGCTCAGAAGAAGACTCCTGAGCTCATGGCTAAGCTCGAAAAGATGTATGATCGAGTCATCGACTTCGATCAAGCACTCGAAGCGCCTTGGATCAGCCGTGCTCTAGCTAACGAAGACTACAAGTCCGTTCGGGAAGAGAAGGATCGAATAAACAAGCTCTACAAGAAAGAAGTAGCCGAGCCTTTCGACAAGATGGCTGACGAACTCTATCGCGCTATCGACCACGACAAGAACTCTGAGCTGTTCAAGCTTCTCTCGAAGATGTGTCGAAAGCTAGAAGGAATCCAGTTCTTCCACAGCGGCGCTTGTCCGGAGACTGAAGAGATGAGAAGAATCAACTACGTGTAATTTTCATATATTTTAGTAGATGAAAAGAATTTTCGAGTTTCTAATAAAAATCATGGACGCAGACCCGATAGATGTCGTGGTCTGGTTCTTCATTTGTCTAGGATCTATGGCTATATTCCTGATCGGCTTGAAAATGTTCATCATCGCAATTGGAGGAACGAATGGATAGAGCAAGAGAAGAGTATGAAGTGATGAAGGGACTCTTCATCCGCATGAGCAACGACTACAAGTATGACCTGATCGTCAACGAGAGCAACAAGTCTCTTACGCTGAAGGTAGTAGACAGCGGTCACATTCTGACGTTCTCTTACATCTTCGGAAATTCTAAGATCTTCGTGGTGGATGAATGGGACGCCATGACAACTTTGAACACAACTAACTTACAGTATCTTCCCACTGACATCACCTTCCGTGTATCGAAGTGGAAAAAGATGATCTCGGAAAAATCATGACACTAGATTCTTTTATACTTTGGAAGTTCAAGCGTCTAGAGGGCCGTTTGAAGGGCTTTAGATCTTCCGACATGTATCTGACGAAAATCGATCATGGGCTTGAGCAATACGAACTGTCTTACGACATCAAGACCAACACGGCGAAGCTTACGAATGCGTTCGATGGACACACTATGTTCGAATGCAGCTTCAAAGAACTAGAGCAGTATCTGGGCAAACTGGGACTGCTGGTCGAGCGTGACATGAGTGAGCGACACTCTAGCTCTGCAGTTCCTATGGAGTTCAGTTTGTAAATCTTTTCTTTACATAGTTTACAAAACTGCACAAAATTAATATAATTAACTAAACAAGGACCAAGAACTATGCTAAAGAGAACTAGACAAACTTTCATCACGTCCGACACTCACTTCGGCCACTCTAACATCATCAAGTACTGCGGAAGGCCGTATCACGTCGAGGGCGGAAACAAGAATCCAGCTAACATTCCCGAAGTGAAGCGCATGAATGAAGATATTCTCCAGTTGTTTGAAAGACTTCCTGATAACTGCGACATCTGGCACTTGGGCGACTTTTGGTTCGCTGGAGGCAGACATTCTGATTTTGACAGCGACGAACTGAAAAGAGAAATAGAAGACTTCGTATATAGAATCAGGAATGGAAACGACAACAGACGACTGTTCTTAGTTCTCGGAAATCACGATAACGGGAAACGCGCATGGAATATCCCCAACTATAGCAAGTCTCGAATAGACTACTATAAGTCTAGAGGATTCGATGAGGTCTATGACACTCCAGTCATCTTGGAAGACAAGTGGATCCTCTCTCATGAACCGGTATGGATCGAACCTGGATCTCACTTCGTGAACCTCTACGGCCACACTCACGATCTGCTCATTCCTGAAGACTATTTCTGCTATGATCAGGAAAACTACGCACAGCAAGTTCGTGAAGGCATTGTACCTGAACTGAAGTGGCCTGAAAGAAAAATAAATTTAGACAACTATAAGAATGTGTGCCTTGATCACTGGCACGGAATTCCTGAATGGAAAGGAGATACACTACATGTCAACGAACAACACAAAATCTGGTAGCCCCACAACTGGCATTGGCCTCGTAGGCCTTTGGACTATTCTCGCTACTGTCTTCCACTTCGCGGGCTTTGGCGCCTTCGCTGAATGGCCTGTAATCGCATGGCCGTGGCACTGGTCTTGCTTCTGCATCGCTATCTGGTGGACCGCAATCATAGTCCTGGTAATCTCGGGAATTGCGCTCTTCTACATCATCAAGCTTATGCGTGAGAAAAAGAAGTCCGAAGAGGCTAAGAAGCAGCTTGATGTCGCAAAGCTAGCTGCTATGGGCCGTTTCGATGAAGCCCGTCAACTGGCTAAGACTAATTGGCCGAATGGAGTTCCAGAAAAGGTCATGAAGCATATCGAAGATCTCGAGGAGAGAAGCAAGAATGAAAGTAACGCTTCCTGATCTGACTACAATCGACTGCACCGTGGATGAGTATGAAGAGCTCATCGCACGAGGGCTAATCGGAAAGAAGCTAGACGATCTGAAGGTGGAACTTGAGGGACATGACGGCGAGAAGATCGTCATTCCGTCTCCTAAAAAGAAGCCATATCAGAACTGGCCTGGCGTCGTAGCTCTCTATGGCTGTGAGATTCCAAGGATAGATCCGTCTGATCCGTTCAAAGAGAATCTCAGCTTCCAGTACGATCCGACTAAATTGAACGCTACTGTACTTGACACTAACAATGAACAAAAGGACAAATCCGATGACAAAAACAGAAAACAAGACCGTCAAAATCCTCGCAATTCACACTAAGGGATTGAACACTATCCATAAGCTCGCTTGGTGGAACATCGCAAAGGTGAACCTCAAGGACGTGCAGTACATCGTGACTCACGAGGGAAAGGGCGTCGCTACTGGATTCTTCAAGCTCGATCGCGACAAGAACGGCAACTACAAGACAAACCTCTGGAGAGGCGTAACTAGCAAGAATCCGTACACGACGATCGTTCTTCCTGACGGAACGAAGCGCGTGAACTTCGAACCGTTCGCAACTTACGAAGAGATCGTAGACTCTCCGAGCAACCTTCCGAAGACTAAGCAGGGTCAGGCGAATCCGCTTCAGGTGTTCCAGTTCGATCTGAAGACGAAAGAACTGGTGCTTCCGAAGACCAAGTAATTCCGTATTATCTCCTAATACAGAAAGTTCCCGGGTTTACAAGACTCGGGAATTTTCTTATATTTAATAGTGAGGTATAACATGGAAGATGAATTGGGATCCGTATATGAGGAAAAGCCGAAGATCACTTGGAAGGAACTGTTCCTGAAGCTGATCGAGACGCTAAAGAATCACAAAGGACCCGTACTTACGATCAAGATGCCGTTCTTTGGCTGTATGACTGCTGCCTTCTTGTCTCACTTCGTTGGCAACGGAATCGGCTGGAACATTCTGCACTTTTTCTGCTCGTGGTTCTATGTATCTTACAAGACTATCGAGTACCTAACTACACACTTCAACTAAAAAAGGAAACTATGAAAAGACTGGTAGTATATCGTGGCCTCCCGGGCTCTGGCAAGTCCACTTCTGCAAAGAAGCTTCAGGAATCTCTCATCCAGCAGGGTGAAACTGTAGCTTACTACGAAGCAGACATGTACTGGATCGGAGAAGACGGACAGTATCACTTCGATCCGAAGAGACTCGGGGACGCGCACGCTTGGTGCCGCAACAAGGTTCGTGAAGCCTTGCGCAACTGCACTACTGTGATCGTCGCGAACACAAACCTCTCGAAGAAAGAAATGGATCTCTGGCAGCAGATCGCTAGCTCTGAGAACGCGAAGATGGAAGTCTTCCACATGAAGACCATGTTTGGAAATGTTCATGGCGTTCCGGAAGAGACCCTTGAAAAGATGAAGGCCAAGGAAATCGACTGGCCTGGCGAAATCGTAATTACAGCAATACAAAGGGACAAAAATGCGTAAGACTTATGTGAAGCCTACAATGGACATCATCGACATGGGTAGCCACGAACAGCTCTTGGCAGGATCTGGAGACAATCCGTATTGGGAACCGCCTGAAGAGAAAGAGGGCTGTGATACTCCGTGGTGGTGCCCGTAATGAGCGACTCCATGCTGTCTGTCTTTCACGCAGAAGAGCTCAAGCGGATGATCATGCACGTTGATCGATTCGACACTGACGTGGTCACCGACGAGAAGCTCAATGCGATAAAGGCAGAAGAGAAAGTGGAAGAGATCACGGAACAAATCCTCTCAGAAAACTTATAAGAGACAACTATGAAAAGACGAATCGTGCTAGACATGGACGGAGTGCTTTGTGACTTCGACTGGCAAGTGAAAAACTTTCACGCTATCAAAGAGAACGGAAAGTGCGACTGGAAGCTGATGGACAAGATAGGACCGCAGTTCTGGTCGAACATGAAGTGGATCGAAGAGGGACACAAGCTCTACAATGCTCTTCTCGAACTGGTAAAGCAGAACCCGGACTTAGAGCTTGGCATCGCTTCTGCTATCTTCTTGCACAACGGCAAGAAGGGTAAGCGCGAGTGGATCGCTGCTAACTGTACAGAGTTCCAGATGCAGAACATCGAGATCATCAACAAGGGAATCGACAAGTGGCACTTCCTCCAGGAGTCCGACATCCTGATCGATGACAACAGGGACAACGTCGATCTGCACGTAAAGGCGCATCCAGACTCTCGCGGCATCGTGTTCACGGACGCAAAGTCTGCACTGGTCAGCCTGGATATGATTCTATGCGATGACAGAGAATTCGACAAATTGTGCGAAGATCACGACAAAATGCTTGAAAATTCTTAGTTTCACTATTTACAAATAGGCCGAAAATGCCTATATTGTATATGTAACTTCAACAAGGACCACTACTATGAAAACTCCGATGTTCGCATTTCTCTTACGAGAACACCTCAAGATCAGCATCGATCGTGCGAATAAGCTCGCTTCCGTATTGACCGAAGAGACTCTCCGCTGCATGCAGTATGAGCTCGAAGAACAGAAGAAGTTCTTTCTCCAACGTGAAAAGGACTTGCAGGCTCGCTACGACGCTCTTAAGAACGAGTCCTTGAACGACATGATCAAGCGTATCGCTGCTGAAGTAGTCGAGAAAGAGGTCCGACAAAATCTGTCAATTGAACCGAACCCGGATCCCTACTCACACTCTACCACTCCGGTTCTCGAGTGGAAAGGCGAGGAAATAGCATGAACGAATTAACTCTTGAAAAGTGCTTAGAATATGCAGATCTCGGATGGCTCGACAAGCACGAGTCTGCTGACGGAAAGCTTGTCGGCTTCAAGTACTCTCGACAGACCGTATACGACGGCGCTTGGGACGAGATCACTCTCCAGTGCCGTGGCATCGTGTTCGATAAGTCTACGGGCGACATCATCGCTCATCCGTTCAACAAGTTCTTCAACTACGAAGAGATCTACGACGTGACTACTGATGACGGCTACATGCGTCTCACTAAGCTCGGAGAAACTCTCACGAGACTGGGACACGGGTTTGAGCCGAGGATCACGAAGAACTTCCGTGCTATGGACAAGCTTGACGGCTCGCTCGGAATCTTGTTCTACTACGAGGATAAGTGGATCATCAAGACTGCTGGATCCTTCGACTCAGATCAGGCTAAGTGGGCTCAGAACTGGTTCGACACTAAGATCGACAATGACCGAAAGGAATTGCACTTGGACAAGGACTGGACTTACTGCTTCGAGATCATCTCCAACGAAGATCCGCACGTATGTCACTACGACTACGAGGGCTTGGTTCTGTTGGGATTCTTCGACGAGAATCACACAGAGGCAGAGATGGTCGAGATCGCGGATCTCGCTTACAAGCTGGACATCCGTTACTCTGAAATGATCTACTTCGACTCGATGGAGAAGATGATCGAACAGGCTAAGAAGCTTGACGTAGATCACGAGGGATTCGTAGTGACATTCTCGTCCGGGTTCAAGATGAAGATCAAGGGCGTAGAATATCTAGAGAAGTTCAAGATGATGTCTGCGATCTCTAAGAAGGACATCCGTGCTCACTTCGATAAAGAAGCATTGATAGTAGAGCCAGAGTACAAAAAGATGATTCCGGAAGAGCTCTGGGATATGCGTGAATACGCTGATAAACTTGAACGTAAATGCGAAGAGATCAAATTTAAGGCTGAAGATTCTGCTGCTGAGCTATTGAATCTTGAAGGCCGTGAGCGATACGAGAAGGCTGTGGAAATCATGGGCAAGAGATACGCTTGCCTGGCAATCAACTTAGCGACTGGAAGGAAGATCAACGATCTCGTCTTCAAGTTCGCAGTAGAAGAACTCAAATCACAAGGAGACAACGATGGCGACAACGACGAATAAGAGAAAGACGAACGAACTCAATGGAGTAAAGATCACTAAGACTGGTTGGGTTTCCATGATCCATCAGTACCAGATAAAGGACGAGAACAACTATGTCGAAGCTGGTGTTCTGGTGCGTCCGAACGGCAGCACTGAACTAGTCCAGCCGACGATCGATCTTCTGTAAAATAAAGTTTACTATTTACAGATCCGCAAAAGTTTTCTATATTGTAGAACACAAAACGAGAGATGGTCACAGCAATTTTTTTTTATGCATGGTTCGCACAATCAAATTCCATCTCGTCAACTTTGAACCGAAGGAAGTAACTCAAATGTCATTCTATTCCAAAATGGAAAAGATCCTCAAGAATAACAAGACTCTCACCGAGAACGGTGGTGTCGGTTATGAAACCTCTGGCCACGCCCTCTTGGATATGAACTACAAGGTAGCGTCTTACCGCACTGCGGACGAGGGCACTATCTTGTCTGACTTTCTGAAGGCTTTCGCAGAAACCCCGGAACTCGCTATCAAGTGGATGTTCTATGCGGGTGACGTTCGTGAAGGTCTCGGCGAGCGCCGTCTGTTCAAGATCCTCGTCAAGAACGTCTTGCCGAAGTACCCGTGGTTGATCAAGTTCATCCCGGACTACTCTCGCTGGGACATCGTGACTGAACTGCTCGGCACCGCTGTCGAGAAGGAAGTCGTGGAACTAATCAAGGAACGTCTCGACATCGATCTCGCCGATATGAAGGCCGGAAAGCCGATCTCGCTGCTCGCTAAGTGGATGCCGTCTGTGAACACTTCCTCCAAGGAAACGGTCGCTAAGGCTAACAAGCTTTGCGCACTCCTCGGTATGAAGCCGTCGGAATATCGTAAGACTCTCTCCAAGCTTCGCGCTTACTCGAATGTGATCGAAGTCAAGCTATGTAAGAACGAATGGAGCGACGTGAACTACGAAGCTGTTCCGTCTCATGCTAACCTGAAGTACAAGGACGCGTTCCTCAAGCATGACGAAGCTCGTCGTCGTGAATTCCTCGGTAAGCTAACCAAGGGCGAAGCCAAGATCAACGCTTCTGCTGCTTTCCCGCACGAAGTGGTATACAAGTACCGCTGTCAGTCTGGAGAATACAGCTCTACCGTCGATCCGGCGCTCGAGGGTATGTGGAAGAACCTGAAGTCCATCGAGATGACCAAGCCGATGATCGTCGTTCGCGACGGCTCTGGCTCTATGGAATGCCCGGTCGGCGGTACTAGTGTCCATGCGCTCGACGTCGCAACTGCTCTCGCAATCTACTGCTCTGAGCACGCTGCTCCTGGCTTCGAGAACGAGTTCATCACCTTCGGTAACAAGCCGAAGCTCGTGAAGTTCGGTCAGAAGATGACTCTTCGAGACAAGATGAACTTGGCTTACCGAGAAGCAGACTGCTCCAACACTGACATCGAGGCCACTATGGATCTCATCCTGAACGTGGCTAAGAGCAATCACATGAAGCAGGACCAGATCCCGGATGTGCTGATCATCTCCGACATGGAGTTCGACTCTGCAACTACTTGCTCTTGCTACAGCTGGCAGAGAACTTCCACGAAGGATCTGCCGACCGTGTTCGAGTCCATCCGTCAGAAGTACAAGGCAGAAGGTTACGATCTTCCGGGCATGGTCTTCTGGAACGTCAACTCTCGCACCAACGCAGTTCCGCTTCAGGAGAACAAGTATGGTCTCAAGCTCCTCTCTGGCTTCAGCCAGAACGTGCTCAACATGGCGCTCTCTAACAAGCTCGATCCGTTCGAAGTCTTGAAGGAAACTCTGCTTTCCAAGCGCTATGAGGTCATCAAGTGAGTAAGAAGCGTTACCGCTGCGAAGTCCTCATTGGCGGCGAAGCCGAAGTCTTCAAGCGCTATGGAAAGGATGAAGAGACGGTCCGTAGTGAACTTCAGGCATTCCTGAGAGAATCCTACGGGCATATCTTCCAGATCCAGTCCGTCGAGCTTGACAAGACGAAGACCGTAAAAGTCTAAAAACCTCCGATATGTTAAATGGGAAGTCCGGGTTTACAAGAGCCCGGACTTTTTGTATATTTTGAACGTATGAAACTTAGAACCTATCTATTCACTGTGAGATACCGCAACATCTGGGACTCTGAATGGGAACACAAGAACATTCTGATTGAGCACCAGATCGATTTGAAGAGCGCTCTAAAAGCAATGCGAGATAAGTTCGCACAGAAGCTTACGATAAAGATAGTTGTTGACAACGTATACTCAGAGGAAGAGCAAGTATGATCAAAATAAACTCGAAGTTCAAAGACTACTACGACAGCGCAATCGGATCATTTCCAGACTCTGACGTAGTATACAACCGCACGCCAGAGATCGTGAGCTATGATCCGAGAGAACTGACTTCTCTCGGCGAGGACTTCGATGGAAGGCTATACAGCGCAGAGTCCTTCATAAGAGACTGCGATCCAGACCGTATGCTGAAATTTAGTCCATCGGCTCATCTTGAACTCTACAGCTTTTGGGTGGGATTCGCTGGACACTATTATCCTTTCGTAGCTGCGGGCGGAACGTTCGGAGAGATGGTATGGTCACGCTTGGATCCTGGCGCTATCGAAGAGCCGTTGAAGTATCAGAACTGGGGCTCGTTCTTCGATCCGGGAGTCAAGAGAAACGTGATGCCGACTTCTTTCGAGACTGTGAAGAGATACTCGTCTTTCGAGATCGACTTCGACCGTCACTGCGGCATCAAGATTCCAGCGAACGTTCTCAACAAGGAATTCAAGAATCCAGAAGAGACCGAGTTCTGGAAGGACGAAGCGTTCGACAAGTTCGGTCCGATCTTCATGGCCGTATTTCCAGTTCAATCCAAGTACACGTTAAATCGCGATAAGCGCCGTATATGGATCTTCAAGAACATCTGCCTGAAATCCATAGGGTTCCAGAAGATCATGGATCCATACCGTGCTCTATTGAGACTAGAGAACTGGTTAGACAGCCACGCAAGGCCAGACGACGCAGTCGTCCCCGTTGGCGACGACATCACGAGGATCAAAGCCTATGGTTTCGATCCAAAGACATCATTCAGAAAAGGAAAACAAAAATGATCTACACAAGAGACTAAACAGGATATATCCTAAAGCACGAAAGTGGAAAGTACTTCTCGATTCAGAATGCTACTCCACTCGAATTTGAATATCTCACTGATGATCCAGTAAAAGCGACACGTTTTTCTATTCGTGACTTAGCTGAGTCTGCAATCAAACGAAATAAAGAGAGAGATAGAAACACTATGCGTTGGAACTCGGAAAAGCTACTCGCTGATATAATGAGCTCTTGTACAGTAAAAGAGTTGAAGATCCACACTGAGTATGAGGTAGAGGAATGAGAAATTTGTGGTTCTACTTGGGAATGTTCATTGTAGTGAGTGGCATGGAAATTGCCGTCAGGAACATCTGCGGACTTGATAAGCTTCCTACATCTGCTGCAGTAGTTCTAGGCGTTGGCTCTGGCGTAGTCGCTACACTGGCTTACATCTTAGCTAAGCTTGAAGATCGAGACAAGAAGGACCATGAGTAAGTTTTTCGAGACAAAAGACTGGGACGTGGACGTAAAGTTCGTGAAGTTCTACATCAAGGGGATTCCGTTGACTGTGAGATTCACTGCGCATCGAACGATCAACAAGTGGCTGTGGAACTTCTACAAGTCGGACACGATCACGTTCCATCACAACTACACAGAGAGCCGAAAGAAGCTTATAAATTCAACATTCGGAGAAAAAGAGGCTCGCAGACTTCAGCTCTTGGTCGACATCGAGATGCTGAAGCTGAAGCTGAAGAACCTCCGATAGAAGGAAGAAAACATGAAGAGAACAATGACTATCATCTGCGTGCTCGCTTTTGCGGCATTTGCGAATGTACAGAGTGAATTCCTGCTTGCGCTGTCTGGTTATGACTGCGAACTCGTCAAGTGGGTAGAGAACGACTACGAGAGCGGAGAGCAGTTCAAGCACTACGCTAAGGTAGCTTGCAACGAGAAGTACCGACTTCCGCTCAAGATCGCAGGGCTCAAGTTCCTGGACATTTCGAAGAGCTTGGCAGGAAAATTCATCTATACTTACGGAGAACAGTAAATTTACCCATTTACAAAACGGCTTGAAGATTCTATATTGATCATGTAAACTTCAACTAGGAGGCCTAAATGGTCGACAACTTCGAAATCATCAAGCGGCTTCTCACCTTCGAGAATGAAGGCGACTGCTACTACGTTCAACTTCTCCGTCGTCAATCCGATGACCCGATGATCGATGGAATTCCGGATCCTGCGTATCATGGCAACATGCACAGCCGCAGCATCAAGGACTACTTCATCACTTCGGTAGACCACTTGGAACAGCGCAAGGACGACATCATCAAGATCTGCCAGACGTTCAACGTTAGAGCTTACATCCGTCTCAACAAGCGCAACTACAAGCAGATCTCGCTTCACATGCTCAAGCACATCGCGGAACAGGAAATCTCTGGACAGAGCTTCTCTTCTCCGTTCCATCTCGTCGCTTCTGCTGCTGGCCTCGCTAACTGCGCTGGAAAGGGCAACAAGACTTGGATCGTGGACTGCGACGCTGAACATAAGCCGCACCTCGACAAGATCGAACAGCTCATCTTCGAATGCGAGCCGTATGCAAGCAGCCAGGCTATTCTGATGCCTCTTCCGAGAATTCCCAGCAAGTCTGGCGTTCATCTCATTCCTCATCCGTTCAACTGCAACAGCTTCGAAAAGAGCTGGAATCAGTACGTGATCGAGAACGACATCCCCGCTGCTATCCCGCAGTTCGAACGTGATCCCGAGTACACGCACTTCTCGCTCACTGGAAAGAATCTCAAGCGTCTCGACTGGTTCACTGCCTTCCACGAAAAGCGTGGCGCAATCATGGCGATCGACATCAAGGACAAGAACAAGACTATCGTTCACGTCAAGAACGACACGTTCATCTTCGAAAACTTCGAAGATCACTGGAAGTCTATGTGCTTGGCTTACAACTTCTACCTCGAGAAGCCAGACATCCACAAAGACAACCCGACGATTCTCTACGTGCCGTAAGGAGTGAAAGATGGAAGGAAATGTAGATAAACGAAAGCTCATCAAGGCGAAGATCGATGAACTGGTCAAGCCAATCGAGAACGTGAATGACGCTGTAGACTTCGCCTTCGAACTTCGCCTCGCCTTGAAGGAATGGCTCAAAGAGCACCACACTAGCGATCGTGGTTCGATCAACCGCAAAGATCCAGCGTGGAATCTCATCAACAACCTTCAATACGGCATCAAGTTCGCCGTTAACTCAAACACTTCCGACATCTCGCTGAGCTCTATTCTCGCTTTCAACAGCTCGCTGTGCGACCTGATCAGGAAGTACTACGGAGACGTAAAGTGACATTCCACGAATATGACGAGATGCATGAACGGTGCGAGATGTACAAGTCAAGAGCCGTCGAAGGTATCATCTACATCAAGTCTCTGAACATCGGCGATCCGTATCTCAAGAACAGCTACATGTACCAGTCTGGCGAGGATGAGCTTACTTACGTGATCGAGGAAGACAGTTTCGAGTATGAAGGCAAACTTCCGATCTCCATCTTGGAACTCTACCTCGATGGAAACGAAGAACAAGCTAAGACGAAGTACAAGGAGCTCTAAGATTCTTATATTTGGAATGTGAAGATACTTGTTAGATACCCGATAGCCGATGCAGCTATGCACGAGCTTCTTCAGAAGTACCCCTTCCTGAGGAAGCGTTTTTCTGATTATAGAGATGATCCGACACTCTGCTTCAATACAGAGAAAGAGGACATCAGGAACAACTGGTACAAGGACTGGGACGGTACAGGGTGGGAGAAACTCTGGAAAGTCTACTTTATGCCCAAGCTGTTCGAAGCTTACAACTCGTGGGACGAAGAGAAAAAGAACAACTTCAAGATCCTAGATACGAAGAGCAAGTTCGGAAGTCTCAGAATCTCTACTTCGTTCGCTCTGCCCGACGACTTGGAATTCATCCTCGAGTGGATGTCTGAGTTCATCTGTGAGCACTGCGGAAAAGAGTTGATCGACGAACACGGCCGCCAATACATCTACCAGACTTCTGGCTGGATCACTAATCTCTGTGAGGACTGCTTGAAGTCGCTAAACGAGACTGAAGATCTAGAATCTATGAAGCGCTATGGCGACACGTTCGGCTATAAGCGCTGGATCGGAACTGGCTCAATCATGAAGAGATACAAGTACAACAAAGATCACACCTGGCTAGTGAACTACAGGACAGAATTTGATAAGGAACAACAAAATGAGCATTGACAATTACGCAGTAGAGCGACTTGATGACATTCTCGATGAGATCGAAGAACTCGCAGACGATCAGACAGAGATCGAAGATGCGGTCCGCAGGGCTAGAGGCTACCTCAGCGACATCGAGGATTCAGACGATGACGATGACTTGCTTGAACTCGATCCCGAAGATCTTCCGTCCGCAGACGTTCAAGACTTCAAGACACGTGTTCTCGACGCTATTCCGTCTGGCGCTTCGATGAAGTTCAGAATGGATGTTGAAGAGATGCTCGAGAAGTTCAACGGAGTGTACTAATGAACGTGATCGAAGTCGAAGCCGATTACAAGCACGAGTACGAGAAAGACAGGTTGATCGAAGTGCTGATCAGAGAATTTCCTGATTCGACTATCTACGTCAATACTGATCTAGTGCACGTACCAGACGATAAATAATATGTGAGAAGAGATGAAGACAGCGGATTCTGGTATGACTTGGCAATCGGTGCCATGATCTTCGGAATTGTTGTCTGCACGACACTCATCATATTTCATAAAGTAAATTTTCTTTAACATAACTCTGGGTTTACAACGGCGCCAGAGTTTCTATATTGAACTAAAACAAGAGGACAACTTAAATGCCGCTTCTAATCGCAGCAACAGTACTAGTATTTTTCATCGCAGCTGCAGCAATCTACGCTATCTGGACTGGCTCAAAAATCAAGTCTGAACAGGAAGAACATTGCGCAGCAATGAACAACCCGTATCGAATCATTCTCGACGGATTCGACAAGTACAGAATCCAGCACTACGAGTTCTACGGAAACGAGCCGACTGGATGGCAGTGGATGAACACTACCGAAGTCTTCACCGATCCAGACGACGCTAAGAAGAGATACTGCGAGCTCATGGCAGAGTTCCGCTTCAAGTGCGAGAACGAGAAGCCGAAGGTTGATCCTAAGACCGATTTCTACCTATACAATATACGCATTCACAAGATCCTCGATATGTCTGACACCATCGAGCTGACAGACAAGATCCTCAAGAAGCTACGCGAGGAAAATGCGCCCAAGCCGACAGAACTTCCAAACAAGACTAAGTCTAAGCAGAAAGCGAAAGTTGAAGAGTCCGAAATAAAGAAGCCAGTCAGAAGGAGAAAGAAGACTGATGACTGAGAAAGAACTCCTGCTCGCGCTATGGGAAGCGAGAAGCCTTAGATGCTCTGCGGAGTCCCAGAAGTTTCACGCACTATCCTGCGCTAAGCTCGCTATCGGCGAGATCCAAGACTACAAAGAACTACTCAAGAAGTCTGTAAAGTTCGGCAAGGCCGCAGGAAAGTGCATCAACAAAGCAATCAGCTTAGGAATGAGGGTACCAGATGAAAAAGAGAATCGAGATCGAGTTTGACGGCGCTGACTTCACAGAAAAGCAGATGGCCGAGCTCAACAAAGCGCTCACACGCGCTATCTACAACATCAGCAACTTCTCAAATCCAAAGAAGGTTACCGTTGACGGAAACGTCTTTTGGTTGAGAACTAAACCTCCCTTTGTCGGAAAGATCGAAGGGAAATATCCACTTCATCACGAAGAGCACATCGTGATGAGCGTACCGAGATGGAACAAAGATGAGCCCAGAACTCGCTAATCGCGCAACTATTCTCGCTGCTCAATACGCAGGAGGCAACGGCGAAGAGCTGATATATCCGCCACAGCTGTGGGGTATCGCTGGTATAGCAATCGGCATGCTGTTATTGCTAGCACTCGGATCATATCTTTTTGACAAAATAACTTACAAAGAACACGAACAAATCTGGAAAGAGGTAAACTATGACAACAGAACAGTGGGCGAAGAACGAAGTCGCTATCGCGATGGACAAGGAACGCAAGGCAGCCGATAAAGACGATGACAAAGGTATCGGAGTCGGCTATGCGAATGCTTGCTACCAATCTGCGCTCAAGGCATATCACTGCATGTGCGAAGACGATCACTCGGGAATGTCTTGGTCGATCACTGCGAACATTCTCATCCGTCTATTGAGAGAAGCTCCGCTCACCGCGATCGAGGAAGACGAAGACTGCTGGTCCAGCAAGGACTCCCTCACTGGCGAAGACCAGTGTCTCCGCAGATTCTCTCTGTTCCGCAAAAAGATGCCCGATGGAACTTACAAGTATCACGACATCGATCTCGTATGCACTTGCTACGCAGAGAAGGATCACTTCTGCACTTGCACTTCTAACAAGGGCGACGTTATCGCCGAGAAGTTCTTCGGACCGCTTATCAAGTTCCCGTACTACCCGTCGCCTGACCGCTATCAGGTCCGCATGATCGAATTCGACAATCTCTGCGACGAACATGGCAACGAGATCTGCTACGTGATCTCTGCTAAGTCTCCGTATGGCGAGACTAAGTCTATACATGACTTCTACGCTTTCACTGCTAAAGGTCCAAAGAAGCTCAAGGCAGCAGATGTCGAACCGAAGCTCTCAAAGAAGGACCAGAAAGAGCTCGCTGAAAAGCTCGCTTTCTCGGATTCTCGAAAATAATTTGAGATTTATGGTTTACGACTCCAAAACATTTTCTAAATTATCGAACATCAACTAAACAATCATCCAAAAGGAGATAAACTAAATGGAAAAGAAATTCACGTTCGAAAAACTCAAGTTCTGGCAAAAGTGCCTCGTCGTCTGTGCTCTTCCAGCGCTTCTACTCGTCATCTGGTTTCTCGTGGAAAACGTGGGCTACAAGGACTCTACGGAAATCGTGATCAAACAGAGCCCGTTCGGCGATATGAGCTGTGTCGAGGATCAGGGCTACTACTTCAAGGGCTTCTCTAAGACCTGGACGTTCCTCAAGGCTCGTTCCTTCTACTTCAACTCTTCGACAGAGAAGGTCGGAGACAAGAACTGGGAAGGAGACGAAACGGATGAAGACGACATTGAAGTGACGCTGTCTCGTAACTCCAAGGCATGGATCTCTGGCTACCTCATGTATGAACTCCCGTCCGACTGTTCTGTATTGCTACGACTTCGTGAAAAGCATCACACCGACGACGAGATCAAGCACAACCTAGTCCGTAACGCTGTGATGTCAGGTATCGCTAAGACTGCGCCGATGTTCACCGCAGAAGCTGCGAAGGTCACTAACTTGGCCGAATTCCAGGCTCTAGCTTACGATCAGATCACGCAGGGCGAATATCTCACAGAGACTCGCACTGAAAAGGAACTCGTATCTGAAGAGGAAAAAGACTCCAGCGGCAAGGTCATCAAGAAGCCAGAATATGCCGAATATAAGGTCACTAGTCTGAAGCTCGACTCTACAGGCCGTCGCATCGTCATGAACGAGTCTGCTCTGAAGGAGTTCGAGATCAAGGTTACCCAGTTCCAGATCCGTGGCGTCAAGCTAGACGAGGTGTCTCAGAATCAGTTGGACGTCGTCAAGAAGCGTGAAACTCAGCGTGTCGCTAACATCACAGAAGCTGAGACCGCTAAGCAGCTCGCTATCACTAACGAAGCAAACGGTAAGGCGAACGCAGCAAAGGCTAAGTGGGACGCAGAAGCTGAGAAGGCACGGGTCATCGTGAAGATGGAACAGTCTAAGGACTCTGCAATCATCTTGGCCGAACGTGAATCTGAAGTTGCAAAGCGTAACGCCCTCAAGGCGAAGTATCAGGCTGACTCTACTCGTGAAGCGGGCCGAGCAGAAGCTGAAGCAAACCGCTTGAAGGTTCAGGCAGGTCTTACTCCGCAGGAACGTCTCGCTGCTGAAGTCCAGATGAACAAGGACAAGTGGGACGCTATCTCTCGCATTCAAGTGCCGATCGTACCTGAATACAACATCGAAGGTGGCAGCAAAGGCGTAAGCGGCATAGACGCTCTCGCAAGCGCAAAGGCTTTCGAAGTCATCAATGGAATGAAGGCTAAGTAAAGCTTGTCTTCTTAAGTAAGAGTTTCCCAATCCATCGATAAGCAAGACAGTCCGAGTGGGCTGTCTTTTTTTGCACTTTTTCATTTTTACAGTTTACAAAATGCTCAAAAATTACTATAATATAATGTACAACCCGTTAAACCTCTTTCCTTCAAGGAGAAAAAGCTATGCTGAGATACATAGAAGTGCCTGAAACCGTTGAAACCGAAATCCGCAAGTTCGTGGTCATGAGAAAGAAACGCGAAAGTCTGGTCGGCGACGTAAACGACACTTATGAAGCTCTCGTGGCTAAGATCGCGGACCTCGCAGAAGACATGGCTTACGCCAAGTGGCTCGACGAAGATATGCCCGCTTCTATCAACCCAGTCGTTCTCAGGGCTTCCTCGGTCCGTATCGCTGAAGAGACTATCGAAGTCTACGCGAACAAGATTGAAGAGGATGCAGCGAGAAAGCTGCTCAAGGCTATCTTCGATCCCGATTCTCTCGAAGACGAAGATGAAGGCGACGCCGAGGAGGAAAACTAATGAACTACACTACCAAGAAAGACGCTCGCGCTAAAGAGGGCGACACTATCATGATAGACGGCTTCGCTACTGATCGCGACGGGACTATTCCTGAATCTGAAAAACGTCTGATCGGAAAGTCTGGCGTCGTCACTTATGTCGGTGACATGGGAGACATTCACGGCACTTGGGGAGGTCTTGGAATTCTGCCCAACGACCAGTACCACGTCATCAAAGAGGCATAACATGAAGTGCTCCATCTGTCAACAGCCGTTTAGCGTCCCAGGGACCTGTATAACGTTCGAAAACTGTCTGGACAAGTATCTACACAGGAAGTTCTCGAACGTCTGCTATAAGTGCGCTTATGCGCTTCTAGAGAAGACCCTAGAACTTGATCCAATGAACAAGAGACTCAATCAACCTACAACCTACGACGATGTCGTGAAGAGAGAAGGATAATGGAAAAATATGACGTGATTCCTGATCCGGATGATATGCCGGACCGTGGCAACTATCAGAAGATCGGAAACAGCGACTACCGCTTCAACCTGTGGTACAAGTTCCCCAAGTTGATCAAAAAGGAGAAAGCGGATGATGGCTTTTATCGAAATCTAGACAACTATCACGGAGAACACAACTTCGTATCGGATGATCTCATCGACTACATGAGAGAATCTATGTCGGGCATCAAGCTCATCGAAGACTTCGACAAGAATGATGACTACTGGTCTTCTGACCCGAACGACAAGACCAGGTACGTGTACCGAGTGGCAGCGTTCATCCCTGAACGTGAATGCGGAATGGACTCTGTCTACGCTCAAGAGAACATGAAGTCTTTCGACGAGATCGACTACCAGAAGTCGGGCGAATGGATCGCTAAGATGCTCGAGAAGCTGGGTGCAGAGCTCGACATCGAGAAGTGCATCCAGCGCATCAAGAGTCAGCAGGCCGAAGCGAAGGAACTCCTTGACTCCAGCGACGAACTGATCGCTATGGTCGACGAAGCTAACGAGAAGCTAAGAAAAGCTATAAATAGTGACAAACCGAAAGAGGAATAAGTATGGTAATTCAGTGCAAAGACGGCGAACTTCAGGTTCCCGAGATGCTCCTTCAATTCAACCCAGGCGCACGCAAGTTCTGCAACGACCCTAAGCATCTAGAGTGGGCTAAGGGCAAGGACATGGGTACGGTCTTCAATCAGCTCAACAGCATGCCGTGGGACTAACATGTCAGTAGAATTGAAAGACGTCCAGTTCAGCATGGATCTCGCTAACGAGATCGATCAGGAAGACTTTCCGCTCACTTACGAGATGATCCACAAGAACCGCTATGACGAGACAGTGCGTGTCCGTAAGCTGTTCAGAGATACTAGATCGAAGCCATCGGCTATCGTGATCTACCGAGACAAGTACAATGACGACAACGCTATGACGAGACGCAGGATCTTCTGCTTCGAAGTAGCGCTCGGCGAGCACGGTCGAGGATTCGGACACAAGCTCATGGAAGAGCTCAAGTGGGACGCTGATGAGATCACGCTCTGCTATCTCGTTGAAGCTAAGTTCTTCTACATCAAAGAGGGATTCATAGAATCTGGCGAGAACGAACTCAAATGGAAACGATCAGACATCGAAACTGAAGAGGAATAACTAATGAAGAGAATCTTAACTCTATTGGCATTTGCCCTATTTCTAACTTCATGTGACCAACTCTGCGGACATGATCACGAACACAAGTACAGCAAAAAGCGAAGATCTGCTGAACCTTATTGGCCAGTGAAGGTCTGCTCTCTTGGCGACCAGACTGGCGAGAACTGCGTCGAGTACAAAGCCAAGAAGATCATCATGGAACACGCTTTTTTCCAGTTCTACGACATGGATGGCGATTTGCTTCAGTACAACAACGCTGGCTGGTCTATCGTAATCTCTCCGAAAGTTGAATAAATTTCAATTTTCACTATTTACAAAATCGTGATAAATTCCTATATTGACAATACAGGAGATTTACCTTATGAGATATCTGGAACTTTCAAATGCCGTTGACGCTATCAACAAAGACCTTGACTTCTTTGGCGTAGAACACAAGACCGCCGATCTGCACCCAGACTCGGTAGACATTCTCTTCTACGACGACTGCGACATTCGAATCTACCGTGATCGTGACTTCTACTCGGTGAGCTGGGAAGTTCCTGGCGGCGTAAGCTGCACTGACAGTCTCGCTACCGTCAAGTTCTGGATCGCTAACAAGGTATCGAATCACGAACACGGCGAAGACTAAAACTTTCACACTCAACTAAACTGGAGATAACTAAATGTATGGAAAACCGCTTGCCTACGTCGTAAGAGTAGGCGAAATCCGTGAAATTCCGGGAGCCGATCGTATCGAGCTCGCATCCGTGATGGACTATACTGTAGTCGTAAAGAAGGGCGAATACAAGCCTGGGGACTTTGGCATCTATGTCGAAGTCGACAGCTTGCTTCCCGATGGTCTCAGCGACGAACTGAGAGCCAAGTATCAGGCAATCAAGGACGGAACTGATCTCGCAGAAGCTACCGAAGATGAACGCGCTGCTGCACTGGCAGAGATCCAGAATCAGAGCAAGTACCCGTACTTCGAATTCCTCCGCGACAAGAAGTTCAAGATCAAGTCTATGAAGCTGAGCAAGTTCGGCGTCGTATCTCAGGGAATTCTGTTCAAGCCGTCTGATCTCGGCTTGACTAACGTCAAAGAGGGACAGGACTACACTCAGCACTTCAGCATCACTGAGATCGTTCAGGACGAAGAGGAAGCTGGTCTCGCTGCTCAGTACGAGAAAGACGGCTGGCTCACTAAGAAGCTCATGCGCTTCAAGTGGTTCCGCGATTGGCGCAAGCGCAAGAAGCATCCCGAGACTTGGGATCCGACTCATCCGGGCAAGTCCGACGAAGAGAACGTCCAGAAGATCTACACTAAGATGTACGAGAAGTACAAGGACAAGGTCTGGGTAGCGACTGAGAAGCTCGAAGGTCAGAACATCACCATCTTCACCGAGTATGAAGACAAGGTCAAGTGGCTCTTCTTCAAGAAGCGCGTCAAGCACGTGGGCGTCTGCTCTCGCACTCGTGAACTCAACGGCAATGGCAGCGGAAAGAACTTCTGGGACACTGTCAAGCGTCTCGGATACGACAAGATCATTGAACAGATCCCTGGTGAATGGTTCTGCCGTGGAGAACACGTGGGTCCGGGAATCCAGAAGAACATCTACCAGCTTCCGAGAACAGAGATCTACTTCTTCGACTTCTACCGCAAAGAGTACTACATCGACACGACCTGCGGAAAGAAGCAGAAGTCTCGCTGGGTGAAGCTCAACTACGAAGAGTCTAAGGAATTCGCTGAGAAGTGGAATCTTCCGATGGTTCCGCTGCTCGACGATAACTACAAGCTCCCCGAGAGCACTGTGAACGAGAAGGGGGTCAAGGTCTCTGGCGCTGACATCATGCTCCAGCAGTCCGACAAGAACACCATCTTCGGTCGCAATCTCAAGCACAAGCGTGAGGGCTTCGTTCTCCGTCTCAAGGACGACTACAACGTGTCCTTCAAAGTCAAGAACCCCAACTACTCTATCTAAAGGAAACTCAAAATGTTCTCAGAACAAGCACTGACTAAAGAAAATCTCATCGCCTTCTTGAAGGAAAAGGTACTCTACGATGAATGCGGCGAATGGTGCCAGCCACGCTACGTGAAACAGAAACAGGACAAGATCAAAGCAAAGCGGAATCAGCCTCTCGTGGATCGTATCTTCAACTGGGAAGGACACTACACTGGCTGCTGCTATGAATGCAGCGGTGATAGGTTCTACGACACTCTCGAATGGGGTTACTTCGTAACGAACGAAGATCTACTTCCGTTCGTCTACAATGATCCCGCACTTAATGAATACGAACCGGATCCGAAGATGAACATCAAGCTCAAGGACTGCGCTAACTTCGATCTTCTCTTCAAGAAACTGAAGGCTTTCGTTGACGGCGATCTCGATGGAGACGTGGACCGCTGCTACGACTTCGACAAGTTCGGCTTCGTCAATCCTCCGACAGAGGATATGCTGAGGGAATGGCTCGGCAACCTCGAGATCAGCGAGGAAACTGCAAACGATCCAGACAACAAAGAATGGCTCGAATGTTTCGAATGCCACGGATTCTAAGGAGGACAACTATGGGTTTTTTCAAAGACCTCTTCAAGTCTAAGGTCAGAAAAGAAGCTGATGCTCTCAACGAGCAATGGCACACATTGCTCAACACTGCATGTCAGCAGCTCGTAAGCTCAAAGTACGATTACGGTCAGTTCAGTCAGTTTCTCGATCTGATCATTCGTGAATATCGCAAGTACTTGATCGACAAGCTCGCAGAAGCTTCAATCGGTACTAGCTCGGTCGGCGTCAGAAAAGTGAAGACGGTCGCTTACAATCAGCCTGTCGTGTACTGCTGGACCTACTCTGACTTCGAAAAGCGTCATCTGAACGACCTCAACTATCAGGCGAAGAACAAAGAGTTCGAGTCTGTGATCAACGAGATCAAGGACGCTGCACAGAAGAAGATCGAAACGGAGATCTGATGGCTAAGAGAAAGAAACCGAAAGAGAAACCTCTTCCGCCAGGCACAGTTCTGTCATGGAACGAAGTCTGGATGATGCTCAAGATGCAGAAGATGGATCCAGACGGTCCAATGCTCATCAAGCTTCCGAAGCCGTTGACTTTCGGCCAATACCCAGATGGAAGTCCGAGACTCGCAACTCACGTAGGATTCGCGATCGACGACTTCGATCATCTCAAGACTGATCTCTTCGCTATCACAGAGGACGGAATCCTTGACCTGGACATCACGAACATCGATCATCCGAGAAAAGAGATTCCCAACTAAACGTAACTAATTCTTTACAAATCTGGGAGGTTTACTATCCTCTCAGATTTTCTTATATTTGCACTATCAACAATTTAAGCTGAAGGACTAACTATGTCAATCTTTGATAACTTCCGCTCTATCAGCGGAGCTGAAATCTACCGAGAAACCTGTGACATCATCAAGGAGTATCGCCTGAAGTATCAGGTCGAAGCTGTCGTACCCACCGACGATCCTGAAGAACAAGCGAAGCGCCACAAGATGAAGCGCAAGAGCTTCTATCTCGACAGCTTCGCAAACAAGGACTGGTTCATACAGTTCAAGTACGCACCGGTCAACGGAAAGTTTCTGCCCTATCTCACTCGAATTTGTAAGATTCCTAATATCCGGATCACAGAAGATGGAATCAAGTGCAATCCAGACGATCTCGCGTGCTTCGCATACAACATGGACTACTGCCTCGCCGACTGGAAGAACGTAAAGAAGAAGCTCATTCTAGCTATCGAATATGCGCTCGACACTGGCAACCGAGTTCAGGAATACTGGGGTGACTGGCTCGCTGGCGAGGAAGACAAGACTCTCGTTCACTACGAACAGGCAAAGAAGCCGAACACTGCAATCATCAAGAAGGGAAAGAAGCCCGCAACGGAGACTTACAATGCGTGATCCAAACCGACTCTACAAATTCTACGCTGAACTCCAGAAGATCCAATCGACTTACTGTCCCGATCTCACGTTCGAACAGTTCATATATGGCTTCTTGAAGGACTATAATCGAGATCCTTTCTTCCCTGAAGAAGATGAGTATCTCAAAGATGTCGAAAAGTGGGCTACTAAACGCACACAGCCAGAGTGGGACGGAAAGGTTAAGTTCGACTCTTCCACTTACGACAAGTTCCGAGATCTTCACAAGGACTACTTCCCAGACTGGCGTTTCGGTCAGCTCTTAGTCAACTTCCTCGGCTGCATTCCAGAATCAGACTACATCGGAGACGAGAAGTTGATCAAGTATCTTGATCAGTTCGCACACGGAGACAGACCTCACGACTAATGAGAAATTCTAAGGAGAAACAATGAAATTCTTTGACGCATTGATCGAATTTTTCACATATAGCGAGAAAGAGAACGAACGCCGCTGGCAGGAGTTCTTGAAGCTCGCAGAATATCTGACCGAGAATCTGCCGTTCGAAGTTCGTCAGAAGCTCGGCAACAAGAAGCTCAATCCGAGTGCCGATAGCAATATAGGCATCTTCGACTTCACCATGACTGACATTCTGTGGTGGAAAGAAAAGAAGAGCGCTACTAGCTTCATCATGAAGGACGACCAGCAGTTCAAGAAGGAAGTGAAGCTAGCGCTTCTCGAAATCATGGACAAATACTCTGCTGCTATGGGCGAGAAGCTCGCTAAACAGGCAAAAACGATCCTAAAGAAACTCGAAACGGAGGGAGAGGATGCAGCCTAACCGTTTATTGGTCCTTACGGGCGTGCAGAACGACTTTTTCCGCCTTCCCTTTGGGAATACCCGGATGACGCCAGTTCTCCCTAGAATCGCCGATTATGTGCAAAATTGGGACGGTGACATAATTGTCGTAAAAGAGACACGCCTAACCGAAGATCAGATAAAAGACGGTCTAGCTTGCATTCCAGACGTCAAGCCGTGGGATCAGATGCGCGAGTACATCTACACGGGCTTCGCTGAACACTGCATCAAGTGGTCCGAGGGATGGCAGATCGTTCCCGATCTGCTTCCGGTGCTCCAGCAGAAGAACGAGAAGAGCTGCAAGTTCCGCACTGTCGAAGCTTATGGTCAGACCTGGCACGACTGGGCTAACAACATCATGACTTACTCTGACATCGTGATCGCTGGAACTAAGATCGAAGAGCAGATCGTATCGACCATCTTCGCTATCCGTGCTATACGTCCAGAAGTGCCAATCAAGTGTCCCATCGCTCTGTTGGCTGGCGACAATGAAATGACCGTCAGAGAGACATGTCACGTAATCGACAGGCAAGTCGCACTAACTTGGAGTCTGCCGTGAAGCAATACTACCGAATCGAAACTCCGCTAGAGTACGCTGGAAAGGACTTCTTTCGGAGATCTACTGCGTTCGCTTGGGTTCTGTTCGCAGCTATCGTCTCATTGGGGTACTCTCTTCCTGGAGTCATCATGGGCTTCGCTCCTGCTCTCCTTGGATCAGTGCTGATAGGAAACGCAGTTCTGATGCTGTTCTTCTACGGACTCGGCGCATGCGATCTGAAGTACGAGACACACGGAAACGTGACTAACAGGACAGACGAGCCGACAGACAGAGGCTGGTTCTTCATCGAAGCTGCTCAGTGGATGAGCGGCTGGTACATTCTGAAGATCACAGTCTACATCCTGCTCTACATCCTCTATGCACTATTCCTGGGTATCGCAAATTTAGCTATATTTCTATTCTACTGGCCGAGAGGTGATAAATGATGATTAAGGGATTCTCAAAGCATATCGATGAGACAGAACTGAGACTGAAAGCAGAACGTGATCAGCTCAAAGAGCAGCTCAATGCGAAGCAGAACGAGCTGGACGAGTACAGAAACAGTCAGGGCAACAACCGCAAGGAAGCTGCACTGAAGCAGTACAAGGGCAAGATCATTCGCGTCAAGCAGTACTGGCGTGGACTGTCTCCGTTGAACAAGCATGAGCTGATCTACCGATACTACTTCCTGTACGTGACTGGCGTAAGATACTGCTGGGAGACTACTATCGAGTTCGAGGGACGTGTTCTCGACGTCAACATGAATCCAGACGGATTCGACGCTGCGAATCACATCGTAGACCACAACTTCGAGAAGGTCGACTTCTCTATCTTCAACTCTCAGCAGGTCAGAGTCGATCTGGACGAGATCGAGCGTGAGTACACAGAAGACGAAGTGAGAGAGATCGTGAATCGTGTTCGAGAAGCGCAGGACGAGATGGTGAAGAGCTTCCTAAAGGGCGAACCGTGAAAGAGAACGTAAAGAAGAGCTTAGTCGACTGGTTGGCTAGACTCCAGCCCGAGGAAGTCGACACGATGCTTTTTCGTCTCAATCAGCAATACGACAGAGAGGTAAAGAAAAAATGAAGGGAGATAGACATCACGTCTACATGGTCACGTTCTACACGTCTGATGGAGGCGGATCTACTGTAATTCAGACTTTCAGCTTCCGTTCAAACAAGAACGGCTGGGATTTGCAGAAAGAGATCGAAGGCCGTGTCAGACACTTCAAGCTCGATGTGCCGTGGCTGAACAGGACAAAGCAAGGAAGACCGATCCAGATGATCTTCGACTGCGGAGTCACAGGAAAAACACATGGAAATTGTAAAAAAGATACTTGATGACTACAAGCTCGTGGTGATGATCACGAAGGCTAAAGACACGGATCACGAAGCGTTCAACATCGAGATCCGTTACCATCAGGATGCGGAAGAGGAGTTCAAGACTCTTCAAGAGAATCTGATGACCGTCGTAAACGCTTATCGTGTTCAGAAACAGTGGGAAGAGAACAAGCTTCCAGACGACGGCATGTTCGTCTTGATCGGAAACACTTACCGAGAGATCGACGCTATGTCGAAAGAATTCAAGATCAACTCAAGGACACCAAACTATGAAATTTAAGCTAAGCGGAGTTCTATGCAGTAAGCTTGACATCATCGACGATGCCGAGCAGACGCCTGGCCACTCTAGAGAGATGACGAGATTCCGTCATCAATGCTACGAACCCATCGTGAAGGGCATGATCAAGATCCGTCCCTCAAACAAGTACACAGATCTAGCACCAATCGACACTATGATCAAAAATGTTCTTGAAAAGAACAACTTCAAGCTCAGGAATCGCACTTACCATCTAGACGAGCGTGATGCGCTCGTAAGCGCTGACTTCTGGATAGAGAGCACAGAGGAATAACTATGAAAATCTTAAAGAGCACATTTCACTTTCAACCGTCAGACGACTTGTTTCCGATCGACAAGTTCCGTCAGATCACCGAATTCATCAAGATCACTGCTAATCTGAAGCGCAGATTCGTGATGATCACTACGCCAGACATTCTCACGGCGCTGAGTCTCATCATGCGTCTAGAGCCAATTGGCAATATGCTGTGGCAGGGTCAGATCGAGGGTAATCAGTTCGAGCTCATTCCCGACATCTTCCATCCGATGAACAAGCCTGGCTACATTCTCATCCGATATGTTGACGCTGACACGGTCACGCTAATCGAGTTCGAGGAACACATGATGGGCGTAGCTGGATTCGACAGCATCGTGGGTAAGACCGAAGAGACACAGCCTGATGATAATCAAGAGACTGATGAAGAGTTCCAGGAGCGCTACCTTAGCGATCTGTCTCCAGTAGATGAACAACCTAAGGATCCGAGATACTTTCAGGTAGCAGAAAAGGTCGGAGACAAGTACGTGTTCGATCCGGATATCTGCATTCCTAGCACAGAGACATGCGGCGAGTGCATTCATGGGGTCTGCTGTCAGAAAGCTAAGATGGCTAAGGCGGGCGCTGTCAGAAAAGACGACCAGATAGGTTTCAAGAAGCTAGAACCTACCAGGGTCGAGTGGGACTGCGTAGCTGAACTCACTGAGAGAAAGCTGAATGATCACGGACTTCCATTTGAGGCTAAAGACTATGGATCTGCCTATACAGTAAGATTCGAACTCGGCAATCACAAGTACAGAATCAAGTTCGAACTGAAACAAGATCTGAGCAACCTCGTTACGATCAGCAAGTTCGACATAGATCCAGATGTAAAGGTCGGTTGCGTAATCTACCGAGACGACGTGTTCAATCCAGAGAGCATGGAGAAATATCTCGCTGAGCTCGATTCGATTCTGGAAGATGAAAAGCCTAAAGAGGCTAACAACGAACAGCCAGAAGAGGCTCCTAAAGAACCTGTTAAGGAACAGTCAGAAGAGAGTGAGGATATTCCCGTCTGGAAGATGCCAATCGAGAAAATCGAGAAGCTGCTCTACAACTACCGGATCGAGTACAAGCGCGAGGACAACGGAAGCTGCCACTACATCAGATACGAGAACGGATATAAAGAATACTGCGTGTACTTCGAGAACAGAGATGAAGTCCTGCCAGGGTCCTACTTTGCCGTCTTATCAGAAAAGGGATATGGCGAACGAAAAGGTCTATGGCAGGGAATGATCTGTTCCTACGAGAAGCTTCACGAACTTGAACGAGCTATCGTAGATAGAATTAAGCCTATGGAGAATGAAGAATGCTAGACAATCTATTCAGACCGCTAATCACGAGCAAGATGCTGAAAGAGATACTTAAGACTCGCGAAGGGCGTTGGGTCTGTGAAAAAGATCAGAACAATTCAGACGAGCTATGGATCAAGGTTTCCTTCGGATCGAACTACATGTACTATGGCGGATTTGGCGGTGGAACTGCTTTTGACTCTCTCAAGGGCATGGATGCCGAATATCTGACGACTGAAGATCATCGCTACTGGATCCTTGGCAAGATGATCCTCGAAGTGAACGGCAAGCCGATGTTCTTCGTTCGCAGACCCGAGCTCGTCAGGAATCCAGACGAGAAAGAGGAATGGCAGGGCACTATCTACGCAGAAGTGAAGGTCATTCCTACGCAAGATAACATCGAGCTTCTGACAGCTATGGCTAACGAGGGCTTCGGCATCGCACTCTCGCTGACTGGATCCTTCTCCGGAACATTCCAGTATGACCATCTTCACATCTGGGACGACGATCCTGGCCAGTTGAAGAGCACTAAGGCTAAGGTCATCAAGAACCCGTTCGCTCCTAAAGAAGACTAAAGAAGAGGAAAGAGTATGATCAAACGTGAACTAACAAATCTCGAAGAGAGACTCTACGACTTTCTAGACTATGCCGATGGCGTTCTGGAGTATGATGTCTCTCAGAAGTCTTGGGAAAGACTACGTGAAGCGATGAAGAAATGCAAGGAAGACTGCAAGGTGAAGTATGGCGTCATCAACAACGGCTACTCGCTGCATGTCGAACTCCCCTTCGACGTGGACAAGTACATGAAAAAGCAGAACAATCTCATGCAAGATATGAAAGAAGATCCTGCAGCGAACAAGCTCGGCGAATTCATCGTCAATCAGCTAGGAATCAATCTAGTCTCGGTCGACTCCATAAAAGTCAAGAGACAAGATGACAATCAGATCACAGACATCCACATTTCGTTCATTCCCGCTTAAAAATACGTAAAATCAAAGAAAATGTGGTGCAAGGCTATTTAGTTTTGCACCGCTTTTTTCTAGATTGTACAAAAACAAGAGGAACTTATGAGCGAAGAAACTAATGCCGAACCGATTATGCGCTTCAGAAAAGTGTCTATGGATGAAGCGAATGACTGGGAGCGCAAGGAATGGGCGACAGCTAATGAAGGAATCGATCTATACTTCATACCGAAACTCATGGAATATGAGAAACTCAAGCAGTGGTACATTCCGAGCATTCTCCAATGGCACACACCCAACGTCAGGGACGGCGGAATCATGCTGTCTGTCGCAGTGCGTGAGGAAGAGGTCCACTCGAACGACGACGGCGGCTGGATAGCTCAACCATCGAGCAGCATGGAGTTCGTCCTAGGCGAAGATTCTTTCATCGGCATGATGAGAGTGTACTCTAGAATTTCTATCGACCGGAACTCTGACAAGATCCATCATCTTCACATCAATCCGACAACGAAGAGTCTCTTAGTCGACATCGTATCGAACCCTCAAGACGAGCAGATGAGACAGTGGCTCCTCAAGAACGATATGCACGGCGTAGTTTACCAGCGTAAGATCAATCGAGACACGTTTGGCCCTCAGGTCGTTCTCAAGCGTTTCCAGAAGGAAGACTATATCATCGACATGGACAAAGAGATCAACAACGTCACCGATATTGAAGATCCAGCAGTATTGGCTGACCTCAAGAGCAAACTGGGGTTATAATGATCACACTAGAGAACTTCGTAGTACAGTGCAAGATGCCGTGTGGCAAAGACGGCGAAGATATTTTGCAGTATATCAGTCAGGACGCTTACTACACGACCGAGCTCTCAGAAGCTAAGTTCTTCAAGACTATGAAGAACGCTAATCAATCCGTATCGTATCACTCTCGCAACAACGGGTTCGCACATGACTTCGTAATTCTGCGAGTGAAGCGCACCTTCGAGATCACAGGAATTATTGAAAATGAGAAGTGTAAAGAAACCAGAAAAGCCTGAGTACGAGTGCATAGGCGACATCGAAGAGATGGCGTCTCTTAGTGCTTGGTACAACGCATGCGACGATAGAGACCAATACATCAAGAAACTTGAAAAGTACATAAGGTACTTGGAAAAACAGATCAAATCCTAATAATATGATCCAAGATTTCATCTATGTAGTCAAGTTCGAGAGACCAGAACAGCCCGGAAAAGCTATGTATATCGGAGAAAATGTACCAGTGACAGACTTTCTTCCTGCAGCTAAAACCTTCAGGTCTCCTAGAAGCGCTTACAGAATGATGACTTTTTACAAGACTCATCACAAGTTTTCACACGACCATGCAGTTATCAAGATCAGACGGAAGTTCGAATTCGTCGACGAGATCGTGAAAGATGAGAAAGGCAACTTCCGCCATCGAGCATAAAGGACAGGGAAATTCAAAAAAAAGGAACACAAATGATCGACATCAAGAAACTAAAGGAAAATGCAGAACCGAGAAACTTCACTCTAGCATAGAACGATGGAATGACGTGGAGCCGTGCTAGAATTGGACGCCTCATCGCTACTATCCTGCACGCTGCTAACGACTGTCAAGCAAAGTGCAACTACTGTGGCGACTGTCTCTATGTGGGCGAAGCTGTAGGAACTGCTCTCAATGCTGATCCGATCTTCATGGCCGAACGTCCGGATAAAGTCTCTGAATATGGCTACTTGGGAACTCTCAATGGAGTCATCAAGGTCTATCTCGCACCTGAACTCGAAAAGAACGAGTGCTTGATCGGACATCACGGTAGAACTGCAATCGGAGAGAATGACTTTTTCTTCATTCTGAAATATGATGGTCTAGAACTCGTCGACTTCGCCAATACTGAAGAGCAGCCCGTACCAGAGCCTGGAAGCTTCGTCGTGACTTTCGAAGGCACAGACGATGAGCGTGGCGAGCAGAAGTTCGTGCTTCCCAGACAGCTTCACGAATTCTTGGCCGAGTGTCACAATTTCGCTGTGCACAACTGCGACTACTATGTGAACGGCGTATCTTACTTGGGAGAATAGAATGAATCCGATAATGAATCCAGCACATCCAGCGAGTCCATTTAGCATGATGAATCCAGCGAATCCGATAAGTCCGCTAAATCCGATGCATCACTCAAGCCATCGCAGCACCGACACGGTCGCTACGACGGCTGTTCCAGACTCTATCGTTGAAGTGAATCAAATGGACAACGGACCCATCGCTGGCTACATTCTGATAGGAGTTATGCTCGGGTTCGTCCTGGGCTTCATCGTAAGGGAGGCAGTATGACAGCAGCAGAAGCAAAAGTTAACGAGTTCGCGAACAAGATTCTCGACTTCATCGAACAGTCAGAGGAGCAGCAAGCTGATCCGAAGTGGATCCTTCAGAGCGTCAAGGGCTACATCTGCGGAATCTCAGATGGAATCGAGTTCGCTGAAGAGATGAGAGCGCCTGATCACGACGTGCAGGATAAGACTGATGAGCCTAGACCGATGGTCGGAGATTCTGTGAGGCTAAACCTCTGCAAGGAATCGATAGACAACATCGCTAAGACACTCAAAGAATCCTATGACACTGCCGACTGGACTCCAGAAGGTCGTTCTGAGATCTCAGACTTTCTGGACAAGCAGCTAGGCGTTCCAGAGGCTAGAGGAGGAATCGAGATCAGATGAAGTGCAAAGGATTGAAAGTATATGTCGAGAACATCGACTGCTACATGCTAGCGTCTCTTGAGGGCTGCTTGCAGAAGTGGATCGATGATCATCAGAGCTGCGAGATCGTGGACTTCCGCGAGATCAAAGACCGTTTGATCATATTCTACAAGGATACGAAAGTTCCGTTCGAGATCGAAAAATCTACCAAAGATAAGCTTTCAGAGAGAGGTTGGGCATAATGTCAACGAAAGTATTTTACGCATATCTCTTCAAGGAGAATGCAGAATTTGGAGACTTGGACAAAGCGAGATCATATCTAGCCGATCTGCGTGATAAGTTCATCGAGTGGGTTCCGAAAGACATGATCCGTTGGGACTCGTTCTACAAGGACATAGAAGACCGATTCGACGTGATGAAGGCTATCGAGAAAGATACGAAAGATCCGTTCAAGGGCGGAGTCTGGGACTATCAGCTTCAGGCTATGGTCTTTCCCAGGACTCTGGACGGCGTCAACTACATCGCTATCCAGTTCTTTCCGTCAAATGGTGTCGTGAAGTTCCTCAAAGAGAACGTGAAGCTTCGTGAGTTCTGGTACGAGAATCAGACTGACGAGGGATTCGATCTGCCAGACTATCCTCTCCGCGAGAAGTTCTGGGAGACGGTCTATGACGGCTGTGGCGTTCCATCTGAACGAGGATTCAGTTTCGACATCTACGATGGAACTAACTTCAGAGTGACTGGAACTATCGCGACAGCGTTCTGTAAATTGAGAGACGCTAAGAAGGAGAAGGCAAATGTACAAGAAAACAGAGACTAGCTGCTATGTGATCGCGGCTATCATCAGTCTTCCAGCTATGGAGCCGAGCGTGCTGTTCTGGAACAAGAACCGAAACAAGTGGACAGATGACGTGTCGAAGGCTATGCACTACTCTTCTCACGGCGCTGCTGCTTATCTGCTAGGTCCGACTAGCGCCTCTAGTGGACATCTCGGCAACTGGGGAATCAAGCCTCTGAAGGCCAAATATGGCGACTATGTGGAGATCAAGATCTTGAAAGCAACTTCTACTGTCAAGTTCGAGGATGCATAGTGCCAAACACAGCAGCTTTATCTATATTTGGATAGAAAACAACTGGAGTCAAAAATGATCGAGAACAAAGAAGAGTACAAAAAGAAGTGCAAAGAGCTCACAGACGCGATGAGCGCACAGTTCGAGGTCGTATCGACAGTGGGTCATCTTCAGACTCTGTATGGAATGGACGCGAAGCTGAGCGACATCAAGAAGACTGCTGAAGCTGAGAACATGAAAGCCATCGACGAGCTAGACTCCTTCAGGAAAGAAGAGCAGGATACGCTGATAGCTATCAACGAGAAGTATGACACTGGACAGATTCTGAACTTCATCGCTAACGGCTACGACTCTATTGACATGGTCAACGCCTATCTGGAAGGAAAGATATGACGCTGTTCGAGAAGTGGTGGGATCACAACACGAAGACCTTCTGCATCCAGTGGTGTCCCAGACACACTCTACGCTGCTTCTTGCGCTTTCACAACAACGGTGCAAAGAAGGGTAGAGACCGGTGCTATGACGGATCGTTCTGGATCTTAGGATTCTGCTTCAACTACACTAACTGGAGATATGACCAATGATTGATGCAAAACTGAAGACTTGGGTACTCTGTTGTCAGCCGAGACCTGATCACTCTGGCTGGAATGGTGAAATTCACTACTGGAGTGGCAAAGGGAACGCTGGTCACTGGGAAGATGACTTGAGTCAGGCTACTCACTATCCCAATAAGGGCAGAGCTAAAGCTACTATGACCAAGATGCGAAAATTCTACAAGGAATGCAGTTGGTTCGACTTCACTGACGAGGACAGAATGTTCGTCGGCGAGATCGACACGACGGTACAGATCAACGAGACTGGAGACGAAGGATGAACAGATTTACGAGAGAAGTAGACAGACTATTCGAGACTTATGGTCCAGACAAGAAGATCATAATACTCTGTACACTGGGCGACAATGACTATTCTGAATGGGGCTATTACGCATGGGCCAGATCTGGCGTATGTAAGAACTCTGAGGCGATAGATCCAGACGATAAGGATATGAGATCGAAGTTCGACGACGAGCTCGACAAGTTCGATGACTTAGTGATCGACAATTTCGGAAAGCACATAAACCTTGAGGAGCTCTCTAAAGACTGCGACTCTGACTTCCGGGGCTGGATCTTCGTCACTAGAGACTACAAGGTCTGCTTCGAGATAACGAACAAGACGCTTCTGTCTGAGGAAGTAGCTGACAAGGTTCTGTTAGATATGTCCGAAGTCTCTGAAGACGATGCTAGAAAGCTTCACGACAGACAGATCAACGATAATATCGAAGAATGGTTAGATTATATTCTGGAAGCTAGAAAGAAGCTAGAATCCGAAGAGGGCAAAGAAGAATGCACTCGTTTGATCAATAAGCTGATGAGACAAGATGACTAACTTGACCAACGAGACCATCGAGCGAATGAAACGTGAAGATCCTGAGTTCAGACGCTATCTCGAGCTCAACCCTAATGATCCTTACGGAAACTATTTCGTCCACGGCTGGGACGATCCTAACTACGAGCCAGGAGCATGGATATGGGCACATCACAGTTGAAAGGTTGCGAAGACTGCGAACACTTTGTAGAAGTAGAGCTAAAGAACACTCCGCACAACTGGAGACGGTACTGCGGTCTAGGAAACTTCAACATCGATCTCGCTAGCTTCGAAGTCGTGAAGACTTCTCACAACAAGAACCGCTACCAGAGAGAAAACATCGGATATGACGGCTTGGAGTACCATCGTCCGAAGCGCTGTCCATTACTGAGGAAAGAGAAATGAGTGAAATTGTAACTATGACTATGAGCCAAGAGTCAGATCCAGTCCACTGGCACTGCCTGAACCTAATGAGAAAAGCTCTCCGAGAAGACAAGCTACCGACTATCATGCTAGCCTGGAAGTGCGCATGGACTAAGTCTGGAAAGCCGAGACCTGTTCTTCTTCCTGGTTACATTCCGCAGATCAAGCCTGTATCTAAAGCTAAGCCGCCTATACTCCACTTCCCTGACGACAGCACGGTAGTATTCTACGACTTCGACTGGAATCAAATCGACGAAGCAGAGTATGAGAAGCTGTTGAGCGCTATAGACAAGAACGAGTTCGAATACGACAATCAGAACTTCGCTTACAACCCATACGACAAAACTTACACGATCAAGGGATATAAGGTGTAACGATGAAACTAGAAGACATGAGCATTCAGCAGCTGTTCGAGTTGAATTCGAAGGTAGAAGACTTTCCAGAGGGACTCGGATTGACGAGAGACGGAAAGCCGTTCGACTTGGATGACTACTTCTTTCAGCGCATTATGGACTTCTTCGATGCTCCAGAAGAGACAGTTCAGAAGCTAATCGGAAGATGCTTCAAGTCGCCGCACGGCGGAACATACATGATCAAGATTCTTGGTCTCAGAAGCGACAGAGACAACAAGTACTGGAACGATTCTAAGCTCTGGCAGGAGTTCATCTACGAGAAGATAGAGAAGCATGGAATCAGATGGGAATTCCCTGACTACTCTCATCTACAGGACGATGAGGACTTGAAGGATATGCGCATCACGCCGTTCGCTGAGATCAACTACGCATCAGAAGAGATGTTCAACATCGGCAAGGACGGCAATCTGTATGTGGACTACTGGTGCAACCGTGACTACTCGAAGCTGCAAGAAGTCGATCTGAAGACCTTCAACAAGCACAGAGCTGAAGCTTACAAGAAGTGGCAAGAGGAGAACAGGGATGAGGACGAGTGAGAGCTCGAATGAAGATGAAACATCCTGAGTATTTTCTATATTACATAGACAAACATGGAGATAAGAAGTTCTACCTCGGAGACGGAAAAATTCGTGACTTGGCTAAATTCTGAAGTCGGTTGCACTAAGTTCGACAGATACGATGAAGCTGCTAAGGCATGGGAGCAAGTTCATGAGACAGAGTCTCTAGTCAGTATAGACTTTCATTGAGGAAACGAGTATGTGGAAATGGTTGATGAGAAAGCTGCCCAAGCGCGTCATAACCTATGAGGGAAAGGGATTCTTTCCGAAAGTATGGTTCATCTGGTGGCACTACTTCTGGACTGACTGCGGCGAGCTAGCTAGAACAGAATACTTCAATACTCTGGATGAGGCAGTGGACTGGTTGAAGATCCGTTGGCAGCCCGAAAAGAAACGCGTCAAGAAGATCGTATGGAGAAGCAGAGATGCCTAAGTGTGAAAAATGCAAAGAAAAAGTAAACTTACTTAATGCTTATGTTTATTTCGGACCAGGCTGGATCAGATGGGAGTGTCCAAAATGCAATTATGCACTGAATTATGAAAGAACAGTCACTGACCCGATAGACCCTTATGTAGAGAGGATAGCAATAGGATGATCACGAAGGATGACATCAATATAGTCAGCACTATGGAGAAGAGTGATAATCAGAAGACATTCAGCGAGCTGACTGATCGACTCGGACAGCTATGTCAATTGATGCACTGCTGCCCGTTTGGAAGTGACAAGTACATAGAGCTGCGTGATGAGCATGACCGACTCGAGAAAGACTTGAGAGAAGGCAACTATAAATAGAGCGTAACTTTTAAAAGGAATTCAACTGATGAAGAGAAAATGCGTGCTTGGCGTCCTGAAGACCGAAGCTGGACTACTAATCAAAGAAGAGATGCTTGCTTGGCTTGAGCCGTTCTATGATGTCGAGACTGTTGAAGTCGATCCGCCAAACGATGTGGAATTTGAGCTGCCGTTCATTAAGAGAGCATGTGAAGTCGCTCTAGAGAGTCGTGAATCCGTGCTGTATCTTCACACTAAGGGCGCTGCTATGCCAAACAGAGCTCAGCCCATCGTAAGAGAGATGTGGCGTCGTGTATTCACTAATGAGAGAGATACATACTTCAAAGTAGTTGATGAAAGAAATGAGGCAGCAGCTTCTGCTCTATTCGTAGCACCTAAACGCAAGATCTGCTGGTACAATGGTTTCGTTCTAAACGTCAAAGCAGCTGAGAATATCTTGAAAGTTCTAAAAGTGCACGAAGATCGCTATTGGTTCGAACAGTCAATGCTTTCTGAAGCTAATGTAGATGTAGTTGGTCCGCTGATGTACGAAGAGGGCAATCAGGTCTGGCAGATGACAGAGAGATACATATTCGGATCGCAGAACGAAGATGCAGTACCAGAAGGAAAGCTACCAGTCATCGTCAGTCTCACTTCGTGGAAGAAGCGAATCAATACAGTGGGCAAGACCATCGAGAGTATTCTAGATCACTGCAACCCTTACAAGATCGTATTGACTCTATCTGGCGAGGAATTTCCGAACATGGCAGATGATCTGCCGTTCGATCTGCTCCAGTACGCAAGAGATGGCAAAGTAGAGATCCAGTGGACTCGTGGGAATGTTCGATCATTCAAGAAAGTCCTATACACTCTAGAACGTTACAAGAATTTCCCAGTAGTCAGCGCAGACGATGACTGTCTGTACAAAGAAGACTACGTGAAGGTGCTATACGAGAAGTGGCTGAGAGACAAGAAAGCGATCTGGACTTACAAGAGAGACACTAACACTAAGGTATTTTTCTTCGGTCATGGTCCCGCTTGCTTATATCCGCCTAACTGCTTTGGAGAATATGGTCTTCTTGCGCTGAACCCTCAGATCGTTGACAGCAATCATGACGACATCTACTATGGCGTTCTTGCTAAGATGATGAACATTCATGTCAAGCAGGCAGTCGAAGATCCTCAACGTGTTCCTTACATTTTCCATGACGAGATCGAAGGTCTAAGTGAAGGATCAGAGATGGACGGTGTTCAGTGCATAAATCTATGCGTAAAGAGCTACTTCGACTTCATCACTAGAACTAGAATCGATCAACTCTTTAAAGGAGTGTGATGAATTTAATTGGTAATTGCTGTATAAGTAACTTTCTTTTAAGGATGTGGGGATTCGGAAATACAAATCCATTTACTTGGATTGACATGAACTTCGACTCATTCTATAACTTACTTACTGATTATGAAAACATAAATTGGGAAGATATAGAACTTACGCATCGCCAGCATCCATACACTAAAGGGCAAGAAGTATTCGAACTGACGATTGATAAGAAGGTTAAGCTAACCTATATTCACATGATTTATGACCCAAATGCTAAGCAGCCAACTATTCGCGAATGCGATGTACACTACTGCAAGATTTGGGAGTATATTGTATTAAAATATCGTGAGCATGTCAAGAAAATGCTTGATAGTAAAAATCAACCGATGTTCGTTATCGAATGGGAGCATTTAGACTATGATGAAAAAGCATTTAGTAAAATTTATAATCTTCCTGAGCTGAAGTATAAGGTTGCAGTGATCACTTACAATACGAAGCTTAGTGATTTGCCTCCTAAAGAAAATCTGTTGGTAATTTATGACCCACATGGAAGAGGAGGAGGATATAAAGGCGCTGGTAATAGATTCCCTCGATGGTATGCTCAAGTATACAGCGACAAGATAAAGAATTTTATGAGTAAATAGAATCGTATGAAGAACTATCTAACTGAAGTCGTTCTGCTAACTAAGTCTTACAATCTTCAAGATTTTAAGGACTGGATGCATTGGCACTTAGATGTTATTGGATTCGATCACTGTAAGATCTTCGACAACGAGAGCTTAGTCGACATTAAATCTGTATGTGACAAGTACGGAGACCGAGTTAGCTATGAGCTAGTGAAAGGATGGCCTGACCAGTACAACCTGTACGATAGATACATCAATAATGAAAGTCAAGCATGGTGGGTTCTACCTATTGATGACGACGAGTATCTATATGTCTCTGATAAGTACAAGAACAATGTAAACGAGTTTATCAAACAGTGGCTGAATGGGATGCCAAATATATACGCTGGATGGTTCAAGATATGCGTAGGATGGAGAAATATGTTCCCAGAGAAGCATATTGAGAAGAGACAGTCTGAACACAGAATCGAGAACGCTACTGCATGGTCAGATCGTGCTAGCATGGTATGGCAAGCTGGCAATCTGCCAGTGAAGACATTTGTTCACACATCTCGCAAGTACGAATGGTCTGATCGTCTCAGCCACTCTACACATGATCCGCTCGTAGATGGAAAATATAGTCCAGGACATACCTCCAACATGAAGCCAGTAGAGCGAAGCTGGCAGATCACACCAACAGAGTCCGATTCTGACTTGATATTGTATCATTATCAGTTCGTGTCCGAAGAGGAATGGCAATATAAGTGTAAGAACCGTAAGAGTCCTGGTGCAAAGAACTTCTTGAAGGATTTTCCGACTAAATATAGAGATCTGTACAATTATAAATCAGAAATTGATACAAGAATTTTGAATTTATGGAAATCCAATAGTAATTTTTAGATTTAGAGTAAATATGTCAGAAAGCGTACAATTTAGATCTGTTTCACAATTGAATAAGACGATACTATCATCGATCTCTAAATTTCCAAAAGATATTGACCTTATTGTAGGTGTACCTCGAAGCGGAATGCTACCAGCAAACCTATTAGCACTATATATGAATAAGCCATATACTGACATAGAGTCGTTTCTTGAAGGAAAGGTATATGCCTGTGGATATAGAGGAAATTATATTAAAGATCACAAGATCCGAAAGGTACTGGTGATAGACGATAGCGTATCAAGTGGCAGCGCAATTGGAAAAGCGAAAGCTAAATTGAAAGGAATTCCGTATAATTTTCTATTCGCTGCAGTGTATGTTAGAAGCACAAGTAAAAGTGAAGTAGATATATTCTGCGAAGTTATAGATGGTCTTAGAGTATTTGAATGGAACTTGTTCCATCATGAAATGATATTATCTCGATCTTGCATGGATATAGATGGTGTACTTTGTCGTGATCCTTATCCAGAAGAGAATGATGACGGTGCTAATTATATCAAATTTTTATCTACAGTAGAGCCCAGATTTATTCCTACTGTTAAAATAAACACACTAGTAACTTGCAGATTAGAGAAATATCGTAAAGAGACAGAGAACTGGCTGAATAAAAATGATATAAAATATGACAGATTAGTCATGTTAAATATGAGTAGTGCTTATGAGAGGAGAATCTGGGGAAAATATGGAGAATATAAGGCCGAGATATATAAAGATCCATATTATATTTTCTTTATTGAGAGTTCTCTGAGAGAAGCGAGAATTATACGAGACAACACCGGAAAGTCAGTCTTCTGCACTGAGACTATGAGCATCGTGTAATAGGCTAGTAGATCCAGTCTCCGTGATCGAAGTCGTAGTTGTTCATCAGCTGCTCTTCTTGCGCTTGCTCTTCCTGAGCTCGCATCTGCTCTTCGTTCTCATAATCTCTGAGAATCTCAGCTGCATCTTCGACGTCTTTCTCGTCACTGTACAAGTCGTTTATCAACTTGGTCCAGCACTCCCAGTCAACCCAGTCGACGGTATTGTAGCCGAGCTTCTTCAATTCGATCTTGATCTGCTCTCTATAGTAGTCGACTGACGGATAGTCGAGTTCAAAGCCACTATGTCCAGCCGCATTGCAGACATAGTGGTTTTCTCTCAACAGACGTAGTGCTTGATCTAGCTGAATCTTACTTTCCTGTACGGTTTGAGTCGTATGCGTCTTTTATTACTTGTTTTAACGTTTCCAAGTTACAAGGTCTTCCGTCCAATTCACACGTTCTTTGTGCATATTCATATACAGAAGCCATTATTTGACGCATGATCTCTATTTCGTCGTATTTAAAATACTTTGAAGTTTTTCCTGAGAAGTATTTTTCGATCTCTAGCCAGATAGAATGAATGAAGGTATCTGCGAGCTTGCTCTTCTCTTTTAGCGTATCTTCCTCTACAGTGAGGCCAGCGCTCTCGAGGATCTCTTTCGATTGTTCAAATGTCATCTTCATATTTTATTTATCTCCTTACCATAGTCTGAATCGGCTTCTTCTGCCAGATGTCTTCTCGCCGCCGAGGTACTTCGACTTCCACTCGTTCACGACGCCTCGATCTAGCAGATCGTCGAGATAGCTTCCCTTCCATGCGCTGCTTCCAGGATGCGAGACTGGAGTGAGCTTCTCTTTCGCGAGCTTCTCTGGATCGAACTCGTACTCGACCCACTTTCCCTTCTTGATTCCAGCTTCGATGTCTTTCTTGAGCTCTTGGAATCCGCTGTCTGTGATGTAGTAGAAGTACTTGTGTCTTCCCCCACCAGGCTCGCAGAGAACGATGTGGTTTCCCTTCGTGGCTTCGATGGCTGCGCCCTTCTCTTCTCCAGTATCTTCTAGCTCGTCAGTCTGTCCGAACTTCGTCAGCTTCAGATACGGGTACTCGCTCATCAGCTCTTCGCACTTCTGGAGCCAGATGCCGTGATGTCCATCCTTGCCCATCGGACGTGTCAGAGCGTTCCACCACTTTCGGCTTCTCGCCTGGCCGTAGATGTTAGCTGATCTGATGTCAGACTCTCCAAGCTGCTGGTAAGCCCACTGATGGACCATCTCGTGGACCATTGTGTTTCTGAAAGTATGGTAGTTCTCGACCTTCTCGTTTACGCGTATAGTCGAACAGAAGAGCTTGTTCTCATACGCGTCGAAGTCGTGAGTGCACTGTCCGAGAGATCCTTTTCCGCTCTTCGGCATGAAGAACTTCGGCTCTCTCAGCTCTCCTCCGAAGTACTTCTCGTTGAAGTTTCTCCACTGAACTCTCAAGAACCCGCTAGAGATGTCGACTGGAGCTGCTGGATCGATCTCTCTCGGCGCTCTCGGCTTCTCTTCGTCGTTAGCTGGAGCTGGACTGGAGCTGCTAGTCTGTTCTTTGCGCTTCTCTCTTCTCGCCTTTGCACGAAGTCTCTTAGCTTCTCTCTGTAGGGTTTACGATTCTCTTGAAAATACGTATATTATAGGCGTAACTTCAACAAGGACACCAACAACTATGAAAATCAAGAACTTTCAGTTCTGTCTCTCCAACTGCTGCGGCAACGACTTACACAACAACGCCGACGACTGGAAACAGAAAGTTAAGGTAGACAGAAATCATCCATACGTCGCCGAGAAGGAGATCGACAAGAAGATCAACCGTTGGATCGAAAAGAACAACGCGATCGTCAAGGACATCAAGGTTACGACTTACACCGTAGATCGTCACAATAACGGTTACGACGACGTTGTGATCGCTATCTACACGCTCATGTATGATCTTCCAGAAGGCGTCGAAACTACCGAACCCAAGAAGGAGGAAGCATAATGTCCACCAAAGAGATAAAGATCGAAAAGATCGTATGCGACATCTGCGACAAGGAAATGACACAGTACGAAGTCGCAGAACTCGCTCGTGACCTTGAAACTCCGTATGCTTACTTCATGGATCAGGTGAGCCACGTGAGGATCCGCTTCAGTGATCTGTGCGCTCCCTACCAGAAGGCAGTCGAACGTCCTGATCTCTGCCGAAACTGCATGGCCAAGGTTCTAGCCAAGGCACTATACAACGTAACGAACTTCAAGGTAGACGCTGAGTGTGCAACTCGCGATTACATTGAGGAAAACTCAAAAAACGCGCAAGCGTAGAAGTAAAATAGAGATGTAACAAATAGAAAATGCTGTGAGTTGATCACAGCATTTTTGTTGTCGAATTTGTAATCAAACGCTAGCTGAAGGACTTTAGCAGTCCGATCTCTTTAGTCAGCGCCTTAGCTTCGTCGTCGATCAGCGTAGTGATCTCGGACTCTTCCTTGAAGACCTTAGCAGTAGCCTGAATCTCGTCGATGAACTCTTCGATCTCGTCGATAGCGTCCTGGACGTCGAACTCTCCGTCCCCGCCAAGCTCTCTCGTATTGGCCTTCACCTGGAACTTCTTTCCAGAAGCCAAGCAGATCTCCACGAGCTCATCTGCGAAGTCTCTGAGCGACTCGTAGACTTCCTGTAGATGGGTGTGATGGAAACCACTCTTGCATGTCCAGTGCCATAGATGAACTTGGTCAGCGAAGAACAGCGACTCGAGTGCGAGCGAGTAGAGTTCTTCTACGTTCACCTGTTCAAGGTAGCTCTCGTTGATAGCTTTCTTTCCAGATTCCTTGAGAATCTCCATTGCCTCTGAAACTGTCATTTTCTCTTTCATATCTTCCCTCTTGTACTCTCTTAATTTAGTCTTGAGTGGGCCGAGATCGTCCACGAAGAACTGTGTCTCTTGCAACTTTGACGGATAGCCGTAGTAGTGAACGGCATTGATCTTGTACTTATAGCTGAAGTCTCTTACGAATCCGAGCTCGTTGGGCTTATTATCACCGACGTGATTGACTTCCTCCCAAGAGCAGAGATTGACTGGGTCGACTCCACGAATTGCCCAGCCTAGACAAGTTAGCTCGAAACCGTCTCCGAATAGCTTGTTGGATGCGTGAACTGCAGCGACTCCGCCGTTTCCCATGCCGTCAACGAGTTTCCGAGCAGATTTGAGTGCTGAATCTACCAAGCTCATATTAGTCTCCAGACCAGTTGCGTCCCTTGTAGTTTGCAATATCTCTTGCGATGTCTTCTGCGTTAGCCTTCTCAGAACCGATCTGATCTTCGACGTCCTCAGGATGGCTCTTCAAGAAGTCGTGAATCTCTTTGAGAACTTCTACCGATGCAGTGACTGGCCAGTTCTTGACTCTGTGATCTCCAGCAGTCCAGTTAGGAATCTCTGGCGCGTTCTCACGATGTCCAAGAGTGCTGTAGCCGAGCTCGACCCAGCCGTGCGGATAGAGTCCATCGATAGACGGTCTCTTGCCAGTGTCTAGGTCTCCGTGAGTCCAAGCGATGTCGAAACGGATAGTCTTCGGATCGAAGTCCTTGTATGCGATGACAGTGCGATAGCCGTCTGACTCGATCAGCTCCATGTCTGCGCCCTTGACGAGATCTGATTCGAACTGCTCTCTGTTAGCCTTGTTAGCAGCCTTGAAGTCTTCGATCTGCTTATGGAACTCTTCACGCTTGTCGGTGATTCCAACTCTGTCCTTGAACTCCTCATCAGACATGTCGGATCCAGTGAATGCTCCATAGTTTCTCAACTGCTTGACTGCGTAGTCGATCGCTCTACCCGGATGATCGTAGAAGTTCTCGTCATCTAGGAATGTCTGAATCTCACGCTTTGCATCGTTTATGTGTTTGATCTGAGATCTCTTCAGATTCTCTCGATCGACTTTCAAGACTCCGAATAGATCAATGTAGCTCTCCAAGATGACTTTTGAGCCCATGCTCTCTAGAAGTTCTTTTGCTTTAGTGAATTCCATAAATTTCCTCAATAATCAGTTTATTTATAGCATGATCGGTTTACGAAATATAGAAACTTTCGTATATTTTGATTACAAACTAGGCAAAAGGAGTAAATATGAAGATTTTCAAAGTGCTTCTATCGGATTCTGACTATGATGACTTCATCAGCGCTGTCATGGTCGCAAAGGACGAAGATACGATTCGTGAACACGAAGATGAGTTCCATCAGGGATTCCTTCCGTGGGACGAGACAAAGAAAGCTAAGATGCCGATCGTGGGCGTTGCGTTCCGCATGAACTCGTATCAGGGATTCAAGTCAATCGAAGAGATCGGAACTTACACTGGAAAAGAACTGCCGAAGGGAAAGAAGATCGGCGTGATCCTCGCTAACACAAGGAAGGCGTAGGGTAAGACCCACCGATTGCAAATGTAATAAATAAATAACATTTCATGGACGCTAAAAATAGTTATATTTTTGAGTAAACATTCTAAACTATAAGTATAGTCAAGAAACCATTTTATGGAAGCAGTAAGAAGCGAAGATACAAAGGCAAAGATTAAGGCGAGCATGGCAGAGACTCATGCCCGTCGTAAGACGCAGATATGCCGAGTGTTCGAGCTGAAGGTTTCCATAAGGCACAATCCGAAGGAAACATTCCAGAAGCTGTCCCAGTGCTTCAAGGAAGCGAAGTGGGTAATCAACGATATGTTGTCATTGTCGAAGGACAATCCAGATAACAGTATATTCGACTACAAGTACACCGAACACAAGGATGTAGTCCACTACGACAAGGGCAAGAACCCGATAACGGATACGGTCACATTACCATCGGTGCTTCATCGTGCTACTGTAGCACAGAAGAAGACGGATATTGTCAACCTTGCCAAGGCGAAAGCCAAGGGGATGAAGGTCGGCGCGTTGAAGTTCAAGAGCGAAGTGAACTGCATTCCCATCATTACAGGTTTCACGAGGATTTTGGATGCAAGCCATATCACCATTCCTGGCTTCAGGAAATTGAAGGTGAACGGCTTGCATCAGATAGAGTTTGAGGAATACGAGATAGCAGATGCCAAGCTAATCCGCAAGGCGTCCGGCTACTATGTAAAACTCACGACTATGTTGCCGAAGGAGCAGAGAAACCGCACTCGAAAGAATGTCGGTCTGGACTTCGGCATCAAGAATACGATAACGACATCGGACAACAAGACCTACGATTGCAAAGTGCAAGAAACCGAGTACCTAAAGTACCTGAGCAAGATGCTCAACAGGCACAAGAAAGAGAAGGACTCCAAGCGGCGGTGGAACTGTAGGAAGCAGCTTGCCCGTGAGCATGAACATGTTGCGAATATCCGCAAGGACATCTGCAACAAAATCTATCACGACCTTGTGTCTAATTATGATGTCATCTACATACAGGACGAACAGATTAAGAACTGGAGCCAGACTTGGTTTGGTAAGCAAGTTCAGCATTCGTGTATGGGTGCTCTCAAGCAGAAAATCAAGATGCTTGTTAAGACAGACCGTGCATTCGTGCTGTCAAAGTGGTTACCGACTACCAAGATGTGCCCAGTTTGCGGTGCTGTAAATACCATTGGCTTGGATGAACGCACATATCACTGCGATTGCGGCTATACTAAGCCGAGGGATTGGCATTCCGCCTGTAATGTACTCTTGTTTGGCACGACTAAACGTGCTGAGTGCGTGGAACACGCCTCCGCTGAGGTAGCCGCCTCTATGCCTCCCGGTTTTACTGGGTTAGCACAAGTGGCTCCGTTGAAGCGAAAACTAGAAGCTCACAGCCTAAAGGCGGTGAACAGTTCACACAAGGAAGGCATAATGACTTACGAAGAGGCAAAGCAGACTGCGCTTGACGCTATGACCGACTATCCAGACCAGATCAAGGTCACTAACTATGTCGGTGGAAAAGAGGAATTCACGGCAATCGCTTACTCGAAGCTCAACGACGAAGAGCAGCGCATAAGAGCAAATGGCGGATTCCGCTGGGACATGATCATCAACTCGACTACGATCGAATATCGTCAGTACTATGAAGACATCCGCATGAAGCTCGTAAAGGCGGCACCGAAGGAAGTCTCTATCAAGTCTGTAGAACGCGGGGAACTGTATGAGTTCCTTGGACAGCAGGTCGAGTACGCAAACCTAGTGAGAGATAAGCGTAAGAGATAGGTTATGCAGAGAAAGTACTTCTTTATTCACAAAGATCCGAAAGGCGAGGCGTTCGTAGAGCAGTTCGATAGCTATGGAGCTGCTGAGGACGAATGGAAAGAGACCGTAAGCGCGAAATTAGCTATTCGACATCGTGTAAGATCATCCGAGATAACTCCAATCACGGAAGGCATAATTCCTGAAGGCTTTATCATCAGCGATGAAGGCGATATAGAAGAGGCATAATTATGGGAAGTTTAACTGACGAAGTATTAGATGAGTACTACAGAGATCGAGAGATCATCAGAAGCTATCAACCCGATCAGAGTGTAAAGTACAGAATCAAACATCTTGTGCCTGATCGGCATCTGGATCTTCTAACAGTCAAGAAAATCAAGAAAATCTCAATCCAAAGGGTTTAGATTTCTCATAGTTTTACCTATATTTGTTATACAAACTTAAAACAAGGACCAAAACTATGACCAATCTCGACCGCTCCCAGCACCCGACCCTCAACGACAATCTCGACTTCCGCAAGGATCTCGCAAAGCTTCTCAAGAAGTACAACGCTGAGATCGTATCCGAACACGACGAAGATCTCTGCTTCATCATCAAGGGAGTCGGATGCTATCCGCTCAACGAGAAGGGCGCTAACTGCGCTAACGCCGACAACATCAACGGCTTAGAAGAGAAGCCGAAGCGTGAAAGGAAGCGCAAGGTCAAGAATCCGCTACGCCGCTGGATCTATGAATACAACCGCTACAACCCGCAGCTCGGCTGCTCTGTCCGCACTGACGAAGTCTACGCTAAGACTCAGAAGGAAGCAGAACGCACGGCTATCCGTCACTGCGACGACTACACGACTTACGGCTCTCTGTCCTTCAAGAAGCTCATCAAGGTCTCTGAACCGATCGTCTTAGATCTCGACGTGAAAGTCCGCGATCGTCACTACGACGATCTGCGAAAGACTTACCAGGAATATCAGGACGCATATCCAAAGCAGCATTCCGAAGGCTGGGACAAGCTCACCGACATCGCATAACACGTAACGATAAATTTACAAAACCTCAGGATCTGATCCTGAGGTTTTTCTGTTGCGAAGCGGAGCTGAGCTTTCTTTTGCTACATCCAGAGCCCAGAGACAATGAGCCTATTCAGGAATCTCACTGTCTCTGACCTCTGAAGAACGTCTTTTGCTGACTCCTTCGCCCGTCGACTTATGAGTAGACTCACCCTGAAGCTTATGGATCGGTCATCCTGTATTCCAGCTACATCTTCAGGCGCTAATGGCGGCTGTGTGCACGAATAGCTACAATCGTGCTTCGATACTCCATGTTCGTTCATTCGTGCGAGAGGAGTTCCATCGCGAACGGCGCACGCTTACCGACAGCATCATTGAGTTGTGCTTCGTTCCAGCGCTACGGCTTAAAATGTCGGACTAAAAATTACTAAAAATGGAAGACTGCTATTTACAAACAGACAGGATTTTCATATATTTGAAGCGTAACCTTCAACAAGAGGACCAACTAATGAAAATCAACACTAACCGCTTCCAGTCTTCTGCGCTCAACTGCGCTATGGATCTCTGCAAGAGAATCCGCGACTACGGTCACGAAGCTTACATCGTCGGCGGCTCGGTGAGAGACATGGTTCGCGTCGAGCTCGGCCAGACTAACGTCTTGGATCTGCACGACGTGGACATAGCGACTAACATGCCAATCGACGCGCTCAAGAAGAACTTCCGCACTGAGTCTAACAACGGCGAAGCTCACGGAACTATCTTGGTCTTCAACATCTACGGCTATCCGTTCGAAGTGACTCAGTTCCGTACTGACGGCGACTACTCTGACGGTCGTCATCCAGACACTGTGGCTTTCACGAGAGACTTCAAGGAAGACGCTGCCCGTCGTGACTTCACGATCAACGCTATGGGCATGGATGGCGAAGGAAACATCATCGATCCTTTCGACGGCATTCACGACATCGAAGATCACGTTCTGCGTGCTGTCGGTGATCCCGACAAGCGATTCAAGGAAGACTCTCTCCGGATTCTCCGTGGCGCACGTTTCGCTGTCAACTTCGGGTACGAGATCGAGCCCGACACGTACAAGGCTATGAAGGACAACGCTGCTCTGACTAAGGGTCTCTCTAACGAGAGAATCCGCAAAGAGATCTCTGCTGTCAAGAACAAAGAGTGCGGATTCCAGCTGTTCCTCAACATTCTGAGCAAGACTGGAATCACGGACGTCTGCCCCATGTTCGAATGGATCGATCTGCACGCTCTTCATGTCGCAGCGCTCAGGGCTCCCTCTTTCGGCAAGACTTCTGTCTTCGTGATGATGACTATGTTCAGTCAGCAGTGGGATCGTCAGGCAGAGCTCTGCCTGCTCACGAGAGAAGAGAAGAAGCAGCTGAAGTGGTATAAGAGATTCTTGTCCAATCGAGAGGAACTGATGAGCTGGACCGAGATGGTTCAGTTCGTCAAGGGAGACTGGGAAACTTTCATCAGCATTCTCGATCAGCGTGAACTTCCCGACTGGGCTATGAGGATTCCCGAAGCTCTGCAGCTCGCTAAGATCGAGATCGACCAGACTGCAATCTCTGACCGTCTCAAGGCAGAGGGCTATGAGCCTGGTCCCGTCTTCGGCGACATTCTCCGTGGCGAGATCGAAAAGATCTACCAAGATGCTGTAGACAGAATGTAAACAACTTATTAACAAAGTTGGTTTGGACACAAAAAGAGACGGTTTCTCGCCGTCTCTTTTCTATTAAGCTTCATCGTCTTCAAGAGCACGAATATGTTCTGCTGTCTCTTCTGGAGTGAAACCCTCGTTGAAATAGAAAGCGATCGTCTTGCGGTAGTATCTGTCTACTAGACTGTCTGTGTAAGATTCTCCAAAGTCCATCCTGATGAGCTCATCCTTGACCATGTCGATGTAGTCACTCATCGATGCGACCTTTCCAGACTCTTTGATGATCTCAAGCGCTTCTTTGACGGACATGGGCTCTTTAGTGTCGAGCAGATGTCTGGAGATCGAATCTACGATCTGAGACGGCGCCTGCTTTCCGTCATTGACGAGCTCCATGATGTCGAAGCCTCTAGCTTTGACTACGCCCTTCGGATCCATCTTCTTTTTCTCGGCGATGCTCATGATGCAGTGATCGAAGTGAGCCTTCTTGATGTTGTCCATAGACTTGATGAGATCTACTGCGTTCTTGCGCTTAGACTGCGGTGCGCTGTTGATGATCTCGGTAGCGTAGTTCTCGAAAGCTTCCGTCACTGGAGCTCTATAGCGTCTGAACTCGTCTCTGACAGCAGAAGCGCAGTCGTAGGCGTTCATCTTGTCAGCGTAGAAGTCTCGGATCCAGTCTTCTGCCTTCTTCATCTTGTCTTCGTCGATGACGATTCCGATCGAGGCAAGCGCGTCTAGAACCTTTCTCTTGTATCTGTCGTAGCCGTTTCCGAAGAAACCTTCGTTGATGCACTCTGATAATCTTAGCATAATATCACTCAATTTCAATTTAGTTTATTTATACCGTTTACAAATTCTCTGGAAATACCTATATTGTTTATGTCAAACTTCACAAAAGGACCAGAACTATGACAAAATTCCAACGTGAACTCGAAGAACTCATCAAGCTTCGCTATAATTCCGACACTGAAGTCGCACACGTAAGAGCTGACAATCTGCTGTGCGACATTCTCGAACAACTCGGCGAAGATTCGATCGTAAAGGCGTTCCACGACATCAAGAAGTGGTACGCATAGCTCTATAAATATCCTATAAAGAGGAATTTCTATGAGCGAATTTGATGAGGCTAAGAAGCTGCTCGAGTCGACTGGTCATCTAGTTGTCGAGAAGCGCGAGAAGAAGACCTTCGACACTTTCATGACATACCTGATGAATCAGAACGGCAAGTGCTCTGCTGACGGCGGAGACCACACGTTCTACTGTCTCAAGCTTAACGACGAGAACTTCAGCTTCGATGCTTACCAAGAGTTCAAGAAGCAGATCGAAGCAGAGGGACTCTATGACAGCTCATGGGTCGCTGGAATCATCCCGAACAAGGAGCTCGAGAGAACTGGCGGAAAGGTTCCAGTCAGCTGGCTTCCGATCTTCGGTAGAAGAGACAAGTACGAGACTAAGTGGCTTCAGAACGAAAGTCCTTCTAGCGCTGTGTCAGAAGTTCTCGCAGATCGCAGAATGGGTCTCAAGAAGCGAATTGACTACTTCGCGATTCCTGCAGAAGAGCAGCTGAGTCTGAACGAACTGAAGGAAGAGCTAGAGAAACTGGGACTTCCATGCCGCATCAGAAGCAACCGCAAGGGCGACTACTTGGAGACTAATCTGGAGTTCTCTCAAGAAGCATGCAAGAAGTGGAACGACATTCCTATCTCTAGCGGCCACAGGATCGTATCGCTCATCCGCAACAAGTTCGTCATAAACAAGCACAAGTTCAACTCCGTCCAGAAGGTCGTCGAGTACTTCAAGGAGAACAAGGGTCTCTACGAGCTCGCTGAAGCTAACGAGATTATCAAGAAGTCTGGAAAGAAGCTCGTCAAGGAATCTGGAGCTGACTATCACTTCGAGAAGATGATGAAGATCACAGAGATTCTCTATGACAACATCGAAGATCTGAGATACGACGACGCGCGTGACATCGCTGAGTACGTCTCCGAGAAGATGGAATCACAGGATGTTGATCAGGAGTACGTAGCTGAGACGCTGGAGCAGATGCTCGATGACTGCGGCATCCGTATCCATTTCGATCTGGCTTCTAGACTCGCTAGCAAGATCCTAGGTTTATAAAAGTTTACAAGTCCAGCGGTTTTACAGAATCGCTGGAATTTTTGTAGATTTACTATGGAAGGCATAATATGAAACCTACATTCAAAGTACTATACGAGAACTTCAACGGGAACACTATCGAGTTCCAGAACTGGTTCGACTTCGGACAGTGGTCTGTCATCAAGAGAGAGCTGTCTAAGACGATCAAGAAGCTGAGGAAATGCGAAAAGCTCTACGCTTACAAGATCGGATTCGACGAGATTCAGCCAGAGCTGAGAAAGTTCTTCAAAGAAGAGCTGACCTGGAGTATCGAGTTCAAGAGATGCAAGAACATGGACGAGCTGATCAAGTACACTGTCGAAAAGCAGCTTGACCGTCAGTGCATGTACTACTTCTGGGCTAAGTGCGAGTATGAAGTGATCGTATCGGCTTGGCCTCCTAAAGATGGCTCAGATCGAAAGATCGACATCTACACTCAGCTCAAAGAGAACTGGGACATATTCAAAGAACTCGTATTTAGAGAGTTGAAGCTCAAATGACCGTAGAAGAGAAGACTCAATTTGACAAGCTAACTGACACGTCGTATCTCTTCAGGTTGATCTTCGCAAATGCTGGATTCGATCTAGCGTGCATCCATCTGAACGGCGTAAACTGCTGGCACTTGTACTACAAGACTGCCATCGTCGGCGCTATCACGACACGCTTATGGGAATCAGAGGAAGACAGCTGCACTTACACGAACATGCGTCTGTACAAGTACTTCACTGACAAGTTCCCGAAGGCTAGAGACTTCTTGATGTCTGAGTTCTTCGAGATGAACGGACAGAAGAGAGTCAGGTTCGACTTTGATAAATTCAAAGACTACACAGACCAGATCACAAAGTGCGCTGAGAGTCTAGTGAAGCACGACGAAGACGAGGATGAGCCAGACACTCTGGAAGACTCGATCGTAAGACTTAAAGACTTCTGTGATGAGTTTGACGACAAGTTCTCTAACAACACTCTGTTCAAGGATGTTAGAGCGCTGCTGAGAGAAAACAAGAGATTGAACGAACTTATAAAGGAAAAAGAACATGACGAGAAACGAACAGATCCAGAAGAGAGAGGAACTTGTAGCTGAGCAGAGGAAGATCAACCTCGCAGTCAAGATTCTCAAGTCGGAGAGCATTCCGATGAACGACGGCGTGAAGTATGCCCTGATCCAGTACCAGGAACGCCTCAAGAAGATCGACCATGAGATCCGAGTTCTGGCTGAAGCCAAAGTCGAAGAGTATGACGGCAAGACTGAGCCAGGAGCATGGACCATCGAATGGGACTTCGAAGGAGAGAAGGCATATCCGACGAATCACAAGCTTCTCTTCAGCAACAAGTGCACTCAGGATGATGTTCTGAAGTGGAACGACATGAACGACGCTAAGAGCTTCGCTGCTTGGTACGCTGGCAAGTACGCTTGGAGGATCGTTCCAGTCGATAAGCTTCCGAGGGAATAATGAGATACTTCGTCGTAAGCGACATCCACACAGATCTGTGGTTTCCTATGGCAGTCGATAGAAAGCGCTGGGAATGCTATGATCCGCACGAGAGCGTAATTCAAGAGACGCTCGACTACATCTGGAAGCTCAGAGAGTACCCGACAGATGTTGACGGAATCATCGTCCCTGGCGACATCACGAACGACTACCAGTCAACATGCTATACGATCAAGTGGCTGTCTGAGAAGTACAAGAAGGTCTACATCGTCATCGGCAATCACGACATGACTGTTCGCGGAAACGCTACGCCGAGTAGGAGCAACCTGCCATTCAAGTCGAGCCAAGAGAAAGTCGACGCTTTGGTAGAGTATGGCAATGGACTCGGAAACGTGAGAGTGCTAGACAAGATGCTCTATGACGACATCGCTGGCACTATGGGTTTTCCGGACTTCAAGTGCTGCTGTCCAGACACAGCGTGGGCAGAGAGAACGAAGCTGTACTGGAAGAGATCATGGTATGACGGAAAGTACTGGAGAGGAAAAGACTTCAACGCAGACGCGTTGTGGGAAGCTGAGAGCAGCAGAATGAGAACGCTGTGTCTCATGCAGCCGAAAGTCATGGTCACTCACTTTACGCCGATCCAGCTTGGGATCTCGTTCGACTTCAGGAACGACCCTCTAAACGCAGTCTTCTACTTCGACGCTAGAGAATTCCTCGAGATCTTCGATCATGACGCCTATTGGCTGTGCGGACACGTGCATGAGGCCAAAAGGGCGGTATACACGAACGCTAAGGGCTTTAAAATCACGATCCTGTGTAACCCGAACGGCTATCCAGACGACCCTCACACATGGGTCTATGAGCCCGAAACGCACAAAGGACAGCTTCGCGCTCTCAAGTCGTTCGAGTACAACAACGAAGCCTTCATCATCACCCTATAAATATCAATAGAAACCTAAAGTTCGAACACATAGGAGAGTTTCTAAAATGAAAGAACAAGAAGTAACATTGACTGAAGCAGAGCTCAGCGACGTGAAGAACTCCATCGCTACTCTTTGCAAGAAGTACATCGCTGGATCTTTCTTCGACAAGCTCGTTGACTCCAGCGGCATCAAGATCGCTAAGGACATTCTGATGTCCGACCTGAAGGAAATGATCGGCCACGGCACTTCTGCACCAGCTGCTAAGAAGTTCGCTACTGCTATCCTCACGGCTAAGTCCACTCCAGCAGTCGACACGATCTTGGCCAACTACATGCTCAAGGGTGACGGCATGGGCGCTGGAATCGGCTACAACGAGTCCACCGCAGTTCCTGTCAAGTCATTCCAGCAGTTCCTGTCCGAAGCCCGCAAGGCTGAGAAGATCGACGGCAAGCCGTCCCAGGAGATGATCGACGAAGCTATCAAGATCGTTGAGGCAGAGGGCTACAAGGTCAACAAGATCGCTGAGAAGTCTGCAAGTCACGAAGTGATCACTCAGGACCAGATCGACGAAGCTATCGAAGTCGCTAAGAAGCACGGCTATCGCGTCATCACTCACGAGCAGCTCGAAGAGGCTCAGAGGATCGTAGAGGCTAAGGGCTTCAAGGTCGTGAAGGAGAAGGACGAAGACAACGACATCGCTGATCTCGCTAGAGAATATGATGGCGAGAAGCCAGAGGCAAAGGAAGATGTGCTCTTCATCAAGACTTACGACTACGATCCGGACGAAGTCGCTGACTTGATCAACGCTGCTCTAGAAGACAAGTCTGTCCCGACTTATCTCCGCGAGATCTTCAAGGGCGCTCACTGGAGAGACGGTGGAGTCAAGTATGGCGCTCAGACAGGCAAGAACTATGTCTGCATCGATCTCGGCACCTACGAAGAGGCTGACGAGGAAGAGACGATCCAGAATCTCATCAAGCTCGTGGACGCTTACACCGAGAACGCTGTCGGTCTCGAAGCCGAGTACGGCGAAGAGCTGCTCGACAACTACCCGTTCCTCTTCAAGAAGGCTTACATCAGCAGCCTATAAGCTGTTTGTAAACAACTTATTAACAAAAGCTGTCCTAACTGGGCAGCTTTTTTCTTGTGTTGCAGAAAAAAATTGAGATTTTTCTAAAAATAGGGTTTAGATTTCTCAAAGGAATACCTATATTTACTGCGTAAACAAAACTAACCTCCCTCAAAAGGATCAACTATGAATATCTGGGACAACAACATCGAAACCAAGTCTGGTGCAACCTTCAACCTCCACTATCGCGGTCTCAAGAACAAGACCTACAGTGGCTTCCTCCGCAACTCTGAATGGCCGCGCAACTGCGCCATCTCTATCCCGAAGACCGTGGGCATGGCTAAGTTCCAGTCCATCGTCGATCTGGTCATCGACAACGAAACTCAGTTCAACGAAGCTAACACTCTCGGCCGTCCCCGCTACTACGATATTCTCGCTAACGGCGTCGAACATCTCCAGCCCCGCAACAAGATCTTCGATCTTCGCGAAGCCAACCCGGACTTCCACACTTACAAGAACTCCAAGCGCATGTGGTACTACAAGTCCATCGGCGGCAACTTCAACATGAAGTCCATCAAGATCAATCACATGCGTCTCATCGACTCTGTCTCCTTCAACGACTTGATGCCGTATATCAAGAACGAAGAGGTCAAGACGGTCATCCTCGCTCTCCGTCGTCAGAAGTTCGAATTCGAAGCCGAGTTCATCCGCTTCTGTGACCAGCTCATCGACGCTACCGAAGATACTCTCATCAGCGCCTACAACGGCTACATGAAGTCTCTCATCGGCACTCACACCACTCTGATGCGCCACAAGAAGGACGGATCTGAATCTCTCACCTACTACGTCTACGTCGAAGCTGACGCCGACATCATCACCAAGAAGCGTCAGGAATGGCAGGGTCGCGCTGAGATCCCGGCCAACGCCAACGTCAAGGTCGTGGAAGTCAAGATGTTCCCGCAGCAGGCGATCGCCGAAGCTATGGACGACAAGACTCGCCACGACAAGCTGGAAGCCATCAAGGCTTACTTCGAACAGCGCAAGGCTGACAAGAAGGCCGCTAAGAAGGCTGCCAAGGCTGCATAAGCCTTTCCTCCCGCTGCACCCAGACCAGAGGGTGCAGCTTCTTTTTCACCTTAAAAACAGAAAAACTCAAAAATGGCCCAAAACTGCTCTATCTGTGGATTCCTCCTCAAACACTACTTCCGCAAAGCCGATCCGATCACGGAAGGCGTCTGCTGCGACAACTGCTTCAGAACTCGAGTGATTCCCGCTCGTGAAGCCAAGATTCGCGAATGGCGTCGCGAAGAGGCTAATCAGGCGACTGGCTTCATTCCCGTAGCCGAGATGAAAGAGAACTCGACTTGTCCGTCAGGAAAGATCGGCTACAAGAAGAAGGAAGATGCGGAATATGCCCTCCTGATGTGCAACCGCAGCAAGCAGAACGGCTATGAAGACCGCAAAGAGAAGTACGTGTACTTCTGCAAGCTCTGCGGCCAGTTCCATCTCACAAGTCACGACCAGCTTCCTAGTTGGCGTGACCGCAACAAGAAGTCTAACTATCAGCCAGGTCCTCAACGCTACACTCCCGTAGCGCGAAAAGAGGAATGGTAGAGAAATTCTATATTTCACTCAAACCGAGAGGTAACAATGTCATCGCTGAGATGTACACACAAATTCAACAAGCGGCACAAGATAGTCATCGCGATCTGCACGATAGCTGTTCTTTTGCTCAATATCGGCCCTTATATGGTCTTTACAGCTCCAGAGGTAGAAGCGGAACACCGCACGTGCGTCGAGCTCCGTAAGGATCCTTTATGCACCCAAGACGGAGAGCTTCGAGCCTATGAAGTCTCCGAAGATGGAGCTTCGATCACGAAGATCAAGTCTTACAGCACTTGCGCTGAGTACAACGCTAACCCTAAGATGATCGAACAATACGGAGAAACTGCATGGATCTGCTGGGGAATCTTCTTGCTAGTCGAGATCGTAGCTCTGATCGTGTTGATCGTCGGAGGAATCATCACCGCGTTCAAGAAACTACTCGAATGGCTAAACACTGAAGACGAAGAGGAGGAAGCATAATGCGCAAGTTCAAGAAAGTTTTGAGATTCTCTATCAAGTGGATCTGTCAGCCGATCCTCTACATTTTATTGGTCGGAGCTGTCGTTCTCGCTTGCTACAACGTATACAACGAGGGACGCTACTTCGCTCACATGCCAGAGTGCAAGACCGAGAAGGTCATCACCGTCGACGGAAAGACTGACCTCTACGCGATAGTCAAGTTCGACAAGAATCGTGATGACAAGTACTACATCGAGAAGGGAATGAGCTGCCAGGACTTCGACGCCTGGGAAGAGTCGAACAAGCTCAAGAACGTCTTCGGAGTCTCTGGAGTCCTCTACGTGGTGCTCGGAATTCTGTGGATAGTCGGAACGATCGCTGGATTCATCATTGTAGCACTCATCATCGGCATTCCGATCGTCGGCCTGATCTGCTTCCTTAGCGAGCTATGGGACGACAAGGTCAATGGCTGGATCAACGAAGGCGAACCTAACAAGAAGTACAAAGATCAATTCTAAAAGGAGACAAAAATGACTGCAGAAAGTGATGAAAGTATGTTCGACACTCCGAGCTTCGCGTTCGTGGGCTCGAAAGAAGAATATCAGGATCTCAAATCTCAGAATCGGGATGAACCTAAGGAATCTAGGCACATCTTCCGAAAGATCGTCATATCAGCGCTCGTCGGAGCATTAGCTGTCTTTGGCGCATCTAAGATCCTATCTAACCGATAAGTGCAACATGTTGCACAATTTCGCATCAAGTCTACCCGTTCTTGGTGCGAAATTTTTTCTATTGCTAGAATGACTATATTTTAAGCAACCTTATAAGGAATAACTAACATGGCAAGAATCTACGCTAACTGGAAAGACGCATACGGCGAAATCAAGCGCGATGTGTCTGAGAACGGCATCTCCGTTCACACTAAAACCTACCAGAACAAGGACATCGAGAAGAACCCGATGTTCGAGACCAAGGAGATCCAGAACTACTCATGGGTTCTCCAGAACGCTAAGTCCTCCGACATCACTGGCGTTACGCAGCCGTGGGCAGACGCTGAGTTTCTCGAACGTATCGCACCTGAGGACATGAACCCAGGTGAAGCTTGGAAGCTCAGAGCTGAAGTCTGGACTGAGTTCCTGATGAACGGCAAGCAGAGCTACACTTACAACGAGCGCTACCATCGCAACAAGCAGCTAGACAAGATCATCCAGTGTCTCAAGAACGACCCGATGACTCGTCAGGCTTGGCTCTCGATGTGGGATCCGAACGAAGATCCAGACAAGTTCACTGGAGTTGGCCGTTGTCCCTGCACTCTTGGCTATCACTTCTTCTATCGTGGCGGAAAGCTCAACATGCACAACGTGATGCGCTCCTGCGACATCTACACTCACTTCTGCAATGACGTGTACCTCTCTATCCGTCTACTCGAGTACGTAGCAGAGAAAGTCGGCATGAAGGTAGGAAACTTCCAGCAGACTGTGTTCTCGCTCCACGCTTACCGCAAGGACTTCGAAGACACGATCTTCTAATCTGATCTTCCACTAGAAGTTCCGCTCGCAAGGGCGGAATTTTTGTGTTCTATAAATGATTATATTTAACTTCAAAAGAAGGTAAACTTATGAATGTAGTAGTATACGGTTGCGACAATTCAGGCAAGACTTCTTTGGCTAATCATATCGCCGACAAGTTCGGTTTCGAGTACGTCCGATCAAAGGGCGGACCGAAGATGCAGACAAAAGAAGTTCTTGACTATCTAGAAGAAAATCTCAACAACGGCAAGAAGTCCGTGTTCGACAGATTCTCTATCATCGAAGAGTTCACGAACGGCATCGTTCTCCGTGGCGCTGATCGATTTGACGATGAGTACATCGACAAGGATCACTTCCTCTCTCAGATCGACATGTTCATCTACGCATGCCCGTCTATGGACACCGTGAAGAACTTTGGCGATCGCGAGCAGATGGACGGCATCATCGACAACATCGACAAGCTGCGTGATCTGTACACGATCTTCACCGAGAACGAACTCGCTTGCAAGGGCAGACCTCTGTTCATCTTCGACTGGACGAAGGACTCTGACTACAAGAAGTTTGACGGCTGGTTCGAAGCGACTATTGAGAATACCGCGAACGTAAAGAAAATTCTAGATTTTGGAACAGGCGCATTCGCCTAAGAAGACAAGCTTTACTTAACTTTTGAAAGGAAAACTAAAATGAACGTTTCAGACTACAAAGACAACAAAGAGTATGTCAAGTACATGGACCAGGGCATCATCGCTGGCATGTTCAAGATGCAGGACAGCCTCATCGACGCTTACGTGAAGATCGAAGGTGAGAACGATCCGCAGAATCCATACAACATCCACCGCAACTTGGACATCAACAACACCCGCGACCAGCTCATCATCAAGATCCTCTCACAGCGCGTCATGGAAGAGCTCGGCGAGATGAAGATGGCTGAGTCTGAGGGCAACTGGGAACACGTCAAGGAAGAGTTCGAAGACGCTCTGATCTTCGCTACCGAGATGATGATTCTGCTAGGCGTACATCCGGACCAGTTCAACGAAGATGAGATTTTCGAAGACAACTACACGATGACATTCGAGAATCGTCTCTGCGTGTACGAGTACCTCACTTCTGCTACCAACTGCTTGAAGAACAAGAGCTGGAAGAAGGATCAGGTTCTAGTCGACGAGAAGGCATTCTGGCGCCGCATCCTGAAGTTCTACGCGTATCTCTTGATGCTCGGTCAGGCTATCATGAAGTCCAAGATCGACGTGTTCGTGTACTTCTACGCGAAGTGGGCGACTAACAAGTTCCGTCAGATCTCGAACTACTAACCGGTGAGCCTACTAAAAAAATATGGAGAAGGGGTTTACGAAGGTGAACTTCTTTTCTATATTATGATCGTTCCGCCAACGAGAACTGCCAATGGACGAAACTGGTAATGCTGCATGCCCATGAACGATGACCGTCGCGGAACAATATGGCCAGGTCCGTTAACTGGATAAACGAGCGGCCTTCTAAGCCGCACCTCCGGGTTCGACTCCCGGCTTGGTCACTACAAAGAGATAAAGTTGAAAAGGCTGCGATGTACCGCACAGGTGAAGTAAGTGCAACAACACTGATCTCGCTACGGCGCCTTCGTCTAGTGGCCTAGGACACGGCCCTCTCAAGGCTGTAACACCGGTTCGACTCCGGTAGGCGCTGCTATCAAGACTCTCGGGAAACTGAGAGTCTTTTTTCTATAAATAACAAGTACAAATCTAAAGAGGTTTTCAAATGCACGTCAACGTAGACAAGTTCAAGAAAGATCCAGTCCAGTTCCTCATGGCAAATATGATCAACGCTGTATGCGTTGACGCTAAGAAGGCCGGAATCAAAGTAAAGCCGAAGGGAACGAAGGTAGCAGAGGGCGTAGTCCTCAATGATCGATTCACTGTCATCTACAAGGTGAGCGCTATGACCGCTAACAGCGACATCACGTATGTCGTTCAGGATCAGAAGAATCCGAAGGACGTAAAGAAGTTCGACGGCTCTCTGCAGGTCATAGACTACGTCAAGAAGGCAGCTGAGCAGAAGCCCGCACAGCAACAGGGGCAGCAGACGCAACAGTCTCAGCAGCAGCCGCAAACGCAAAAGACTGAGAGCAAAGAGCTAGAGTCTGCACTACAGCTGCTCAAGGAAGCTGGAATCTACGCCGTCAAGTAATGTAAACAAAGTTTTACATCGAAAAGCACAAAAAGTTATCTATATTGTCGTATAAATAAAACGTAACAAGCTGGAAACAGCACTGGACACAAAAATGAAATTGACCGCTATCACATCTTATCAAGGCAAAGCCAACTACAAATTGGCTGTTGCGCCGAATAGCGGACTCGATTTTGAATTGGCCTGCAGAGACAACAACATCGCAGCAAAGCCAATCAGTCCATAGCTGACTTCCATCTGGTATCGAAATTTCAAGAGGAAGTCAGTTCGACTTCCTCTTTTTCTTTTGATACCTACAAGATCGGCTCGTGAAGCAGATCTGCATATTGACAATTCGGCTTTATCTTTATCGGTACGTGGTGGAATAGGGTAGACACGTTCGATTCAAAATCGAATGCCGCAAGGCGTGAAGGTTCGAGTCCTTCCGTACCGACTATGGGGATGCATGTTACCAAGGATGGCGAGCTTGACTTGCAATCAGGCTGTGAAGGGTTCGATTCCCTTCGTCTCCACTACATTGGGTTGTCGGCAAGTCTGGTATGCCACGGCACTGTAATGCCCTAGAAATCGCAGGTTCGAATCCTGCCTTCCCAGCTAATTTCAGCGTGTAGCTCAGCTGGTAGAGCGCACCGTTCGGGGCGGTGAGGTCAGTGGATCGTTCCCACTCACGCTGACTATTTTGAAAAAAACTTCATTTTTGGGGTTTACAAAACGTCGAGAAAAAGCTATAATTACAATGTAAAAGAGATAAACCTTCAACAAGGAAATAAGCTATGCTTTTTCGAATCGTCTTCATCGGCAAAACCAATCACCTCAAAGAACTTCAGGCTGCGGCTAAAGAAGTCAATCCGACTGCCCGCATGACCTGGCTCGGAGTTATCTGCCAAGATGACGCAATCGAAGCTACGGTCAAGGACGTGGATGAGGGCAAGGCTCTCATGAAGCACGTCTACCAGAAGGTCGGCTGCTTCCCGAAGTACTACGCTTACGTGGACGGCGACAGCTTCTGGTCCAACAACTTCAAGACCTTCCTCGGCACTACGGTTCACTCCGACAATTACGAGTACGTGGAACCGGTCACTGAAGAACACTTCGAAGACTTCTTGGAGGACTAACACATGGAATGGGTAAGATCGAAATACGACTACGGCCAGACTCTAGCTGTGATGGCGAACAACGACGATGGCAGTCCTTACGGCGTCGCTACCGTCTATCTGCAAGGGCAGAGCGAAAAGCTCCCCAAAGACTGCGCTTTCGTTGACGACAACAACTGGCCCGACATCGTGAAAGTTCTCACGGAAGACGGCGTAGCTGAAGAACTCGACGAAGTCTGCGGCTTCTCTGGCTTCTGCACCTATCCCGCGATGAAGTTCGATCTCAAGAAGATTCGATCTCGCGTCTAAGAAACACATACGCCAGTAGCCGGGTCGGACTTCTAATCCGTTAGCCGTAACTGGAGCTGCAAATGCGGGTTCGAAGCCCGCCTGGCGTACTATGAGCGAACGGCAATGAGCTCACATGATACCCCGAACGAGCTCACACCAAACTGCCGTTCATCGTACAAGGTCTGTCTGCATCCCTTGGATAAAGAAGCAGAACTCGTGGGTGTAACTCAGTTGGTAGAGTACTAAATTTTAATCTTCGAGTCGTGGGTTCGAACCCCGCCACCCGCACTATAAATACAACACTAAAAACTTGGAGATCTTATGAAACCGAAGGAAAAGAAAGAACGAGTCGAAGAGACGATGGAACAGAAGAACGCTCGCTGGGCTAAGCAGTCAAAGAAGGCTCTGAGCTTCGCTAAGCAGGCAGGCATCGATCTCGGAAAGGTCAAGAAGGAACGAAACAAGATCGAAGCTGAGAAGCGCCAGCTCAAGTTACAACGCCAGTTCTTCTAAGAATCTGGCCGAGTGGCGGAACGGAAGACGCAGTGAACTTAAAATTCATGGAGGGCAACCTCGTGAGAGTTCGAGTCTCTCCTCGGCTACTATCTTGGGCAGTCGCCAAGTCTGGTCAAGGCGGTGGCCTTTGAAGCCACTAGAGAGGAAGTTCCTCCGTCGCTGGTTCGAATCCAGCCTGCTCAACTATAAATAAACAAACACAACAAGGATAAAGACATGTTCAATTCTAGCAAGTGCGACTCTCTCCGCGAACAACTCAATCCGGTGCTCAAGGACTGGGCAAAGGAGAACAACCTCCGTCTCAACGGAATCTCATTCAAGTACAGCGACTACGAAGCTAAGTGCATTCTAGAGCTGGCAGAAGTAGACGCCTCGGGAGACGCAAAGATTCCAGGCTATGTTCTTGATCAGCTCAAGGATATGCTCAAGGGAACTTCGCTAGAAGGTCAGAGTCCTATCGGTCATTGGTTCCGCTGCGAAGACGGCACAGAAGCTCAGCTGCTCGGTTACCGTCCATACCGCAAGTTCGAATGGCAGATCAAGTACTACAACAAGCGCCACGTTCTGAAGGATGCCTTCTGCTCTCTGAAGTATCTAAACATGCTCAAGGATCCTATCAGGTAACCTCCATCAAAAAAATTCAAATTTTTTGAAGCGGAGGTATTTACAACTCCGCTTCGTTTTAGTATATTTTGATCAACAACAAAAGATCCAGTCGAGAACCGGATCTGCATATTGAAAAACCGGAAACTTCTTATGGGCCAGTAGTTCAGCTGGTAGAACATCTGCTTAGCAAGCAGAGGGTCATGGGTTCGAACCCCATCTGTGTCCACTAAATGGCCGATCACACTGGCGATAGAAAATGAACTGTGGTAAGAACAGAGGCTCTACGCTCTGGAGGTTGCATACTCTGGACGTGGACTACAAAGTGCATCCGATCGTCGCGGATATATTTTCTTTCAGTATAGGAGATTCGCAAGTCAGGAACTTTCATGCAAGAATTAGTACTGGCGTCATCGGGCATTAGCTCAGTCTGGTAGAGCGGATGCTTTGGGAGCACCAGGTCGCAGGTTCGAATCCTGCATGCCCGACTAACGATCAACATTGTGCAAGGCATAGCTTAGATGTCTATAAAAAGAGCACGGTTCGACACTTTGGTCGATTTAAGCATTAGCGCCGTAGATGTGAGAAGGAGACCAACCTCACTGCCATACTGCACGATTTGATCTAGGACCCGAGCGTAAGACTAGAGGACGCTCTGGAAAGAAACTCGGGTCCGGTACTCTTATTCGCTGGAATAGCTCAGCTGGTAGAGCAGCTGCTTCGTAAGCAGACGATCGGCAGTTCGAGCCTGTCTTCCAGCGCTGTGTTTAACTGATAACGCATATCGTTCAATGGAAGAACGGGCGGTCGAAAGCCGCTGGCTGCGAGTTCGAGTCTCGCATGCGCTAACTGAAAGCCAATAAGACGCGTTGAGGTGAGTAGGGTCAGTTTGAATTTTAGAGGTAGTTACAGCAACTCTCAAATGTCCTGTTAAGACCGATGTTGCGGGTTCGAGATATGAAATGTATAAATAATACATGGATTATAGAAAAGTTTATCTGAAAATAGTATATAGGGCAAAGATAAGAGGAAAACCGGAAGGTTATTATGAAGAACATCATATTCTTCCTAGTTCTTTAGGAGGATCGGATCAACGTGATAACTTAGTTCCTTTGACTGCTAGAGAGCATTTCCTCTGTCATTGGCTATTGGTAAAGATATTCAAGAAGGGAACAGATGAGAGAAGAAAAATGATGTATGCCTTCTGGAGGATGAGAGGACATCCTACAGAAGATAAGAGTCGTTATATGAATTCTAGAGCATACGAAAAGCTTAGAACAGAATTTGCAAAATACGTTTCTGAAAGTATGAAATTGAAACAAAAAGGAAATAAAAATTCACAATACGGAACTAAATGGTATACGAATAGAATCAATGGAGAATGCAAAAAATTCAAAATTTTACCTAATAAGGATTGGGTTCTTGGAAGAAATCTATTTAGAGGAGAAAATAGTATACTCTTTAACAAAAGTAAAATAAGTGCATTTAATAGAGCAAGGGAATTATGGGACTATTTCCATTCTGGAAATTATAAGTCAATTAGAGAATTTGCAAAATTAGAAAACATTCCTCTTTTGCCAGAAATTGTAAGATTATTTAAGTGTTATATACCAAAATATAAAGAATATATTTGTAATTCATCGGCTTTTAGTTCTGATAAATTACTAATAGGAAGATATTATTGAGATGTGTATTTTAACGTCCTTGCAGCCATGCTGTGAGGTAGCTCAACTGGTAGAGCGCGTAAGAAAAACTATCTCGTCTCTGGTGCCGTGGTGAAGTGGCCTAACACATCGGTCTGTCTAACCGACATACGCGAGTTCGAATCTCGCCGGCATCGTTAAAAAGAGGGACAAGAGGCTTCCACCTCCTGATCGAATTCGCCATTCGATCTAACCTCTATAAATAATACGAGGATATGGAAGGATCCTCGTTAAAATAAAGTTAAAAGAGGCTATATGATCTGCGAAAAATGTGGAAAAGAGCATGATGGCTCTTTTGGAAGCGGAAGATTCTGCTCAAGAGCATGCGCTAATAGCAGAATAAGAACAGAAGAACTAAAGAGAAGACTATCAAAACTATTTTCAAAAACTGAAAAGAGATTTTGTAAAGACTGCGGAAAATCTTTAGATAATCGTAATTCGACCGGATTTTGTAAAGATTGCTATAGAAAGCATAGAATGACGGACGAATTAAAAGAGAAGTTAAGAGAGACTTCTAAAGCTGCTGGATGCGGTGGTTATAGAGAAAAATCTGGTACTATTTATTCTGGATGGTATAAAGGCTTTTATTGCAATTCACGTTGGGAATTAGCTTTCGTAATTTATAATTTAGATCACGGAATAGAATTTGAGAGAAATAAAATAGGCTTTGAATATGTAAGCAATGGAGAAATCCATAAATACTATCCTGATTTTAAAATAGGCGATACATATTATGAAATAAAAGGACGTAGAAATAATAGATGGGAGGAAAAATTAAGAACTTTCAAATATCCGTTAATCGTCCTATATAGAAGAGAGATGAAAAAGTATTTAGAGTACGTTTATAAAAAATACGGGACTGAACGAATAGAAATGCTTTATGAAAATAAGGCTGGAGGCTGTGGGTTCGAATCCCATCGGTCCCGCTATGAATTGAAGGAGAGACTCTGGCAATAGTGGAGTCGCCATCCTTGCAAAGGCCGCTACATTGAGCGCTACTTCGCCGTCAATTGGATCCAATGGAAGGGCGCTTACTGGTTGATCAGCAGAAGTCCGTATAGACAAGCGGACGAAGGCTGTGAAGGAGTCAGGGGAGAGCATAGGCATAAGCATCCTGACCAGGCCGCTGGAATCTTGAATTCGATTCTACCATCACATGTGATGGTTCTATCGCGAAAAATAACGGCATAAGCGTGAGTTGGGTAAAGTCTTCGGTCACAAGACTATAAATGACCGGCCGTACAAGGGTAAGCGCCAACGATGGTGAGTTGGGGCGGCCTGTAAAGCCGTTGCCTTCGGGCTTAGTAGGTTCGAATCCTACCTTACCCACTAATCTAAGCGTCTGAATTCAAGGACGTATCTTCGTAGCTCAGCATGGTAGAGCGCAGGCCCATTCGGGGCCTGGTGCGGTGGTTCCAATCCACTCGTCGATCACGTGAAGATGAGGATGCTTAGAGAGGATATCCGATGAACTGTGAACTCGAGATAGCTTTTCACTCATATCCTCAGCGCTCTTATTCCCTGTTAGTTCAGTTGGTAGAACGCGAAATTTGTAATTTCGATGTCGGTCGTTCAAGTCGTCCACAGGGAGCTATAAATAAACAACTTTCTCAAAAAATTCTGAGAAAGAGGGTTTACAAACCCGAAAGAAGTTTCTATATTAGAATCAAACAAAAAAGATCTGGATCGAGAATCCGATCTGCATATTGAAATCTTCGGCTTTATCTTTAATGTCCCATAGCTCAGTTGGTAGAGTAGGTGACTGTTAATCACCCCGTCCCTGGTTCGAGTCCAGGTGGGACAGCTAAAATCTGTGATGTAAGTACGGAGAACCTTTCGAGGTCAGAGCCATTCACAGATTCTTTCGGGCTGTTAGCTCAGTTTTGGTAGAGCGCCAGCTTTGCAAGCTGGATGTCAAGGGTTCGATTCCCTTACGGTCCACTATTATCGCGGGATAGTCTAATGGTAAGATACTGGGCTCATAACCCAGGGACAGATAATGCTTGTGCCAGTCCGACTCTGGCTCCCGCTATAATTTAGAGCAGTGGTTAGCTCATGTTATAAATACTATATGGAATTGGAAATAAAACATATATGTAAATTTTGTAACATGGAGTTTACTACTGGGGCACAATTAGGAACACACATTTCTAAGCAGTGTCTTAAAAATCCGAATAGAGGAATACAAAAGAATTCTAAAATTTGGAAATGTTCAATTTGTGGCAATGATTTTCATTCACGAAGTAGATTACAACAGCATCGCAAAGAAGGACATATTAACGAAATCAAAGGTAAATTCTATGGCTATCATCCAGATTTAAACATACCTTGTCAATTCTGTGGTTTAATTTATAAAAGAGCTTGCGATTTAACAAGACACGAAAAGTTTTGTAAAGAAAATCCGAATAAGCAAATTTGGCAAGGTCATAAAACTTCGGATGAAACTAAAAGGAAATTATCAGATGCAGCTATTAAAAATCTTAGCGGTACACACTGTAATTGGTTAAACAAAAGAAAATCTTATGCTGAAGAGTATTTTGAAACTATATTTACAGATGCCGAAACTCAACATCAAGTTGGCCGATATACTTTAGATTTTGCATGGACTAAATCAAAAATATACATTGAAGTTGATGGAGAACAGCACTATACTAAAGAAGGTATCGAACACGACAAGATCAGAACGGAATTTTTAATAGAAAACGGTTGGATGCTCTTAAAAAGAATTAGATGGTCTGAATTTCAAAAACTTTCTAAAATTGAAAGAGAAAACGAAATTTTCAGATTATTACAGACTATCAAAATTCAAGAAAGTTTTAGCATTTCTGACCGGGACTCTAGTCCCGGTCCCGCTACTAAGCGTAGGATATGTACCGATAGGAAGTTTTAGAGGTTGCGAACTCTATCTCTTCTGACAAGCAGGTAGCTTCGGTCCCGTCGTGGAGACGGTGCAAAAAGTCCCAGATGTCGCAACGTCTGAGATCGCGGTTCGAATCCGCCGTATCTGACACATTTGAAAAAGAGATACAAACAGCAATGATTTCTTACTGTAAGTGGTTCGAATCCATAAGCTGAAAAGCTGCAAGTCTGACGAAAGTCAGATGGGCTATACACAAAGAACGTATCTCGCTTTTGGCGCCATCGAATAACTGGTTCAGTTCACCGGCCTTTCAAGTCGGAAATTCGGGTTCGAGTCCCGATGGCGCTACTAAATTTGAGATAGACACAGCAAGTTTCACCCCTCTGCTCCATCATGCGGTTTCGTGGCGCAAGGCCACTCTATCTCGTATCTTTTAGCTTTCTGAGGTAGCCCTCAGGAGTTTAGGCAGTATCTCACAAACTGCCAGTGGATTTCCCCCCGGTATAGCTCAGTTGGTAGAGCATCTCCTTCATACGGAGAAAGTCGCAGGTTCGATCCCTGCTACCGGAACTATATGCCTCACTAACTCAATTGGTTAGAGTATCTGCCTCTTAAGCAGAGAGTTCAAGGTTCAAGTCCTTGGTGGGGCACTATCTCTCCGGTTAACTCAGCTGGTTCAGAGTGCCATCCTTCCTATAAATAAAATATGGGAAGATATGAGAAAGAGAGAAAACAGAAAAACGCATCTGGTGACTGGTGCTGCAAGTATTGTCCGTTCGTTGGTAGAACGAGACGAGAACTCCAGAAACATCACAAAGATGAACACGGCTTTTCTAAATCTCATCCTTCTTGGAACAAAGGACTAACTAAGGATAATGATCCGAGAGTAAAACAAGCAAGTGAAACTTTTAGCAAAAGGTATTCAGGCGAAAATGCCTTACGCTTGGGATCTAAACATACTGAAGCCACAAAGAAGAAGCTATCTGAAATTCGTAAGAAACAGATAAAAGAAAATGGCGGAATCTGGTGGTCGTCGAGAAGTAAATGTAAAAGATCTTATGCTGAAGAATGGACAAAGAGGTTACTCGAAACGGAGCTTTCTAATTTTCCATTTGTTGAAGAATATCATTTTGGCAAATGGTTCATGGATTTTGCTTGGCCAGAATTAAAGATCTATCTGGAAATTGATGGATCTCAACATGAATGGCCCAGCAGAAAAGCAATGGATGTCGAAAAAGACACTTATTGCAAAGAGAACGGTTGGAAATGTCTGAGATTGACTTGGAAGTACATAATGAGAAATACTTCAGAGGCAATTTCATCAATTAAATCGTTCGTAACTTCGGCTAGCTCAATTGGTTAGAGCGCCGCCCTTACAAGACGGATGTTCTAGGTTCAAGTCCTAGGTCGAAGATAAAAGTTTCAGGTCCGGGGTTCGAATCCCTGATCGGAGACTACTAAAGATCCTAACTGCAAAATTCTTATAACATCCGATTGGTAATCAGACTACGTTAGAAAAATGGATCTTGAAATTTTTTATCGGCATCTAGCTCAATTGGTTAGAGCACTGCTCTGATAAGGCAGAGGTTCTTGGTTCAAGTCCAAGGTTGCCGACTAAGAGGTTCTTACAGCAACTCTAAAATCTTCTTTTTGGTTAAGAAACAAAAGAATCTCGATTATGCCACTCTAGCAAAGATGGTCTATGCAACGGACTGAAAATCCGAGGATCTCCGATCGTTACGGAGGGGTGGCACTATCCTCTGGTGGTGGAATCGCAGACACGCCAGTCTTAGGAACTGGTGCCAGAAATGGCGTGAGGGTTCAAGTCCCTCCTGGAGGACTATAAGATAACAACAGCATCTTCACTATCCCAAAGCTGCAACACTGGTTCGAATCCAGTCATCGGCGTATACCGGTGTCGTCTAGTGGCTCAGGACTCAGCTCAAAAGACGTTATCTTGACTATGCTCCGTTGGTGTAATGGACTCAGCATACGGGCCTACGAAGCCCTTGATCCAAGTTCGAATCTTGGACGGAGTACTAAACAATATGCGCTCATGGGTCGAGCCTGGTCGAAGACCACGGCCTGCAAAGCCGCTGAGAGAAATCTCCACGTTGGTTCAAATCCAACTGAGCGCTTACTATAGTGGGACAACTGGTTCCAGCCAGCTGAGGAACATCTCCAGTTCTTCTAACTGCTATAAATAATATGGTCGCTGGAACGACTATAAAGCTAAAATGGAGAAATAAAAATGATTTGGGTATGCGAACATTGCGGTGCTGAAATCGAATCACGTAGAAAGCTCTATAAGCATAAAAGCGAAGAACATAAGATTAAAAATGGCCAAGCACCTAAATATGATTTAAAATGTAAATACTGCGGTAAAATCAAGCATATTACTCGTGGTGAAATGACTAGACATGAAATGCATTGCGAGAAGAATCCAAATAAGCTGCGATGTAAAGGACATAAAAACACCGAAGCTATATGCAAAAGAATTTCTCTCGGAATGAAAAAAGCACATAGAGAAGGACGCGCAAGTTCATGGATAGGAAGACGAAAACGAAGTTATGCTGAGCAAAGTTGGTTTAACATTTTTACAAATGAGAACGTAAAATTTGAAAATAACTATTATGTAAAACCCTATTGGTTAGATTTTGCATGGCCTGATAAAAAGCTTTATTTTGAAGTTGATGGCAAGACGCATTACACATCAAAAGGAAAATTACATGATGAAGAAAGAACAGAGAATTTAAAGGAGCAAGGATGGACGCTATTAGGACGCTGTAATTGGTCCGAATACCAACGTCTTCCTAAAGAGGCTAAACGAACCTATATAGAGGGAATCCTCAGTAAATTGTTATAATCTGCTGGGTTCATCCCTTCGCAGGTTCGAGTCCTGCTGGTAGCTCTAATAAAAGATGTCAACCGCAATTCTATTTTCCAGGGTACGTTCAACTGGTTAGAACGGCTGTCGCAGAGGACCTTCCTCAGTAAGACGCCAGAAGGCTGCTGGTTCGAGTCCAGCCCCGGGAGCACAGATGACATCTTGATTCCCATCTGTAGCACAATTGGTTGGTGCAAGGGACTCATAACCCCGAGGTTCTAGGTTCAAGTCCTAGCGGGTGGATATGGCGGGTTGGGTGAGTGGTCTAAACCGGCTCGGTGCTAACGAGTTGCTCCCCATAAAGGAGCCGCAGGTTCGAATCCTGCACCCGCCTCTACTTTGGAGAGGTGTCCGAGTGGTTTATGGATCCGGATTTGAAACTGGCAAAAAGCACTAGTCTTGATTGTATAAATAATTTATGGCGGGTTGGCGGAGTTGGTTTATCGCACTTGGCCTGAACCCAAGCAGAGGTTAAAACCTCTCGTCCGTTCGAATCGGACACCCGCTTTACTTCTTTGAGAGAGTAATATGAGATTATCATACACTTGGCCATGTTCATTCTGTGAATATGTCGGTACTAGTAGAAGAGATCTTCAGAAACATAAGTCTGAAAATCATAAAAAAGAGCATAAGAAATTCCTATTTAATAAAGGTGGAAATTGTAAATTTTGCGGAAACTATTTTGAATATAAGCATACACTGAGATTCCATGAAAAAAGATGTTATAAGAATCCAGAAAGGGTCGAATATAAGAAACATGCCCAAACGGAAGAAACACGACAAAAGATAAAAGAGACTAATAAGATTAGGCACACATTAGGTGGCTATCGTAAAGGATCTGGTCGTGGAAAGAAGGGTTGGTATAAAGGATATTTCTGCGACAGCTCTTGGGAACTAGCATACGTGATATATAATCTTGAACACGGAATAAAATTCGAAAGGAACAAAGAAAAGTTTAAGTACATATTCGAAGGCAAAGAATATAACTATCTTCCAGACTTCATAGTCGATGGAAAATATGTTGAATTGAAGGGATATTGGTCTAAGCAGTGGCAAGCAAAATATGACCAATTTCCTAAAGAGCTTTCGATTATTACGAAAAGAGAGATTAAGCCATACTTAGAATACGTCGAAAATAAGTATGGAAATGATTTTACTAAATTATATGAGGAGGAAACCTCCGTGGGTTCGAATCCCACCCTCTCCTCTATAAATTAAACATCCGCGTCTATGGTGTAGTGGCTAACATGATAGTCTTCCAAACTGTAGTCGCGAGTTCGATCCTCGCTAGGTGCTCTAGAGATTCCAACAGCAAACTCTGGTTTTTTCCGCCGTTGGGAAAATAGCTCAATTGGTAGAGCACTTCACTGAAATAGTGAAGAGGTTACGGGTTCGAGTCCCGCTAAAGTGAATCTCGTCTTTGGCTCCGTCGAATAACTGGTTTAGTTCGTTAGCCTCTCAAGCTAGAAATTCGGGTTCAAGTCCCGACAGAGCTACTAAGTAACGAGAACGTGATGGTGAAATGAAGATGGTGATCCGCAAGGATTCTTGGCAGTTCTAAACTGCCCACCATCACGCTCTCGTTACACATCCCCGCAGTAGTGTTAATTGGTTAGCACGCATGCTTGTGGCGCATGAAGTTCGGGTTCGAATCTCGGCTATGGGACTAAATCACTGATGAAGATGATGTAAGTAAAAGCCCGTCCAAGGTAGATCCTTTTGGGGCTAGTGCAGTAGCATAAGTTGCGGAATAGTGGCTGAGAACGCGTAAAGGATAGCTCAGTAATGCGTCATCAGAGATTCTTAATGATAGGCACAGCAACTCTAAAGCTTAATTCCTACAAACCGATGCAGCGTAGAGCAACTGGAAATTGCCTTGGCTAACGAGGACAGGGCGAGAGCTGAGCAGCACAGCTTGAATCTCAGCTCCCTTGGCTGATGGTCAGAACATCGGTCTAACTCCTGGGCAAACTGCTCAGTAAGGTCATGCCAGTCTCTACTAGTTCCAAGACGAAGAACTTGGTGCTTGCTCTAATAAGAATAGAGATAGTGCTGGTCACACCAGATAGCGTCAACGAGAAACCGTTGACTGATCTTTTGTAAGCTGCTATTCGGATCAAGAGAGAAGAGACACGAAGCAGCGGCTGATCAATAAGCCTTAAATGAGCAACGATCGGCGTCCCTATCATGTTTTTCTGCCCGTTCGCCAAGTTGGTAAGGCACACGACTCTGACTCGTGTATTCGGTGGTTCGAGTCCATCACGGGCAATATGGAATGATAAGGTTCAGCCTCTGCTCTAGAGAGCAGTGAATTCGAGATACTTCACTGTGATCGAAAACTACCACCAGCAGGATCAAGTTCTGAAATTGATCAAAAGAGGCATTCAGGGAAGTGGTGCAACTGGCAGCACACGAGACTCCAAATCTGCGAGGTATGGGTTCAAATCCTGTCTTCCCTGCTAGAGATTCTAACAGCAATTCCCAGGGTCTGTAAAACCGCTGGCTTGCGCCTTCGCAGGTTCGAATCCTGTCTCTCCGCATAACAACCTCATTCGCGGAGATATCCAAGTGGTTAAAGGAGGCGGTCCGCTAAAATGAATCTCGTTTTCCTCCGGTACCCGAATTGGTATAGGGGCCTGCTTGAGGGGCAGGTGGGCAATATGCCCGTGAGAGTTCGAGTCTCTCCTGGAGGACTACACAGATAAAGCCGAAAAACAAATATCGTTCTGGGCCAAATAGGACGATACAGGCAGACATGGCAGTGACTGTGTCTGCCTATTTTTGTAGATTTTCTTGATTTTAGGGGTTTAGATTTCTCAGGGAAATACCTATATTGATCATGTAACTTCAACAAGGAGCCTTCAATGGTCACTATTTCCGATCTCTCTTCCATCTACGAACTCACTGGCAAGCACTGCGTCTGTCAGGACCGTCGCGCTTACAACGCTAAGGTTCTCGAACACTGGAGGGAACAGGAAAAGAAGCTCCGTCTGCAGTCCGATCGCGCTACTGCTAACGTCGACAAGGAAACTGATCCTGTCAAGAACGCAAGGAAGATCCGCAAGGCAAAGCGTCTCGTCAAGGCTCACAACGAAGCGACAAAGATGATCGAACGGTGGGAGAAGATCTCCGAGACCTGGAACTCTATGCCCGCCGAATTCCTCTATCCGTCTGTCTACGCCAACTATGAGGGTCACATAAACGGTCATCATCAGACTCTCGCTTGGGTCTCGGCTTTCATGTACAAGGCTCAAGACGGCAAATGGTACGAGATCGTTCGAGTCTACGAGCCGAAGCGCACTACCGACTCTTCGACTCACTACGGCTGGGGCCGCGACGTGAACGGCTACTGCGAACAGGAATGGCCCGATCTCCAGTGCCAGATCAACGGCAAGAAGTACACTTCTGTGGATGACTTCAAGGCAGACTGGGAAGACATCAAGGCTGTTATCGAGAGCGGCGCTGCGAAGATTCACGAAAGCGGCTACGTCAAGTATGACTCTATGGAAGCCCTGATCGAACACAAGGGCGCAGATGGCACAAAGGAATGGTAAGAACTTGGTTTACAAATCTGCCATAAATAGCTATATTATACTAAATAGCTACTAAATGGCTACTTCAACAGGAGATCAAAATGGCTACATCTGGAACTTTCGGCTATATCAGCTTCAATAACGAACTGGACGCTGACGTCATCGAAGAGATACTTGACGAACTCAAGTCTCAGCTGTCGGATATCGAATGGCATCCTTGGGAACGACGCATCGACATCGGAGATCCTATGGACTTCCACATGATCGACTTCGTCGTATCTACGATCAAGAAGTTCAAAGCTGATGACTATATCTCGAACATCGCTCTCAACTGCAACTGATCAACTACAACTGAGGAGTGCATAACTATGAAAGATCACAACTTACTCTCTACATGCTGCCTCTGCGGACAGAAGTACGTAGGCTACGGCAATAGCGCATATCCGATCGTAGAGAACGGGTACTGCTGTGACGTGTGCAACAAGACTCGCGTGATTCCAGAGCGACTCAAGCTAGCTATGCACAACGGAGTCAAGGATGGCTAACAAGGCTACAGAGTCCGAACGGCTCAGAAGCGAGCGCATCAGTGGTACCAACAACGGTTCCACACTTCGGACTAGAGTAGTGAAAGACAAAACTAAGTATACGAGAAAACTAAAACACAAAGGAAACGAAAATGCCTGATTTATATACAAACGGAAAGTATGTCAAGATGAAAAAGTTCATCGACAAGATCTATGAACTCGAAAAGACTCGCACTGCTCTCAAGAGACAGCTGAGAGAAAAGCTGAGCAATCCGCTTCTCTCGATCAACAATGTCATCGAGTACGCAGAGTGCTATCAGAAAGAGCTCGGAAAGCTCTCTGCTCGCATCCAGAATCTCCACAGACTCTACAATCAGCACTGGTTCAGCCTCACCTATGAAGAGAAGGTGCGCTACCGCTACTGGGCGAACGGTGAAGAGTTTCCGGGCTTCGAAGCGCCAGATATGGTGCAGCAGCCAGAGACTCCGTCTGATCGTCCAGAAGATCAGAACGTTCCGTCAAAGGAGCCGAATGAATGGAGACCGGGACGCCGCTACTTCAAGATCGATCGCGGCAACGCACAGAAGCTCTGCAGCAAGTTGATCGAATTCCTGTCTGGTCAGGAGAGCTACTTCAAGGTCGGTTTCGATGAAACTAACGCTGGTTGATCTCATCGACGAGAGCTTCACTGAATATAAGCTACCGCACATGCTGGTAGCTTTTCCTTACTGCTCGTTCAAGTGCGACACAGAGAACGGCAATCAGGTATGTCAGAACTGGGAGCTCGCTAAGGCGCGTAGAATCGTCGTAGAAGCAGAGGACGTAGTCGCCCGGTATGTTTCTAACGATTTGACAAAAGCGGTCGTATTCGCCGGTTTAGAGCCCTTTGACAGCTGGGAGGAAATGATCGGCTTGATCAAGGCGTTCCGTGAAGTCACTCACGATGTCGTCGTGATCTACACTGGCTACAATCCTAAGGAGATCGATCCGAAGATAACCTATCTGAACATGATGTTCGACAACATCATCGTAAAGTTCGGACGCTATCGGCCTGGAGAAGAGAAACACAAAGACGAAGTGCTCGGCGTAGAGCTCGCGTCAAACAATCAGTATGCTGAGAGGATCTGCTAATGCTATTTCTAATCGAATCCGACGAGTATCATGCTCATATCGCGGCTCACGGCTTCAAGCGTGAAGATTTTGCGTCTAAGTTCAGAGAAGAGGCTCTTCGTGCGCTATCTGGAATGTGCCCTAGAGTCTTCACGCCAGACGAAGAACACGAAGTACCGTTCAGCTCATCTTGGAGGATGGTCGAGCGTCTCGATCTTCTTGAGCAGATGATGTTGAACGGAAATGACGAATTTCTCTTCAAGTACGGAAATTCTGGATCGTATCGTCTGAAGGTGCAGGAGTACAAGATATGAGAAAGCGTAGATAAGCTCAGAAAAATCAAGAAAATCTCAAAAATCAGGGTTTACGAAAAGCCCTGATTTTCTTATATTTGTTATACAAACTTAAAACAAGGACCGTCAACATGATCAACTGCCATCCGATCTTCGCCAACTACATCACCAAGAACCTCAACCTTCCGACCTCTTGCCCGTGCTGCGGCGGAGACCTCACTATCACAGAATCTGGCTTCGTCGAGTGCCAGAACATGAGCTGCAAGAACAAAGTCAAGCACATGTTCGCCGAGTTCTTCACGAAGCTCGAAGTCGAAGGCGCTGGCGAAGGCTTCATCGAGAACCTCGCTGCTGAGAAGAAGACCATCACGGAAGTCCTACAGATGAGCAACACCGACTTCTACAACGTGATCATGAGCAAGAACGGCTACAAGATCCACATGAATCTCCACAAGGCTCTCGCTAAGCCGATGACTCTCGCTAAGTTCGTCTCTCTGTTCGATCTTCGCGGCTTCGGCGAAAAGAAGTTCCTCGATCTCGATCAGCTGGCACCGTTCAAGGGCGTCTACGAAGATCCTGAAGCTGTCCTGACAGGCGTAACTGCTCAGGATCTCAAGAAGCACCATCCCGCATCTATGGTCAGCGAAGACGTGATCGCTAAGTTCGCTTTCGAATTCTGCCTCAAGCGCGAAGACATGGTCAACGCTATCAAGACTGGCCTCGTCAAGCTGGAAGCTGCAAAGAAGGTCGAAGTCAAGGACGGCAAGCTCACTGGAAAGAGCTTCTGCTTCACTGGCAAGGCCGAAGCTATCGGCTCTCGCTCTAAGTGCGAAGAACTCGTCATCGCTAACGGCGGCACCATCTCTTCCGTCAAGAAGGGTCTCTCCTTCCTCGTCCAAGAAGATCCGTCTTCTACCTCGTCTAAGTCTGTCAAGGCTAAGTCTCTTGGAATCGAGATCATCAGCCCGGAAGACTTCCTCTCTATGATCAAGTGAGCCTAAGCCGATGCAAATCTACATGGACACATTGACGTTTACCGGGGTTCAATGCTGGCAGATATACATTGATCCCAGCATATCTATCGATAGTAAAGGTATCACACTCAATGGCACATTTTACAAATACGTCGATATAGCTCGGATATCGATAGATGGAAAGACAAAAAGCTTCAATGAGGCTTTCGTCTGGGCAAAAAGAGACGAAATAATTTCGGAGAAAGCTAAAGAGCTTCTAAATCTCAAAACACTATCTGTTCCAGCCATGACGTTCCTTGTAGAGAATCTAGCTCCGAAATGCATCGAACCTCTCAGCAAAGATCTTAAGGCGATTCCAGAGATAGATCTAAAGAAGTACGCAAAGGCTATGACTCTTCGTCTAGCACGCAATAAGAAGGGCTAAGCAGATGTACCACGAAAAGGAAGCCGTCATATACCAGATTCCAGTCAGGATCTTCGATCTCACTCGCAAAGTTCGCGACGGTGAGATCCTCTTTCATCAGGACACTAAGTCTTGGAACGTTCGAGAGAACAGAAGCTTCGTCGAGAACGTTCTCCTCGGCATTCAGCCAAACGATCTCCTCTTTCAGGTCAAGGAAGATGGACAGTGGATCGTAAGGCACGGCTTCGAGACTATCAAGTCGATATTGTCATATCTTGTCGAGGAAGATTCTCGTCTGCCTCAGGCATTTCCTCTGCGCTATGAGGGCATCACTTCGACTCGCATAACTAACTTGAAGCCGATCTGGTACAACAAGATCAACGAATATGTCATGAAGTGCACGATGATCAGTCCATCGACATCACCAGAGACAGTAGAGGACTTAGTAGATCGCTTCAAAGGTAAAGAAGTATGAGCAAAGTTAAGAGCATAGGAATTCAGTTCGCCAACGGCACAGTGCGCATGTACTTGAATGAGCCAGCAGTAGAGTTAGAGATCGGCAAGCCAGACGACACGTGCCCTTATCGAGTCAAGATCAACGGCGACACGATGGAGTGCCGTGAGATCGCTAAGCTCATTGTCGACAACTGGGTCGTAAGCTATCCAGACCCCTATATCAAGATCCCGTCAGTGAGAAACAAGGAAGAACTGCGTGTCTGGAGAAGCAAGCTCGGACTCTCAGCTTTCTCTGACATCTGGCGCGTCGTAAGCGACAATGCGAACGACATGATCGATCTCTTCTCTAAGGCCGAATTAAAGTCTGACGATGAGATCGAGAAGGCTAAGAGAGTGATCGAGATGCAGGTCGCCAAGGAAATGCACGAGCTCAAGGAAAATCAGCCAGAAGAGGAATCCAAGGAAGTCGAAGAGGCTGAGAGCTATCTGAGCAAACCTGGTACATTCTCTTCTGGCGGGTACTATCCTGGCCAATACTCTATAAGCGACAAAGATCCCTTCAAAAATTACGATGAATGGAGAAAGTGGTAGTCATATAAATAATGTATGATTAGACTTTTAGACATTGATGTAGATGATGACGAGTGTTCCGCACTATTCAAGATGAACAGCCAAAAGTCTGCCATCAAGGTTAGAGTCGAATTCTCTAAAGCCCTTAATGGCGAGCTGTCCAAGTATCGTGAGTTCTTCATGGGATGCTGGTGTATCGGCAACGCGTTCACTTTCGCTTTCGACAACAATCTGCAGGCGCTCGACGCTTGCACAGACTGGCTAAAGTCTTGGTGCTTCAGAAACAGGGGTTTACAAGAAGCAGAGAAAATTCTAAATTCTGTGGGTATGAAACTCATCAAGGAGTAAAATATGGAATGGGAAAATATCGTAGTCGATGAAAAGTACATGAGCCTCTTGTTCGAGTTCGGAAACTCGACAACGGCTTCACGCGTCAGCAATGAGCTATCGAAGGCAATTTGGGGAAAGGGAGAACTTTCCGACCTTGACGGCTACGTCAACGGAACTGTCTGCGCAGGCAAGTACGTAGCTGTAGCTACTGACGCCTCTAGAGAAGAGCTTGACTGCATCATCGACTTCGTTCGTGAACTAAGCAACGTGGTCGAAGAGGACTTCTCGATGGGCGTAAGCGGTCCTACTGGACTCAATCAGGGAATTCCTCACGGCGGTCCTGGCAAGGGCTGTCTGCCTAAGCCTCTGTACAATCCGAAGGCTAAAGCAGTTCCGTCGAAAGAGAAAGACGACAAGGACACTGAAGAGAATCTCAAGAAGCTGAGAGCTGCTAAGAAGCTCCTCAAGAACGAGGGATTTGCTCTCATTCGAGAAGCAGTAGGTCCGCTGATGGATCCAATTGACGAGTTCGAGAACTATCTGCACGACGAAGGCGGATTCGACTGGGACGAAGTCGACTGTCTGATCGACAATAATCGCGAGATGATCCAAAGTAAGCTCGATCGCGGTGTCAGCTATGAACGAATCGTAGCCGATCTCGACAGTAACTGTCTTAGGCACATCTAAGACTAAATAGCTCACCTGCTAGCGTAGGAAGAGTTCCTGGAGACGGATTTTGTCCGTCTCCTGTTTGTATAGGGTTTACAAACTGAGCCATTTTGCTTATATTTGACATGTATGACCAACTTCGACATGACAATTGATGAAGAGAAAGGAAGCAGAACGGTAAAGCTTCTGTACTCGCGTATTGTGCACGAATTGAATCAGATCGATCCGAGAATGAAATTCCGGGTTGAAGACGATGACGGCACATTCAAGGCAGACTTCACTCTTCCAGACAGCGTAGAGACATACCGACTGACACGTAGCCTTCAATCTGTAATCAAAGTCAAGTCGTCAAGACTGTCCGTGATGTATCGCATCAGATGGATCAAAGAGCCGTGGAGCACTGGCGCTAAGAGCTTTTTCGAAGAGATCCGTAGAACACATCCCAGAGATCTGAACGAGCTCTATCCTATGCACATATCACCTGATACGTACTGGCACCAGAAACACTACAATCCAGTAGTTAAACTAGACGACTCGACGGTATCAGAGATTCTCAAGTGGGGAGCTGGCCTAGGAATTCCACCGCAGAACTCGCCGTTCGGAATCCTCGAGTTCAGTCCAGAAGCCGTAGTCAAGATCGCAGACAGAGTTCAGAAGTCACTGGAGAGACGATAATGTTCAGCGTATCGATCGACAAGTTCAAGAGAATGCTTGATGTGAGACGGGCACGATACAAGCGTTCGCTAGAGACTACGTTCCCGTTCCTTGACGTCGAGTATGGTGACGGAACTTCTCTCGAGCTCGAAGCGGAGAAGAAAGAGACATCGCTTCTTTTGCGCGTAAAGGCTGACTACATCAATATGCCACCAGAGGAATGGAAAGTCGCAAAGGAGATCAAGTTCATCCTCTATAGCGACATTCTGGGCTCTACGCAGTCCTACCTAGATTCGATCTACATGTTCGACGACGACAACGAGAATCCCGGAATCCGTAAGCGTGCTATGAACAACGTGGACATGCTCTGGTCGCTCTTGTTCAAGACTTCTACGCCGTCTGGACTCGGCGACGAAGAGCTGCTGGACCGGTGCCTGAAAGAGATCGACCGCAAGACCTCCTATGGTCCGCTATCTATGTACAACAGCTACAAGCGTGAGGCGCCATCGTTCAAGTACTTCAAATCTACTCTAACAGACGCGATCGTCGAACTGGACCTCGAGATCACTGGAGAGGCTACGATGGAACTGATACAGAACTTGAAGCAGGACCACGTTCGTCTCGCTAAGACATTGATCGAAATGGACAAAGAGCAAGCAAAGAGGTGGAATTTTTAGAGATTTTTCTAAAATAGGGTTTACGAATTCTCTTGAAATACCTATATTGACAATACAAACTTTCGTTCAACCTGCCAACAAAGGACTCAAAAATGGCAAAGAACACACTCGAACTCTACGACTACATCGATGACCATGATGCAGAACGCGCAACCTCCCTCCTCCTCAACCCGAATCTCAAGAAGCTCGCTCAGTGCCTGAACGGCTACGATCGCGCAACTTCCGCAAAGAAGCGCCGTCGTCGCACTGCTCTGCTCGCTGCACTCTGCCTGATCGATCAGGAAATCGGCGTTGACGCTGTGGGACACGCTATCGAACATCTCTGCGACACTTCTCGCATCGACGAAGTGAACGAAGAGTCTGTCAAGGACTTCATCGCGTACATGAAGATGGACGCTAAGGGCCAGAAGATCATGCGCGAAGTGGTTCAGAAGCTCACTAACACTGCTGTCGGCGAAGACCAGATGAAGACCGCTCGTAAGTATGAAGTCCGTCTCGGCTTCATCGAACACAAGCCGAAGACTGAAGTTCCGTTCAAGATCATCTGGGACTAACGAAGATAGCCTAATGGAACTAATGGAACTGCCAGAACGAAAATTTGAAGTAAGACTATGGCGGGAGAATCTAGCTGGATTCTACCGCTATTTTCTAAAGACTGTCGTATTGGATCTTGACGGCTTCGAAAGAGACTTAGACACTTTCGAAAAAACTGATCAGATCTCGATACGCAAGTTCCGGACGGCTACGCTAATCGGAATCGCCCTTGTGCGTGAGCAGATCTTCGACAAGCGTTGGCTGATCGAGAGGCTGCTCGGTTCCGCTTGCCGAGGCTACTTCTCCGACAGAGAGCGCATGAATCTCTTTCTTGACGCGATCATCTCTACTCCAGAAGCGAGAGAACATGTCAAGCGAGCAAATGAGTATCTCAACGCTAATGTCGACTGGAAGAACCTCGCTGTCCAGTCAGTAGAGGGCCAGAAGTCAATCAGAGTAACTATGATGCGTTCCGCAGTCAGAACTCACAACGTCAACAAGTGCTTCGTTCCTTATTACGGAAGAGGAATCAGTGTCGTATGGTAGAACACGTATTTAGAGAATTTCCTGAGCTGCAGTGCGACCTCCATCAATCTATCGGAGTTGATGGGTTGTTTCTGATGTGCAGCATTCTACTCAAGCGAGATCTCGACAAGCTGTTCAACGACCAGGGATGGTACGAGCGCACGAGAACAGAGAAACAGATCTTGCAGAGAAGAACTGCCATCCTGACGGCTTTCGCATTCATGGAGAACACGCTTGATTCATACGAGCGCAGACACTACACTAGAGAGATTCTAGCATACATTCTAGAGCTGTCAGAACGGTCAGTGCGTGACTTCGCATGGACTGGTCACATCGAGTCAGCAGCGGATCGTTTAAAGCAATTCTCGGACGCCGACATAGACAACATCCTACGGACTTATCGTGAGCTCTACTATCCGTTGAACTTCTTTCGATCTGCCGTCAGAGAGTTCGGAAACTTCGAGCACTGGGATCTCAACTTCCTCGAAAAGAAGCTCTACAAGTCTTACGAGATCAAGTGTCTTAACTATAACCACAACGGAGAACAGTGGTACGACAATGGCTGCAGGGCACAGACTATGTATGGAACTGGTCCTCACGCGATCATACACATAAGATGGAAGAACTATGATTTTGGCAAATGACGAAGGAGTATATGATCCGCTAGAGATTCACGTCATCAACACGATAGGCGACAGAGACCTGGTGACTCAGATCCTAGGTGAGCTGCTGTTGAAGCGCAGACTGTTCTTGCCGAGTCGAGACGTCAGAGACGTGACTGCTATGCTCTACGCTGCTGCGATCATGAAGTACACAGAAGAGCCAGGATGGAGAGTAAAGCACGTCAAGGTAGCTACTGGATTGTCAGAGCAAGCTAGCGAAGAGGTGCTGAAAGTGATAGAGAATCACATCGGCACTGTTGACGCGCTGATCTCGGCGTTACGGTGGATAGAGAATCTCTACAATCTCACCACAGAAGAGCTCAAGCTGTTGCGCTCTTACCGCATCAGACGCATCAACATGCCGAAGACTCAACAGGAATATCCAGTCGAGTTCAAGGGATATGAGCTGAAGAACGAGTACCCTATCGCAGATGTATGCTACGGCAATGGTCGCTGGATGACGAAGATGACTACAAGAATAATGACGAACGACGGAATTGTGACTATATTTTGGGAATAAGCCGATAAATACTCTCAAAAGAGGAAATTATGAAAGTTATCAAGAATCCCGAATGGACCGAAGAGCAAGTCAAAGCGTTCGAGCAGAAGATCAAGGACAACGACGGCTACTGTCCGTGCGCCCTGATGAAGACGAAAGACACCAAGTGCATGTGTAAGCAATTCAGAGACCAGATCAAGGCTAAAGAGCCTGGCCTATGTCACTGTGGATTGCACTGCCTAGTAGAGAGCTAAATGGTATCGATCCTAGACGTTTTAGTGACTCCTACCGATGAGGCCGTTCTAGACCGTTGCGACATCGACTGGAATAAGATCGATCCAGTTATGTTCGACATCGCAGACTTGATCTTGGAAGACAACAGCGGATTCGAGCTGCAGAACCAGATCGACGACGCTGAGAACTTCGAGATGGCGGGACAGCCATACTATCAGCGAGTCAACTTCATCCTCGGGTGCTGTCGTCTGTTCTGGAACGAAGATATGATCCGACAAGCAGTCAAAGGCTTCTTCACTGAGCAGAACAGCCCAGTGGGCGTAAAGTCAGACGGCAATGGAAATTACGAGCAAGATGCGCTCGAGATGTTCATCACTACATGGGAAAGAAGCTATGGAACGAGCCTACTCACGACAAGACTCTGCGCATCACGAGAATGAAGATATCTCAATTTGAGGGTTTAGATTTCTCTTAAAAATACATATATTATAGATGTAAAACTCAACAAAAGGACCTAACTCATGGACAAGAACCAGATCCGCGAACTCCTCCTCAAGGCTGCCGAAGCTTACTATAACGGTCAGGAAATCATGACCGACTCTGAATATGACGCTCTGATCAACCGTCTGAAAGAGATCGATCCGACAGATCCTCTCTGCGCAAACGGCATGGCTGCTGCCGACTCCAACTGCGACGAAAAGAAGATCAATCACACCATGACCACTGGAACCCTCGCTAAATGCGCAAACATCGACGAGCTCAAGGACTGGGCTGCTAAGAAGAAGACTGCAAAGCGCTACAGCCTCGAACTAAAGATCGACGGCTCCAGCATGGAACTCCAGTACGCCGATGGCAAGTTCGTCAAGGCTATCACTCGAGGAGATGGCGCTACTGGCCTCGATCGCACTGCTACTCTCAACCTCATGAACTTTCCGAAGTCCATCGATCAGTCCTTCACTGGCTCCATTCGCGCCGAAATGGTCATCTATAACGAAGAGTTCAAGGCTCGCTTCGCTCACAAGAACGCTAACGCGCGCAACGCTGTCGCTGGCATCATCAACCGCAAGTTCGAAACACTCTCTACTGAAGACAAGAACGATCTGCAATACGTCCACGCGATCTGCTACGACGTGATGGGAAAGGAATTCGAGACTCAGACCGAACTCATGGACTGGCTCTCTAACAGCTGCTTCTTCGAGATCACTCCGCACTGCACCGTCGAAGCAAAGGAACTCATCTCTTCTGCAGACTACATTCGTGAACATCTTCGTGAACGCATCGCTAACGGAGAAATCAAGTTCAACTGCGACGGCGTCGTCATCAAGGCAGACGATATCGACCGCGAAGACCGCCAGCTCAAGACTCCTAAGCGCGACGTGGCTCTCAAGCCGGAACTCGAAACTGCCGTCTCTGAAATCATCGACATCTCTTGGGAAATGGCTGGCTCTACCCTCTCTCCAGTCGCTATCATCAATCCGGTCCAGCTCGAAGGCACTACCGTCTCTCGTGTCTCGCTCTCCAACATGGCTAAGATGAAGGATCTTGGCATCGAGATCGGTAAGATGGCTGTCATAAGCAAACATGGGATGGTGATCCCAATGATCGACAAGGTCTTATAAATAAAAACGGGACAGATGGCCTTCAACCATTTGGGAGAGATGCTCTATCTCTCCCTTACCTTTTGTGTATAAATAACCTATACGGCCATTGAAGGTGGCCTAAAAGGTAAAAAATGAACTATAGAGCAATATACACCAGTCTGGTGTTTTCTGCGAGAGCGAAGCACCGTATAAAGTCTTCAGAAGAGTACTTCGAAGAACATCACATATTCCCAAAATCACTATTTCCTCAATATGAGAGAAACAAGCACAATCTTGTCTTGTTGACTGCTCGTGAGCACTACATCGCTCACAAGCTGCTGTGCAAGATTTGGCCTTCGAGAGCTATGTATGCAGCGATCTGGCAGATGTCAATCCGATCTAAGAAAGCAGACAGTCCATACCAGAAGATAGTCAGCGCTCACGAGTATGAGAATGCTAAGAAGCTATTTGCCGCAGAGCTTAAAGCAAATCATTGGGGAATGGACTTTGTTGAGTTCAATAAGCGTCCAGATCGCCGTGCAAGGTCTAGTGAAGTTGCTAAAGAGAACTGGAATAACAAAGTCTTCAGAGATAAGATGCAGAAGATGGTGAAAGAGAAGATCTGGAGCAAAGTCAGATGCATAACGACCGGACAGGTGTTCGATTCAATTCGTGAGGCGAAGAGATATTTCAATATCAAAGCATTTCACATAACTTCCGTCTGTCAAGGCAAAAGGAAGTACTGTGGAGTCGATCCCAAGACTGGCGAGAAGCTGCAGTGGGAATATGTAGGAATGAGTGAGAGAAACGAGCTATATAAAAATCGAGGTTTTACAAGATTTAAGGGTTTAGAAAACTCATAGAATTTCCTATATTTTACTTGTAAAACTCAATAACAAGGACCAAACATGAAAAAACTTATTAAATATATCATAAAATTTTTCTTCGCAGAAAAATCTGACTATCAAAATGGCCATATTTTTGATAATTGGACTGCAAGAGGAGAATCCATTATGGGATTTATCCTATTTCTCATTTTGCCGATCTTTGGATTGATTTATTATAATAATTCTATTTCTAAAGATCTCACAATTTTGAGAAATGACAAAGCCGTTATGGACTCTTTAGACATAAAGGTATTAAATTTAGATAAAATCGAAGACTCAATAGGTTTAAGCATTGCTAATTCAATTATTGATTCCGTAGAGAAGAATATAAAATTCGCTAAGATAAAAAGGATAAAAAATCATTCCGGATTTTGGTATACCGACGTTAAAACCGACATCAAAAAGGACTATAATTGCATTTCCGTTTGTAAAAGAGAGTACGATGAGGATATTAAGCAGGCATGCCTAGGAAAATGTATTAAAATTGTTAAGTACAATGACGAAAGATATATACCAGCATGGAGTGATACTATATGGACTGATGGTGTGAAATTAAAAGGTAGTGTTTCTGAATCAGAATATATTAAGGCTACAACAGTTAAAATAGCAGCAGAAAGAGCTCATTCAAAAATTACGGAAATGAAAGATTCTATTTTCTTCAAAAACAATCTCGTATCAACAGAGGATCGCATAATAACTTATGACAAATACAGTAAAGAATATATAGATCGAAAATTAGACGATTATAAATTTATAAATGGTTTTATGATTTTCGTATTGGCTTTATATTTAACCATACTCATAATTCGCTTTCTTAATTTGATAAAAGTAAAGAATAAGAAGTTTAAGATGGATGTGGAAAAAGTATGGAATGCAATTTTAGTCAATGGGTTCTACGAAGAGCTGAGAAATAATCACTTTCTTAAGCTTGATAACTTTAAATGCATTTCAAAAATAAGTGGAATATCAGATTGGAATCGACTTGATGACATTATAAGATATATCAATACTGAAAAAATTTAACGGTCAGATCATTCCGATGATCAAGAAGGTTCTCGCTTAATTCTCGGAGGAATTTGAAATGGCACTCACTTACTACGAACGAAAGGTCATCCAGAGAACTGTCGGCGTATTGAACACGACTGGCGTCTCGTTCGAACGAGTCACTGCTGGAATTCTTGACGGCAAACGAGCCATCTGCGCTGTTCTCACTCCACAGACCAAGTCTGATGAGATCTCTAATCTTCAAGAGAATCTCCAGAAGTGCTTCCGTAAAGCAAACGTGATCATCGGCAAGGGCGCTACCCGTCCTTGTGCGCCAGAGATCCGCTATCCGACAGTATATGTAGTGATCAAGGGAGCTAACCGATGACAGACTGGAAGGCATTCATCGAGTACAACCTGAGAGACATCGAAATGCAACAGAGAGTGCATGAGATGATCGTCGCACGTTACCGTCAGGAATATCTGCCACGCTACGGATCGGCATGGGAGAACATGATGCACTACGATATGTCAATTCCGCACTACAAAGGAGAAAATGTATGACTGATTTTCTAGCTATGATGATCGACCTCGCAGAGAAAGATAGCCCACCTTTCATTGGAAAAGGAGCTTACAGGCCCTTTCCTGAAAAGCACACTAGGCTGAAAGTCTATAGCGACTATTCTCGCTACGGCAAGTACAGGATCGCTGTCAAAGTAGAGACTCCCGAGTCAAGACGAAGCAAGTTTCCTGTGAAGTATTATGAGAAACAGTATGTGCCGCTCGGCAACAAGCACGACGCACGATCTTGGTTCAACACTGCAGAGGAAGCTGTCGAAGCTGCGAAGGAAGTTCTGAACTGGCTCAAGGAGCCTCTGAAGGACGCAGAGCTGTTCGATCATAACGGAGAGCCGTGCAGCAACATCCAGGCTGCGAGATTCGCAATCAAGAAACGAGGTGACGAATGGGTCGTGAAGGATCTCGATGAGAGATACTTACTCGACAGCATTCGAGAGTCGACTAGAGAAGAGGCTATCCGCAAGATGAAGATCTTCGGAACTGACAGAGGAGAAGTATTCGTATGCGCATGAGGTATTTAACGTCCAATAAGTAAAGAATTCTTTACCAAGGCTTAGATGAAAATTTCTCAGCCGTTTTTGTATGTAAATTTACCCTAGAAACTTCCACAAAGGAATATATTGCAATATGACTGAACAAAAACTAGATTACAACAAGAGCTACATTGACGTGCTCGAAACCCTCTCTGCCGTCAATCCGAGAATCAAGGTCGTTAAGAATGGCGACAAGCTGACCATCATGGCCAACAATCAGTCCTCTAACTTCTGCTACATTCTCGAAGCGCCCGTTTCCTACTTCAACATGCCAGTCAACGAACTCGGCTTCATCGACTTCAACCGCTTCAAGAAGTTCTACGAAGCTATGAGCTCCAAGACCGTCACCTCCACCCTCTCTGTGAACGTGGATGACGATGGCAGCGCAGTCGACATGATCTTCAAGAACGAAGCTCGTTCCGACAAGCTCACACTGCGTCTCGGCGACACCACTCTTCCGACCTTCGACTCTTCATTCCATGAACTCGCTGAGCACAATCAGGACGTAGCGGTAGAGTTCGACGAAGAGACCATCAACGAGCTACAGCGCAAGATCTCTATCATCGGCGCAGACTACATCGACGTGACCGCGAACGAGAACATTCTCAACTTCAACGTGTACACGATGCGCTCTGCTGACCGTGCAGACTATCCGATCTTCCTCAATCAGCCAGCTGCTAAGAACTTCAGCCTCAAGTTCACTGCCGACACTCTCAACCTTCTTCCGAAGGGCAAGTACAAGATCGACATTGACGCTGACGGCTGTCTCGTCCTCGTCCAGGAACGTGAAGACGACATCAAGCTCCAGATCATGCTGCTCGCGGAGGAATAATGAACTTCCAGAATCCGATCAACAACTTCGCTGGACTCAACAAGCCAGACGCCATCGCTACAGAAGACGAGCAGCAGGGAGTCGAGTATCTCAGATCGCTTCCTCCGCTCGAGAGACTCCGTCTCGGGTACCAGATTCTCGGCGTCGAGATCAAGGAGCCGAAGTCTGACTGCCAGCGCTGCCACGGAAATGGATATGTGTCCATCAATCCCGACACTGGCGAACCCAGAGCTTGTCCGTGCATTCTCCCTCCAGAGATGCACAACGGAAACAGAGCTCAGCGCAGAGCTGCCGCTAAGGCTGCCCGCAAGATGAAGTTCTAAGGAACATATCTCTAAGGAACGAATTCCGTCTTCCTCTCAAAGTTCTATATTTGAAAGGAAGACATTTTTGTATATGGAGACTTTATGAACAAGAATTGTTCCAAGTGGGTAGAGAAGTACCGCCCAGATCACGTCAAGGACGTCATTCTTCCGAAGGCCGAACGCCGCATGTTCGACAATATCGTCCAGACTGGTGAAGTGCCCAACCTGATGCTATACAGCGCAAAGGGAAGAGGAAAGACCTCTATCGCTCTCGCGCTCATCAACGACCTTGACGCTCAGGTGTTCAAGATCAACGCTTCGATGGAGGGCAAGATCGAGCTTCTCCGTGAAGATCTCGCTACTTTCGCACGCACCAAGAATCCCAAGAAGACGCCGAAGATCGTGTTCTTGGACGAGTTCGACATGTGCTCCGCTAAGTTCCAGGGCGCTCTCCGCAACCTCATCGAGGAGACAGCTAAGGGCTGCAGCTACATCATGACTTGCAACTTCCCGATGAACGTGATCGACGCGTTGAAAGAGGGTCGAACGATGGAGCTCGACTTCAACTTCAACGATCCAGTCAAGCAGCAGGAGATGAAGGAACAGATCCTCAAGAGAACGATCGGAATCCTTAAGTTCGAGAAGGTAGAGTTCGACGAAGAGGCTGTCAAGGCTCTCGTAGATCGTCTCGGAACTTCGATCCGTGAGATCTTCTCGCTCCTGCAGAAGTACTACATGCTCTACGGCAAGATCGACAAGGGCATCATGGCTTTCTCGGAAGTTGACGAGAAGCTTATCGACTGCATCAAGGCTAAGAAGCTCGAAGAGGCTAGAACGCTGATCAACGAGAAGGGCTACTCTGACGTGGACGTGTACCGCTTCCTCTACGACAAGTACGTCCCGACCTGCAAGAAGAAGGGTAGCGCGATCCTCATCATCGGTCAGTACGAGCTCGCTGGCGCTACTTCACGACTTCCAGACATCCAGCTCGCTTGCTGTCTTCTCTCTTTGATGGGACTCGAATAGGAGAAATCTTCAGGATGCAGAAGATAACCGCACAGAGCTTCATTCTGGGCTACAAGCACGGACTCTATGTCTTCGTGTCCGACACTTGTCAGTTCTGCGTGGACTACAAGAGGGACATCGAGCGCATAGACAGCCCGTATCTCTACATCGTGGAAGTCGTTACGGAGTCGGAGAAACAGGTCATCTGGGAACTTCTCGACCGTATCGGCTTTCCGCTCACTGCGGGCTATCTCGACAACGAGATCAAGTTCGTCGAGCGTGGCCAAAGGTTCGGAAACGACTTCACCGAGCTCGTTAAGTTCCTCGAAGAGTGCTTCCCAAAGACGCCAATGTCTGAGGATGAGCTGTTAAAGCGGCAGAAAGCCGCTTCTAGGGAGTTTAAGACTGCTCTCTATGTTTTCCCACCGGAGTACTCGGAAGAGGGCCGTAAAGCGGCTCTAAACGCCGCAAAATGCTATGATGAGTTAGCGATCGACATCGACACTCATCCTGGACTGCCAGATGACCCGACTACGAAGGTTCGAGTTCTGAGCAAGTTCGGCCGTAAAATTGTTATTTTTGACGTGTTCGAGACAAACGAGTACTCGGACACAGCAAACCTTCTCATCCAGAAGTTCACAGAGGATATGAAATATGCCAAGACGACAATCGAGCATCGCACTTTTCAGGAAGCAGTTGCGCTTGCAGAACGCACAGCCGACGACAGAAGTCAAGAAAGAGAAGAAAAAGAGCCCGTTCTTTAGCTTGGTAGACCACATGGGCGGCGACAAGTGTCCGTGGGAAGACCTCACAGACGAAGAGCGCGGCGCTATGAGTCAGTACATGATTCTCAAGTGGCTCTCTACCTATGAAGAGTATCTTCCGATCTTCAACGTGATCTCGCAGCTCGAACTGAGCGACAAAGACTTCTACGAGCTCATGTGCTGCACTCTGAGACGCCAGAAGCACTACTTCACGAGCAAGATCTACAAGAAGTTCCAAGAGCCAGACGAAGAGCTCCTACGCGCAATCATGCACGAGTACTTCTATACGATCGAAAAAGCTAGGGACTACATGGAGGGCATGGATGTCGACGAAGCGGAGAGAATTCGTAACCGCTGGAAAGACATCGTGGCCGAAGAGATGGAGTCCGACAAGAAGGGCAAGTCGAAGTATAAATAACAGGTACTAGATAAGGAGTATCTTTATGAAATTTTTGAGCGCTTACAAGCTTCTTGAATCGACTGGCGAGTACGAGATCATCGCACCGACAGAAAAAAGAGTGGATGAATCTATCGACGAGAAGGTAGTCGTAGCTAATGTCTACATCAAGCACGACACTGTGAAAGTTGCAGATATGAGCACCAAGGAAGGTCGCAGAACCTATCACATGCTCCATCGCAGCTACGGACTCGACGAGTCTGGAGAACAGGGAAGTATGATGGGCGGAAGAACTGTCGGCATGTTCCACAAGAAGGGCGACGTCGAAGTGACTAGAGCTTGGACTTGGATCGACGTGAACGCTATTCAAGAAGCATTGAACAAATTCGGAATCACCGTAACCGAGCAGCACGGCCAGGCAAAGGTCACTAAGGACGTGGACGACGAGCCTATAGCCGACTGGGGTCACGATGGAGCTTACGGCGAGAACTCTAACTCGGTCTTCTACTTCACGACTACTAGCGAGAGAAACTGGATGATCAAGTTCTCTGGCAGCGGCGAAGTCTGGAGAAAGTTCGTCGATACTTTCGACTCGAGAGAATACGACTCAGAAGAGGAACTGATCAAGAATCAGCTCGATAACCTCATTCGCGAGCACATTCCGTCTTACTCTGGAAATACAGAGAATTACCAGGTCGAAATCAGCTTCAAGTAAGAGGAAATCTTGACTGGCTACTTCATCAACGATCTCCATATAGACAAGTGGGTCAAGACACAGTCAGCCTTCTCCAACACAGCTCAGTACAAGAAGCTCTTGGAGAAATGGTGTCTTCCCGCTGACTGTCTGTTCATCGCTGGAGACGTAGCCTGCTCAGTTAACTCGATATTTTCGACATTCAAAGTGCTGGCAGACATGTACCAGCACATTTTCTATGTGTATGGGAATCACGAGATGCGCCTCAACGAAGAGGACTGCAATCGTGGTCTCGACACTTACACTAAGCGTGAGAGAATAGAGACGTTTCTGCACACAGCTACTTTCGACGAGAGAAAGAGAGTAGACATGCTAGACATTCTCAAGGGCTCTGAGAAGTTCTGGAACGGCAAGTACATCTGTGGAGGCATGGGATATGCTGACGGATCAGCTACTTCAGATTCTGAACACATGCTCCAGAAGTGGCAGAACGGCAAAGACTACAAGAACTTCAAGCTCGGCTGGACTACAGACTTCAACGAGATGGCTGAGTACGAGAACGAGGCAGTGGGTCGAAGCATAAGCAAGACGACGAAGATTCTCATTACGCACTTTCCAGCGATCCAGCTGATCGAGAGAAACTCTGATCTTGAGTCCAAGGGACTTGACTACGGACTCTCTGCATTCGACGGATCTAAGATCTTAGAGAAGCTTCCCGATGGAGCGATCTGGCACTCTGGACATCTTCATGATCAGTTCAAGCGAGAAGTGACGGTAGACGGAAAGAAAATCCTGTCTATCTCTAACTCAGTCGGAAGCCCAGACAAGCCGCCTCACCACAAGCTAGACAAGAAGGAATTCCTGATCAATTTCTGATACGAATTCAAACTTCACTATAAATTTGTATATTCATTTAAAGACCGCCTTACTGAGGCGTGTATTTTACTAAACTGGAGAAAGACTATGATCATCGTAGACGACAAGATCGCAATCGAAGTTCCAAAGAAGGTTCAAGTCAAGGGAATCTACATTCCCGAAGCTCACAAGACAATCGGCCTCGTAGAGGGCACTGTCATCAAGGTTGGCCCTGGCCGCTACTATCCCGATGGACAGCGTCGTGCTCCGGGAGTCAAAGAGGGCGACCGCGTCATCATCAACAACATCGCAGCTCTCCATCTCGACTACGAGAAGGACGGCGAGAAGAAGGATGTCTGGATCTGCAAGGAGCCTGAAATCATCATGATTCTCGAAGAGGGCGAACACGCAGACGAGTTCCTCGAGAACACTTCTGATCAGGCTAACGGCATGTCCAGAGCTGGCATGTTCGGAATCTAACTTATAAGGAGGAACTAAGTATGTCATTCACAAGTTGGCTAAACGAATCAAAGAATCCAGATTGCGACAAGGAACACGTCAAGTTCCGCAAGAAGCCAGTATCTATCGAGGCTATCAAGTGGACTGGCGACAACTTCGATGCAGTCAAGAAGTTCGCAGGCGACAACGTCAAGCTCGAAGACGATGAACTGGTCGTCGTGACTCTCGAAGATGGAAAGGACAAGAAGGCTAAGCACGTCGCTTCAAAGGGTGACTTCGTCATCAAGGGAGTTCAGGGCGAGTTCTACTTCTGCAAGCCCGACATCTTCAAGGAAACTTACGAAAGAGAGTAAAAATGAAAAAGAAGTATGTTATTCCTAGCCTGATAGTCGCATTCTTCTATCTCGCTACGATGTGCGGAATCGGCCTCTTCGGAGCTACTGCTATGTGGTTCGTGAGACTGGTTGCGCCGTACTTCTTCGCTTTTCTTGGTCTATGCGTCGTGGTCGCTCTTCCTTACCGAATCATGTGGGCGATCGACCGCAACAACGAGATCAAGCGAAAGATCGAGGAAGAGAGAAGGATGGCAGCTGCAGCGCAGCGGAACCGCGAAATGAAAAATGCCGCTAGACAATACGACATGGGAGATATGGTATAATGGCCGTAGACAACGTAAATCATCCATCGCACTACTGCAACAACAAGGCAGGAATTGAGGTTATCGAAGTCACTGGAAATCTCAACTTCGATCTTGGAAACGCATTCAAGTATCTCGCTCGCTACAAGAGCAAGAAACTACCCGCAGAAGACGTCAAGAAGGCAGTCTTCTATCTAAATCACTTCTACGCCAACATTCAGAAGCTCTGCAAGATCGTAGTATGCGCTGAAGAGGAAATTCCAGCGCTCGTAAAGAAGATGGAGAGATTCTGCGAAGTTGAAGATGTGCAATGCATCAGAAGAGCTATGGAGACTATCACTCAGGCTGTTCTAGCCGAGTACGATCATCTCGATCATCCGCTTCCTCTGCTATCTGAATCCGAGTGGAACATCACTATCGCTGATCTGAAGACTTACGCAGAGTCTATCGCAGACAAGAAGCCGGAGGACTTCAATGGCTAAAGCTTATGACGCCAACGCGATCGAGGGTCTAGTCTATCCAGACTTCGTTCGAAAGAGACCAGACATGTACATGGGCGCTACGACTGGTAAGTACGCCCCAGCGCTCTACCGATGCCTTCGAGAGATCATCGACAACTCTCTGGATGAGTACATCATCGGTCACAACAATCTAATAGTGATCGATTACAGCACAGAAAGCAAGATCTGCACGGTCATCGACAACGGTCGCGGTATTCCCACGGGTATCAACAAAAAGACCGGAAAATCAGCTCTATGGCTCGTATTTGGCCAGATGCACGCTGGTGGCAAGTTCGACAAAGAGTCTTACAAGATCTCTGCTGGTAAGAACGGCGTCGGAAACAAGGGCACTAACGCTCTGTCTAAGTGGCTCGTCGCGTACTCTAACAACAACGAGAAGCGCACGTGGATGCATCAAGCGTTCGTTCGTGGGGTAGCTGACGGAGAGGTCACAAGAGGTGGATGTGGAGAGTTCGAGAAGTGGGTCAAAGACACAGGAACGATCGTAAGATTCCTTCCAGACGCTAAGATCTTCGAAGACGGAATCGACATGGACATCTCTAGGCTCAAGCGTGAGCTAGACGACGTGAAGTATCTATGTCCGAAGCTTCGCATAAAGCTCTTCGTGGACGGAGCCGAGACCGACTTCTATTCTGAGTCTGGTCTAGCCGACATGGTATCAGAGGGCAAAGACAAAGAGATCATCTTCTCCTACTCTGCCGAGAATATCGACGCAGCCATCAACTTCACTCAGCGTGAGGGTTCTTCCTTCCGCTCGTACGTGAACAACGTCTACACAGACATGGGCGGTACTCATCTCAAGGGATTCAGAAAAGCCATCTGCGACATCGTCAAAGAGAGCTCTAAGAAGTCCATCACTAGCGACGACATTCTAGAGGGAATGGTCGGAGCTATTCACTTCAAGATGGCTGATCCGCAGTATCAGGGCCAGACTAAGAATGAGCTGACTACAGTATCGGCCGAGAAGGACGTTCAGGATCTGCTGGACAAGCCGCTCAGAAAGTTCTTCCGTGACAACAAGTCCACTCTCGACCGGATCGTCAAGTTCGCAGAGAAGATGTATGACGAGCGTCAGAAGATGAAAGCTAGCAAGGACATGCTCAAGGGTCTTAACAAGCTCAACAACGCTGCTAAGTACATCTCCGAGAAGTTCTCTGACGCCGACAGACGCAAGTACAGAAACGTAGACGACCTTGAGATGTTCGTAGTGGAGGGAGACTCTGCTGGTGGTCACTTCAAGCAAGCTCGTGAGGGATTCCAGGCCTGTCTGAAGCTTCGCGGAAAGATCATCAACGCTGCGAAGGCTACTCAGACACAGCTCTTCGGATCGACAAAGAAGGGTTCAGAGCAAGACGGAAACAGAGAGATCAAGGACCTGACTGCTGCACTCGGCTGTGGCGTTCTCGACCAGTATGACGAGTCTAAGCTCAGATTCAGCAAGCTGATCATCTTGACAGACGCTGACCCTGACGGACTTCACATCACAAACCTCGTTCTGGCGTTCCTTCTGAAGTATATGCCAGACCTCGTAAAGAACGGTCACGTATACACTGTGGACTCTCCGTTGTTCATGGCTAATGGCGCTAGCGCTAGAGTCTATGGAAACAGCAGAAACGAAGTCGAAAAGAAGATGAAGGAAGCGAAGTGCAAACAGTACACGATCACTCGACTCAAGGGTTGGGGAGAGTGCAACGCTGACGACTTGGCTACTCTCTGCATCTCTCCGAAGACTAGAAAGCTGATCCAGATGAAGTATGACGACAAGACGCTAGAGACGCTCGAACAGACGATGGCTGGCGACTCTGAGTTCAGAAAAGTGCTCTTGGAGGTGAAGTGATGCTAGAATTCTCAGACAAAGCTAAGATCGCGATGGCTGATGGCCTCATCAACTATATCCGCAATCACAAGGGGATAACTGGCATCTCTGACGAGATCGATCCAGAATGGCACGAAGGAAAGCGATGCATTCACATCGACTTCGAGGGCGTAGAGGAATATCTTGTTCCTGGAGAAGCCATCTGCGACGCTATCGGAGCTGCATGCGCTGCTGACGATGTAGACTTCGGCGTAGACTGACAATAGACTAACAATAGACTAACAACAAGAACGGCGCTGACCGGAGTAATCAGCGCCATCTTTGTGTTTTGCGGAGTCTTATTTGGCCATCTTGTAGAAAGTGTGATGAGCGTGAAGGTTGTTCCATACAGCAGTCGGACTGTAGCTAGCGTCGTTCGTGCACTTCTCTGTGCCGCTGATGCGGATTCCGAACTCGTCGTAGACTTCCTTGAAGAACAGATACTTCGACTTGCACTTCTCGTCCTTGAAGTTAGACAGATGTTCAGTGATCGTGTAAGTGCCGTCCTTGTTGTCAACGGTTACGTTTATGCCGTTCAGGACTTTGTACGTGTCTTGGACGTCATTGACACGCAGCGTGATGATCTGACCGTCAGTGCAGAGGAACTTGATCGAGATCTGGTCAGAGATCTGATTGCATTCTGCCGAGAAAGCAAATGCAGTGAAGAGCGCGAGAATGAGTGCGAGTTTTTTCATTGGGATTCTCCTTGTTGTTAGTCTTTCCAGGGCTTTTTCTTGTCGTGACCGTTAAGGTCCTTTGTTTGAGTTACATGGCAAATATAAGTACTTTTTAGAGAAATCTAAACCCTAAAATTAGAGAAATCTTATTGGAGTCTAGTGTAGTGGTCGATGAAGTCGAAGAGCATATTCATGTGTTGTTCGTCTCCGTATTGCATGAACTTCACTGACACAGACGTCTCTTCGATCCTGCGCTGGTACATTCGGCTGATCTCGGAGAACTTCTTGCCGTCGAGTGCAGTGAGATACTTAGCCTTGAGCGCAAACTTGTCTTCCATATAGTCGGCGATAGCGTTGAACCAGACGATGCCGTTGGTGATGACGAAGTGTTCTTCCTTGAATCCCTTGCAGAGAATCGCTGTGAGAGGAATAGCGCGAAGCAGCACCGCTTCTACGAACTTCGATGCATCCTCAACAGAGAGGTTCTTCTCCTGACGGTTGAACGGATGATTGTAAGCCTTGTAGAACTCATTGACTGTGTAGCCGTTCTGGCTGAGATCATATTGAGACGGATCAATCAGCATAGCTTAGTTTTCCTCCGAGAGGATGGTGATAGTTTCTACATCTTCGTACCTGTTCGTGTAGCGATTGATTACGTAGTTGAACATAGCGATGCGGTTTTCGATCTCGTGAGTGAGAGTGTAGGTAGCAGGAACGCCGTCCTTGCGGCGAGTTACGATGAGTGCAGTGAATTGCGGCATAAGTTATGGTCCTTTTGTTGAAGTTACGGTGTAAATATAAGTAATTCAAGAGAAACTCTAAACCCCTAAATCGGAGAAAACTCAAAAATATGTTCCAAGGTGCAGACAATATCAGAGGCCATAAAGAGAAGATCGAGATGACTGAAGAGCAGCTCGAAGAGTACGTGAAGTGCAAGACTGACATCTTCCACTTCGCTAAGTACTTCTACATTCTGACTCCGAAGGGCTCAAGACCGATTCCTCTGCGTGAGTACCAGATCCGAGAGGTGAAGACGCTGTGCGCTAAAGTCGAGGGCAAGAACAACCGCATCATCATGCAGGGTCGTCAGTCTGGAAAGACGACTATCGCTACTCTGTATCTGACTTGGAAAGCGCTGTTCGAAGAGGACAAGACGATCGCTATCCTCGCTAACAAGCTATCCCAGGCTCTGGAAATCATGGCACGTATCAGAGACGCGTATGTCAGACTGCCTCTATGGCTGCAGCAGGGAATCGATCCACAGCGTGGAGGCTGGTCTAAGAGCTGCATAGGACTCGACAACGGCACTAAGGTCTTCGCTGCTGCATCATCTTCATCCGCTATTCGTGGTAAGTCAGTAAACTACATGCTGGTGGACGAGTTCGCTCACTTGGATGACTCTATCGCAGACGACTTCATTCAGTCAGTCATGCCTGTGCAGGCATCTGACCCTGACGCTGAGCTGATCTTGATCTCTACGCCTAACGGAATGAATCACTTTGCTGACATCTGGCAGAAAGCTGTAGCTGGAGAGAACTCGTTCATTCCATGCAAGGTGCAATGGTTCGAGATCGATGGACGTGATGAAGCTTGGAAGGCTAGAATCATTCGTGACTACGGAGTCAAGCACTTCGCTCAGGAATATGCTTGTTGTGATGGAGATCAGCTCGTAAAAGTGAGAAGAAATGGAATAGTGTCAGTTTTGACGCTAAAAGAGCTACATTCTATCCTAGAACACGAACTTTAATAGAAAATAAATGGGTAGAAACACTTCAAACGAGAAACAACTTTTATATATTTGATATGTATAAGAGAGGTTTCTATGTTCGAGTGCAAGATATGCCATGATAATTTTGAGAAGATAACTCAGCTAACTACGCACATTCAGTTTCACCACAATGACTACACAGTTCATAGCTACTATGACGAGTTCTTGAAGAAGCCAGAGGATGGAATCTGTCCGACATGTGGTGGTCCGACTCCTTTCCGAGGTCTCATCAAAGGCTATCAAAAATTCTGCTCTAACAAGTGCGTATGGCAGGATCCAGAAGTCAAGGCTAAGCGTGCTGAGAGCATATCGAAGCTCACAGAAGACCAGGTACGCGAGTGGCGTCTGAAGAATATCGAATCTCATAAGAACGCTGATGGAAAGTGCATATCGTATGAAGAGCTTGAGAAGCGTCAGAAGCGCAGCGAAGAGTCGTTCAAGAAGTACTTCGAGAAAGCAGACTGCACATTCATCAGATATGATCAGACTGAGAAGCAACCAGTCACTTTCAGATGCAACAAGTGCGGAAACGAGAGCACTTATGTCAGATCTCTCATCGACCGCATGGCGAGAACAGAGGACTACGGTATATGTCACTTCTGCAACAACAGAAAGTCCGTCAGCATTCCTGAGCGTGAGATTAGAGAGTTCATCAAAGATCTTAAGCCAGGAAGAATATCTCTCAATGATCGAAAGCTTCTTGACGGAAAAGAACTAGACATTGTACTATCAGATCACAAAATAGCTATCGAGTATGACGGATTCTACTGGCACAATGAGAATGTAGTAGGGAAAGACTACCATTTGAAGAAGACAGAGGCTTGCGAAGATAAAGGCTGGCAGCTCATTCACATATTCGAAGATGAATGGAAGAACAAGAAAGATATTGTGAAGAGCCGTCTTCGTGGTATGCTCGGAAGAAATGAATGCATATTCGCAAGAGAGACTGTGTGTAAGCAAATAAGCTTCAAAGAGAGCAAAGAGTTCCTAGATTTATGCCACATTCAGGGCAGCTGCACGTCGAAGTGGCAGTACGGTCTGTTCTATCATGACGGCCTTGTCGCTGTGATGACCTTCGGAAAGTCTAGATTCGCTGACGAGATAGAGCTTCTTCGCTTCGCTACTGAAGTTGACGTAAATGTAGTGGGAGGAGCTAGCAAGCTCCTGTCTCATTTCGTCAAAGATCACCCGGAAATCTCGAAGATAGTAAGCTACGCAGATCGAAGATGGTCGAGAGGGGATCTATATGATAAGCTCGGATTCAAGTTCATACACAAGTCGGATCCATCCTATGCATACATCGTCAAACACAAGAGACATTCTCGTTTCGAGTTCCAGAAGCACAAGCTCGTGGCAGAAGGAGCAGATCCGAATAAGTCAGAGCATGAGATTATGAAGGAACGAAAGTGTCCACGAATATACGACTGTGGCACTCTTAAGTACGAGTGGACTAGAAGCTAAAGCACAGATGGGCACCAGTTAGTCAAAATAAGAAGAGACGGCGTAGAAAGCGTCGTCTCGATGGAGGAATTGGCTAGCATTCTTGAACACCAGCTCTAAAGTTACTTGATAAGAAACTTCGACTTCTTGTCGTTTTTGCTCTTCCAGGTCTCTAAGTTCCATTCGAAGATGTCTGAGTTGACGAAGTTATGCTTTACGATATCTCTGACATCTTCGTCCGTGAAGTTCTTCATGAATCTGATTATGCGCTGTTGAGCGTATTTGTGAGTTGGAGGATCTAGCTCTACGCCGTAGGTGTTCTTGAGAGCAGCGATTGGATCTTGGCCATGCTCTACGATTCTGCGATACAGCATAGCTATGACGATGTTTCCAGCTCCCATAGTCGGATCTAGCATAGTCTTCGAATGATCCTTCCAGTTCTCGATAGGCCACTTGTCCATCATCTTAGCGATTGTGTCGTAGGGAGTCCATACTTGTCCGAGCTTCTGGCGCTCCTTCTTGTCAGCGTGCTCATAGTGGTTGAAGTCGTTGTCGTAATCGTAGATAGTCTTTACCATTTCGCAACATCCTTTACAGTGTCATGGATAATCTTCTGTTCTTCTTCTGTGATGTTGAAGAGCTGGAACAGATCTTCGTCTGTCCAAGGACGAGTGTAGTCATTCATATAAGGGATGAAGCCAAGCGGGACGTTCACGTCCCGCTTAATCGTGATGCCCAAGAACTTGATGAAGGCAGTCTGCATATAGTTGAAGAAATTCTCGGCTTCTTCTTGAGTATTGAAGTTCAAGCCACCAACCTTCTTAGCATTCTTGTCAAATGCGAGCTTATGATCAGGTGACAAGAATATATGCCAGTCATTCTGATGTTTATGACCATGAATATCACTAAATCTCATGAAAGGAATACTCATATCTAGTTCATCTCTGTCAAGATAGTGATCTGCTATTGAGTCGACCTCTCCATTTACTACTCTATCTACTACATGTTCAATAATCCATGCATTCTTGTATAGAGGTCTTGGATCGAAAGAAGATGCGTTTGATTCTTTGATATGATAGATGGCTAAGTCCATAGTGAATCTAGCGTTATCAAACATAGCTATAGCATCCTTAGCGCTAACTACTTCAACTTCTTTCAACTTTGTCAAGATAGTGTCTTTGTACTTCAGCAGATCAGAAGTCTTCTTGTACTTGGCCAATGGATCTTGAAGCCAACGAACTGGACTTATCCATACAATCTCTTTAGCGTAAGGAAGCAGTTGATCAAGTATCTTCAAGTGAAGAGAACGGTCATAAGGAGGATTGCCAACGATCAAGTCAAATTTCATACCAGTTATCTCCTTCGTGTAGTCGCCTTTGTAGTCGACCAGATGGACGGAGTCGTCCATTCCAAAATTTACATTATTTAGAGGAGATACCATTTTGAGGAATGTGTGATAGGATTTCTCATCATCAGTAAGATAAGTCACCGAGTTGCTCACAGCGAGCTTTCGAGCTAGCTGGAGGTCGTTTACGACCAGGATCTTCTTATCAGTTACGCCTGCGATATACTTAGCAGCCCAGTTCTTGTTCCAGCGGTATTCCATGAGTTTCTCCTAGAGAAAGGTTGTTACGATTTCTCTTATAATATAAGAAAATTCTGGATTTCTCTAAACCCAGAATTTGAGAAAATCTTAATTTTTTCTTGCTTTTATTTCTTCATAAGTTCAAGCGAAGCTTCCCAGAAAGACCTGTTAGGCACAGCACCCTTTCCGAGAGCTTGGAACAGCGTCCAGCTGTCGATGACGATCACGTCAGGGAACTTCTCTGGGAGAAGAGGCTTAGCAACGATGTCGGTGAAGAGTATGCCAGACGGGCAGTCTAGAGCAGCTAAAGCCGCTTCTGAGGACTTTTTCTTTAGTTCCTTGACTACTTCACGGCTAGCGCTCTGAAGCTTCTGGAAAGGCGCAAATTCCTTGATCTCTTCAATCGTCTTGTGCTTAGCGTTGACTGGAATCTTTATTCCATAAGTCGGTTCAGTTAGCCATGCGTCTACACCCTTGAAATCCCAGTCCCCACCGTTGACCTCTTCGTATCCAGTGAACTGCTGCAGTCTAGAGTCACGCACATTAGCTAGCGAGAAGTAGCACTGCATGACTGCTTCGAAAAGATTTCCGACATACTTCAATCGAAGATCGAAGAAGTATTCGTCAATAGTGATCTTCTTGTTCTGCTCAATAGAGGTCTCGATGTCCTTCTCAGACGCGATAGAGAGAAACTTAGTCTTGTACTCTTCAACGAACTTCTTTCCAAATTCGTTGATCGTGTTGCGGAGATACTCGGGATTGTCGTATTCGATGCAACCGACATTAGCCATGTGTTCGAAGAAATCCAAGTATGCCTTGTTGTAGTCGAACTGACTGTCGTCCATTACAGTGTTCGGCTTGAGCACTGCAGTCATCGCTTTGTGAGTGAATAAGTTGTTCATGTGTGGTCCTTTGTTGAAGTTTCTCTTATAATATAAGTAATTTCGAGAGAAATCAAAAACTGTTATTTAGAGAAAAGTTCGTTTTCAACCCAGTTTACGAGATCATCTTCTACTGTAGCAGAGAAGTGATCGAACTCGTCTCGAGCGAAAAGAGTCCAGATCTTTCCGATCTCGTCGCCGTTGTGCCACATCTTCCATGCTTCATCTTTGAATGCTTCAGAAGCGATCTGGATTTCGTTCTCTGCCTTGTATTCTTCTACAGCCTTTACGATAGCGTTGCGGTAGCGGATAGCCATCGGTACGACAGACTTGAGAGCGCTGATGTCGACTTCTTCAGTTTCTACCTCTTTGCCAGCGCCGAGTTCGATACCATCTCCGAAGTCGATTTCACTTTCGAATCCTTCAACCATCTTGTCCAAGAAGTCATGAATCTGGTCATCTGAGTCAGCCGTGATGTAGATATTGAACTTCTTTTTGCCCGGAGCAGTTCTGTCGCCACGGCAGATAGCCTGATAGAGATTGTTTTCGCGCTTATCGCAGAGAATGCAGACGCCGTTGATAGCCTTGATGTCGATTCCTTCTTGCACCTTGTAAGCCGAGAGGATGATCGTGTGCTTCTTGGAGTTTCTGACTTTTTCGAGGACTTCTGCATCTTCGAGCTTTTCTCCGTTGAAGCTAGAGTAAATCTCGTACTTCTTGACACGTTCACCGTGCTGATTCTTGACCGCTACTTCCTTCTCAGAAGCGAGAATTGCGATGTCAAGTTCATCGATTGTGTAAATCGAACGGAGAGTGTTCTCGTAGTTACGGAGATAGTCGATGCTGTTGTCGAATACGACTTCTACTGCGCGTTTATCGTAGCCGAGCTTCGGAGTATTTTCCGCTTCATTGATGAGGTGCTTGATGCTAGCGACGATCGAAGTAGCCTTGTCCTTTTCTTTGAGCTTGTTAGTTCTAGATACGAGGTAGAGAGAAGGCGGAACCACGACGCCGTCCTTGATAGCCTGACGGAAGCCGTAAGAGATTCGCTTAGTAGAGCAGATCTTAGACAAGCGCTTAGAAGGAGTAGCAGTATAGGTGATTAGAGTGTTGCTCATCTTCTTGAGTTCGAGCAGAACAGAGTCGTCGATATCCTTGTGAGCTTCATCGATCATTGCGAGATCGAAAGTTACTTCGTGTCCGTTCTTAGTGCGATGTGAAGCGAGATGCATGATTCTAGATTCGATCTGGCGTGCAGCGTTATCGAAGTCCATGTTGACCGAAGTGTCGCATGCGAGAAGAAGGATGTGCTTATTCGAATTGAGCTTGTTAGAGATGCCGAAGCCAGTTGAAGTGAGCATATCGAACTTAGCGTCTCCGAGATCGTTAGAAGCCATGTTGAGAACTGTGAATCGATCATCGAAGTCTTTAATGTTCGATTTGCAGCATTCGAGAAGCTGTTTATTGAGAAGAAGACGTGGAGAAGCTAGAAGAATCATAGCTTTCTTTCCTTCTGCTTCTTTCAGACGAGCGACATAGTCAATTGCCATGTGCTGAACCGTGCTCTTACCAGAACCGCATGTCGCATCGACCAGTACAGAGATTGGGCGATTGCTGATGAGACGTTCGAGATTCTTCATCGCCTGAAGCTGCCAGTTGCGGAGTTCTATAGAGTTATGGATCTTGTAGTCGTAGATGACGGTTTCAAGAAGGTTTTTCATAGTTCTGGTCCTTTTATTGAGTTTTACAAGTATAATATAAGTATTTTCAAGAGAAATCTAAACAGCAAAATTGAGATTTTCTCATATTTTTTTTGTTCACCAGATTTGAGCACTATCACGAAATTTCTATCGAGAGAAAAATCTATATTAGTCGATCATAAGCGTGTTAATAGAATGAAATTTCAGAAAAGCAACCTTGTAAAAATGGGATATAGCCCTGGAAAAACTGAACACGAAATAATGAACGAACATGGGTATTATAGGATCTATGACTGCGGAACGCTAAAGTATGAACTTACTAGATAATGTTGTGATGAAAATCAGAAAGTTAAGATAAGAAGAAATGGAATCGAGTCTATAGTTACCTTCAAAGAGCTGCATTCTATACTTGAACACGAACTTTAGCAAAAAAAAATGCTCAAGACTAGTCTTGAGCATTCTGATTATCCTTTTGTGACTACTAGAAAAATCACTGTTTATCGTATGCGGATGAGTCCATCTGCTGGCAGAACTTATCTAACGCAGTGATGCATGTAGTTTCGATCTTGGCCAAGCTGTCATCGACAACTGATTTTATGCTAGTTTCGAACATTTCAGTAAACATCTTGTTGATCTTGTCTTTATTGCCTACTTTATTAGCATCTTCTAAGTAGTTGATGTATGCATGTGCTGCCTTTAACTTCAACTTGCACTCTTCGAGACAATCACCGATATCCATGTCGTCTCTGTCGAAATGTTCATAAATCACTTTGAGAAATTCGTCATATTCCTTCCTGTCAATGCTCGTAGCAGTATCGAGCTTTTCAAGCTTTCCATCTGAGTTCTTTATTTGTTCATAACGAGCCGCAACAGCACTTGTAACTGCTCTACATGTAAATCCATTTATACATACGCCTGATGGAAGCTCTGGCTCGACAATACTGTAGATTCCCGTAGAGTCGTTATGTCTGAGGTCAAGATCATTGAGGGTAATGACTGAACCATCGTTAGTAACTTCGACATCTGCCCTAGCAACAAGTTCTGGGTCGTTAGAGGCCTCACAGAAGACAAGATCCAAAACCCTGACCTTAAGCTTGCCAAGTTTCTCTTGTTCCCTCGTAGATTCATTCATTTGTTCTCGCTTTACAGCAAGAAACTCTCTGTACATCTGAAGCTGGTTCAGCTTAAGGTTTCTGTTAATGCAGTCAGAAGAAAGGACATATTCTAGGTCCTTGATCTCGTTCTCAAGCCAGTGAATCTTCTGCTCTTCTGTCTTCAATCTATTTGCATTCATGTCTAGTTCTCTCATATTAGTTATCCTTATTGTTGAAAAATGTCATTATTAAATATATGAAATTTTAACACTTAGTCATTTCTCCTGTTTTGTTTTAATAGACACTCAATGCAATGACTTCGTCCTTAGTAAGCTGAAGTCCTACGTTATCGTTGCACCCATCGTTGTACTTGTCCATGAGACTGTGGATGAGATCTGACATCTTGCTCCATGTCGTATAGTCATCGTTCGGGATGACGATCCAATAATCTCCGCACTCATGGACTGCGCTGTCGCCTTCGGCCATAATAGCCTCAGATATTTCACATCGTTGGTCGTGGTTGTAATTGGTGACTTTTAGCAGGAACGAGTAGTTCTCTCGATCTTCTTGGATAATGCTGATCATAAGTTCCTCAGTTTTCGGAGTTTAGTCGATCTCCACATTCACTTGAAGATATGCCAATTTATATGCATTAACATACACCTTGTGGTTTCTGTTAGGACCTTTCGGAGGCTCTTCCACAGACACACCAGTGATAGGAACTACTTCCGTGGTATTCTTGTATTGTGAATATGCCGCTTCTGTCTTGCTGGTCGTATAGTTTACCTGACACTGAATGACGTCAGTATCGGACAATGGTTCAAGCATCTTAAGCAGTTCTGATTTAGTCATGATAGGTTTCATAGTGTTGGTCATTTGTTTAGTGAATTTTACATTCTCGTGAGCTTGACAGAGCGGATGATGTTGTTGTCATCGACGTCGAGCTTGACTTCGCTGTTGAAGCTAGTCGTGTAGAACGGATAGTTGATGAGTTCGAGATCGGTGTTGTGGAGATTCTTTCCGATGTAGATGTCTTTGAGACGGCGTTCCTTTCTGTCGAACGCGATCCTCTCCTGAAGCTTCTCTTCACGTTTCTTGCGCTTGCGCTCTTCGGCGCGACGCTTGCGGGCAGCTTTCTTCTCAGCCTCTTTAGCCGCTTCGGCAGCCTTGGCTTCCTTCTTTTTAGCGCGACGTGCAGCAGCTCGTTCCTTGCGACGGAGTTTTTCTTCTTCAGTGAGAGTCTTTTTCATGGTCATGGTCCTTGTTGTTTTTGTTTACATGTCAAATATAAGTATATTTCAGAGAAATCTAAACCCTCAAAATCAGATTTTCTTAAAAGCTGTCGCGAAATAAAAATTCCGCAAAAATGAGTATATTTACATTATCATCCACACAACGGATGAGAAGGATAATATATGTCAAAGAAAGATAGAAAAGCAAAGGATATTGGCAAGACTACAACTAACGACTTCGGAACTGGTCCAGCGACATTCAGCAAGGCCGACGAAATCATCAAGGAAATCAAGAAAGACAAGGAGCTCAACAAGCTCGTAATCAATCCCGAGACGATGAAGTATGAGTGGCTCAACACCAACGTCATCTCACTGAACCTCGTCTTCTCTGGAAAGATCCGTGGCGGCATCAAGAAGGGCGCTATCACATCTATGGCTGCTGACTCTCAGCTCGGTAAGTCATTGATCGGCTACAACCTTCTACAGTGCGCATACCGTTCTGGTATGGCATGCGTCGTAATCGACACGGAACACGCTATCAACCTCGACCTACTCAAGCAGCTGGGCATCGATCTAGACAAGATCGTGATCTACCAGACCTCCAAGATCAACGAGCTGAAGCAGATCTTCGCTCGCATCAACAAGGGCAAGAGCCGTGAAGAGGCTATGAACACGTTCGTCCTGATGGACTCTTGGGGTCCGATCGTGGAAGTTCAGGTGATGGAGAAGGCAGAAGAGGCCTCTTCGTCTGTGAACATGTCTGGCGCTAAGTTCAAGAACGAGCTCGCTAACATCATCAACGCTTGCGGCAACACTACCTTCGTGATCAACCACGTCTACAGCTCACTCGAACAGTATGGCGAGAAGTTCAAGATTCCTGGCGGTAAGCGCTTGTTCTTCAACTCTGACTCCATCGGCCTCGCTTCCTCTGCTGCTAAGTACAAGGACGCTCAGGACAACATTCTCGGAAAGGTCGTTACAGTCGGCGTCAAAAAGGGTCGTGGCGCTAAGGAATTCCTCAAGACCAAGTATCTCATTCGTCATGACGGCGGTCTTGATCCGTTCTTCGGTCTCCTAGACGACGCTATTGAAGCCGAAGTGGTCTTTAAGCCGAAGCCGGGCTACTACGCTAGAACCGACTACGACGTCGACAAGGAAACTGGCGAAGTCAAGAAGATGTGGAAAGAGTCTGAGCTCTACTGCGCTGCCTTCTGGGTTCCGCTCTACCTCGATCAGAAGTTCGTAGACTACTGCGAAGACAAGTACAGCTTCGTCAACGCTAAGCTCATCTCTGCTTCTATCGACGTCATGGCTCTCATCGACGGCGCTGCTGAGATCACCGACGAGACGATGCCAGTCATCAACGCTGGCGACGAGGAAGCTCAGTTTGAATCTGAATACGGCGACGAGAACGAAGATCTCGAACTCGATGGCACCGGAATCTTCCAGAAATACAGCAAGGAAGAGATCGAAGCTGCCAAGAACGAAGACTAAAGTTTTCCTTCTCACTGCAAAGGGACTGGATGTAAATAACTTCCGGTCTCTTTTTTTTCTATTTTTGGTATATCATGGTGAATGTACAGTTTCCGCACTTAATTTTGAAGACACTATACGCTAATCAGTCCGTCAGAGACAGAGTTACTCCGTTCCTGAAAGACGACTGGTTCAGAGAAAACGAGAATATCAGCACTATCGTATCTAAGATCATCGACTACATGGAGAAGTGGGGCAGATTCCCATCGGTCATCGAGTCGAGAACTATGCTCAGAAATGACATGGGCGTTCTTGAAGAGTTTGACGCTGCTATCGCTATTCCAGACGAAGAGGCGCAGAGCGAGTCTATCCTCGACGACATCCAGGACTTCATCCGCAAGAAGCTCATGTATGAAGTTACCCTTAAAGTCCAAGAGTACCTATTCTCTCACGGTGAGCCTCCAGCTGGCGACTCGTTCGCTCAGATGATGGCTGACGCTGAGTCGTTCAGTTTCGACACAGATGTCGGCTTCGACCTCGTTGACGACCTTGACGAAGTCTATGAAGAGATGATCCAAGCTGTCAACATCATTCCTACGGGCATCAAGGAGTTCGACAACCTCATGAACGGAGGCATTCCAGACAAGGTCATGATCGGCCTCTTAGCTGGCACTAACATTGGTAAGACCCTGATGATGAGCTGTATGGCGTCCAACATCATGGCTCGAGGAAAGAACGTGCTATACATCACCTTCGAAGACTCGAAGACTAAGATCGCTACTAGAATGATGCAGAACCTGTGCGACATCTCGCAGGAACAGCTCAAGATGCTCAACAGGAACTCATTCGTCGCTCTCAAGAACAAGATGAAGGCCATGTCAGCTACTCACTTGAAGATCGTAGAACTCGAGGAAGCAGCTGTGAACACGATGAGAGTCAGGACGCTGTTGAAGGACTTGAAGGAAAAGAAAAAGTTCACTCCAGACATCATCTTCTTGGACTACGTCGGATGTATGATTCCTAACGGTCGTCCGAACCCCAACTTGAACACGAACACTATCCTGCAGAAGGTCGTAGCTGAGTGGCGTGGCTCTATCTGCATGAAGCTCGGCATTCCTACGGTGACTGGCTTCCAGGTCAATAGAGGAGGAGCCGACAGCGCATCTGTCGGCTTGACGGACATCGCAGACTCCTTCGGCTCTACGACTAAGGTTGACGCTATGTTCGCTACGACTCAGGACCAGACGATGCTAGAGAACGGCATGTACAAGATCAAGGTCGCTAAGACGAGATTGAAGAACAACAAGAACACAGAAGTGATGATAGGCGTATGCATCGACAAGCAGCAGATCTACGACTTGAACTCTGCACCCAGCGAAAGAACGCCACAGCTGACGAACACTGCACCAGCTGCTCTGCCTACGCCCACTCCAGTCGCTCAGATAGCAGAAGAGAAGACTGCCGCAGTCGAAGACAAGACGAACACTGATGTCGCCGACAACGCTTATGTAGCTTCTGCGAAAGTGGATCTAGACAAGATAAACTCGATCCTATAAGGAGAACAAGATGGTAAACAGTGATGACAGAATAGAAGCTCTGGAGAGAGATACCGCTAAGACCGAGTTTTTCGATCTAATGAAACGGCAGGGATATGACATGTATGACTTGGACGAGGAATCTCGTCTGCCGAAGTGTCTCATCCCCATCATCGAAAAGAAGGACTTGAACTCGTTCATCATGTTCAACAGCACGCTAGAGTATATCCACCGTAAGCACGGCGTGAGCGTGATCGACATGTGCAAGTACCTGATCGAAGACTTCTTTGACGAGCAACAGCTCCTTACGCTGCTCCAGACTAACCTCTACGACGCGCTATATCTGGAACTCCAGAAGAAGAACCGCATGTCCCAAGAAAGAACTAGCAAATTCCTGATCAAGTGATATGAACGCAAGCGACGTATACTCAATTCTCTATCTCTTCAACAAAGAGATCAAGAAGACTAGCAAGTCTCTGAGTCTGGGCAACGTGTTCAGCGAAGCAGCATGGACGGTAGCACAGGAGGAGATGGAGGCTGCTGTAGCCTATGGAAAGCAGCCAGTCATAGATCAGATCGGCCGTGATCGTTGCATCAATCTCGCTAACTCGCTCGAGTGCGGATTGCTGAACATGAAGACGCTGAAGGTCTATATCGTCGGTGAGTATATCAGAAAGTTCCACGGAAAGTTCTTCAAGCGCAAGAAAGACGGATCTCTGTACATGAGGGCGACTAAGAAGGACCCCGAAAAGAAGAAAGTCGTGTATAACGCTGTCGATCTGAAAGCGATAGGAAAGCTGGAGGGCATCGAGCTATACAAGCCAGAGAATCTCAAGGATCAGCTGGGCGTGCTTAAAGCTGCAGCAGAGACGAACGTTAGCGTCCTGAATCCTCGCAGAGACCAGACGAACGTGCTCTACGATCTGCTCTGCGACGGCAAGATCGGACTCCATCTATACCTGCATCTGTGGAAGATAAACGACGGCTTCGGCATCCGTACCGACATGAAGGAGATCGACGAAGAGTATAAGCGCTTCCTGAAGATGGTGGAATGGCTCATAAAAGACGGTTTTGATCTCAGCAACGTATGGTATCACAAGAGAGCGTGAGACGAAATTTTGAACTAGAAAAAATTCCTATATATAACATGTCCAGCTGAGATACACTCAGTAGAGACGGTAAGAACAATAAAGAACGATAAAGGTACAATAAAGGTAAAACAATGATTGAACGCAATTTCGACAACTATTTCGACCAGATCAAGAACGTGGCTGCCAAGAAGAGTGGTAGCTCTTTTTCGATTGAGAACGAATTTGTCCCGAAGATGATCAACGGTGAATGTGAAGTCGTACTACGTCTGCTCCCGCAGCCGAAGACTGAAGCTTCTCCGTTCATCGAGAACCGCACTCACTCCTTCAAGGGAACCGATGGCAAGTGGCACGTGGTTGACTGTCTCCGCAAGGCCGGTCACAAGTGTCCTATCTGCGATTGGAACAAGGCAGTGTTCGACGCATTCCCGAAAGAGAAGGCGAAGGACATCTCCAAGAAGAAGGCAAAGCGCCAGTTCGTTTCCAACGTCCTCGTGGTGAGAAATAACGCCGACCCGACTACTGAAGGCAAGGTCTACCGCTTCAAGTACGGCATCCAGATCATGGAGAAGATCCTTGAGAAGATGGCCGACAAGAACGACGCAGACAAGGGCTTCATTCCGGGCGTCAACGTCTTCGACTACTACAAGGGCGCAAACCTGATCTTCAAGGCCAAGGATAGCCAGTACGGCCCGAACCCGAAGGATTCTTACTTCGGCGACCAGAAGCCGATCTCTGACAAGAACAACAATCCTCTCACAGAGGAAGAGATCCAGGCCATTGACGATGGGCTCTTCGAACTCAAGCCGTGCGAGAAGGACACCAGCAACGAAACATTTGAGGGTGTTCTCGGAATCTACGAGAAGTTCGTTGACGGCGAGAAGCTGTTCAAGCGTGGCGTCGACGCAGAGGGCAAGCCGACCTATGAACCGATCATTCCGGGCATCGACAGTGGCAACACTGCAGCCTTGAACGAATCTGTCCAGAGCGAAGCAGAACCGTATGCTGAGAAGCCGTCTTCCGAAGGAATTGACGACTTCCTCGACAGCCTAAAGTAAAACAATCTTTACAGAACCGGTTGAACCCTCACAACTCTTTTACTCTTTTACTCCTATCTTAGAGGGTCCACGAGGTTACGAAACAAGGCGCAGGAAGTCAAATTTCTGCGCCTTTCTCTTTAATAAAGGGTTTACAGAATCAATCGAAAATCGTATATTTAGAAATGCACTACAAACAAAGAGGTCAAAATGGATCTTAAAGACCGTAACTTGAGAATTCTCAATTTCACATCTTGGAGCGTCAATGGCGCAATCTCGTCTGTAATTCTCAAAGCCTATTACAAGAACTGCAAAACATACTTCATGTCGTATCGCCGTCCCGACGAGATGACTAAGACTATGATCGAAGAGAGCGACAAGATAGACGTCGTGATCTTCACGAACATCGCTCCGACACAGAGCCGTGACTTCGTCAAGAACTTCAAGAAGCCCGTCGTAATCTTCGACCATCACGAGAACGCGAACTGGTGGAAGACTCTCGGCAACAAAGCCTATCACGTCAATCAGGACTACTCTGGCGCTATGATGGTCTACATGTACTACAAGCGTTTCATGGCTGATCTCGAACGCTACTGGGACGTTACTCTTCTCGCTGATGACTTCGAACTCTGGAAGTTGAAGGATCCTCGCTCGTTCCACTTCAACACTCTGTTCTGGAAGTCCGACAATCCGTATACATTCATCAAGCGCTGGTCTGCTGGCGGAAAGCTAGCTCTGACTCAGGCTGAGAAGGACATCCTCTCTGAACACGTACGTGACTGGAAGCTCTATTACGAGTCTCTCGCACAGCTCAAGCTCGGCTATAACGGCCGAATGATCACAGCGAACGAATATCAGGCAGAGATCAGCAAGCAGATGGACTTGGAGGGCGTAAACTACTTCCTCCTCTATCATCCGAAGTCCAACTACATCACTCTCCGTTCCTGCACTGCCGTAATCGACTGCAAGGAGATTCTGGAGAAGATGAACGTGTTCACCGCACAGAGCAACGTTGGCGTCATCCCGTGCAAGAATCTGGATGAAGCTAAGACGATCTGTGCTCAAGTCGAAAAGAACGTTTTGGCTCACGTGCCGAAGGAAGCATAATGGCTAAGAAGAAAACTTCACACTACAAGACCGACGAAGAGATGAAAGACAACGAGTTCGTAAAGATCCTCTTCGATCTAATCTCTGCGAATCACTACAAGTACAAGAAGGTCAATCGTGAGAACGTGATCAAGTACTACACTGCTCAGTGCAAGAAGCTGAGAAAAGAGATGGACAAACGCAAGTACAGCGCTGCTATCTCTTTGGTCGAGATGCCGAACAGAGGACTAGTTCAGGTTATCGTCGCTTGGCATGCGGGCGAGGAGACCAATTACTTCGTCCACACGAACAACTACATCGCTGGTGAAATTGGACCTGATTTCAGAAAGCTCTGTGAGTTCTAATGTTCGAAGTTGATGACCAGACAAAGACTTTTGTCCTAGAGAAGTACATCCGTCGTGCAGTCGATACGGTCCGCCACAAGGGCCGTGGACGCGAGATCAAGGTGAACTGTCCGTTCTGCGGCGACAAGGACTTAAAGGGCACTCTATGGCTCACAAACACCTATCGTTGGTGCTATACGTGCTGGAGAGCCTCTTGCCGTTGCGCTGATCACGGAATTCTCGCTACTAAGTGGCTGAAGGAAGTCAACTCGAGCCTCTACGACCAGTATGTCGAAGAGCTGAAGTCTTACGGAAAGAAAGACAAGAAGGAAGTCGATGCCCTGAAGGCTATTATCGAACGCAAGAGAGCAGATGACCTTATCAAAGAGAAGCAGGACCTGCAGAGAGCTATCGAGAAGGACCGCAAGGCGACACGATTCTTCAAGAAGATCGACAAACCTGGCAAGTACCAGTTGGCTGCTATTCACTTCTGCAAGAGCCGCTTGATTCCCGAAGAGGTTTGGAAGCGGTTCTACTACTGCGACGAAGACAAGTATCGCGGACGCGTGATCATTCCGTTCTACGACAAGGACGGCAAGATCGAATTCTTCCAGGGGCGCACCTTGGACAAGGACAACGACGTCAAGTACCTGTCTAGAGTCGGAAGCACTGCACTCTACAACTGGGACTTCGTGGACAAAGAGAAGCCAATCGCCGTTCTAGAGGGTCCGATCAACAGCATGTTCGTCGAGAACTCTACGGCGACTGTCGGCGCTGGATCCTCTGGCGAGATCGATGACAAGCTCAAGAACTTGAACTGCTGGTTCATCTTCGACAACGACAAGGGCGGACGAAAGAACGCTTGGAAGAGAGTCAATCAGGGACGACCAGTCTTCATGTGGAGCTCGTTCATCTTCGACTACAATCTTCCGACAGACATCAATGACATCAACGACGTCGTAATGTACCTGAAGAGACGAAAGAAGTTCACGATCGAAGAGCTGAGACGCTATTTTACACGCTATCCCGACCAGTACAAGGCGCTAGAACTGGCTAAGGTGAAAGAAGATCTTCCTCTGCCGCAGAGAGGAGATACGCCAGAAGTGGATGAGGAAGAAGACTAGAAAAGGAGATACAATGAACACAGACATCTACATCGAATATGACGAAGATTTGGCCGATAGAGCAGTCATAGAGAAGCTCAATAGAAATACAGTCTTGGACAAGCCAATGTATAATCAGCAATTTGCTGTCTGGCTTCAGAAAACCGAGAAATGGCAAAGGAAGTGTCAGGATCTGCGTTACGAACGTCCTTGGTCGACGACTAAGACCGTCTTCACAGCTACCGTCAAGAAACCGACTTACAAGAAAGTCAAGTAAAGTCTCCTGCATGCCAAAGAGACTGGATCTCTTGTGGATCCAGTCTTTTTTCGTGTAAATACTTTGTGTCAGTATTTGCGAAAAACTACTATCAGGGAACTTTCGTTCCTAAGCATCCAGAGAAGTGTCTGAACTTCAATGGAAAACTATACCCTGACAAGACGCTTCCGATCACGTACAGAAGCTCATGGGAGCAGATCATGTGCAACTTCTGTGACATGGAGCTGGACATTCTGTCTTGGGGTTCTGAAGTCGTAGAGATTCCTTACTACTCTCAGATAGACAATCGCAGCCACAAGTACATCTTAGACTTTCTCATCATCCTGAGGGACAAGTCTGGAAAGATACAGAAGTATGCCGTCGAAGTGAAGCCAGACAATCAGGCAGAGAAGCTCGACGCTAACGGCAACGTGATCTACCCTCCGGCGCCGAAGAGAAAGACTCAGAGAGCTCTAGCGAAATGGCAGGAGAAGTGCCAGGTTATACGGAGAAACGCTGAGAAGTGGGAGGCTGCTAAAGTATGGGCAGCTAAGCGTGGATTCACGTTCAGGGCTATCACAGAGAACGAGATCTTCGGACTCGTAAAGAAGCAGTAGCGGTCTTATAAATAACTCATAAGGGAAATACCTATGAATCTGAACTTTCTAAACTTTCTAAGCAACAATTTCTTGAAGAACGAGGAGGACGCACAGACTCTTCGTGAACTTGAAGCTAAGAACAACTCAATCGGTCTTGATGAAGACCAGACGAACTGGAGCGCTGCCGCTGGAGGCTGGGGATCTAAGAACGGCGATGCTGTCAACCCAGACCAGCAGTCTATTCTGTTCGATGCTGTCTTCGAGACCAAGAAACAGAGAATCGCTTTCTACCGCAGCATGTTCAACTACCCGCTCATCAAGAAGGCCATCATGGTCATGATCAACGAGATGTGCAAGCCGAACGCTGAGAACGAGATCGCATCATTCAACATCACTAAGGCTTTCGCAGACCAGTTCAATCAGACTGAGTACAAGTCACTCAAGGAGGAGTTCGACTACGTGATCAACTGCGTCTTCGGCGGAAGCAGCAAGATCAAGAACATGGTCAGAAGATGGCTCGTGGATGGAGAACAGTTCGTGGAGAACTGCGCTGCTGACGACGGAAGCAAGCTCGTTGGACTCAAGGTCCTTCCGCCATACTGCTCGCTAGTCATCTACGAAGAGGGCAAGGCTGTCGGCTACATCCAAGATCCGAGAATGATCGATCTACAGTCGACTGGCGAGATCAAGAAGTTCACGCTCGACCAGATCTCTTACTCTGACTACGGCATGTGGGGCTCTAACAGAAACGACGTTCGCGGTCACTTGGACGCTGCTATCCGTCCATTGAATCAGCTGAGAGCTATCGAGGACGCATTGACGGTCACTAGAATCAACCGTGCTCCAGAGAGAAGACTATGGAACATCTTCATCGGCCGTAAGAACGACGCTGCTGCTAATGCGATGATCAACGACATCAAGAACAAGTACCGCAAGACTATGACGATCAACCCAGTGACGGGCATGATCGAGTGCTCTAAGAACGTCCAGTCGTTCACGGAAGACATCTTCGTCGGAAAGACTGACCAGGGCTATGGCACTACCGTCGAGCCGATCAAGTCTTCTACCGAGTTCAACGGCCAGATGGACGACGTGAGAATGTTCCAGCAGCAAGTGATGGACGCTATTCTCTTCCCGGCTCAGAGATGGGCGAACGGAGAAAGCGGTGGAACGAACTACAGCGTTTCTCCAGAACAGGAAGTCAACGAGATCGCTTTCCAGGAGATGTGCCGGGATCTCGCACAGAGATACTGCGACCAGATCATCAAGCACACGTTCCTAGTCCATTTGAAGCTTGTCGGATTCAAGAAAAAGTATCTTGATCCAGCACTCTACAACATCAACCTCAACGGCGCAAACAGCTTCGAGAAGATCAGACAGCTAGCAGTATGGGAGAAGATGGGCGGAATCATAAGCCAGCTCCAGCAGATGCTCCCGAGCCTCGCAAACGCTAAGCCTGACTCAGAAGAGGCTAAGCCGTTGATCTCCAAACAGTATCTCTACGAGACGATCCTTCACATGTCTGACTCTGACATCATCAAGAATCAGCAGTACATCAATCAGGAGTGCGAAGCTATCATCGACGCTGCTAAGGCTGCTAAGGATGAGGCTGCTCCAGAAGACAAGGACGAGGATCTGGAAGGAGATGACGACATAGGATTCTAGCTAAGACCAATACGAGAGGTAGCCGATGAAATACTCACTAGCTGACGCGAAGCGGATTTATGCATTTTTCGACAAGGACTTTTTCCTTGGAGAATTGGGTTGTAAGCTCGGAAAATGCGTCATAACATGTGACAAATCAGAAGCTGTTGAGTATTTCGGCCAAGAAGACTTCGACTCGGTCAGCGGGCTTTCGCTCTATGACAACGGCAAGAAGTACATCTATGTCAACCGCTATCTCTTCGACAACAAGAAACCGCTCGCTAACACTATACTTCACGAGATGATCCATCTGTACAACAACATGATGAATCCAGACACGAGAAGATATAGAGCTGGACACGGCGCTTTCTGGACGAAGATCGCTAGACAAGCTACTGCGATCTACGGAAAGAAGATCGGACCGATCGAGCAGTTCGCTGACGACACAGAGGAAGAGAAAAAGAATCACGCTAAGCTCATTCACTCGACTAAGACGCTCGCTAACGTGTACGTCGTAGTGCTGAGAAGCCGTGATCTGATTCCAGTGAAGTCTCTGACGCCAGAGCAGATCGAAGAGATCAAGAAGACAGACGCTAGAGGAATCTTCAAAGTAAAGCCGAATCGTGAGCAGAGCTCGAAGAACCGAGTGAAGAACTACGCTACTTTCGACATGCTCATGGACGACATCAAGTACGGAATCTCTTATGACGAAGAGCTCATGTACCAGGAGCTCGACCTGAAGCTCGGCACTGATTCAGAGAAAATCTGGCTGAATCCTATGAACAAAATCAACGAATCTCATGTAAAAAATCGTAAACTATCCAAAATATAGGTTTACAAGTCGTCTCGAACTTCTTATATTAAAAATAATGTTAGAGTCCGAGAAGATATAAATAGAACATAACTTTAAGGAAAGAGCTAACATGACTAAAATGACAGTCGACACACTAGATATGGTAAAACTCAAAGACGGCTCACACAACTGCGTAGCGATATTCAAAGCTACTCTCTGCGGTCTCTTCCGCATCACAGGCGTAAAGCTGTTCAACGATCCGACAACGGGAAAATGGTGGCTGAAGTTCCCAGTAAACGAGAGCAATCACAAGAAGCTCCCGTTCTTCTCGTTTGTAGATCGCGAGTCCTACCAGTACCTTCTAGAGTGCGCAATGAACGAATTTCAGGGTGACTCTGATGAAAAAGAAGCATACGTGGGCTAACGCCATTCCCAAGACTCGTCGCGAGAAAGACGTGATGAGGATGATCAAGAATCCGGCCGAGTGCAAGCGCATGATGGACTTGCTCGGTACCGCTACAAAAGTAACTGAAAACCTCAACAAGTTCCAAGACGAGAAGTTCAAGACAGTCGAAGAGATTGTCGCTTTCGTTTCAATCCATTTGTCTGACGAGTTCATCGGAAAGGAGATCTTGCTCGACGAACTAAACAGACTAGTGGAGAATTATGAAGAACGAATCTTATCTCGAGAAGGAAGTGATCCAGGTGCCCCAGTTCAAGGTGGGCGGTGAGTACAAAGACGAACAGGGCAACGACTACAAGGTGCTCTCGATCCAAGGAGACTTGATGGAGGCGAAGTTCAACTTCGTCAAGAAAAAGTTCCGCATAGTCCGATGGGGATCCACGATGGCAGCCGTGAATAGCGGCCGAATCTGGTTCCGTTCCGCTGCACCAGATCCGACTCTTCTCGAAAAAGACTGGACGTGCAACATCGTGCCTCGCGGAAAATACAACAAGCTCAAGAAAATGTCTCCGGAAGAGAAGAAGGAATATCGCCGTGAGCGTGCAAGGAAGCGCCGCAAAGCTAGACGTGAAGCTGCGAAGGCAGCCAAAGAGTCCGACAAGACGGTATAAATAACACAGAACACTCAACATTGAGGACAACTAATATGGGATTTCATGATTTCTTAGAAAGTCAAAGAAGACCAGCTTCGCAGGTCGAACCGGATTTCGAACCCGAGGTGGAAGAGAACTATGAGGAAAGAGCTCCTCAAAGAAGAGCTAGAGTTGAAGAGAGAACCTTCGACCGCGAAGACGAGAAAGTGATGGACGAAGTCGACTTCTACAAGCAGCGTCTGTACAAGAAGATCGACTCATGCTTCATCCGTTACGGCCTAGCTGGTCTAAAGAAGATCGATGAGGGCATCGCAGACTCTCTCGCTAGATACATCGATAGTCTCAAGGGCGGAACGAACTACGAGGACAGAATGGCAAACCTCAGGTACAGTCCGAACTACCGTCGTCCGCCGGAAAGAGTCCGTTACAGAGACGATGAGATCAACGAGAGAGAAGAGGATCTGCCGCGCCGTCCAGAGCCGAAGCCAGCGCCAAAGCCGTTCAAGAAGCCAGTCAAGATCGAAGGATCTAACCCGAATCCAGTTCCGAGAAGAGCTGGCGAGCCGAACCTTCAGGCTGGAGTATACAATCCCGAGCTGCTAAACGCTATCCTCACTGACGTGATTCCGCCGACAGAGATTCATCCAGTCGAGATTCACAGCAACATTCCAGTTCCGCAGAATCAACAGCAAGCTGCACCGCAGAAGGTTGACTTCGCACCGCTTCCAGAAGAGATGCAGGAACAGGAACAGCCGCAGGAACAGACTTACGAACAGCCCGTCGAGACCTACCAGGCACCGCAGCAAGCTGAATCGAGCAACTTCGACATCGCAGACGTGATGCTCGCTGGCGCTGGAAACACCGACGTGAGCTTGATCGTTCCTCCGACTATCGAAGAGCCCACAGCTGAGAACTTCGTATCAGACACCGATCTCGATGCTCCGATTGTTGAGTCAGAGACGCAGACGCCTATCCAGATGCCTGCACCGAAGAAGAGAAAGAAGAAGTAATGAGCGAGATAACGTTAGAAGAGCTAGAGAATCAACCCTTCGTACAGGCCCACAAGGACTTGTACAAGGTAGCTCTTGAGCGTGGAAAGTACTCAGACAAAGTCTTCTGGGACGAGCTTGACAGCGACGTTCGAGACGCTGTGAAAGATCAGCTCAGAAAGTACGGAAGTAAGCCAGTTTGGAGAATGCTCAAGTGATTGAAGTTCTAAACAAGTGTTTTGAGCGCATAGAAGCCGCTTCTGCGGGTGATAACAAGCACTTCCTTGAGAAACTACAGCGTAACGGCAAAATGGCCGTAGCGGCGCTGGAAAGTGACAATATCATCAACGAAGCGCAGTCGACTATGAAGTCGCTCAAAGCAGCTAACAAGAAGATCTCGATGTCTACGCACTCACGCAGCGTGGACAACATTCTCGTGTACATCTTCTTGAAGAACCTTCTCACCGTTCCCACTACGACTAAGGCTTACAAGCTCGGACTGATCGACAAAGACGGAAAGCTTCTCCGTGAGCCGAAGACAGCCGAAGAGAACGACTGCATCTCTAACCTTGACTTGTTCATCGGCCAGCTCAGAAAGTGGCTCAGACCCTATATGAACCGTCTGTCTAAGATGACATGGGTCCGCTCGATGGACGCGAGCTATCGAATCCAGAACGCTCTTGGAAACACAGAGTCTCTGTCCAAGAGAGCTACTGTGATCCGAGTCAACGACGAGCTCGACAAGATTCTGGAGGGATGATGGTCTGTCCGATCTGCGAAGGCGCATTCAAACGTTACGGATTCTCTCTTCACGAGGGACTACACTGCTACACAGCTAGCGAGAAAGCTTGCTGTCCAAAGAAGGTGACTATCACTTCTTTCAGCTCCACGGAAGTGAAGTTCACCACTAAGGACGGCGTAGAGCACTCTAAGCCCTTTATGGAATTCATGAAAAGTTCCTGGGTTGACAGAACATCGTTCTGATTTTATTCTATATTTCATTCTAGATTGAACTTAAAAGAGGTTTTAACATGGACCTTAACTTTGTCTTGTTGACTAAAGCTTACGACGAGCCAGACATCAGATACTGGCTCCAATATCATCACAACCGCTTTGTCGGCGCAAGATTCACCATCGTCGACAACGACTCTATCGTCGACGTCAAGAAGATCGCAGACGAGATTCTCGGCGACTATCACTATATCCGTCTCAACGGATTTCCGAATCAGAGAAAGCTGTATGCCGACCTGATGAACGGCGCTTACGGCAAGATCTTCAAAGAGAATGAAGCCGTAGCCTTCTTTGACGATGACGAGTACTTCTATCTTCGCGATCCGAACGACGAGAAGAACGAGCTCGACTACAAGATCGTTCTACACAAAGCTTTCGGCGAGTATCTCGACGAGAACGCACAGCCGCAGACGAACTATGACACGCTAGTCATTCCACACATCAACATGTCTACCCACGACGTTCTCGTAGATCGAAACCCGTCCTGCCCTCTCGCTCTGACTCACACAGAGCACCGGAACGACACAGAGTCTACGGTCAAGTGCATCGTGAAGTTCTCCGAGTACAACGAGTATGAGTGGAAGATCCAGCCAGGCGTTGACGAAGCTGGACATGTTCCATTCGTAAACGGCGAGAGAAACGCTGCTATGTTCACGGCTTGGATAAACAAGGAGAAGAGACATCATCCTATCGAAGTCCTCACGTTCGACATGGGCAACACGTCGTTCGGAACGATAGACTTCCAGAGCAACGTCCGTCTCTATCACTACCACATCAAGTCTCAATGGGACTGGGACGAGAAGATCAAGCGTGGATCATGCGCTTGCCTGACTCCCTGGTACTCTCCTAAGCTTGAAGAGAACTGCTTCTATGGCGGATACGACTTCTTCGACTTCGACATGAAAGACGAGTTCCTGCGCTACTGCGAGTGGAAGCACGAAGACTACGGCAAAGATCAGTTCCATCCAGTATGGAGTCCGTTCAGAGAGAATGCGACGACAATCCGCAAGTCGCAGTTCAAGCTCGAGCTGAATCACGCTAGAGACTACAAAATGGATCGAAAGATCGGCTATGAAGACTTCCGTTTCGCTACGACGCACAGAGAGAAAGTGTCGTTGGCTATCAAGTGGATCCAAGAGAATGCGCCGAGCATCAAGATCGACAAGCCAGGTCACTACGAAGACCTGAACATCGCAGACCGCATCAACCTGTACAAGCTCTATGACTCGAATCCAAAGAAAGTCCTCTGGGCTGACAAGTGCGCCGTGTACAAGGAACTATACGATCTCGGTCTCGAAGACATCAGAATTCCGCTCTTGTACGAGAGATACAAGCCGTCAGATTCCGACATCAGGGAAGCTCTTGAGCTGTGCCGAGTGAATGACTGCATTCTCAAGTGCAATCACGCATCAGGGTACAACATCAGATTCAACGCTACTGAGGGTATCAATTACGACTTCCTCGCGAAAAAGATACGAGGATGGCTCGACACTAACTACGCTTACATCGCTGGCTACGAGTGGCAGTACGAGACGATCACTCCAGCTATTCTAGTTCAGCCGTCCCTGTTCCCGAGAGACGTCAAGCCGACAGACTATCAGTTCTACTGCGAGAACGGCAACATCGTAGCCGTAGAGATCCAGAGAAAAGCGAGCAAAGTGATCATCGAGCACATCGCGTTCACAGACATCGAAGGAAAAGATCTAGACTGGTGCTTGGGAAGTTGGCCTCTCCAGAAGGGATTGAACATCGAGCAGAAGGAAGCAGTCGCTGCGATGAGACCTGTAGTCGAAGCGATCGCTAAGCTGTTCCAGTTCGTGAGAGTGGATCTGTTCTGGGTCAACAAGCGCATCTACTTCTGCGAGACGACGTTCTGTCCATGCTCTGGCGTGCTTGACTATCAAACACGATAAATAACGTATGCTAGACAGCAGATTCATATATGATGTAGATGCGACGACCCTTCCGCTATCGAAGGATCTTCTAAAATCTTGCATAAACAGCAAGCCGATTTTCTCGTTTGTCCTCTGCAAGTACGAAGATCTGATCACTACGATCAACACGATCAACAGATCCCCAGAGATCAGCGGAACTCTGAACGGCCAGACTCTGTTCGACAGCATCAATAGTCCAGTCACCAGCTTTGACTGCGTCATCAAGATCGAAGGTCTGAAGGCTTCCGAGGACAACTATCTTGATCACGTTCTCCAGTCGAAGGACGACTGCACTTGGACAGACTTCAGGACTTACTCGAACGAGCTTAAGAAAGAGATTCGCGGACTCAAGGAGACTGTGTTCCAGAAAGCTCTATGGAGCCAGGACGCTATAGACACTTGGTTCGAAGTGACTGGAATGCAGCTGCCAGACTCCGTCAGAACATCTCTCGGCACTGACTGGAAGCTATTCCTCGATACTGTGATCCGCAGCTCAGACAGAGACTCTTACATCTCCTCTTGCACTGATGACGCTAAGAAGCTCTACACCGACTTGATCTACAAGAACGCCAAGAATCTCTTGGACCGTTACAGAGTCGAGTTGATGGCACACGCTACTCAGCAGAACAAGAACGACGACACTGTGAAAGTCACGAAGCCCGTAGTCAGCAAAATCTACATCATGTCGAACAACTACGCTAAGTGCCAGAGAGACTGGCCTACACTGCGAGTCTCTCCTCTAAATAAGAAAAGCTTAGAAACACTGGGGCTATATCTGTGATTCCTATCAAGACATTCGTACCAACTAAAGATCCTAGAGAATATGATGCGGTAAACGACATCACGTATCTCGACAACTCCTACGGCGACTCTATGTGCAAGAAGTACAACAGAGCCATCGACATGATAGGAGACTACAAGGGTTGGGTCTGCTTCATTCACGATGACGCAGAGATCAGAACTCAACCAGACATCGTTCAGGCGAGACTACGTCAGGCTTACAGCCGTGACCAGCTAATCGCTGGAGTCATCGGAACTTTCAATCTAGACTATCTCATGCACTGGTGGTACCCCGACCGCGAAGTCAACGGCTGCGGCTACATTCTCCAGAAGGTCCTTGGACCAGACAAGAAGCCAGTCGTTCCAGAGAGAGTCTACGAGATGAAGGACTGGCCAGGCTTCCACGACGGACTAGCTACAGTGGACGGATGCTGCATGTGGATCCACACTGACGCTTTCAAGAAGATCCGTTTCGACGAGAACATCAAGAGCTACCACTTCTACGACGTGGACATCTGCCTTCAGGCTCTTCGAAACAAGATCGGCGTCTGCACGATTCCAGTCACAGTAGTTCACGCATCCGCTGGCGACTTCGACCGGAAAGAGATGGACAAGCTTAGAGTATATGTCTTCGACAAGTGGTCTAGAATCGTAAACACATTCCCGATCAACAAATATGCACTATTTAGGAGCGACGATGAAATTGAGATTCCTGGAATTCCTGAACGAGAAACAGAGCCTGATTCAGCTAAGGGATAACTTCAAGAAAGTCTTCCCTTACTCAGACTACAAGAACGTCCGCATTGTGAACTCGACCTCTAAGGGCAAGGACACTCTGACGATGACGTGCTCTGGACTCGTGGAAGCTCACTCGCAGAGCACTCCCTACAAAGTCTTTGTCCAGTTCCACAAGCAGAACTTGGAAGATCCGTGGGACATCAACGCGATGGTCGAAGTGAAGTGCTCATGTGACGCGTTCCGCTACAATGTCGCATATCCGCTCTACAAGAACAAGAACTACGCTGGTAGAGTGCCAGGAAACTCTACTATCCCGAACAGAGTCGTAAATAAAGCACAGATCCCTACATTCTGCAAACACATCTACGCATATCTGCGCTACCTGATCCAACAGAAAGTCATAAGCCTGTAAATTTACTAAATTTCAACTGTTATGAGCAAGAAAAGCAAATTTCTCAAAACTAAAGAAGAGTCCACAAATCAGCTAACCGAGTCCGAAGTCTCTAAGGTGTTGGAGTTCAACATCAAAGAGTATGGCATGTCTGTCATCGAAGACAGAATGATTCCGTCAATTAGAGACGGATTGAAGCCCTCTCAGCGTCGTCTGCTGAAGGCTATGTATGACTTGAAGGCATGGAACACTGCTCCGACTGTGAAGTCTGCTAGAGTCACTGGCGACTGCATGGGCAAGTATCACCCGCACTCTGAAGCTTATGGCGCACTTGGCGGTCTAGTGAATCAGACTTACAGTCTTGTTCAGGGACAGGGAAACTGGGGAAGTCTCGATGACGAGCCAGCAGCTCCTAGATACACAGAGTGCCGTTTCAGCAAGCTCGGACAGAGATGCTTCGAGAGCTACGAAGTCGCTGACGAAGTTCCTAACTTCTCTGGCGAGTACATGGAGCCAATCGACATTCCGATGGACTTTCCGATGTTCTTCGTCAACGGCGGAACAGGCATCGGCGTGGCTGTTCGTCTAGAGACGCTTGACCACAACCTCGAAGAGATCGTAGACGCCCTCAAGATCGTGCTAAAGAAGGGCGAGAAGACGAAGATGGAAGATCTGTTCAAAGTCTTCCACGGCCCCGACTCCGTCTATGGCGGTAAGCTGCTCACTTCCAAAGAAGAGTTAAAAGAAATTTACGAAACTGGCACGGGAAAGGTCTCTTACGAGTGCGACTACACGATCACTCCGCAGGGCAGAGACAAATATCTGCTCACGGTCACTGGGTACTGCCCTGGCTTCAAGCCGTCGAAGTTCCAGAACGCTATGATCAAGCTCATGTCTGAGAAGTACGTGCTTGACGCTAACGACGCTTCCACTAAGGAGAACGTCTGCAACTTCCAGGTCGTATATCAGGGAGAAGACACGTTCGAGAGCAAGATCCACAAGAATCTGATCTGCGTGCAGAACGTCCAGTACTACGCGCTTGACCGTCAGAAGAGCAAGAATCCAGAGCTGAGAGATGTAGACACTGTTCTCCTTCAGAAGTCCTTCATTGAGTACATGAAGATCTGGCTCGACTGGAGAAGAGAGCAAGAGGGTAAGCTGCTCGATATTCGAGCAAAAGAGATCGACGACAAGATGTTCCATGTCGAGTGCCGTATGTGCGCCGCAGAGAATCTGAAGGTCATTCAGGCTGCTCTGAACGCCGATGACGCTGTGTCTCACTTGATGAACAATCTGCCGTATCTCATGGGCCATCCGAGAGCGAAAGAGGGCGCTGAGTACATTCTCGATCTTAAGATCGGATCCATCAAGAAGACCGACATGCAGAAGATGCGCCTCGAGTTCGGCGCACTCGATCAAGAGCTGCAGCGCGTCAACAAGGACAAGAACGACATCGACAAGGTCGTGGCGAGAAAGCTTGACTCACTGAAGGAGTTCTTCAAGCCGAGAATGCTCAAAGTCCAAGAATAGCATTTTTTTCATAATAACCTAGAATCAGGCTCGGGTGAAATATCCCGAGCCTTTTACGTTTTTCTCGATAAATATCTCATAACTAACCAGCGTGGTCAACTATGAGCATCGAGACATCAATTGACGCTCTCTGCCGTGAATTCGACATCCAAGACAGAAGAGCCGACGAAAAAGCTAAACCTATACTTCCCGATCCAGTCGAAGAAGTAGCCGCAGTTGAGCCTGAAGAGCCAGTTGCGCAAGATCCTATGAGTTTCCTTGAAGAGGAGACGGGAGAACTAGTGCATGCAGTTCCAGACGAAGACGAGGAAGACGAGAACGGTGGACATGGTCCATCGGTTGCCGACTTGAAGAAGAAAGCGCAAGAAGACAACAAAGAGATCGTCAAGCTAGAAGCCGAAGTCAAGCTCAAGACCATGACTCAGCGCTATGACCTTGAAGACAAGGCATACATGAAAGCTCAGCTCAAGTCTCTGATCTCCGACAACAGGACAGTGATGGAAGTGATCGAGTCTCAGTTGAAGATAGGCACGAATCCTCACCTGTTCGACACTTACGCTACTCTGTCTAAAGTGGTCGCCGACAACGTGATGAGACTCGCTAAGATCGACCAGATGGTCACCGACTACAAGGTCGTCGAGGACAAGGGCAACGGCAACATCAAGCAGGACGTCATCAAAGAGCAGCAAGAAGCAGCAGCTGCTGGCCAGGGAGGTGGAAACACTTACATCCAGAACAATCTCTGCTTCGCATCTGACGAGATTCTCAAGATGGTCAAGAAAGTTCTTCCTCCGCAGCAGAAAGTCTCGATGGAAGATCTGCCGAAATTCGATCTGACGTAACTCGGAAATAAATAACAATAGAAATCATGAGTAGACCTCTTTACACAAAGTTCTCGATCTTTTACCGCATCAGCAAGAAGGACGAGTTCCTTCGTAAGCTGATCGCTAGTCTGTGCAACAGAAATGATCTGTCGGACTACGATGTGCTATACGACATGTACTCGCGTACCTTCGACATCATAGCCGAAGCGATAAAGAACAAGGACAAGAAACGCATAATGACGTTGATCCTGAACGAGAATTGCGACGCTAAGCTCAATCGTCGAATCTACGACTACTTAGTCTGCGCAAACACTTTCAAGCTGTCCAAGAAGAACTTGGAAGAGGCACTAGAGAATCAGGAGCTTTAACATGGAAATGAATTTGGAATCTATCAGAAAATTCGTGAATGAGCAGGTAGCTCCAGTCGACTTTCTGAAATTGCTAAAGGAAGCCGGTCCAGACGATGACGCGCCAAAGGACGACAATCCGCCAGAGGATCTCGACGGCGGCGGCGATGATGACAGTGGTGACGGCGGAGATGGCGACCTCGGTGGAGGAGACTTCTCTGATGACGGTGGTGGAGATCTAGGCGGTGACGCTGGCGGTGATCTCGGAGGAGACATCGGCGGAGGTCCAGCTGGTGGTCCAGGCGGCGGTCCCGGTGGAGACACTGGCGAGCTCGGCGACGAGACCGAAGCAACAGACAATCGCTTCGCAGATCGTGAAGATGATCCAGACTTCACTGGAGCTAGCGGCGAAGGAAGCGCAGCAGAGGGAAATCCTCCCGGAGGAATGATCTACGACGTCGAGGGCGTTCTGAAGGGCGTAAACGACGCTATCAACTCTACAGACGTCAACCTTGCAGAGATCGATGACGCGAAGAACGTCCTCGAAGTGATCGCTAACGGAAAGAAGCTCATCCCGCAGGACTTCCAAGAGATCCACGACTACCAGTCCTTCTCTGACATCGTCAACAGAGCTCTGTTCCAGACTGACGACAATACGAAGAACTACTTCAAGATGAAGATCAAGCAGGCTATCCTCGACATCCAGAATCAGAAGAAGATTGACGCTTCTAAGAACGCTGGAGAAGTCGACACGATGCGTGATTTGGCTTCTAAGTTCTGATTTTTCAGATAAATAAAGAGAAAAAGTTAATAAAATGTTAACTTTTTCTCAAAAAAGCAAATTTTTCACAAAAACGCAATGATATATAAATCATAAGCCGGAGGAAATAAATGGATAAAATCGCAGAAAAGCTCAAGGCGCTAGGCGTATCAGAAGAGGACTTGGCAACCGTCAAGGAATCTTTTGATGAAGCTGTTGACGCTAGAGTTAAAGCTGAAACCAATCTTATTTCCGAGAAAGCAGAAGAATACATCGCAAGAGAAGTCGACAAGAAGGTAGCCGAGAAGACTGCTGAACTAGAGACTCTCTCCGAGAAGTATCTCGAGATCAAGACTGCAACAATCGCTAAGAACGCTGCACTCAAGCTCGACGAACAGAAGAAAGAGATCGAAGATGCTTGCGCTAAGTACATCGACGAGAATTTCGAGAAGGCTTTCGCGGAAAAATACGAAAAGGAATTGGCTACGATGGAAGAGTCTATCCTCGCGCAGCTTGACGACTATCTTGACTATGCTATCAACGAGAACATCTCTCCTGATCTCATCAAGAATGCAGCTGTCAACGAGACTTTCTCACCCATCATCAAGGGAATCCAGAACCTCTATCAAGAACAGTTTGTTCCTCTCAACACATCTGGCCAGAAGAAGCTCAAGGAAGCTCAGGCACACGCTGCCGAACTCGAAGAGACTCTCGCTGCTCAGATCCAAGAGAACATGAACCTCACTAACATGTCTGAGAAGTACGCTAAGCGCGCTCTCATCGCAGAGAAGGTCTCCGATCTATCAGCTGCTGACAGAGCTAACGTGAGAAAGTTCTTCGCTGAGAAGTCTTTCGCTACTACGAAGGCAGACATCGATTCTTACTGCAACATGCTCAAGGAGTCTGCAAAGAGAATCGAAGAGGCAAGAGAACAGGCCATTCGTGAGAGCAAGGTTCAGATGACTGCTCCGAAGAGCATCGTCGCGGAATCCACGAGACCAAGACCTAAGTCTTTCGTGAAGTCCTATTCTGAGGACAACACTCCAGACTTCGTAAACGAACGTATCAAATCACACAAAGAGTCCAGACGCTTGGACGAAAGCAGCGACGAGTACCTCACCTCAGTGGCTAAGTACTGCGAGCTGTAAGGAATAAGAATTTTCAAGGAGTAAAAGAGAATGAAAATCCTAAATTCACAGAAGACAATCACTGAGGCATGGAGCGAAAAGCCAAATGCACTCTCTGTTGCATCTATTCAGGACAAGTATATTCGTGCTAACACTGCAAAGTTGCTTGAAAACCAGGACCGCTGGGTCAAGAAGGGCATGAGACTTGACGAAGACTTCAGCATGGGCGTTGCTGGTGCTACTGGTCTCAACCAGGGCATTCCGCATGGTGGCCCGGGTAAGGGCGTTCTTCCGAACATCTCTATGGCTATCGTCCGTAGAGCATTCCCGGAAATGTTCGCAAACGTACTCGTCGGTGTTCAGCCGATGGCTGGTCCGGTGTCTCTAGCCTGCGCAGTCCGCAGAATCTACAAGACCTCTAACCCACAAGAAATCATCGAAGCAGCTTGGAAGCACGTCGCTCGCTTCTCTGGCTTCACTGGCTCTACTGCTAACACCCAGGGCGCTCCGGACGCAGGTACCGCAGTCGAGACTGAAGCTGCAGAACGCTGGAAGCTCGGCGGAGACGCTAACAAGTTTGAGAAGTGGCCGGAACTCGGACTCATGCTCGCTACGCAGGTCGTGGCAGCTAAGACCCGTAAGGTTGGATCTAGCTTCTCTATCGAGTCTGCTCAGGACATCGAGTCTATGCAGCACCTCGACATGATGAGCGAGATGATCAAGACCTGTCAGGAAGAGCTCGTTCAGGAAATCGACCGTGAGACTATCGCTCACTGTAAGGCACTCTGCACCCCGAAGACCTACAAGTTCGCACAGGGAACTCCGGATTCTACGGTTGGCGCAAATGCTTCTAACCAGGGCGGATTCGGTGACGGTTGGAATGGCCGTTGGTCTCAGGAAAGACTCGCAAACATCGTCGCTAAGCTCATTGGCGCTTCGAACAACATCCGTACCAGCACTCGTACCAGCTCTGGTAACATTGCTGTAGTAAGCCCGGATATCGCTACTGCTCTGCAGATCGCGGCTCCGAACTTCAGCAAGATCGTTACCAACGTCAACGGTAGCTCTGCAACCGCAGCTGCAGGTACTCTAAACGGAAACATCAAGGTCTTCATCGACAACAACGCTGTTGACCCGATGACCGGTATCGATAACGGTGAAGCACTCATCGCATACAAGGGCGAAGGCCTCTCTAACTGCGGTGTGGTATACTGCCCGTACATCACCAGCTTGACACTTCAGGCTACTGATCCTCGCGACTTCTCTCCGAGAGTTGGCGTGATGAGCAGATACGCCTTCGCCGACAACATGCTCGGCGCTGAGAACTACTACAGACTTCTCAGATTCGAAGGACTTGCTGCTAAGGTTGGTTTCGATACTAACGACGAAGGCACTTGGTAATCAGAGTGAAATTTAACACAAAAGGAGAATTTTGACAATGTACAAACTACCTTCTAAGTCACAGTATCACATTGGTAACGACCACGCTATCCCAGATAGCGCATTCGTCGCCAGCAGCTACATCGATGGCATCTACACCCAGTTCAGCCCGGATAACGCTCCGCACGGATGGCTAGATGTTCAGGACACGTTCAAGCTCAACCTCCCGCAGTCTGCATGGGTTGGAAATCCGGACGATCCTCGCTACTCGGCATCGAGCGGCATGGTCACTTCCGCACTCTACACCAGCGGCTACGACAAGGCTACTTCGGACATCGTCCACAAGCAGTTCCCGAAGATCGAGACTTCTGGTCGTTCCGAGTACGTCGGAATCGATCAGGGCGACAGCCACTTGGCTTAATCGACAAGCTGACCAAACATTCAGAAAGAGAGGAAGTAAAATTCCTCTCTTTCTTTTTTGTCCAACTTACGATTTGACAAAATCTAGAGCGCTGCGACGATCTTCTGTGCGCGAGAGATCTGGTACTTGTCCCACTGAGTCTTGTTGCGCTTCCACTTCTTGGATTCAGCGCCAGCGATCCACTTGTAGTCGGCTTCGGAGATGACCTTAGCGTTCAGGCCCGGAGTGACCTGCATCTTGGATCCATCGGTGAACTGGATGTACCAGCGGTTCTGGCTCTGCTTGCTCAAGCCGCGAGCAGCCATTTTCTTCTTTGTGTGATAGACATAGAGGGGAGAAGATTCGAATTTCTTCATGTGTTGTTCCTTTTGTTTAGATCTAATTGGCCAACCCTCTATCGGGTTGTAAATAGAATATAGGCATTTTGGCGGTGTTTGTAAACCGTAATTTGTCAATAAGTTCAGTAAAAGATTCTTTACATGTCAAGATTATCTCTCAAGAACATGTCAAGCGGAGATCCGCTGGAAGACTTTCTGCGCAAGATCGCTTCTATCAACGGCTTAGGCGACGACATCTCCAACAGAAACACTAAGACGACCCGATACTATGTCTTCAACGAAGACAGAGAATCTCTGATGCGTGAGCTTGACGGACTCGAAGTCGACGGAACTGACTACAAGATCAAGTATCGCGAGAACGCTCCTGGCAGCACGGTCGGACGTCTTGAAGTGATGGATGGCGCTAAGCCTATCATGAAGATCTACATGAAGCCGAGCGTCAAGATCTCGTCGAACTTCAACGCTATGATCACAGAGCTGCTTCCGATGGTCATGCTGGAGACTGGCGTAGACGGAATGTTCGCGAGAGACGGGCAGCTCAGCGCACTGGCTAAGAAGACCATCACGAAGATTCTCAGGAATCAGGGAAAGTCGAGAGACGTCATCACTAATCTTCTCAATCAGCTAGAGCAGAAGAACGGATATGTTCTCGGAAAGCGTCGAGAGATCATCAACATTCACAATCTCTACATCAAGAAACAGTGGGACTTGAACTCTCCGATAGAGCACAAGAAGTGGCTCGGATACGACAAGCTAGACAAGAACGGCATCTACAAGGATAGAGCAGACGTCCAGCTGTCGCCAAAGTGCCGCATCTCGCTGAAGAGCGTAGTAGAGGGCGACCAGAAGATCTTCTTGTGCAACACGACGTTCCGTGCGTTTCTCAACGACATTCTCACAGAGACTGGCTTTATCGAACACGGAACAGACAATATCGTCGAAGAGGTCATATCTAAGTGGTGTACCCGTATCGCTAAGCCGACATACGCAGATGTGCTCGTAGCGGCCGTAAATCACGTTTTAAGGGCCGATATTAGAAACACCTATGTGTTACTCCACTACATCCTTGGAGACTACAGAAAGCGCCTTTCTGGCGATTCTAAGGGCTATAATCACATAGTCATGTCAAATCAGTTCAGAGCTGTCGAGATGGGCGTAGGCGATGCTTTCATCCGAGAAGCTATGAACACGAATCCGTCGAAGAGCGCAAAGCTCAAAAAGGACGGAGACCGCTGGGTCATTATATTTGGAAATGACGACGAGAGGCTCGTCGTCTCGTTCATAGACAGAGAATTTCACGAATCTGACAGATCTTGGTCTCTGAAGTTCAAGATCTTGGAGAAAATCTAAATCACTATAAATTGCTTATATTTCAACTGAATAAAAGTAAGGAAAATTAACTAAAGATGCTCAAAATCAATAGTGAAAACGACAAAAATCTCGTTCTTTTCTATCTAGCAGACAATTCTGGGTGCAGTCACGTCAGATGCCGTTTCTTTGCAGACTACATCAACGCTAACGACTTCGGAATCAAAGCAGTCATTCTGCCCGTCTTTACGCTAGACCCGATCATTCTGGCCAAGACACGCGCAATCATCTGGCAGAAGCCAGCGACATATCAGCACTTGTCAATCATCCAGAAGTACAAGGGATTCCAGAGAAAGTTCGGCTTCAAGATGATCTACGAAGTCGACGACCTGTTCTTCACCTCTCCGATCCGTGGCGAATGTCTACCTCCATACAACATGAGCTACGTCAGGAGAAAAGAAGCTAATCTCGACGAAGAGATCGAAGATGCTCTCCACCAGATCATTCCGCTGTTCGACGTAGTCATGTGCTCTACCGACTACCTCAAGAAGGCTGTCATCCAGAAGTACAACTTCGACAACGTAGTGACCGTGAAGAACACAGTGCCGAGATTCCTCTGGTCATGCGACAAGAAAAAGCCGATCACAGAAGACATCAAGCGTCCGGTCGTGCTCTATTCTGGCGCTTCTGGTCACTACAGAAACCCGAAAGACAACAAGGATCCTGGCGACTTCGGCGACTGGAACTGCGCATTCCGTAACTGGGTCATCAAGAACGTCAGAGAAGACAAGATCGACTTCAAGATCATGGGAGACTTCCCGTGGTTCTTCCAGCCCATCGCACCGAAGATCCAGTTCATTCCGTGGACTAACTCTTACAACTATCCACGCCGCTGCTGGAGCACTAAGGCTGACTTCCAGATCGCTCCGCTCGCCGAGAACGAGTTCAACATGAGCAAGTCCGCTCTACGATTCTACGAGTCCTCTATCGCTGGAATGGGATTCTTTGGATCTGTGTTCGACACCTCGTCAGACTCTCCATACGAAGAGATCTTCCCTGACTGCAAGATCAAGAACTCAGCTACTGTCGAAGAGCTAGACGAGAAGTTCTGGAACATGTGCAAGAAAGAGAACTACAACGAGCTCATCGAATGGCAGTACGAGAATCTCAACAAGTCTGGCTTGATCCTTGAGTCCACTGACTCGATGAACCGCTTACTATCGGTCATCGACAGGAACACTTCCCTTCTGGAGACTATCTAATGGCTAAGGAAAAGGGAATCATCCTGAACGGCATCGTTCTCGAAGCGCTCGGCGGAATCAGATTCAAGTGCGCCCTCGAGAACGGCCAAGAGTGCATCTGTACCCTCGCTGGCAAGATGCACGGCAAAGCTTTCATCAGAACTAACCCAGACGACCGGGTACAGATCGAGCTCTGTCCATACGACTTGACTCGCGGACGGATCATCTATCGAGAGAGATAAATAGAGATATGGAGACTCCACGATATGAAGATCAACAACAAAGAGCTTAAGAAGAGAATCCTAGACTACAACGCTGGGACTATCTCTGAGAAGGAACACGCCCAGTTCTGGGATGACCTTCGCGAAATTTGCGCATACCAGATCAAGAAGTCAAAGAATGACAAAGCCTACTACGACTTCATTCAGGACATGGTGATCTACATCATTGATCACTATCTTCAGAACTTCGAGGAGTTCACTCCCGAAGGAAAAGAGAACTCGGCTCTCGCATTCTTGCTACAGTCTGCTTACTTCAGCAAGCTAGTTCTGTGGAACAACAAGTACAAGCACGAGTCGAACGAGTTCGCTACGATGAACACAGCATCCGCAGACAGTGACGGTAACTCTACTGAGCTCGTCAACACGTGGTCTAACGAAGCTTACAGCGAGATGTGGACTCACGCATGGGGCAAGTCTCTGCCCATCGATCCGAACGCTAAAGTCAAGAAAAAGAAGAAAAAGAAAGAAAAGGGCATCTACGACGAGAACGGTAAAGAGATAGATGTCGAAATCGAGGTAGAAGAAGATGAGCGATCTGAGCATCAATCCTGACAGCCAAGCTGGCCTACAAGCCGAAGACCATATCCTCGAGTACCTCGCAAAGAGATTCGATAGAGAAGAGCGTGACTGGGTGCTGATCCACTCAGTCTGTTCTAACTCCGACTCTCTCGATAGCGTCAAGAAGCTTCCGAACGTGCTCACGTGGATCGAGACGCCAAAGAAGAACGCACAGCTCGGCGACATCCGCATCGCGTCAAGAGATGTTCACGGTCGTCCAGTCCGCGACTACTGCGTGTACGTGGACGTGAAGTACTCGAAGCGCTGGGACTATGCGTCCGTCACATTCCGTAGAACTGGCGAGAGCGCCAAGAAAGACGCTATCGCTCATCTGTGCAACTTCATCGGAAAGGGCGTATCTCCGTTCGACTTCTGGTACTTGACGCTTGGCAATCGCGGAACATACATCGTCAGTCTCTTCGATGTTCAGGGATTCATCAAAGGCGCTTCGGAAGAGAAGATGCTAGAGATCTGCAAGCCTGGCAAGTACAACAACGTAGACACTTGGTACATGTCTTTCGAAGAGATCATCAAGCACAACCATACTTATGATCTCGAGATCTGGATCCAAGAAGTTCTATCGCAGAGGCTAGGATAATGGCTCTCACGCAAGCTAACGACATTCTCAACGGGTACTTCTACACTTTCATCTACAAGGCGAAAGACGGCTCGCTAGATGTCGACGAGACGCCAGTGATCTACTGCGTAGGACCAGCTCCTGGCCGTGACAACAATATCATCGGTCTCAACTTCCACAAGCTTCCAGAGCAGCTCAGAGAAACTCTGGTCGCTGGAATGCACAAGAGAAAGAGACTGCTAGACTCTAACAGCAGAGTTCTGTTCTCAGAGATGGAGTTGAATTCGATCCTTCCTGGCGCTAAAGCTTGCTTACGCGAGTACAACAGAAAGCGCATCTACTATCCGCTGCGAATCGACAACACGGATCTGATCTACTACATCTACGGTGACGGAAGACAGAGAATCGACAGAAAGCCAGGAATGCAAGAGTTCGTCATGAACCGCTGGAAGAGCATCTTGAATAAATAAACTATGATTAGGAAAATTGCAATCGACATGGACGGCGTAGTCGTCGACTTCCTCAAGGGTGCATACAACGCTGGAATCTTCAATCCGGAGACTGGCGAGATGGACGAGCAGAAGCTAGTCGAAGCCGATGAACAGTTCTGGGCTAATCTTCCAGTCCTGACTGAGGGTCTATGGCTATACTCTCGTCTCTACGCTTTCGCGAGAAAGAAGGATCTGACGCTCTACGTTCTGTCTCACGCCATCAACGAAGCCGCTAAGGCTGGCAAGCGAGAGTGGATCCAGAAGAACTTGGGCACGAATCCGATGGAGATCGTTCTAGTAGCGAGAAGATGTGACAAGAAGGACTTTGCAGATCCAGACACGCTTCTCATCGACGACTACCAGAAGAACTGTGAAGAGTTCGAGGCCAACAAGGGTCACGCTGTGCTGTTCCATCGTAATGACGTCAAGAAGACATTGGAAGATCTCAGGGTATATTTGAAGGAAATTCAGTGATGAAGTTCTGTGATTACGTCAAAGCGCTCAAGGAATCTGTCGAAGAGACCTCTGTCTCGTTGACGGCTTCAACGAGCAGCGACATCAGCGCAGAAGTGAACGATCTGGCTCAGAAGTCAGAGAATCGCTGGATAGCTAAGCGTCTATCCGACAATGCCGTGTATCTGTTCAACAACAAGCACTACATCAACATCACGAACCTCCGCAACGAGATCGCACAGCTATACGCTACAAAGGGCTTCACTGGATCTGGATTCGACAGACTCACTGAAGAGGAACTCTGCGTATACAAGACGGTCAAGGAAATCTTCGTTCAGCTGATAGCTCAGTCTCTCGGCCCAGAATTGAGCCCGAAAGAGACAGCGCAGTCACTGTTCGACCGTGAGATTTTCTACGCATAACCTTTGATTGTGCACCAACGAGCTGCTGGAATTTTGTTCCAGCAGCATTTTTGTAAATTTAACTGGAATACTAAAGAGGTAACTCATGAACGTAACTATCGACAACGCTACACTCGAAGGCTACAAGGCTTTCACCAAGAAGGAAGATCTGATCGTCTACTCTCAGATCGTCATCAAGACTAACGAAGAGGGTCCGATCCAGCTTCTCCGCTACTTCAAGAACAACACTGACAGAGCCGATCTCGAAAAGATCGCAGACTCCGACAGCTGGAAGAACTACACGCTCGACATGCACGACGAGATCGATCTCGAGTTCGGCGAAGCTAAGATCGAGTGCAAGGTCACCGAAGTAGCTGTGAAGCGCAACCTCAAGAAGCAGAAGTCCGTCTACAAGATCACTTTCGAGACCGACATGGATCCGGAACAGGTTTCCAAGATGGTCATCCCGTACTTCCACGCTCGCGTCGAAGACGATGAACCAGAGAAGCCGGGCAAGATGCCGAAGGGTCCGAAGTACAAGAAGCAGATGTTCCTCGCGACACTCAGCAACTAACGAAGTTTCACTAAGGAGTACAGTCATGACAGTCAAGATGTACACAACACACTGCCCCAAGTGCAACGTGATGGAACGTAAGCTGAAGGAAGCCAACATCGAGTTCGAAGAGATCGACGACAACGCTAAGGTGCTGGAAGTCGCTACTTCACTAGGCTTCACTATGGCTCCGCTTCTCGAAGTCGACGGAAGAGTCATGGACTTCAAAGACGGAATCGAGTGGATCCGAAAGAACGCTGAATAAAGGTGAGTTTTGGAGCTTTCGAACGGTATAAATAATCGACAATGCTACACGGAACTCCTTAAATAGTCAACTTTATTCACAGCAGCGCTGTCTATGCGCTGCTTTCATTATGTAGCAAAGTAAAGATTTTTGAACCAAGGAAACAATATGGCAGTCAACAATTCTGTTTTCAACATCCCACTGAAGGTCAACAAGGACTTCAACAAGGCTCTATCCGCAGTCATGGAAAAGTATGGAGAAGATTTTGAGATTCTCAACGGATTCGCCGAGAAGAACGTGAACTTCAGTGACTTCATTGATGCATTCACTGCAAAGAACGCTGTCACCGCAGACGTAACTATCGACGCTAACGCGAACGCTTCCACGAAGGACATTCGCGCTCTGCTCAACGAGAAGGACAAGCCGCTTGACAAGATCTTCGCATTCAACAAGCTATTCCTAGAGCTCAAGCAGAAGTACGGGCTGAAGACGGCTCGTGAGTGGCTCGAACAGGAGTACAACGGCGGATTCTATCTGCATGACGCTTGCACTTCGACCTACATGGGCTACTGCTTCGCTTACGATCTCACTAGACTAGCGAAAGAGGGTCTGTTCTTCCTCAAGAACTACAACAACATCCCGCCCAAGCATCTCACTACATTCTTGGACGACGTGATCGAGTTCGTATCCTTCATGAGCAATCGCAGCTCTGGCGCAGTCGGCATCCCGAACATTCTCGTCTGGACCTATTATTTTTGGCGCAAAGACGTGCAGCAGGGCTTCTTTACCAAGGACCCGGACAGTTACCTAAGGCAGAGCTTCCAAAAGCTCATATACCGCCTGAATCAGCCCTTTATGCGCATCGACCAGACAGCCTTCGTGAACGTTTCGATCTTTGACCGTCAATACTGCGAATCTCTGTTCGGCGGTCTAGAATTCCCAGACGGCACGCTGTTCATCGATTGCGTCGAAGAGTTCATCGAGCACCAGAAGATCTTCATGGAAGTCGTATCTCAGATCAGAAGCGAGAACATGTTCACGTTCCCCGTCCTGACTTACAGCCTTCAGTTCAAGGACGGCAAGTTCGTCGATGAAGAGTTCGCTCGCTGGTGCTCTGACCACAACACTGAGTGGAACGACTCGAACTTCTTCGTCTCAAAGGACGTCACTACACTGAGCAACTGCTGTCGTTTGCTATCCTCGACTACTGGGTTGAAGAAAGACGGAAAGAAAGTCGTTATCGGACAGAACAACGAAAAGCTCAACGGGTTCATGAACTCCATCGGCGGAACCTCGCTCTCTATCGGATCGATCAAGGTCAACACAATGAACCTAGTGAGAGTCGCTATTGAGTCTGGAATCAAGAAGGACAACAAGATCCACAGCATCAACAACTTCCTCAAGCTTCTCAAGAAGAGAACTGAGCTGTGCTGCAAGCTGCTCGACGTCCAGCGCGAGATCATCAGAAAGAACGTCGAGAGAGGCCTACTCCCGAACTACGTCGAAGGAGGCATCGACATCAACCATCAGTACAGCACAGTCGGAATTCTCGGTCTCTACGAGACGATCAAGGAGTTCGGATTCATCGAGACTGACGAGTTCGGCAACAAGTCTTACACCAAGGAAGGAATCGATCTCGCTCAGGCTATCTTCGACACGATCAACGAAGTGAAGGACAACTTCACTCAGGACTACAGCTTCAACATCGAGTCAGTGCCAGCTGAACGCGCTGCAGTGATTCTCTGCCAGAAAGACAACCTTCTCTATGACCGCAACGACGACTTCATCTACTCTAACCAGTGGATCCCGCTAAAGGAGAAGTGCACGATCCAAGAGAAGATCAACCTCTCTGCTATCCTTGACCCAATGTGCTCAGGTGGCGCAATCGCTCACATCAACGTGGAGAGCAAGTTCCCGTCAAATGATGTCGCATGGGAGATGCTGAACAAGATCGCTAACGCTGGCGTGATCTACTTCGCATTCAACACGAAGATCAACGTCTGCAAGAATCACCACGGCTTCGTAGGCAGAGACACTTGCCCAGTCTGTGGCGAAGGAATCTATGACCGATTCACTAGAATCGTCGGCTTCCTTACTCCGACTAAGTCCTACTCTAAGGACCGCAAGAAGGAGTTCGACGCCCGCAACTGGTACGACTACGCCACACAGCTGAAAGATCTCTAAAATATCTTGACTGCACAAATGAAGAGAGGAAGATGAAAGTCTTCCTCTCTTTCTGTTTAAGATTTCTCTTGATTTATTACAGACCCTTGAGCAGGCGGATCAGATCCTGCTTGAACGTCATCGCACGCTTGTACTCGCTAGTGAAGCAGATCTTGTGGATCGTCTCGCAAAGATCGGCACACTCTTCGGCGCTCATATCGTAGATTGTTTCGAAGAGCTGATCATAAGTGTCGTTCGTGTAAGTGTCTGCATATTCCTTGATGACCTTGAGTCCAGAGTCCTTCAGAGTCTTTATAGCTTCTTTCTCGTTCATAGTGTACCTCTCGATTTATTTATAGAAAAAGGTCCCGTCTCCGAAAGACAAGGACCAGTTGAATTGAAGGAGACGGGACCGAAAGTCTTAAGCGAAGCTTGCGCTAAGCGACCTTGGAAGCGATCGTTTCCTCGTAGAAGGCCTGCAGAGAGTCGTCGGAGATCTGGAAGACCCAGTCTTCTCCGCTGATCATGTCCTGGTATACGAGGTTGTTGATGATAGCGACCTGAGCTTCCTTGCTCATGCCTTCGCGGATGAAGCTTCCGAAGTTCTTCTTCCACTTGGCCGGAATGTCCTTCTTGTAGGACTGAACGAAGATCTTGATGTCGTTAGCGAGCTTGGTAGCGGTAGCCACGTCGAACTTCTCATCATCCTTCGGCTTGACGGAAGACCAGTCGCGAAGGATCTCTTCTGCGCCAACGGCAGAGGAAGCGTTCATGTAGAACGGAGCGAACTTGATGGCGATAGTGCTACCGATGTAGCCAGAACCGCCGAGGATGACGAATTCACGGGTGAGCTTCTTGACGCCCTTGACCTTCTCAGCGTTGTAGAGGAAGTCGGAGTAGTCGAACCAAGAACGGCGAGACGGAAGGACGGTGAGGTCCTGACCATCCATGTCGGCTTCAACGTTCATTGCCTTAGCGTTGCTGAACGGATCCAGATCGGACTTGTTCTTGTTGAGGTATTCGAGGATGGCCGGGTGGATCTTGCATTCCTTAGCGTGCTTGTACCATTCCTGGAAGGTCGGTTCGAGCCAGTAAGCAGCGTAGCGGGACAGCTGAGCCGGGTCGGGAATTTCACCTTCGTAGCCGTGGAATCCCGGAGGGTTAGCAGCAGCGAAGACGCGAGAGCCCGGAGCGAGCTTCTTGTCAGCGATAGTCTGGTCAAGGCAGAGGCTCATGAGAGCGTTACGAACGTCCGGGTTAGCACGGAAGACTTCGTCGAAGAAGAGCAGCACCGGAGTGTCCGGTTCATACCAGTAAGTGGGGTTGAAGACGGTCTTGCCATTGACGATGGACGGAAGACCGAGAATGTCGCCAACGTCGTTGAGATGAGTGCAGTCGAAGCAGATGACCTTCAGGCCGAGCTTCTCGCCGATCTGGCGGATGACCTGTGTTTTACCGATACCAAATTCACCCACAGCGAGCATAGCCTTGCGGGCGGGAGTGCAGATGGCGAGATCGATGAATTCGGCGACAGAGACTTTGGAGAGCATATTAGTTGGTCCTTGTTGAAGTTAGCTCTATTTCTTTTTTTGTATTATCAATATAGGTATTTCCGTGAGTATTGTAAACCCCTAAATTGAGATTTTCTTGATTTTTTTTGATTTTACAAGAAAACCGCCGAGACTATCGACGGTTTCATAGTGTTCGATCTCGTTAGTCAAGGAAGTTAGTCATGAAGGAGCCCGCTTTTCGATCCTGCTTAGCTAGCTCGGTGATCATCTCGCGGATCCAGCGCTTTACTAGCTTCTCTTCTGCGAACGGGAAGTAGTCTGTGACCGTCTCTTGGACGCTCGTAATCAGCTCTTTAAGGTCCGGTTCTTGGTAACCCTGCTGGTCATCATCCTGATGGGTGAACTTCTGCCATAGACCCTCATCTAGGCTGCGTAGACTGTCGATATACTGCATCTGTCTCCTCCCTAGTTTGCAAAGTCGGATGCGAACTTGCCGATCCGTGCATCTCTCTTAGCGATTTCCTCTATGATGTATCTCGACCACTTCAATACGAGCTTCTTGTCGACATACTGCAGCGTCTCGCTGATCTCGTCTGCCACTTCTTTCGCCACAGACTCCCAGTCTGGAGCTCTATACTTACGCTTCTTATAAGAGGCATCGTAGAATTCTTTTGCGCCAGCAGCTGCCTTTGTAGCCGCATTATGCGCTGCTGCGGCACCCTTCACTAAGCCACGGCCTACTGCCTTAGTGGCGTTCCATAGTCTTCCTTCGTCTGTTCGCATAAAATCCTCTCGTTATTTATACGAGAGGATTGTTGCTAGGTGCGATTGAAGATGAGCAGCAGATCGGCAAGATCCTTCTTGAACTGATCAATGCCGATCCCGTACTTTTCAAGCACTTTGTGACAGTTGAAGCCGTATCTGTCGGTATCTGGATAGTAGATCATACCATTTTCGATCTCGTTGTATGAGATCAGATCATGATATTTCCATTCCACAAATTTGTGGATGAAGTTAGCTATTTCTCTCTTGTTCATGTTTACCTCTTAGTCGTCGAAGACGTGAGTGAGCTGCTGGATGGAAGCGTGATGGCGGACGAACTTCGGCACCGTGTAGTTCTTTTCAGAAGAGATCACGAAGATGTGAGAGCCGAGGTTGTTTTCCTTCCATTCCCAGTAGCAGTCTGTGAAGATGACGACGCCGTCGTAGTGCAGGTTGTGGGCCTTGAGATATTCGCCGATGCAGTGAGGATCCGTACCGCCACGACCAGGAGCCGTGATCTTCTGGAAATTCTTTTTGAGCTTCTGCGGCTTGACCATCTTAGCGTCCCAGAAGGCTAGATCGATTTCGGTCTTCTTGTAGAAGTTGTGCAGAATTTCGCAGCCCTTGCGGATGTCTGACTCGGACATAGAGCCACTGGAGTCGATGGCGAAGAGCATCTTGGTCTTGCGGTCGGTGCGGTAGCCCGGAAGATATTCGTAGCGCTTGTTGACGCGGAGACGAGTAGAGACGCGCTTGCGGCAGCGGACGGTAGCGCCGAAGCCAGCGATGATCGGAGTGATGTTGACCTTGCGCTTGTTCTTGAGCATGATCTCTTCCACAGCTTCGCCGCTCAGCTTGCCCCAGCCCGTGACCTTGCACTTATTCTCGATCACGTCTCGGATCATCTCGTCTACGATATTGTTTGCGCCCCACTCTTCCGTGTTCTGTTCGCCGTTTTGGTTCCATTCGTCGAAGGCGTCTTTTTTGGGGTTTTGCTTTTTTGACTTTCCCTTGCCATCTTGTCCAGGAGCCCCAGGATTGTTTCCAGTTCCTCGACCCTCTCCAGAGCTCTGATTCCCATCAGAGTCACCCGCATCACCAGATTCTGAACTGGAGTCGGAAGAGTCTTGAGCATCTGAAGTTCCTTGGTCGTTGGAGTCATCTTCGCCAGTTCCTCGAGACTTAGACTGAGAAGATCCGTCTTGTCCTTCTTGACCTTCTTGATCTTCTGAGTCTTGACCTTCTTGATCTTCTGAGTCTTGACCTTCAGAACCGTCTTGGTCTTGGTCGCTTTCGGAATCGGAGTCTTCGTCGCCTTGACTGCCGGAGCTGGTTTCGTTGTTCTGGTCTTGATCATCTTGATCTCCTTCGCCGTCCTGAGATGACGACTGCTGTTGTTGTTGCTGTTGTTCCTGGTGCTGATTGAGCAGCTGGAAGACAGATTCGTAGTAATAGTCGTTTTCTGCGATCTTCTGGTTGATTTCATCTTCGATGAGCTTCTTGCACCAGATCGATTCGCGGACGTGTTTAGCGAGTTCTTCGGGTGCAGAAGAGAGGAAGATCTGAAGTTCCTTGCTGTTGCAAGTCGCAGTGGAAGCCTTGAATGCGTTTGCGCCAGTGAGTTCGCGGTGCGTGCAGTGATGAAGGATGAAGCGGTACATCTCGATGGCGAGAATGAAGACGAAGACAGCTCGGTCGCAGCTGCAGATCCAAGCTTTGTTGTATTCGAGAACCGGAGTAACGTCGGTCTTGACGCAGATGCGGATAGCGTTGATGTCGTTGTTTACGCGCTTCGTGAAGAGAGCGTAGAAGGAAAGGAGGTTAGGAATATAGAGGCCGAAGTAGTCCACAGCGTTGGTGAACTGGAGCTCGATAGCCTTGTCGGAAACTTCTACGTTGGTCATTTAAGCGGTCCTTGTTGACGGTTTGTATGTACAATATAGGTATTTCGGGAGAATTCGTAAACCCTAAAATTCAAGAAAATCTTAATTTTTTCTGTTTACAAAAGTGCAGGAATTACCTATATTATGGATGTAGAACCGTCATCAAGGACCAGTTATGATTGACAATCGCACTATTTTTACCCGCATTCAAGTCGCCAAGCTAGAAATGGTGACTGACAACAGCGGCCTTCAGATCGCATGGAACTTCATTCGAGGCAAGATCACTGGCGCTAAGTTCGCATCAGTCGTATTTCAGGACCAGAAGATCTTGGATCGAAGCGGCATCGGCGGCTTCTTTACCACTAAGTCCTTCGTAAACATCCTCTACCTGAGCAAAGACTATCTCAGCGACGGCAAGATCAAGTTCAAAGACGACGACGCAGCAGCCGTCTTCCTTCACGAGTGCTGCCACTATCTACACCTCGTCAGCAATCAGGGACGCTACAGCCAGAAGGACGATGAAGTCGTAACGACGCTTCCGCCGTCTTCTATGAAGATCACGCCGAAGTCCCGCTACTACTCTGAACGCGAAGCTTGGCTTCTCTCGCTCAATCTCAACAAGATCTTCCGTCTGGGTCTGCTTGACCCGATCAACAAGATCAACGCTCACAACATGCTGCTGGTCGAAAAGTCTCTCGGCCAGCGCAAGATCACGATGGATGAAGTCAAGAAGATCGAAACGTCAATGACGATCGACCAGTTCCACTGGAAAGGCTAAATAAACTCGCCGAGGATCTCGCAACGGAAGTGGTCCTTGTTGAAGTTCTTCTTCATGCTCTCGAGCCATTCCTTCGTATGCTCGGGACGACAGTTCCACTTCACTCGGTGCGGAACAAAGGAGTTCTTATCGTATACCGCATCTTCGTATATCTTGTAGAACGTAGTCTCTTTCTTCTGCGGAGTCGATAGAAATATCGTCTGGGCAGACGGGCGAGACATCATGACTGGAAGGATGCACATCATCAGCTCTTCGAAGTCGTAGTCATCGATATACGCGGCTTCGTCGATCACGAACAGATCAATCGTGCGGCCATGAAGCATAGCAGAGTTCGCGGAGCAAGAGAAGATCCTGCTGTTGTTCGTGAACTGCATGATCTCTTTCCGGTCAAGCTTCGTATCCAGACGCATATACTCGGGCAGCTTTCTGTAGATCTCTTTGACCAGATGCAAGATCTCGTTAGCCTGCGCCCACTTTCTGGCCATCAAGCATACGTTACGGTCATTGTGGAATAGCGCATACCATAGCGCATAAGCTGCGATCAGTGTCGTCTTTCCTGACTGTCTGGGACCAATCAGCACGTGTCCTCGCTTCGCCTTTGGATCGAAAGCTGTCTCTTTGAAAGACTTCAGGACTTTCTTCTGCCATCTGAACGGCTTGAACTCCTGGTCGCCAGACGGACCGAGAATCGTGCAGAACTTGAGAAATCTCGACGGATTCTCTTTGCACTTCTGTAAAGTTTTCACTTGATTGAATGTAAGTTTCAGATTCATGAGTTACCTCTTCAAGTATTTATAAATAACATAGAGGTAAATTGCATGAGCCTAGATTATACGAAAGTCACGCACGAATCGATGCTTACGGACTGGAACAACCGAGTCCTATCCGATGAGCAGTACAAGAATTTGAGCCAAGCTAGCATCTATTCCTATCTCCAGGAATTCATCGCTGGCGTGTTAGATCTGACAAACTTCTACATTCAGCGCACTGCCGAAGAGAACTATCTCGACACTGCAAAACTTGACTCTAGCGTCATCAAGCTGTGCCACAATCTCGGCTATCAGCCAAAGCGTCCAGTTCCCGCAGTCGCTAACATCTCGTTGAATCTGAACGGACCTCTCCCGAGCACCGTTCAGGCTGGCGACACGATCTGGCTCAATAACGAAAACTTGACATTCACGTTCAACGGTCACGACTTCTTCCTTGACGCATGCTACTCATACAAGCTCACCGCAGACGACGTGAGAAACGGCGTTGGCAATTCCTCATGGTCAAAGAAGATCATCTATGCAGTCAACGGCTACGAGAGCGACAATGATGGCTACTTGACGCTCGCTGGAAAGGTCAGCAGCGCCGCTGCATCTAAGTTGAGAAATATCAAAGTCGTTCAGGGAAAGAGAGTATCGAAGACGATCGATCCAGTGACATTCGCAAGCCAGGTTGGACACAAAGACCAGTTCTACGACATCGACGATCTCAAGTTCTCGAACTACTACGGCGTTCGTGATCCGTTCGCATTCAAGAACGGAGAATATGAGCCACGCTATGGTCTCTGCAAGATCGGAATCGGCAAGTCTCTCGAAGAGGCTATGACAGACGAGAACATCTTCTACATCGAAGACGAAGCCGTCGAGCTATACAAAGAGAACGAAGTCAAGCGCCAGAAAGAGAATCCTCCTTACAACGTTGTCTGCATCAGATCGAACTACGACAAGACAGTCCGTCTCTACTTCGGAAACGGAATCGACACAGTCGAGGGTCTAAAGTCTCTCGACGACATGATCTTCGTCCAGTACGTGATCACTGACGGATCAGACGCTAACTATCCGGACGCAGTCGGTTCAGTTCTTCGTCCAGAGGGCAAGATCTACGCTTCTGGCGAGGGTAGAGTCGTAAACATCACCAACAACGTCCAGTTCATGTTCGAGAGCGCTATTCACGGCGGAACTGACTTCGAGTCTAAAGAAAGCATGGTCAGAAACGCAAAGCTCTACTTCGCATCTAACGGAAAGCTAATCACTTACCCAGACTTCCAGTCTTACCTGTTGACCATCACTGATCCGCTGATCGTCAAGCACGCGATCGCATTTGGTGAGAATCAGCTTGAAGACGAGGGCGTCGAGCATGACGCTGGAATCACGAACTTGGTTCTGTACTCTATCCTGTCCGACATCTATCGCGAAGCAGATGGACTCTATCGTCCGATCAACGTGTTTGACGAAGACGAGGACATTACGAACACTTGCATGTACATCGACTACCAGACCTACATGGATCACTTGCTTGACTTCGTGGAGTTCCTCGTTCATCCGAAGAGAATGACTTACGATCAGTACAATGACGGCTCAGTCTTCGGTCAATGGTGCGAGCAGATCCGTGCTGACGCTGAGGATCGAATGATGCTCAACACGAAGCTAATCTCTATGCCTCCGCTATTCCACTACTACGACGTGGTCGGCGACATTCTGGTTGACAGACACGTCGACATGGCGAAGTTCAAAGACGAGCTAGAGAACTCGATCTACAAGTGGCTCTCACGCAACACTGGCTTCAAAGAGAGAATCTTCAAGTCAGATATTGTAAATCTAATTTTACAGAATCCTTCCGCAAAGCGTGCTAACATTGACCTCAAGGTCTCTGACTGGATCAAGGGAGAGAACAAGTCTTACCGCTTCGAGCCAGGCTACATCAGATCGAACCGCAACATCCTGATCGTTCCGATGAACGACATTCGCGGAACAGACATGAGAGACGTGTTCAGCGACATGGTCGGAAAGGACTTCACAGTCACGATCCAGTCTGAGAACCCGTCTAGCAACACTTACCGCATCGAGGAAGTGAGCGTAGATCCAGACGCTGTCTACCTATCGCTCAACACGAATCCGTCAATCTCTACTAGCTACTACATGGACCTAGAGATAGAAGATGACTCGCTGTTCAAGAAAGGCAAGATAAGTGGACTCGATATGAACTTCCTGAATGTCGTGAACGACTGGATCCTCGGACGAGAGCTGGTTGTCGGTACCGAAGATAGACCCATCGAGCTGCCTTACGAGATAGACTTCGAGACAGAACCTCCAGATCAGATCAGAGCTCTATTTGCCTATTATGGAGTATTGAAACTGCTGATCGCTATGGGAGTTTCAAAAGAAGTCGCATTCAGATCTCTGTATCAGGTTGGAATAACCGAAGATAAGATCAAGCAGCTAGATGACTATTACTCCGCTAAGCAGATCCGTGTCGAGACGTTCTCAAGACGAGGCGCTAACTCCACTGACATCACGAAGAACTTGAGCGAGCAGTCATTCTACTACGAGCTAAAGAAGGCTCTTGACTCCGGAAAGATCACAGACGAAGTAGCGAGAGAGAACTTCGCATATCTCTATCCGATCTTGAAGGTAGTCTTCGACGACAACATCCTTGATGACAACAACAACATCGTCAACTTCAGCTCGATGAGAGATATTCCAGTCCTACGACTCAGATTCAGATACAAGTACGCATAAGAGGATTGAATGGCCGATCTAACTAACGCATTTAAGTCAATTCGACAAAGCAACGACAAAGAGGTTACGGCGTCTTACACGACTAGCGAAGTGGTAGTCGAAGATGGCCGTGAGCGTCTCCTTGTCCACGTTACGAATGCGAAGCTACATCCGTACATGTATGACGCCACGACGATCTCTGTGGAGAACATTCCAGAGCTAGAGATGTCGAATCCAGACATCATGAAGCGATGCTGGCTGTCAATTAACGAGATCCTTGGAGAGAATCGCGAGCTCACGTTCAATCTCGGAACACGTCTCGACAAAGATGGACTTCCTATCACGGCTTCCGTCTTCTACGACACTCAGTTCGTATACAACTCACAGGAAGACCGCTACGAGCTGACGATCTACATTCCAGCTAAGTGCTCCGATGGCACAGAGACTGAGGGTTTCGACGACTCTTATGTGCTCTTCGAATGCACAGAGCCAGAGAGCCATATTCCAGAAGAACAGGATCCAGAGAATCCTTATGTTCTGTTGAGCGTAACCGGTCAGTACATCACTGCACTTCCACCGCTGATCGTTCAGGGAAAAGCGGAAAAGAAAGAACTTTCTGCGCCAGACTATGTCTTCCCACCTAATGCTGATAGATGCAGCATCGGCGAAGGAACGATTCCGTCGTATTACGAAAACTCCCAGGGCTACACGAAAGACTATCTCTTCACTAACGCAGATCCGATTTATCACGTCATGACGAGCGGCTTCATTCCAGAGGGAATGAAAGAGCAGGTCGCATTCCAGAACGTGTCTGGTTATCTCGTTGATGAGCTCACCGAAGCAGTCAACATGCTCCCGACAGAGTTTCAAGGGACAAAGACGGAAACGATGGATGTGATGACGATTCTAGACGGACAATCAGCTCCTATGAAAGGAGATTTTGAAGTTTCGGTTTGGGAAACTCAGATTAAGAACGACTGGGCGGCGTCTCCAGAGAATAGGGCTACGATCAAGAATGTAGTAACTGTATCGGCCGCAATTCAACGTCTATAAATAACAAGTAAAAGAGTACATTTAGGAGTAAATTGCTATGGCAGCTGAAAATGATATGAACGTGTTTACTAGCGAGATCGACAATTTCAAGGATATCGCTAAGAACTTCCTATGGCAAGCTGTGATCATTCCTGAGAAGGGTACACCTCTCGCTACGTTGTTCGATAGTCCGCATATCGGCGGTACACGTCAGTTTACGTTGAGATGCAAAACCGCAGCTCTACCAGAAAGAAAGGTCGAAAATACGCTTGTGACCCATTGGCAAGGATCAAAGAAAGTCTTCCCGGGCCGTATGAAGCAAGACGGCCAGATTACGTTGAAGTTTGACGAGTTCCAAGACTGGACGACCTCTCACATGTTCCAAGCTTGGATGAACCTCATGCACAACGCTGACATCGGTCAGGATGGCGGCGACGCTGCTGTCTATTTCGACCAGAAGACTGGCGCTGCTGTCTCCAACTACATGAGAGACTATAGCGCAAAGATCAAGCTAACATGCTTCGACTCAAGACTAGCACAGGGTATGCCTCACGACTACACACTCTACTACTGCTGGCCAATGGGAATTCACTCTACGACATTGGATCAGGAAGGTGACGGAAAGATCACACGTGAAGTAGATATTGTCTACTCTACATTCCAGGAAACTAATCCTGAAGACTATGGTGAGTAATTAGCTGGGAGGCTGATCTATGATACAGAGCAGCAATCCGAGACTACCGAAGTACTGCGAGCACAGAGATCCGTACTACGACATTGGTTGGATCGACAATCTAGCCGCGTTGAAGGCTTATGTTCTTCGTCAGCTTGGTGCACCAAGAATCTGCGTAGAGTTGTCAGACGAGCAGCTTATGGACTTGATCGGTGACTGCATAAGATACTTCTGGAAATACTACAGCCAAGGACATCGTGAAGACTACTTGGCTTTCCAGCTCGTTCCCGGAATGACTCACTACAAGATCTGTCAGGAACTCGAGGAAGTGGTTGATCTGAATCTTCCCAGCTTCCTCGGACTCACCGACAACCTTCTATCTCCAGTTACGAATGCGCTAGTCTCGCAATTCCCGTGGGGAGGCATGACTTTCCCAGGAACATGTTGGGGCGGTGCTGATTACGGCGACGTTCTGGGCAACTGGAACGCTACGCTCACTTGGTTGGAAGAAGCGAAGATGGACTTCGCAAGAAAATACAGCGTAAAGTACATCAGAGAAGAGAAAGCGCTCATGGTACGTCCTACTCCGCGTTACCCAGACCGCTGTCTTCTCCGTGTCTATAAGCGCGAGCACGTCCTAAACCTCATTCAGGATCCGCTATTCCGTAAGTATCTAGTCGCAAAAGCTGGCTGGCTGTGGACTCTCGCTCTTAGAAAGTACACATTGCAGCTCGCAGGCGGTGGTCAGTTGAACGGCGACTCTCTAGCCGCAGACTTCAAGGATATGATCGAGAAGTGCGAAGAGAGAATCGATCTTGAGAGTCCAACAGCCGAGATCTTAGTCGGCTAACCTAAATAGCGATAAATAACTAGAAAGAAAGCATGGAGTGTATTGCACATGGCTAAAACACGACAATTCACTGTTGAAGGAACTAATATTAAGCTCTACGAAGTCTCCAAGTGGAACCGCAGAACGATCGCTGACGGTAACTGGCTCAATGACAACAACATCGAGCCTGCGATGGATAACGACATCATTCTCGCTAAGGCTATTGCGAAGTATGGCAACTATCAGGTCGAAGTCACTTCCGACGATGAGTCCATAAACGTAACGAAGAGAACTAGCGAACAAGACCGCAAGATCATCTACGATCTGAGCGTCAACGGCGAGAGAAAGCTAGCTTACGTGAACTCTAACAAGGGCACTTCGTCAAGCGAGCTTCCACAGACTTGGATCACATTCGTACAACCGTCAACAGCAGATCTTCCTCTGCCAGATGGAGATGATCACATTATAGGTCATGAATATCTCGGAATCGAGAATGACTCAGTCGTTGGCATGCTTACTAACAAGCAATACATTCTTTCAGCAGAAGTCATCGCAAATGTAACTGATCCAGCAGATCATGAGTACACAGTTCACATCACTGCTGACACTGCACCGGGCGAAGTATATGACTTCGACTTCAGAATCGATGGCACTAAAGCTCACAAGGTGACAAAGTCTATCACTTGGATGGCTCAGAATCTTGAATCTGTCAAGCTGCACATGACCGCAGAAGAGACTATTCCAGGCATCTCATTCTCAGTCAACAACATCTTCTGCATCGAGCAGGGCGGAAGTGGCAGCGGAAACGACGGGGATGGTCCTGTTTACTGGATCGGCGACAATGGAGAAGTTCGTGAAGTCGGAGATGAAGATGCGCTTCCATTGTATCTTCCTAGCAACCCAGACTTCGGCGGCCGCTCGATTAGGGCAAGCAGCGCAACAGAGCTAGCGCTCGACTCAGGCATCTATCAAGTCAACGCAGTCATCGATGTTCAGCTCGATGAAGGAATAGACACTCTAGCCGATCTCGAAGTTGACTTCGGAGAAGGCTTCATGAAGTGCAACACGATCACTCCAAGAATCGATGAAAATCGTTACAGCGCAGGCTTCTCGTTCCTGAAGCACATAACTTCCGATGGCACATTGATGTCTGTCAAGGTAAAGGTCGGATCGACTGGAGCAGAAGCTAAGATCAAGCATCTTGGCGTAGCGAAGATCTCTGCAGGCGGCGGTTCTGGATCAAGCGATCCGAGTGAAATGCAATGGTTCAGAGGATCTTCGCTTCAGGACAACAATATCTCTCTGCCGACATCTAATAACGGTACATACGCCGAGCTAGTGATGGCTAACCTCACAAAGAACGCTACAAATGGCGGCACATTGGACGTAGAGAACGGAACTGTCGTTCTACCAGACGACAAGATCTACGAATGGCACGCTCTCGTCGAAGTCGCTAATGACGGCTTGACTGCAAACACTGAAGCAGACATCGCAGTAACCGTAACTAGTGACGACGGAATGGATCACACGATTAAGGCTAAGATGCCGATCAATGAATTCAATATCATCGATCTTCCTCTATCTGGAATCGCTCGTGGATCAGGAAATCTCCAGTTCAAGTTCTCTGCTAGATTGAAGGATTCTGACGAGAATATCTCTGCCGAAGCATGTCACTTCAACTTCAACCTCAAATATGTTGAAGTCGTAGCGAAGTAAATTATTCGTAAAATTTAGCGCAGTCTGCCAGATTCACAAGATCTGTGTAGGCTACGTTGTACTCGTTGAAGTAGTTGACAGCCTCATTGTCGTTCTGCTGGAACAGATAGAGAAGATATGCTGCCGAGTAGACGTTGTCACCGACGATGATGGCCTTGTTCATGCTGCTAGTGTCTTCGGTGCCGTCAAGAGACATATTCATCTCGTCAGCTCCACTCTGCTCTAGCGCAAGCTTCGTATCCTTGACATAGACTCCATCTCTCTCGAAACGAAGATCCTCGAGAAGAGTATCAACGCTAGAGTACTGGACTGTCGGATTCGTTCCGTTCCATGCGTCTATGATAGCGTTGATCTTGTTCTTGCAGTACTTGTAGATGGGTATGTTAGATGCCTTTCCGGTGACTAAGAACTTTCCGATTCCAGTGATGTGACCAGCCAGGTTGAGGCAGTCAGAAGTCGGATGAATGTTGCTCGGGTTGACGAAGAGTCGTAGTCCGTTCTCGACCTTGTTGCACATATCCTTCAATTCACGGATCTTTCCCTTCATGAAGCTCGTGCACAGCTCTTCGTAGTTCGGCTTGATGATCCAGTCGTTAGCTCTCGTGCAGTATATCTTCATCTTGTCAGTGAACGCCTGATAGAACGATGCAGCAGTCTCGTTGCTAGCACAGATCTCTGTCTCGTCCAAGATACAGTCGAACATAGCCTTCAGCTGATTGAGAAGATCGAAAACACCCCAACGCTTCAAGCTGTCAAGATAGTATCTCAAGAAGCGGTACACAGCGTCAACCTTGCGCTGCAGCCATCTCAGCCATTTGTTGATCTGAGCCAAGAAGCTCTGGAACAGACCAGTGATCGCAGACAGAGTGAAGTCGAGCGAGATGCCAGAGCAGATCTGCTCCTTGAAACGCTGGAAGTCTTGAGTTATCTCGTGAAGCTCAGCCTGAACTCTAGAATATCGGTCGCTTCCGTCTAAGCCGAACATGCCACAAACGGCTTTCGAGAATATCGAGTCAGGATTGAGAAGATAGTCACGGAAGAACTCGCACTTGTAGAGATTTTGACACATTTTCGTGTTCGAGAAATCTCGTATCCACAATGAGCCCAATGACTTGATCAGAGATGTTATGGAATTTCTGATGACCTTGATGATCGGATCAAGAATCTCTCTGACGCTCCACAGAGCAAGCTTGACAAGACCGTAGATCAGGTCAAGTATCTTGTCTGCTGCAGCCTGCGTAACCTCTAAAGCAGTCTTTATGGTGACAAAAGTCTGGTAGATGTAGGTGCAGATGATTGTGGAGACGTTCATATCACAATATATATACTATAAGCATGAGTACAGATTTTCAAGAAGAGTTCAATAGAATCTGGGGCGGCTCAGGAGGCTGCACCGTTAGCGGTTGGGACTGGAACAAGTCTCTTCCGTTCGATGGCACTGATCCAAACAGCTGCTACGCTAACGAAGCAGCTTTGATGAGCTCTCTGACTTCGGAAGCTTACAATCAGTTCGGATTCGAGATCGACTACTACGTGAAGCAGATCTCTACTAAGCGTGACCGTCTCTTCGGCGAAGATCCGTTGGAGAATATCGTCCGTCGATTCAGACTATCCGTCTACACTGACAAGATTCCGAATCTCCAGAAGAAGTACCAGCTTCAGGGTATGCTCTACGAGGAAGTCTTCGAAGTCCAGGCGACTATCGCACACTTCAACGAAGCGAGCCAGTACGACTACGACAGGACTGCGATCAAGTACGAGATGTATAAGCCGAAGATCGGCGACTTGATGTATTTCAAGTTCAACGACAAGTACTACGAGATCATCAACGTGAAGGCGTTTGGAGAAGGAACTGCATTCCTCGGAACTCCGATCACTTACACGTTCACGTTGAGAATCTGGAAGAACAATCACGAGGACGTGGACGTGATGAACGAGAACGACGACGATATGCCGATCGAGAAGTTCACGTCGCTCGCAGAGACCTTCGACATAGAGAACAGAACAGCAGACATCGAGTCGCATCACGACATTTTAGCGGTAAATGACTACGTGAAGAACGAAGACACTGTGAATCCTTACACTGAGAAAGAGCGAAAATCGGAAGGCAAAGAGCCAGAAATCATCCAAAAATCTCAGATCAACACGAGAATTCACGTCTACGAACCGCAAGACGAACCGCCGCAGATAGTCAATCAGAAGCGTAAATCTGATCCGTTTGACCCGTTCGACGGCTGGTAAGAGTATGAAGTAAGTCACTCTGCTAAAACAGATGACTTTCCAGCGTAGCTTACAGAATGTCTACAAACTATGACTGATTCCTACTCAAGGTTTGTACTCAAATCAGTATCAACAGGCTTAAACGATTTATCGTTTCCCGTACTTCCTACGGTATTTCTACTTAAAATTCTAAGACCTTCGTTTAGTATATTGATTGCCGCATTCTCATCACGGTCTAAGTATGTTCCGCATTGTGGGCAAGTCCAAAAGCGTTCTTCGAGTTTTAGACCTTTGTACTTGAATCCGCAACAGTGACATAACTTAGACGATGGATAGAATGTTCCTATCTTTACATACTGTCTATGTTGTTCGTTAGATTTGTATGCTATCATATTGAAGAATGAACTAAAACTTGCATCTTGTATAGATTTTGCAAGTTTATGGTTCTTCAACATGCCTTTAACATTCAAGTCTTCGGAAACAATGACTTGGTTTTCGTTCACTATTTTCCTTGACCATTTGTGTTGAAAGTTCTTTTTTTGATTCCTAATCTTTTCGTGTAGTTTAGCGAGTTTTAACTTGACTTTCTTGTAGTTCTTGCTAAACTTTACACATTTGCTTAAAACTCTTTGTGTTTTCTTTATCTTATATTCAGTCTTTCTATAATACTTTGGATTTTCAATTACTTCGCCGTAATCAAAGATAGCAAAGTCTTTAATTCCAAGATCAAACCCACAAGCATTAAATTTAGGCTCTACATATTCAGGTTCTGGAAGTTCACAGCAAAGACTAGCAAAATACTTATTAGTAGGAGTCTTTTTAATCGTTATGTTATAGATGTGAACTTTAGACCAGTCTATTCCATTATAGTTTCGGAATTTAACTGCACCTAACTTTGGGACTTTAATATGTTCATAGTCCTCTATCCTTACATCATAGCCTTTAGAAGTCTTTGTAGCAGCAATCCTAAAGGAGTCTTTCTGTCCTTTCTTATGGAACTTTGGGTATGATTGTTTAGCTTTAGATTTTCCTTTTAGTGAATTGAACCAGTTATTATAAGCAGTCATGCAATCCACATAACTGTTTGCTAATGCCTGACTTGGTACTTTCGTCAGAAATTTCCATTCTTCCTTAAAACTCTTCAGGTTGGGATTGAATGATAGCTTATAGTCTTCCCATAGTTCTTTCTTTAAGGCTAGAACACGATTATACACAAAACGAGAACAACCTAGAGTTCTGTCAATGAGTACTCTTTGTTCCTTAGATGGGTATAACCTTACTTCTAGTCCTTTCTTCATACAAAAAAATCCTATTAGTAGGACTGGTACCAATAGGATTTAAGACTATTCCTAGCCTTTTTAAATTCGTTTCCTATTATTAGATTCCAGTCCAATCCAATAATCTATATTATATTTATACGTGTTTATTTTTGATTTTTTTGTTATTTTTAGTGCAAATTCGTATCAATTTGCTAAGTATATGATTTTTTTCTTTGAACATGAGAGTATAAATAAACTAGAGATATAAGAGGTAAAACCTATGAAATTCAAAGAGTATCTACAGAAAGTCAATGAAGATGCTAACTACAGCCCGGAAGTGTTCGAGGACGAGATCAACGGAAAGGTTCCGGATCCGAGTAGCACAAACGTTTCTACTCCAGCCCCGGTCGAGCAGAAGTCCGCTATGGGAAATCTAGTCGCTCAGTACTTCTCTAAGGGCAACGCTGACGCTATCGCTTCTCTTGACGGATTCTCGAACGACATGGTGAACGAGCTCACAAGCTATATCGAAAAGGAATGGATCCTTCCAGAAGACTTCACGGGACGTGATGACGCTCTCGAACAGTTCAGAAAGAAGGTCAATGCGCTTCTCGACGCTCGTATCAACAAGATCGGAACAGCTATCCACGATCTCGGCGTTCAGCTAGCCAACACAAAGAACCTGTTCCTCAAAAAGTAAGTCAATGTTCACCGATAGCTAAGATCTAAAGGCAAGGAGAAGGGATGGCAGATCAAGAAGAGAAGTTTCCGCCGAGACCTCCGCACAGACCATGCGGACCTTGGCCGTCAGTGTTTCCTTACGACAAAGACTATCCAGGAGATCATCCTCCTCACAGACCTCCGCACTGGCACCACTGGAACGACACTGAACCAGTGATGGGCGCGTATCCGTGGGAACACTGCTGCGACGGAGACGAAGATCATTGTCTCTGCATCACTTCTGGCGAAGTCGACATCTGGAATAAGACTTACTCCGCAGTCTCCGGTCACTCAGCTGACTGGGATCGCGCTGTTGATGACTCATGGAAGAACTCAGCCGACAACTGGCAGAGCACTTATGAGACTGTGAGCGCAAACTCAGCATTCTGGGACAGCGCTTACAAGATCGCTTCTGCTTGGGATTCTGGCGCTAACGAGTCGATCTACAACATCATATCCGCTACAAGCGCATTCCTAAAGACATACAGCGCAGAGCCGTATTTCCACGCTGAGAGCGCTTATTTCCAAGGTAACGGAAGTCCTGAGCATCCGCTGGATCTCTCAGAAATCTACAAGATGTACTGGGGTTGGATCGACGAGGCTATGAACGACCTCTATAGCGGTGGCAAATGGGGTGATTCCGGCAGCAGAAGATGGATGAGCGACTCAGGTTACAGTGACCTGATGGAGTGGATCAAGTATCACGACGAGCTCATGTGGAAGCCAGGTCCAGAAACCGATTCTCCATCTGGAGAGCCTAGATCGAACTACGGCGGCATCTTCTATCAGCTAGAGAAACTCTGGCACGTCATCGGAGATCCAGATAGCCCGTACCGCATCGTTCTCGACAATTCAGGTCACTGGGATTCGACATATCAGACCGTCCTTGCAAACTCAGGCCGTTGGGAGTCCGACTACGAGACTACGAACGCTAATTCAGGCAACTGGAGCAGCGTCTACGAGTCAATGAAGGAGAACTCGGGTCACTACGACGAAGCTTATGACGGAATCAAAGATGTCCAGCAGACTTCAGGAGACTGGGACTCTGTCTATAGCACAGTGAGCTCATATTCAGCTTCTTGGGCAGGAATCAGCCTTGAAGACTCTGGTCACTGGACTGACACCTATCACACGGTCGATGGTCACTCCGCTTACTGGGAAGCTGCGTCAAGCGCTGTCAGCGCAAACTCTGCCGCATGGGCTAAAGGAGACGACAGCTGGAAGAGCTCCGCTACTAACTGGCAGAGCACTTACCAGACGGTCAAGGCTGACTCGGGGGACTGGGATTCGACATTCAAGACTGTCGGATCAAGCTCAGGCGACTGGGAATCCACTTACGACACAGTTTACGAAAACTCAGGAAACTGGAATGGCGCTTATGAAGCCGTAGAGACCAACTCTGGATCTTGGAACGACACTTGCGCTACAGTCACAGAGAATTCTGCATCATGGGCGAAGGGAAGTCATGAGACATGGGAATACGCACCAGACATGACGATCAATAACCTCAACGACTACAAGGATCCAGACAAGATCTATTTCAATTTCAGAGATTAAAACAGGAGCATCCAAGAGATGAAAGAGGCAAAAGAATACAAAAATTTACATGAATTCCTTCTAAACGAATCCACAGTGTTCCAGAAGAAGGAAGACACGAACCCGCTATACTACATCTGGGCCGTCGTGAAGAGCGCTAACGGCAAGACTGAAGACGAGATCAAGAAGGACGAGTCTCTCAAGGCTCTCTTCAAGAAGCTTGACAAGTTCTGTGAAGACAACGACAAGTACGTCAAGAAGCTCAAAGACAAATTCAGCCCGGCAGAGTTCCAGCTCTCCTTCCAGAACCAGACAGTAGACAACCAGAAGAAGACGATCGAATGGGTGCTCGACAACATCAGAACCACGATGTCTGCCGACATCAAGAGCTTCAACGAGTGGAAAGACTTCACAGACGCTTTCGACGAGCTCAGAAAGTCTGAAGAGATGCAGGTAGTTATCAACTCTCTGTAAACTACTGGTATAAATAACATAAAGAAATACTAGAAGGGTGTTACAACATGACTAAAAAGAGAAAAGAGCTTCTAAATGAGGATTTTCTGTCCGACGTGGAACAGAAGCCAGTAAGCGCTGAAGACGTAGCAGGTGCACCAGAGAACGTAGCAGATGACGACTTTGCAGATCTTCTCGGTGGCAAAACCACTCAGGAGCCGCAAGCTTCTCAGGCTGCAGAAGAGAATCTAGCAGATACTGTCTCTGCTCTCAAGGACACGGTCAACGGCTTCTCCGTTGCTATCCAGGAGTTCAAGGACTATATCGCTAAGCAGAACGCTGCTCAAGCTGAACCAGCAGCACCGGTCGAACCGGCAGCTCCAGCTCCAGCACCGGAAGCTTCTCCAGACGCTCCTCCTAACATCGATCTCGACAACGCTCCAGCAGAGGGCGGTGCAGAACCAGCTCCAGAAGCTCAGGAACAGTCAATCGAGGACAAGCCAGCTGAAGGTGGCGAAACTGCTCCGGCAGAGGGTGGCGAAGAGGAAAGCGACTTCTCTCAGGATGAATCCCGTCCCGAAGACGCTACAAAGTCTGAAGCTTACCAGATGAACCGCAAGGCTGGAAAGCTACTCAACAGCAACTCTGGAACTCTCATCGGCATCGTAGAGTCAGGAAAGCTCTACAAGCTCGACGAAATGATCATGACGGCTGTCAAGTCCAAGATCCGCGAGAAGATCAACGAAGCTAAGGCTCAGCTCAAGGCTGAATTCCTCAAGGAAGCAGCTGAGATGCCGAAGGCCGAACCAGAGATGATCGTCGAAGAGAAGAAGGAAGAGGAAAAGAAGCCCGAGAAGAAGACTATGTCTTTCCTAGAGAAGCTCAAGGCTGCTAAGGCTTGCAAGGGCAAAGCATGCTGCGACGAGAAGAAGGAAGAGTGCAAGGGTTCTGACGACGAAAAGAAAGACGACGACAAGAAAGAAGACGAGAAGAAGGAAGACTAACTCGTGCTCAGCGAAACTCAAATGGGCGCTCTGAGGGTGCTGGAAGCACTGGATGACGAAGAGACTGCATACACAGTCAACATCTCAAATCCAGTGTGTCCGTGCTGCGGAGCCAAACTTGTGATCAACGACGACATCGAGCCTGGCCAAAACGAGGAGCTCAACACTGAGAACCTCGAAGAGAGCTACACGCTCGATGAGCAGTTCGCTGATCCAGAGACCATCATGCCGATGGTCCGCGAAGCTGCAAGTGATCTAGTCGAGGGCTACACCGCATACTGCCGTCAAGAGGGTCTAGATGACCGTCAGATCTCAAATGCGCTGTGCTATCCACAGGATTCTGAGCTGAAAGACGCTATCGTCAGAAAGTCAAAGGAATTGAAGTCTGTGTTCGCTTCAGCATACGGACTCATCGTAAACGAACAGATCATCGTCCAAGACCTCCGAGACGCGATCAAGAGAATCGTAACTGGCGGACGAAGAACGGTATAAATAAAAAGATTTTAACAACGAGGTTAACCAAATGAAAGACTCTAAAATCACAAAAGAGATGCTAGATGAAGCAATCGAAGTGGCAGAGGCTCATGGCTACAAGGTGGTCGATGAGTCTGCTAAGGCTGAGAAGTCCAAGAAGGAACTGATCGCCGAAGCTATTGAAGTTGCTAATGCTCACGGCTACAAGGTCGTGAAGGAAGATGAAGAACCGGGCGCTACTGCTGAAACATCCGAAACTGGGGATGAGGGCGATGGCGAGGAACAGGAGATCTTCACTATCCAGGTCACGAAGGAAGAGCTCGAAGCTATCAAGTCAATCCTTGACAAGGTTGAGTACGAAGATGACGGTTCCGCTGACGCAGAAGCTGCAGCTGCAGTCGTAAGCGCAATGGACAACGACAACATCTACGGCCCGGCTGACGAATAGTCTAGCATCCGAAAAGAATTGAAGCGCTGGTCATTCCAGCGCTTTTTTCGTGTCTATAAATAATTTGAGAGGAATTTATGAAAAGATTTAGTGATTTTAGAAAGCGTGTCGATGAAGCCGAGCCTACACAGCAGCAACCTGCTCCACAACAGCAGCCTCAAGCACCAGCACAGGAACCTGCACCAGCTCCCGCACCTGAACCCGCACCGGCGCAAGAAGCTCCTCATGAAGAGCACAAGAGCCTGAGAGAATCCCTAGCTGACAAGATCAAGGCTCAGAAGGATGTCGCAGTGGGAATCATAGATGGAATTCACTCCGCATTCCAAGACAGCTGCGCTCACACGACTAAGTATAACGCAATGGGCGACCAGATCAAGAACTTCGAGAAACAGATCCGTGGCGCTTGCGAGCAGGTCATCGCGATGGTAGAGCAAGAGAAGTTCGACTGGAGAAACTGGGACAACTGCTCTCCGAAGTCCTATGACGTCATCACGAAGTACAAGGATCGTGACTTCGACGTTCTGAAGCTCTCTGCTGCCGTAATCATCTTCTACAACAGCTTGATAGGAGAGAACTGATGAGATACCTAGTCGAAAAGCTTCTGCTCGAACAGCCTCATGTCTTTCTAGACATGGAAGAGGAGTCAGACGAGGGCGGAATCTGGGACTTCTGCGCTGAGGACAGGCCAAAGACTTGGATCATTCAGTTGATCAAGCTCTACGCGCTCCACAAGCTAGAGTCGTTGAATCCAAAGAAGAACCAGTCAGTCGTTCTATACCTGACTCCGGAGGAAGTGGACATGTTCACCTCTCACATGGCCGAAGATCCGTTCTTCATAGTCCAGGCTAAGAACTGCGTAGAGAAAATGAAGCGTGACAAACAGACAAAAGCCATCCAGCTGCTTCGAAAGTATCTTCCCGAAGTGCTGAAGACCAAGATAGGAATTCCAGAAGAGAAGATAGAATTGGAGGAGCCATGAGCGTAAGAGTAAGAAGTCCATACCGCAGAATCGATGTGAACGTCGTAATACCGAACACGGTTCAGCAAGTCAAAGTTGAAGTGCAAGTTCCAAAGCGCAAGAAAAAGAGCGAAGAGATCACTGAATCGAGTGACTCTGATGAAGCTCTTTGAACGCGTTGAAGACCTTCGTTTTGTCCTTAATATCTGAGCTGTCGTCAATATACTTCTTGGCGAGACTCAGCAGCGTGATTTTAGATACGTCTATCCTTTCGATAGGCGTATTTTCTTGTCTGCGCTGGTAGATCGGATTGACTGGATATGCTGGTCCGTAACTTTCGATCTTCTCAAGGTACTCGTTCACCTTGTTCATGTACTTCGAAGACTCCCAACTGATCTCGACGTCAATTATGTTGCCATGAATGAATGTCTCTGGATCTTCGGGCATATCTGGAAATTTGAGCTTCTTGTACTCGATGCAGTGCTCGTTACTGATAAATTCCATCTCTTCCGTGTAAGTGTCGAGAATATAAAATCCCTTCTCTTCGATCTCTGAACGATTAAGCTGGTATGGAGAGCCCAAATAGGTCAGTTTGCAGTCACCCTGTGTAGTTTCCGAGTGAATGTGATAATGGCCCGTATAGATGTGTTTCCAGTGCTTAAACAGCTCGTCTTTGTCGAAGCCCTGCTCTGCACGATTGTTGAAGATGTCCATCTTTGCACCGATGACGTCCAAGTGACCAAATAGGCGAGTGATTCCGCATCCAAGATCGAATTCCTTTTCAACGTAGTTGCGGAACTCTTCATAGTCAGTAACCCACGGCACGACGACAGTGTCGTGATCCTTTCCAGTCTCGCTGCACTTCTTAGGATCAAGCCTCATTCTAATTGGCTTGTCGATTATGTTCACGTTGGCGATGCGGTCAAGAACGACCAACGAACTAATGTCCATCGAATTCTTGTAATAGAGGTCGTGATTGCCGAGAACGATATACCAGATCACTTCGCCCTCGTGTCGCTTGAAGAAGTCGACCACTCGGTTTATCGTCAAAACATTCACGGCATGACGAGTGTCGAACAGGTCGCCAAGAACGAAGATTTTCTCTATCCCTCGCTCTTTGCAGTCATTCGCCATCTGCTCCATGAATGCGAATTGAGAGTCCTGAAAAATTCTGTCGTCCGAATGAGTTCCGAAGTGCAGATCGCTAACTAGGGCTACCTTGCTCATTTCTATCCTTTACCAACTGGCTGAAGCAGCCCTTCTTCTGGACTCTCAGCGTCTCGAACTTATATTGTATTTGACTAAAATTTAGATCATTTAGCTTGTGCGAAATTAGGTACACGCCGAGGTTGCTGTCGCCCTGAATCATCGTGATCAACTCTTTCAGGAAGTCCGTAATTCCATCGCCGTCGATACCAGTGTCGAAAATCTCATCCATGAACAGAATAGAGCTCGACCAGTTTGACAGTTGTTTCGCGATGTCGTAGAAAGTGAGAAGCATAGCGACGTTCACTCTTGTCTTCTCTCCGTTCGATAGTCCGTTGTATTCCATTTCGAACGCGCCACGAGTGAGCGTATACTCTAGCATGCTGTCGAAGATGACTTCGACGTTCAAGCCGAACTTCTTGATGTACTCGTTGATCTTGAGGTTTAGAATCGGAACGATCTCCTCAAAGAAGTATCGCTTGATTCCGCTGTCTGAGAGAATCGTGATGAGGTCAGTGTCGATCGCTACTCGCTCGGACGTCTCGTCTATCGTGTCGTTGCAGATCTTGAGCTGCTTTCGATACTCCTCTACGCGCTTTCTCTGGTCAGACGGATCGAATCCGTTTGTCTCAGCCTCGATGTCTTTATACTGCTGCTCGTCGTAAGCAATGCCACGCTTCAAGCCCTCGATGACCGTCTGCTCTGTCGAAATTCTGCTCTTCACCTTCTCGTAGAAATACTTAGAGTTGCGCATCTTCTCTGCGCTTTCCTCGTCTGCCTTCTGCTTCTCGTTCAGAGTGTCGTAGAATCCCTGCTCCATGTTGATCTCGGCGAGAATTCCGTCAAAATACTCTTTCGCGTGATCTGAGCAGAAATCTGTCCCGCATATCGGACACTTGTTCTTGTCACGGAAGTCGTAAATCTTCGTCAGGCTAGTCACCTTCGCCTTGTGCTCTGCGAGTCCAGCGACGCGTTCACGAATCCTAATAATAGTGTCGTCGAGTTCTGAGAAGTCGGGTTCGAGCTCGGCGCACTTCTCTTCGCACTTCTTGATGTTGGTCTCGTGTTTCACCAAGTCGGACTTCTGCTGCTCGATATGGTCTTTCACCTTCTCTAGTCTGTCCGCTTTGTTCGTTTCGAAATTGCGGCTCTTCTGCTCCATGTCCGCGATGATCTTGATCAGGTCGTTGATCGAGTTCTCGAGACCAGTCTTAGTTGCGCTCATCGTCTTGATGGTGATGTTGTCGTTCGATCTGCGGTCCTTCACCTCGTCGAGCATATCCGCGATGTTCGTGAGTCCGAATATCGTTTCGAGCAGTTCTCTTCTGTCGGATAGACACATGTTGAAGAACGGCACGTTCGAGATTGCCCCGATACACATCACGTTCTTGAATAGCAGATACTTGACGCCGAGCAGCTTGTCGATCTCGATCTGATTGAGCTTCTTTGAACTCAGCGCTTCTACCATCTCGCCGTTCTTGTACAGTTCGAACTTCGACGGCGCAAGTCCTCTCAGCATGCGGTAGGAATCCTTGCCGATGTCGAACTGGATCTCTACCTCCAAGTGGCGCTTGTTGATGTAGTTCACAAGGCTCTTCATTTTAATGTCACGATAGGGCTTACCGAAGAGCACGAACGAGATAGCGTCAACGATTGTCGATTTTCCTGCGCCGTTCTGGGCATTGATCAGGTTGAGTTTGTTGTTGAAGTTCAGAGTAGTCCATCCGTTGCCATAGGACAGAAAATTCTTGAACTTTATCGAATGGAACTTGATATACATTGCTCTTTAATTATAGAATTTTGCGCAAAACTAAAATTTCATGCACTTTAGGGTTTACAAATTTGACGAAAATGCCTATATTGTATATGTAAACTTCAAAAAAAAGGACCCCAACTATGAAGGATAGCGACAAAAAGCTGCTTATTGAGAAAATCCAAAAATATGGCGAGTTGATGGCGGATGGACGTCGTTTTGCAGCTCAGAATAATCTCAAATTGATCGAAAAGTCGATCAAAACCGACCGAGAGCAGTTCTTCGACTGGCTGGACGAATAATATGGACCGATTCGCAGATACTAGAAAGAAACTTTTTAGCTGGCACACCAAAGAGATGGTGTGCCCGTATTGCGGCTACATTCACGAGAACAGCAACGAGCTGTCGAGCGACTGCTCTGAGTATGAATGTGACGTATGCGGCCGTCAATTTCACTATGAAAGAGAAACTGAAGTGCATTACGACACTTACCGCAAAGAGGACAGAGAACAATGCTAGGCTACGATTCTTATGGACGCGATGAGCTTGAGGCTATGCTCGACAAGGAGCGTGATAACGTAAGAGCTCTCAAAAAGCAGATCGAAGACATGAAGGCCGACGAGTATGTCCGTTCAGTCGATGACGGAATGGAGATCCATCGTTTGCACCGCTGCGTAGTCAAGATGACGAGACAGTGGCTGAGCGCAATCGACGACATGTATAGCCGTCTAGACGATGTGCACGGACTTGACGACCAGGACGTTATTGACTGGGAGAAAGTTACGGATCTTCACAACAAGTTGGACAAAGTTTTGGAAAAGTGGAGGTGAAAATGCCACAGTATCACGTTGGATGCGGTCTAGCCGCGATATATGCTGGAATTAAGTCGGATTCTGGCGGTTGGAAGAGCAAGTCTGCCGTCACTGACGAAGTGATAGGAGCAGCTGCACAATTTCTGCTTGATACGAAACAGAACGTCAAGTTCACTATGAACGGAAAACGCTATATGCTTTCCGTCAACGAGATCGAGGAACCGAATGCTTAAAGAAGACTTTTTGAAATTTCAGGAAATGGCGCTCGAAGATGTAGTGATGCCTGAGAACCCAGACGACATTCTGGAAAAGAATATGCAGATTCCAGGCATGAAGCAGAAGTATATCGACGCTTACCGCAAACAAGTCGCAATCGTGGCTAATCTCGAAGTCAAGCTCGAAGAGGCCGTCGCGAAAGCGAAGAACAAGCTCAAGGACGGCGGATACGCTTACACGGCTAAGGAAGCTACAGAACAGACGGCGCTAGACGACGACGTCGCAAAGATCAATCGCGCTTTGATCGAACAGCGCTACTACATGGGCTGGCTAGAAGACACCGCAGCTAACATCACTTCACTCTCTTTCACGATCAAGAACTGGTTGAAGTGGAAAGAGATCATCTCCACTAACTTCTAAGGAGACTTCGAATGGACTACGATTACAATCAGTACGTGTGGCACGCGATCCAGCGAACAAAAGAACACGATCCAGAGTATTTCCGCAAGTGCATCGAGCAGCGTCTTTGCAACGGGAAAGGCAGCGTAACTGACTATGTCCACGCTGAAGATCTAGAACGTGCGCTGATGCACGTCTCGTGGTACAAGTATGACCATCCCGCAGTAGCGCCTGGTTGTCGCGCCTTCAAGACTGATGCTATTCGTGGGTGGCTCGGAATGATTCCTCTAAAGGAACTTAATCACAATCTCATTTGCACGATGATGGACGTGAAGGGAACCGGAACTCTGTCTCTCGTTCTCACCGATCCTTTCGCGTCGTCTGCAATGCGATGGTTCGTAGACTACACAGTAATCATCATCGGAGATGGCGGATATGGCGCTTGCATGTTCACTTTCCATCCAGGAGATCCGCTGCCTCCTAGTCATCTGTCTTCTGATGGAAGCAATGAGCTAGGACTCAAAGAGGGCGACAAGCTCACGGTCGGAAAGGCTATCGAGCTCGGCTTCGTTCACGCAAAGCTTCAATGAGAAGGATAATGAATGTACACTCAATCGACGAACATGGCTTGATCAGCGGCTCTAACCGCAATGTCGAATTTCAAGCGATATTGAATGTTCCGTCACTTGATCTGACTCCGATCACGTACCCAGAAGAGGGAGATGATCAAGATCACGACTTTCGTGGCGCACCATATTCCTACAAGTATGAAGACGATAAAGGCAACTTCATAAGCGCTATGGGCTGGGACATTGATGAAGTTGTGCTGATCTCGAACTTCTTTTTGAAATATCTCGACAAGATCATTACATATCATGACGTTATACTAGATGAAAAGATAAGGAGATGGTATGAGTAAGATACTAACGATCCAAGAAGAGATCCACTGTGACTTCTGCGGAAAAGAGATTCACGGAGATCACAAAACCGAATTTGCAGGAAATCTCTATTTGACTGATGGGACACCTGTTCAATACGGAATGAACTTGACTCTGTCTAAGTACTCCGGAAAAGACTCAGCAGAGCACATCTGCCGTGACTGTCTCAAGGATTTTCTAGAAAATCTCGCCAAGAACTTGAATACTAGCTACTAAGCTTTGACGTTAGTGTTTCCGCCGTTCGTCGGAGCATCGGTGACGAAGCAAGTCGGATGAGCGCACACTAGTGTCTTTAGACTGTTTCTTCCAAGATTCACGTCGCCCTTGACTGCATCTATGTAGACGTTCTTCTTTGCGTTGATCACGATGTCGTCATTTGCTTCGAGAGTGAACTTACCCTCTATCTTCACATCCATCGTCGCAGCGTTCGGATTCACGATCTTCTTCGACATGCTCTGCTCTACGAGAATGCTTCCGTTCGGATCAATCTGAATCTTCAGGCCAGATCGATGACTTATCTTCATCTGGCCGTTCTTGCGATTTAGAGTCACTCCTTCGCCGTCATCAGTCTTCATCAGGACCATCACGTCTGGATAGTCGAGCGAGCTAGCAGCGTCGTCCAGAATGCTGTCGCCTGGCGCTCTCATTCCAATGAATGCTTCGGCTGCTGCAGCCAAAGGATTCTCTACCGTGATCATTCCGTCATAGACTGGCTTGTACGGATCTCCGTTCTCGAAATATCCACGAACTATCGTATCGACTGGAGGAACGACCAAGTTAGAAGTCGAAGCGCCAAGATAGCCGTTCTCTGGAAGAGCCCAAGGAATCACAGCGTCATCTACATCGTCATAGAAGCCGAAGATCTTTACCTTCACCCTGCCCATGCGCATAGAATCGTTGTTTGCGATGACTTTACCAGTCCACCGGTTAGTTACCTTAGGGTCTGACAAATCGGCCGTAGAATGCCCGTTTAGCGAATCTGCGGGAATGTTGCCGTATATTTTGCTTAGATCTCTTTCACTCATTGTTTTGCGACTCCTTTAGTCTTGCTCACGGCTTCTGCTTCTTTCTTAGACAGATCGTTCACTATCGCGATCGTCAGCTCGACTTCGTTGTAGGGCATATCGTCTGTCAGATTTATTCCACAGAACTTGCTGACTTGAATCTGGTTGCGGATCATCGTAGTCATCTTGACCTTGTTGAACAGCTTGTCGTCCGACAGATCGACTCCGACTCTCATCTTGTTGAAGCAGTTGTCGCACTGAAGCTCTGTGTAGCTGAGAATTCCGCATCTCGTATCGGTAGCCAAGTGTCTCAGCTTCGCGTACTGGTCTGCTGGAAGTTCTAGGATCGTGTTTTCCAGCTCTCTCTGGTTGACGTGATCATAGACTTCGTCCACGTTAGTCCAGTTCAGAATTAAGTCAAGCTCCGGATCATCAGTCTTGTACTCTGGATCGAAGATCTTCTTGTAGACGCCCTTGACCTGTTTGCCATCAATGTAAATTTTTCTTAACAGTGATTGCTGAATAGTCTTCTTCGCGAGCTCGTGAACTTGAAACTCTTTGCTGACTCGTGTTCCGCAGTATGGACAGACGAACTCTGTCTGATATCCGTTCGACAGCATGAAAGTGTTTCTGCGAAGGTAGAACAGAATCGAGAGACGATCCATGCGGTAGATGTCTTCGATGTTCATTCCTTCGACTTTCAGACAACGCTTGATGACGTCGTTGACGATCTCGCTCGAATTGTCTCTGTCAAGCGCACCGAGATACTTCAGGTCACGAACTTGTAGAATCCTGAATCGTATCGAAGAGTCTTTCGGATATAGTTGTCCAAGGCTCGGAAGCTGTTTGTACGGTATCTTGAAGTAGTTAGGCTCAGACATAGTTTCACCTGTATATAATATATACTTGGAGTTTTTTATGGCTGAAAGCAATTGGAAGACAGAAGGCTACGATCCTTCGAAGCATGGTTTCTGGAAAGCGACACTCGACGACAGAGGAGATCTCGGATATCCGGTCGGCTACTATTTCGCAGACACTGTCCGAGCTATCATGGTCGCGTTCACTAACTTCTTTAACGATCTCTACGTGATCCGATATGACGAGAACGGCTATCCGAGAAAGAGAATTCAAGTTCCGTTGAAGTTCGGTCCGAGATCGAAAGCTCACGACTTCAGAAAAGAGCAAGAGAGCGGAGAGACTTACTACATTCCGCTTCCTAACATGTACTACAAGATCTCTCACTTCCAGTATGACAACACGAGAGCTGCTTCATCAGACGCGATCCGTATGTTCTACGATGACTACATGATGAGCAAAGGAATCGAAGAGGGCGAGTGCCAGCTTCTATGGCAAGACACGCAGCCAGTCCCTTACAATCTCACTTTCGAACTGTCTGCTAAAGCAGAGAAGTTCGGAGATCTTCTACAGATCATCGAACAGATCACTTCACGTTTCAATCCTGAAGCTTTCATATTCATCAAAGAGTTCTGGTTCATGAACATCCGTCGTGACATCAAGATGAAGTTGGACAACATGTCTCTCGACTACCAGGATGAGTTCGGAGAACAGGACAAGCGTGAGCTCGAAGCGAAATTCACGTTCACGATCGAGGGTCAGGTCTACACGAAGATACAAGAGGGCGCTATCATCGACAAGATCATCGTCAAGTTGAATCCATCAATCGCGAGATACGAGACAGAGGATGTCCACTTCACTCTATCTGCAGTACCAGGAGGTGAGAAGAAGTTCTACATCGCAGACAGCGCAGACAACTGGCTCAAAGAGAATGGTCTCATCGAGAGGGTCGGAGACAGCCAAGAGGATGGAGTTGGAATCTACGCTCCAGTCGAAGGGGCTTATGACGCGTTCAAGTACTGGAAGCCGACTAAGAGATTCGACATCTTCGGCAACAGAACTAGCGGAGACAAGGACGACGCATTCTGGGAGTTCAACTCCGCTTGCACGTCCGAGTTCGCTGACAAGTATACGACAATGGTTGGAATCTCTGGCAACTACGCAGAAGAGCCAGGCACTTACAATCCAGATAATCGTTCTTGGCAGGGCAGCATGAAGGATCGCTTCGATCTAGCTAACGTAACCGAAGAGGACATCACTCTGTCTGGCCGCAAAGACTTCCTCAATAGCAGCAACGAACGAGTTGACACTATGTGGATCAGCAAGCACGACGTCGAGATCAAGGAATAAATAAGCTAAAGGAATCGAGTGAATTATGCCTGAAGAGAGTCAGAAAGATCTATTCCGTGATCTGGAATTCAAAATGGACAACGCAACGGATGTGCTGTTCTACAAACTTGACGACATCTTCAAGCAGCTCGAGGCCAACGCACAAGACGACCGAGACAGATTCATCCAGAGCACAGCTACTCAGGACTTCTTGGGTATCCAGACTTACCTCTCGCAGGTGAACGACAGTCTGAATCTTCTCGACGCTTCAGTCGTGAGAATCGGAACGAGAGTCGAACGCGCCATCATGGCTACGGCACCCAGGGGCGCTGAAGTCACTACGGACATCGTCAAGGCTGCTGTCGAAGAGAATGACGCCAAGAAAGAGACAGTAGCTCAGATCGCTGACATCAAGACACTCGTTAAAGAACAACGAGTAGCTAATGATAGTGATCTGATCGACAAATCAGGTTTATATGTAGAAGCTAATAATGCTGGCAATTCAGCCGAATTCTCTGAGATAGCTCAGAAAATATCTCCACTTCTCGACTCTACATCGTTGCTATTAAGCAACTTATCGAATCTAGAAGCTATCGGTTCAGCGCTTGGAACGAGTATAGCTACGCCTATAATCGAAAAGCTTGTCTCTTTAGACAGTAATCTGAACTTCACACTTAGCAGAATTGCCGATTCTACAGATCTCATATCGAATAATGTCTCGATGTCTGTAGATACGTTCAGAAATCTGTCTGATAGAAATTTTGAACAGATCGATCGTGAACAAAACAGAGGTGAGCTAGTAGCGCAGGAGACTCTCGATGTGAACTGGCTCACTGGTTTCGGAAACGGAGTTAATGAACGTCTCTCAGAGATCAACCTACACACTTCGGCTATCCAGAGATCTATTCTAGAATTCACAGCTTTCCGGACTACGGCTATAGCAGATACGGTGAAGAAAGAACTTGGAGAAGATCAACTACAGAGAGTCCAGTACGAGAACGCTATCGCACATCTTCCGATCTACGACTACACGTATCAGGAGAGAATCCTTAACGTTCTGACGTCTCCAGTCCAAGTGAAGCTCGTAGATGTGCCGACTCCAGAGTCGAACAAGACGGCAGACACAGTAGATGTGTTCGCTAACGCAGTCAGACCTCTGGTTGATGGTCAGGTTTCTCTACAGAGAATGCTCGACGGAAATCTCAGAAAGCTTACGGAAGCTGTCGCCTCCCTGAGAGAGGTTCCGAGAGAATCCGAAGATCGGATCACGAGAATAACAGACAGCTTGAACACAGAGATGAGCGACGACTCAGTTAGAATGATACTCAGCGAGACTAGAGTCATAAGTGGACTTCTTTCGAACATTCACTTCGACATCTCTGGCCTTTACAACGCTTACATAGAGAACAACAAAGAAGAGAGAGGCGGAAGCACAGAAGTTCCGACTCCAGTGGACATGAACTAATATGGCTAAGATTCAAATATACGGCGGACAAGCTAGAACTGGCTCGATAATTCTATCTCCCTACAGTAAGGACGCTGTAGAGAATTGTGGAGAGATGTCGTCATATATCACCGATTTTCCAGCCTTAAACTATGGAACTGACTGGGGCGATTGGGAAAACAATAACACTGGCTTCATAGGAAAAGCAGTATCAGCTTTTGGCGGTGGTGACATATCTGGTGCTATCCCAAAAAGCACCCCAGGCTGGGCTAAAAACTTGATCGCAGCTTTTCCGAAATTCATTCAGACTATGGGTGGATCAGAATATACGCCACCGATCCTTACTGATAGTTGGACTCAGTTAGCTGCTCAGCTTGACGAAAAGGCATCTTACATATCATTTAAGTTCAGCCTTCTGACTTACCCTGTATTGAAGAAGGGACTACACGTCGAGGGACTACGTTACGGCGACACTCTAAGTGAAGCTTTGAACATGAAGTCGAAGAAAGTCTCTAATATGTGGGAATGGATAAAGTTCTCTAGAACAGCTGTTATGCCAGAAGACTTCAAAATCGATCTGATTGGTAAAAATCTTGAGGCAACGAAAGATAACCTAAATGGAGAAAAAGGAGAGAGTGGAAAGTATCTAATCGAAGGAGCATCTGACGTAGGAGGTGGTCTATGGGGTGCAACTTTCGGCGACTCTACCTTCAAAGAAGGAATGCTCAGAACTGTTAAAGGAGCAGGTGAAATCATATCAGCATTTGCTTTTACTAATAAACGAGTCGGATATACATTCACGTTTCGATTATTCGACGCTAGAGGAAATATAGTTCTCGATAGCAGTGAAGGTTCTCCTCTAGACTTCTACATCGAGGACATCGAGTTCGAATTCTCGCCTCACATAGTCCAGTTGATAAACTCCAAGGGTAAGAGACAGGGTGTAGCTCCAGAATGGTGTAAGATAAACTTGACTGTGTCTAGCGCAACACGAGTAACTCAAGAACAATTCATCAGCATGTGCAGGTAGCGTATGGCAGACGGAATAGAAGGACTAGAAGCTCAGAGAGAAGCCGCAGAAGAGGAACTCCGTAAGCAGAGAAACACTGCCGAAGCCATCAAGATCGACTTCGGCAAAGACATCAAGACAATGTTCAACGGATTCAGCGAGAACTTCTATGGCAACAACTGGTTTGTTCTCTCTACCAACGAAGGCGGAAAAGCGTCTGCTATCTGTGGAGTATTGAACGAAATTCCAAAGATTAGTTTCAAGACTACCTTGAAAGCTGGACCAGTAACAGCATTGATGGACAAGATGAGAGACTATACGGGTCGTGGTGGAGTAGCTGGAGCACTCGGATCTGCTACTGGAACAAATATGAATATCCAGTTGGCTGGAAACTACTCAGTCAGATATCCGATGGATAAGGCCTTTCAACCGGACGGTTTCAAATTGGAGTTTACAGCATGGAGAGAGCCTTCTAGGATATTCGACCCAGTATGCTGCCCATCAAATTATGCATCTATCATCTCGTATTTGAAAAATTATGCAACTGTAGCAACTTCTTCAAATATGAGTCAGCTAATATCAAGCATGATGAAAAGCGCAGACGCCGGTTTATCTACGATAGGTCCGATTATGGATTCCGCATTAGATTCATTCAAAGCTAAAATCCAAGACAGAGCAGAGAAGGCAGCTAAAGATGCTATTCGTAAGAATGTTCCTGGTGCAGGATATCTTATGGACGAAGACTCGGACCAGACTACTACACAAGATAAAGGATTCTTTGAAAATCTCTGGGACCCCATCAAAAAGACTGGTGAATTTATTACAGACTTCGCAGATCAGCTGCTCGTCAGAAGATGGAGCGACAAGCAGAGAATCACTTACGGCAAAGAGAAGTTCAATCAGTCGCTTCACAGACTCGACATTCTACGCGCTGGCATTCTCGACACTTACCTGATCGTCGCAATCAAGGACTGGAGCTGGCAGCTTGATCAGAATGCGCTCGGCGAGAAGATGAAAGTTACTATCAACTGCGCTATCGACCAGAGAATGAATCAAAACCGTCTCAGACTATACAGCGAGAGACCTATGTTTGGTTAGTTCCTGACGGATTGTTAGCTTCTCTATAAGCTTCCGCATTATCCTTTATCCACTTACGGACAAACTCATCACCCGGATCTCTTCCGATGCGGATTCCCTCGTAGTACTTAGCGAGCTCGATCTCGTGAATCTGCTTCTGCATGAATTCTTTCTCATCCATGTGAGCCTCCTAGAGCTTCGACTCGTCGTGATCGCTGTTTACGTCAGGAAATTTCTTGTTGTAGTGCTTTAGACCAGCAGCTTTACGCTTTTTCATGCTGAGCTGCCATTTGCGTTCACGAGTCGGTTCCTTGGCTGCACGCTTCTTTTGTCCAGTGATACGGCCCCTCTCGCCAGGTTCACTGTCTGCTCCACCACGCTTTCTGTTCAGAATCTCTTGCGGAGTCATTCTGACTTCGTGCGCATTTCCGTACTCGTCATATTCAACACGCTTGACTCCAGGTTCAGTGGTCTTGAACTTGGTTACGACCTTTCCATCACGAATCATCTTCTTTCTCTTGAGTGCTTCATTCAGCTCTTGATTCTCGTTGATGAATTCTAGAAAGCGTTTCATAATGGTCTCCTAAGCGTGTATATTGTTATTTATAATCGATAGAATCTTCATAAATACTATATGGCTGAAATTGTACGATACAGCAATATACAACAACAGAACGTCACCAAGAACGGCGTGTATGAAGGAACTGCTACTCAGCTCGCAGAACAACAGGGCGTAGCAGATGTGATCCGAGAGGAGATGCTCAACACTTATGGTTGGCAGTCACCGAGCGAGTACTACTATGGAACAGCAGAGAAAGAGGTAAACCCAGAGCCGAGTGATTCGATGGTTAGTCTCGGTGACCTTCAGGACTTCGGAAAAGATACTGAAGCTGCTCAAATGACACCAGCAGACAAGAACGTGATACCTGACTGGTTCTGGGTAGACAGCTTAGATAACTGGTGTTACTTCAAGATCACAGACGACATGACAGAGTTCAAGAAGACTTCTCCTAGATTTGGCGAATGGGGAAATTTGCTCTTGGAATTCGCATCTGCTGGTATCGTTACAATCGTTGATGATGTCCAGAAAGGCGACTGGTGGAAAGCTGGTCTCGATACATTCAAGACTATCTCTATGATTTCTACTCATGAGAAGTCGATAGAGATCACAGAGAAAGCGTCAGAGGAAGTAGCTGAGATAACAGCAGACATCAACAAGTTCATCTTCGGTGACAATATCGTCGGAAATGCTCTTGCTACGCTTAGCTATTACTCCATCGTAGTTCCATCGAGGATGCTCGCTACTGCATCTACGATCAGAGACGTGATGACACTTCCAATACTTCTCTACAATCTGCTAGCTACTGCGTCCTCACTCGATCACGAAGATGTTGAAGCCGAGCCATATCCAGAGATGCTCGCTTCTCACAACACTGAGAACAACATGCCTCGTAACTGTATCAGCATGTACATGTGGAACGGCTACAGAAGAAACTGGATGCCCGTGAAGACCATGTTCGAGATTTATGAGAGATACGGAAAGAGAAGCTCGAGAGACATCGTCGCATCATCTCTGCAGCTGTTCTGTGACAAGCTCAGAAATGCGACAGATGACAAATATGTCGAATATCTGCAGGTCTATGGAATCATCATCGAGGACAACAATCTAGCTGACCGATTCACGCAGATTCGCAATGCAGCGCTTGACATCAAGCACAACACGACTACAGACAATGACTTCGTAGACCAGATGACAGAGCTGCTCTACGGCGCTCCTGAATGTGTCAATGCGCTTTCGAGACTGCTATTCTTGAACATCTATGGTTTCGATCCTCGATGCTTTGAAGCGATGGAGAAACGTGCACTATTGAACAAGAAACACGTCATTCATGTAGATAACGAAGACAGTCACTCGTGGTCAGAGAGCCACTGGTTAGAGAACTGGTCGATGTGGATCTCACTTCCGAGAGACAAGTGCAAGATCAAGCTCTACAACAAGAACACTTACCAGATTATCAATCGACCGTATCAGATTCTCGACTGGAACAACCGCGATCTTGTCGGATACGAGCACAAGAACATTGGACATCCATGCTTCATGAGAGGAAACGACGATCTTCTATGGTTGTGCTACTGGCAGCGTTGGACGAGCACTAGAGGCACTGAAGAGTCTGGTGGCACGATTCTCGACAAGACGATCACTGTCGGAGGCATTCAAGACATCTTCAAAGACGACGTGGACAACTGGACTGCCATCCGTGAAGCTATGTTCGAGAAGCATGACGATTACGGCTTCGATGACTGGATGATCAACGGAAACTATCTTCTCAGCAATCACAGATTCACGATTGACGAGGAGAGTCCGACTTCGATCAGCACTTACGAAGAGTCTACGATAGCGCCAGACAAGGTCGCGCCAGTCAACAGCATCGATGACGTCTCAGACAATGCGTTGGTTCTCAAGCTATCAACTGGAACAGTCATATCGAGAGACAACGACAACGGTATGCTCGATGTCGCTAAGCGCTGGAGATAGTCGCATGTAAATAATACATGCGAGAAGTATTCTTTAACAGCTTCAAAGAGAAAATCTTAAATGGTCAAGTGCCGAACATGTTTGATGTGCACGGCACACCAGTAACTTCAGACTTCATCGACATCTTCGATAATGATGAAATCAAGCTAGAGCAGTACAAGACCCTTGACGACTTCAACAAGTACGCAAAGGGCAACGGCACTAAGACTCTAGAACAGACGACCTTCAGATACGAAGAGTTCGGCGTCGAGTACAGCGCCTACTACAACAATGACGTATCAGAAAAGCCGATCTTCGTGAACCCTGACAACTGGGAGAAGTTCCTCCAGACTTACAGCGGAGAGATCGGTTACGCTGATCCTAGAGTGAAAGAGAAGTTCGACCAGTACATCTACCAGAGCGACGAGAACATCAACTCAGGTTTCTACTACATTCAGAAGAAATCTCAGCTCAAGTGGATCTCGGAACGCTGCAACGACAAAGACAACTTCAACAACAGAATCGTCGTCGTGATGGGTGACGACATCGGAAATCCAGCAGAGGGCTATCAGCTTCTCGACACTGTGATCTGTAATGAGCCCAACCGTCCTTTCCAGGGCATCTTGGACTTCAACGGCCACAGAATCACTAACATCGTGATCGAGTGTAAGGAGAACTCTAACGGTGTCATCGGCTATCTCGGCGGAGACGGCGTAGTGAAAGACGCTATCGTCAACAACCTTCGTTTCAAGTGCTCTAACAAGATCTCACTCGACAAGATCCGTAATGACTGCTCTGATGTCGTTGTCGGTGGTCTCGTCGGTACGAACTGGGGTACCGTCAACAACATCATCACTTCTGGCGATATGCAGTTCAACGGCTTCTGTCCCGAAGTCTATCTAGCAAGCAACAAGTACGAGTACTCGCCAGCAGACAATGTCTGGAACAACGCTAACTACAACGCGTTCTTCCCGAGCAAGTTCTGTATCAACTCGCTATACAACGTGATTCCGTATGTCGGCTATTTCGCTGAGGGCGCAGACAGCTACTTCAACGATATGTCTGATCCAAGACTCAATACTGTGCTATCTGACGACTCTAACACCGAGTGGTACGCTTCTCTTGCTAAGAGAAGTGACAACAACCTCAGAGCGCTTCTCGGCGTTAGAGCATACAGTAACTATGTCAACAGCTCTGACGAGAGCAAGAACTACCTGTCTCCGATAAACTACAACCTAGACCACTTCTCAGAGATCAATCTCGCAAACAGCGAAACGATCGACCGTAGAACTGCTAGAGCTACAGACCATATCGGAACTGACGGAACGGTTCTAAAGATTTTCAACAACTACCGTCAACACACCTTCAAAGACAATGTCGGATTCTGTGACGTGTTCAGAGCATCGAGTGACCCGAACAACCCGCTCAACGCTCGAAACTTTCCGCCGATAATTCCGATGGAAGATGATCAGAACTTCGCAGACATAGTTCTCGCAAACACTATCGGCAATCTCGGCAGTGTCAAGACCTGGAATGATCTGGATAGTCATGACATCGGAGCAGCTGGATCGCTAGTAAACGACGACATCGGACATCTCGAATGGGAGTTCGGCACTTACATCACAAAGCAGATCAGAGACGAGATTCTGCTAGCTACTCTAGGCAAGTACAATCAGCAAGTTACGATTCACCAGAAGATGAACCCTTACAGCAGAATCGCTTACTACTGCTCACCAATCGTCGGTAACAACTTCGGCGAGATCAGAAACATCGACTGCCGACACACTATCAGAGAAGCAAAAGACACATTCGTCGGATTCATCGGAAACGTCTGCGGTAAGCAGAACTGTGGAGACATTCATGACATCAGCTCTACCGTCGACATCGTTCCTCTCAGTGAGAAAGAAGCCGAGACGAGTCCGTTAATGAGCCGAGTGTACACAGACAACAGAACTTACACTCCAGATTATCAAGAGAGCTACACGAACGAGGTGAACGTATTCGCTTACAACTGGGACTACTACCAGTCTCCTCACGGAATCACGAGCGAAGCTGACCGAATCAAGTACAGCGCAACGAGCGCAGACGCGATCCGAGCATCAGATCGTTTCTACACGTTCCATGACATCGTAGCTTCTGGAGTTCAGATCGAAAAAGACGGCGATGACTATGTAGTGAAAGACACTGACTACATCTTCAACATGATCGACAGGAGAAACACTCCCGAGAGAGCACAAGAGTTCTGTAACTTCAAGCTTCCTGGCTACGAGACTGAAGACTCTGCTACAATCGGCTCCGGAATTCCGGAAGCTCTGAGAAACGCTAAGCTTCGTTTTGCTCTTGACGACCACGAGTATGATCCAGACGGAACAGCTCTTCAGTCATTCGCTATCAAGGCTGAACTTCCAGTCGACATCGCTTCTGAGAGATCAACATTCAAGCTCTACAATCCGTATACCGCAAGCAAAGATGACAACATCTATGAATGCTTGAAGTTCGACTCTGCGGCTTTGAGCAACGCTGTCAGATATCTCGGAAGTCCAGTCATCGAGCACATGGATCTAAGCTATCTCGGTGACGCTGCAAAGGGTCTATCTGAGAAAGATCCAGTCGGTGGACTTCCTTCCAAGACTAAAGCCAATGGTGACTCATATCAAGTAACGCTAGCAGACGTTCTAGAATACTGTCCAGCATTCAGTGGCGTCTGTGGAAAGACCAAGAATAACGCTCTAGAGTTCGTGAAGAACATCATGAATGCCAAAGTAGCTGTCGGATGTGAGTTGCTCGCTAACCCAACTCTGAATCCTAATGCTATCTTCCCAGGAAATGATCAACCGTTTGCTGGTGGTAGCCCTGGCTGGTTTGGTACGAGAAACAAAGAAATTCATGATGGACATTATTATATTCCAGCCTACACTGGTCCAAACGACACTTCTGAGGCTTGGGATCTCGGTACAGATCTTGACGAATTTGTCTGGTACATGCAACCGGGTGAAAGTAAAGCCGACAGAAACGGTCCTAAAGCTTTCGACAATCACGTATACGCTTCAGTATGTAGCGGATATCAGGAAGTCTTGTGGTTCGGAAACAACGTGTCAGCAAAGCTAGCAGACTACAACACTAGCGCAAACCGTCCAAACTACTTCTGCTCTATCAGCGAGAGAGGTTATTGGGATCTATACGGAACTAGCGCAAGATACAATCAAATTAGTACTTCTGAGATCATGTACAACGGAAAGAACTATTATGACTACGGAAATGCGAAGACCATGCTCACGGTCGTTCCGAGAGACAATAGTTCTATCGACCGGTTCGGTGAGTATATCGCTTCAGTCGCAGAAGAGAATGAAGGATTCTTGGACATCGTCGGTGAAGAAGGCTACGCAGTCAAGGTCAACAAGATCTCGATTCCTATCGCTAACAGAACTCAGAACTCCATCTATATGTCTAGCGCAATGAACTGGAATACTGACGTATCTGGCGTATTCCTAGATTACGAGCGTCAGGATGATCTATGGGACTATGATCGAGAATCCGATGGAACTATCAAGCCCAACGCAAGAATTAAGTCAAAAGTCGTAGAGACCACAGAACAGAATATTCTAGGAAACGAGAATGTCGCTAATGCTGGCAACCTCGACTACATGTACGTGGATATGAGCATCATCGTCGAAGAGGACGTAAATCACTCTTCTGGTCCTAGACCAGATGGACACGATGCTGACACGTATCGTGTCTATCCGATGATCGCAAAGATTCCAGTGCAGCGTCTAAGAATTCCTATCTCAGCAGTCGAAGATGTGTATCACGGCAGCTACCTGTCTCAGTACACAGATCACTACACGGAAGATCTTGCAAACTATGTTCCTGGTACTGTCGGCTACAAATATCGCAGCATGAAATACTATCATCTCATTCCTGCCTACGACATGGAAGACAAAATAGGCGAAGAGATCGAGTACAAGTTGAAGTCGATCTACAACATCGGCGGTATCGCAGGCATGATCAATCACTGTGTCTCTTGGTCAAATCGTGGAGAGTACTCACTTTACGAAAACGAGGGACAAGAGAAAGTTTCTAAGATGGCTCTCTCGATGAATCCGGCTTACTGTGGATCCATCAAGAACTGCTTCATCAAGTTCACAGAGAACGCAGAAAAGTTCATCAACAGAAGCTTGCTTAAGAAGTATGACGGAACGAAGATCGAAGAGTTCAACGATCGCTCGATCGCAATCGCTAACAAGTTCGGAGGCGTTGCTGCAATCTACGAATATCGTCAGAACGACATCGGAACTTCTCCGTGGTGCAATATCGACAAGTGCGGACCTGATACGCTCGAGAACCTCTTCGTTCAGAAATTCCTTATCCAGAACATCTACATCGGTGGTCACGAGAACTTCTATAGCGATGCTCAGACGAGCTGGCAAGACTATCGAAATCGTGCGCTGTTCAAGATCTTCTCGAAGGTGTTCTCGCCAGTCGTCGAATGGGCTAACATCGGAAACATTCTCGACACTACGAACTTCTTCTTGATGACAGACCTCGCTGCAACTGGTGTAAGATACAGAGCAAAGCAGAGCTCTAACTTCCCAATCGGATCGAACATCTTCCCAGCTTACTCGGTAAACGTGGACGACTGGATGACAGGTCAAGGTCCAGAAGTGAACAACTGGCTCTTGGCATCCGCTCACCCAGTGGTCGACTACAATCAGAACTGGTATGGTCCTTCTGACTATAGCAAGTATTTCAAATTCTGGAATCACAACATCATCTACGGCGTCAAGCACGATAGCGACGAAACTGATGAGACAGACTATCTCGTCCGCTCTCATCTCTGCAAGACCTACGATCTTCTGCCGAGCGTGCTGTTGATGCCAGTTAACATCTGGTACTACGGCGACTACAATGATCTGCTCATGCACTTCCCGATGCACATGAGCCCGGCAGCCAACGCTCCATGCTCTGACTACAACGACATCTACATGCAGATGTTCGGAGGCAACCCGAACTTCGTGAACAGAAAGTTGAGCAAGCCGATCATGAATGCAGAGCTTCACAACGCTGATAGAATCTACAACAAGGACATCTCGAAGTTCTTATCAGACATGCCGATTCGTCCAGAGCTTCAGTATCTCCTTGACGCGTTCAACGCGAGATACGAGAAGAACAACGGCATCACCGACCGCTACTTCACGTGGGACTACGACATGAAGAATGTGAGAGATCTCGACAGAGACAAGATGCCGCTAGACTTCACTATCCGTTACGGAAAAGACAAGAAGGGCGTAAGAGGTCTATGGATCCACCAGAACGACAAGTACATCGAAGAGAATCCGTGGATCCAGTACGCTATGAAGGGTAAGAAGTACTGCATGAACGACGGATCCAACATCCATCTCGGCTACCTTCCGTCTGACTGGTCTATCATCGAGCTCTTGAACAGAGAGAACGAGAACGACGAAGATCCGAACATGCAGTTCGAAGAGGGAAGAGCTATCGAGGGCGACGACTTCCGTGGCATTCTTCTGTCTGACGAGAATCGTGATCTAGTCGCATTCATCGATGGCGGATATGGACGAGATCTCGTATCTGGCTGCTACATCGCTCAGCTTCCTAAGAAGAACAAGTTCGATGGAGATGACAAGAATTACGGACTCTTGACTGAGATCAAGGTGGAGAACTAACAATGAAGTATGAAGCATACGACACTTTCATAGATTATCTCTTCAGCGACAGCTCGAAGTCTCTGACATACGGAGACCTCGAGTGCATTCTCACGTCTGCTGGAAATTACGACACCTTCAAGCCAGCAGAAGACGGAGACGGATCGATTCCGAGAAGCTCGGTCGAGAGCAACTTCGTTCCATCTTCGACATTCCGCTATCCGTCTGCTCGCATGGACTGTCGTCCGTGGGTATCTGACTCGAACGGCTTGGACTGCGAGACCGACAAGACTTACGAAGAGATCTTCAACATCCCAGCGTCAGCTTCACTCGATCTCGGATCGAACTATATAAACAAATTTGTTGAAAAAGCTAAGCTCAACGCTAGACTTCTCGGTCATACGATAGAACAAGACGAGAGCGATGCTAAGATTCTTGGAGCTGAGATTCCGTTCAAGAGCGTCTATGACGAAGTCGAGTACGACTCTTATGGCGTTCCGATGACTTTCCTCAACGGAGATACTCCTGGCGTAAAAGCAGAGAATATCGTAACGTCTGGCGACCGCATCAGTTTGGCGTCAGGGTTCTTAATCGCAGTCAACAAGAATGAGAATCTCTACCCGATAGGATTCATCGACTTCGAGACGATGATACCTAGCACACGTTACGAAGTGAAGTTCGATCCTCAGGGTTTTCTCCAGCTGAAGTGATTTTATTACCTTTTTTTCTGGACAAGTTATAATTTGTCACATTTTAATCTGGAAGAGTTATATTATAGCGGACGAAATGTATTATATTTTAGCCCAACTCGAACATAAATATAACTTGGTTAACCCTACATGAAAAAATACACAGAATATCTTCAATACTCGCTATGGATCAGCGACGTGAAGACAAAGGAGCTCGGCGAGGGAAAGAACGGCCGGACTAAATACGATCCAGAGTGCATTCGCGGAATCTGGAACTCTTCTGGATCACACGGAATCTTTCCAGTCGGAGTGAAGCGCTGCACATTCGAAGACTACATCGATCTGATCACGAGCGGCCACTCAGTCAAGAGAGTCCAGAAGATAGGAGTAGAGAGTTTCTCGTCTCGCTTTCTCTTCATCGATCTAGACAACGACAACGGCGAGAACGTGACCGAAGACGAGCTAGAAGCGCTGAAGCTCATCACTAACAACCGCATCGTCTTCTATCCATCTACATCTGGAACTCCCTTCCGCTGGCACTTGTACGTCGAGACCGCGAACCCCATGTTCGTCGTCAAGGATCTGAAACGAGAGACATTCAAGATCATATCCGAGCTGGAGTCTGTATGTAAAAGAAAAGTTACATGTGACTCGAAATGCTACCAGAACTGGCATCAAGTCTGCTACGGAATGCCGCAGAGAGAACACTACAAGCTGTCGATTCCAGAGGGAACGGAGTTCTTCTGCCACCAGATCCTGAAGCCTAAAGACGACAAAGACCCGGTCATCATCAGAAAGTTCACAGAGTACGTGGAGTTCAAGAGGAAGTCGAAAGAGGGAGAGCCGAAGGAGCTGAGAATCGTACCCTACAACTCCAAGATGCTAGCGAGAGCTCTGGGAATCGGAGAGCTGCAAGACAAGCCGTTCTCTATCTACCCGCCGTTCACGTACAAGAATCGCGTCAAGGGAGACTGGCACATCCGCGAGGGAAACCGGTACAAGACGGCTTGCAACTGGATCCTTCACTTAGTACCGCAGTGGTACAAGTGCAACCTCAAGTACGAGATGGGGTACTCTGTCGAAGATCTAGTCCACACCCTCAAGTGCCTCTGCAAGTCCAACTTCGCCAGCTTCGAGACCTTCGACTGGAACTCAGCTCAGAGAGCTCTGTTCAGCAAGATAAACGCTCTCGAGGGAAAGTCTTGGCCCGAGATCGAAGCAGACTCTCAAGCGAAGATCCGCACGTACAGGACCCAGAACTACACTTGGGATCTCATGATGCGGCTCAAAGACGAGTTCGCGTACGACGACTGGACGATCGCATTCCAAGACCGAAAACAGCTCAGAGAAGTTCTGAGGAAGTACAAAGTCTCCATCAAGACAGTGAAGAAGTACCTCCACGAGGAAGCTGGATTCGACATCGTCATCCAGAACGAGAAGAGAGCGGAGCGATCCGACAAGGGAAAGACGAAGTTCGACTTCACGAGGTACCCGCAAAACGAGAAGGGACAATACTTGATCCCGTCAAGTGAGATCACCTCATACATAAGAAACTTAGCCTCGAAGATGAAAATAAAGATAAAGTCGGTTAGAGAAGGTTAAAGATGGCGAACGAAGTGAGCAAAATAGCGTTTGATTTGAATGTGATTTTGTCACATTTTAATCAAACGTGTTGTTCCCATTTCTTTCCTCTTGAATATATTTTGTCCAGATTAAAATGTGACAAAATTCTGTAAATGAAACTTTACACTAAAAAGCGAACGAAGTGAGCTCTATGAATGAATAATTGTAAAGAAAATTTTATAAGACTTTACAACATATCTCCTCTTTCTTTCTCCAATATATGGTTCGCAAATAAAGTGTTATAAAATTTGCTCTATAAATAAACTCAACAAGGAGAATCAACTATGACTCGATTCGTTATCACTGGAAAAGTATCAAATCCGCTAGTCGGATCTTCGCTCAACGAAGATCTCGTCATCTCTGGTCGTCTGGACTCTAAGCTCGCACAGCTCAACCTGGAAGTCGAGAAGATCGAGAGCGCAGGCGAAGACGTGACCTACTACCTCAAGGAAGCTAGAGGCCCCAAGCTTCTATGCGACTAACACAAGGAATGTAAACAATTATGAACATTATCACGGCAAAGAAGATTCTAGCCGAGAGCAACATCAAGATCGCTAGAGTCGACGAGAAGAATACCTACGACTCGGCATGGGAAGTCGGCCCAGTGTCTGACTTCGACGAAGAACAGAATTATTTCAGTCATTCGTATTGGGCAGACAACAACATTCGTCCCAAGACCGTCAGGCGAACCCTATGGTACAGAGTAGCTGAGTACTTAATCGAACATCCGGAAGGAAAGACCAAAGGCGAGATCCAAAAAGCTCTTAAAATAGAGACATCGGGCCGTCATGATCTATGGTCTCCTCTCCAGAGAATGGTAAAGGCTGGAATTCTGAACTGGGATGAAGAACGTAAATATGCGTTAACAGAACTCGGAAAAGAGAGCTACGAGACGGCTAGTAGTAATTATGAATCAGATAAGACTGCTGCAGAAGAAAAGTTCGAGAAGAAGTATGGAGAGGCATATAACGCTAAAGTCATGAGAGATAACATTCTCGGACGTTCTCGAGAACAAGTATGCTATTTGATCAGAAAGTGGGAGAAGGCTAACGGAATAGATTTGCCACGTCCGGAAGAGCGAGAGATAGAACACGAGATAGCTGATCGAGTCACAAATCCAAGCACTGGCCATCTTAACGCTGGCTGGGAGGATGAAGCGCAAACGATACTGGATAGAGAATACGAAAAACTATACAGATCTTTGAGAAAAAAGAACGTGTCAGGCTACTTCGACAAGCGAAGATCTTGAGTGATGGCTGGACGAAATCGGCACACTGAATAAATACTTAAATTTCAAGAAACTCTACAAGGAGAATCATATATGATCACTAACTCTACTGACGCAACCATCGACAGCAACGACTTCATCATTCAGTCTATGCGCAAGCTCAAGCAGCGCCTCGAGATTGAAGAGAACGACATCAAGGCTTACAAGATTCCTGACGGACTCCAGGGCTCTGCTCTCGCTTCTGAGAAGGCTTACATCAAGGGCGCTCTCGACGAGATCCAGAAGTTCCGCCAGTTCATCAAGGAGATGGGCGTCTAACGCAACTTACTTAAAGTTTGTTGTCTCCAGGAAGCGCCAGTCTTTCGACCAGCGCTTCTTTTGTACCCGCAAATCGTCATAAATGCGGTTTTGAGGCGGTTTTAAGACGTTTTAAGCTTGTACCATAGTAACTATACCGGTGAGCCGTAAAACGCTCTAAAACTGACGTTTATGCGCAAAATATGAGATGAAGGTTTTCTAGATATAAATAACATACTTAAATTCTTTTCTAGATATAAATAACATACTTAAATTCTAATCATTAAGGAGTTTTAAATGGCAAAATACGAAATATGCATAGGTAACATGATAGGATTCGAGAATCCTTCTGATGGCCGAAAGTTCAAATCGACTATTGAATCTCAATTCGGAAAGAGCTATGTCATCGATGGCGTCGAATTCCAATACTCATACTTCGAATCCGACAACGAGGACTATCAGATGTACTGGAAAGCATCCGGAGTCAGATCTAGAGTCAATGTCGCTGCTAGAAAGCTGTTCTCTAAGATAAAGCCAGTTTGGCAGAAAGAAGAGGCTAAGTACGATCGCTGGGAAAAGAACGAGATCTTCTTGGACGTTGACGAAATCGCGGTCGGATCGAATAAGAGTCTGATCAACTACTATTCTGGCGTCACATACTCTGCTCAGATCAAGTTCAGAGACCAGTTAGATGTTAGAGAGCTGAAGAGAGTTTCTAGAGAGCTAAACGGAAGAACATACGACGTTGACGGCTACAGCTTCAGACTTGGAGACATTCAGTGGGCCAATAGCGATAACGACGCTATTCTCTTCAGACTGCATTGCACTTTTGACGAAGAGAAGAGCGAGAGCGAAGCTGATAAGCTAGAAGGTCCAGCTAAGAGTGCAGCTAGAGATGCTGCGAGAGACATCGCAAACGGTGTAAACACAGAAGTCGATCAACTGCTAGTCACTGATTCTCCTTTCTTGGGACTGAGCGGAACTCTGTCCAGACAAGGAACAATCGGCGAGAGCTCTATGACTATCTATGCAGCTAAGAAACTGCTAGAAAGCGAAGGAATAAAGCTCGTCAGAAACTAAAAGAAATAATTCTTCAACAAAGGAAGAGCACGCAAAAAAAAGAGGAGAGGCTTTACCTTCTCCTCTCTTTCCTGTTTTCGAAGTAGGAGTGAATAGCGTCTCTCCTCTTTATCTTTTCCTTGGCCATTTCCAAGGGCATACCAGAGTCTATGACGAGGAGAGTCGTATCGACTTTGGACTTGAAGTCTTGGTGAGCGTAGAGTCCTATGTACGAGAACTGCCAGCAGTTTCCCTCTGAGTCGCTGATCCAAGAGTAGTCTTTTTCGAGAGTTCCGATCTCAGATCCCTTGTACATGATGTGACCACGGCTGAAGGACCAAGACGGATTCGCTTCGTCCCACTTGAACGTGCAGCCCTTCGACTTCAAGTAGTCATACTGTTCGCTGTAGTCCATAGCTTACCTCATGAAAATGTCCATGAGCATCTTGACGTGTTCGAATTTCTCGCTCACGTCCTCGATGTGCAGGTCTTTGTATTTGATGTAGCGTTCGACCCGGTCGAAAGAACGTCTGGTCTCGCGTACTAGCGGGACTCTCTTCGTAGTCTTCACTTCTATCGGCGTGAAGTCAGTTCCGCTCTTCTTTGACTCGAAGTACTCCTTCACGTTGTAAGCCTTGTCCGCGCGGATCTCTTCCTCGCTGCGTTCGACTTCTATCTCGATTCCGTCTGGTCCCATAGTTTGCTCCTTAGATGTCGAACTCACTGCCGATCTTGACAGCGATCTTCTTGTAGGTCGAGCGCATGTTCGTGAGATGCATGAAGAAATCCTCGACATCGTTTACTCGTCTCGGACCTGCGGTCATACTGTCGGTTTCGTGAAGAATGATGCCGCGCAGCTCGGGTTTCTTTACGGTCTTGAATGCTACTTTTTCGTAGTATTGGCTCTCCTCTTCACCGAAGCTAGCAACTATCTCGACGACCAGATTCTCGCTCATGAGCGACTTAGTGAGGTCGATCTTGGGAAAGATAGCGTTTACTCCGTTGATGAAAATTTCATAGACGTCCTGAGTAGTTTCGGCGAGATATTTCATTGTTTGGTCCTTTTTGTTAAGTTTACATGACTAATATAGGTATTTTCGTGAGAAATCTAAACCATAAACTCGAAAATTCTTTCCGCAAATAGTTTCTAAATTAACTATCGAAAAGCGCTAAAACGAGAATTTATGTACAAAAACGTCTATTACGACCGTGAGTCAAATTCAATCTACGAACGTGAAGTCGGTTCAACCGAATATGTCAAGCATCCGTACACGTTCAAGTATTTTATGCCAGATTCCTCGGGCCAGAGTCCAATTCGAGACTGCTTCGGCGTCCCGATGAAAGAAGTCGTCTGCAAGACGAAAGAGGACTACCAGATCTATCGCGTGATGGCGAAAAAGATGCGCCTCGCTGAGTCCGACCTCAAACCTCCCGTAAAATACATTCACGAGAAATACGACACCGCAGAACTGAACTATGAAGAGTACAAGGACTACCGCATCGCCTTCTACGATATTGAAACGCAGACTTCGAGACGCTACTACCTCAACAAGGAAGTGAAGCTTCGCTTGATCGAGGACGGCCACGAAGAGACGATGACTCTGTATCAGTTCGAGCACACTTGCAAGACGAAAAAGTGGGAAATCTGGGACATCGTTCGAAACGAGTGGCGCAAATACTACGACAGCTGCTTCATAAATCAGGAGTTCCCGAACCCCGAGGAAGCTAACTATCCGATCAACCTGATCACTGTCTACTCGACGGTCGCTGGCGAGACTTTCACTTGGGGTCTGGAGCCGTATGAGGGCAACTCTCCCGACGTGACCAACTACAAATGGTTCGAGTCCGAACTAGAGATGATGAAGGACTTTTACGTCTGGTTCTGGCAGCAGAAGTTCGATATTCTGACTGGCTGGAACTCAGAGAAGTTCGATGATGCGTATATCATCGGCCGTATGCAGAAGATCCAGCGAGAGAACGGCGTCAAGCTCGATTACACTCGTCTGCTTTCTCCGCTCAAACTTCCTCCTCAGAAGCGACCGATCACTGACGACAAGGGTAAAGTAACGGGATATCACTTCTCGTCTCCAGGCCTCTACATGATCGACTATCTGGCGCTCTACAAGTTCATCGGCTTCGTGAAGAACTCGCCGTCTTGGAAGTTGGACTATATCGGCAAGAAAGAAACTGGCGAAGGAAAGGTCAAGCTAGAATATGGTCTCACCGAGCACTACATCAAGGACTATACGACCTATGTCGAGTATAACGTCCAAGACGTGCGCCTGATGGTGAAGATCGAAGAGAAAAAGCGTCTGTGGCCGACGACTATCGCATACGCCAATGAAGCTCTTATCACACTTGACTCTGTCTTCGCGATGACGGCCGCACACGACGGCTACATCATGAAGTTTCTTCATGCGCAGAATCAGGTCTACAACGACAGATACGAGAAGCCAGCAGACTGGTGGCACGACGAGGGCTACTTCAAGAAGGATCTCGGAAACGGCATCATCGAGTATCAGAACTGCACGCCGGAGTCTCCGACTTCGTTCGAGCCTTACGCTGTGAAGGCAGGCTACTGCTACGCGGATCCTGGACGCTACCAGCACAACATGAGCGGAGACATCACGTCGTCCTATCCGAATCACATCATCATGTACAACATCTCTCCCGAGACTCGCGTCATCAAGCCGAGCCAAGAGGACATCGATTCCGGAAAGGTCATCCGCTCTGAAGTCAACGGAGTCGGATTCATCAACAACGACACTGCTATTCTGCCGTCTGTCGTGTCAAAGATCTTCGACGAACGTCTCAAGTTCAAGCTGCTCATGCAGGACGCCGAGAAGGCTGGCGACAAGATCGCTGCCGACCGCTACCGCACGCTGCAGCTCACCCGTAAGAAGCTCATCAACTCTCTATACGGCGCTTGCCTGTTCCCGCAGTTCCACCTCTTCAACATCGACTGCGCCCGCTCCATCACTCGTTGCGCTCGAGTCACCATCCGCTATCTCAAGGACAACACGGACCGCTACTATCGTTCCAAGTATATCCTCAAAGATTCGATGGACTTCTTCCCAGTCATCAAGATCAACACCAAGTGGTACAAGAAGGAAGACGAAGTCGAAACGGATCAGGGCAAGATTCTCGCGAAGGACGTAACGACTGCCAATACTATCGGCGGCGCAGCTGTAACGATTTTCGTGAACGACCTCACACAGAAGGCTCTTCTCAATCCTATCAAGAAGATCACGTCCGAACGCATCATCAACGTGGTCTACGACGGCGACTGCCACTACTACAAGCCTGGCGACGAAATTGAAGTCGAGATGGACGGAAAGAAGCTCAAGATGCAGTTGGGAGTCCACGACGGCGGCGCAAGATTCACTGGCGAAGAGACTATCATGGAAGAGCTCAAGGCCAACTTCAAGCATCCAGACGACTCTACAATTTCCGGTTTCGATCTTCAGCGCAACGCTAAGATCAACGGTCGTCCAATCGACAACGTGAACGTGATCGAGAAGCCAGTCAAGTTCGTGGATCGCGAGTCTGTCGTCGTTCAGGTCGACACAGACTCCAACTACTACTGCTTCGACGAACACAAGATCAACCTCTTCCCGTACATGGACGACATGGAATGGTTCTACTGCATGGAGAAGCAGATGAACTGGTTCTGGAAGAGAATTCTAGACGCGAAGGCCGAGAAGAACAAGATGCACAACCGCATCATCTTCACTCGTGAGAACATGTTCTCGAACTTCATCTCTTACGGAAAGAAGATGTATCTCGGATCCGTCGTCGACAAGGACGGCAAGTTCTTCGGATACGAGGAAGATCCGCACAAGCACTTGAAGATTCAGGGTCTAATTCTAAAGAAGGCAGAGTTCCCGGTATTCTGTCAGGAATACGCCGTCAAGATCACTGCGGACGTTCTACTCGGACAGAGCAAAGAAGAGACGACGAGACAGATTCAGGACGCTTACTTGAAATTCAAGGCGTCCAAGCCAGAGGACATCTCGGCGTCCAGAACTATCGGCGACCTGTCTGTGATGGACCACGAAATCGACTGGTACGTCAAGAACGGCCTCACCTATCCGGACCACATTCACTACTGCGCAAAGATAGGCGTCAACTTCAACTACGTAAACGCGAGAGAGAAGCTAGGATACGACACGCTCCAGCGTGGATCTAAGGCTAAGCACATATTCCTCTATCCGCGAAACAAATACGGCTTCGACCAGATGGCTTTCGAGAAGTGGCCGAAGGAATTTGACCAAATGTTCGAGATCGACTACGATACGACTTTCGAGAAGTTCTTCATGTCTAACTTCCACGCTCTGTTCGAGTGCATAGGCTGGGCAGAGTCGAGAAAAGACTATATCGAGTACAAGATGACGAAGGCTAAAAAGAAGTTCCTGAGGTAATTATGATCACATTGACACTTACAACTCCAGTGATAATTCTGGGAATCATAGCTGCACTCCTTCTCGCTTGGATCATATCCTGCGACGGAACGCCAGCGTACCTTGGATCCAATCGTTCTTGGGCGATAATGGCATCGATCGTATTGTGGCTTATCGCTTTCCTGATAGTCGGAGGTATCTGGTGGTGGTGAATGAAATGGAAAGTCCAAACTATGTCAAGATCGACATATCAAAGCTAAAGAACTTTACAAACTCTCTCATTCTGAGAACCGGTCCAATCGTAGCAGCGACTCGGCCGCTCGTTTGGAACAAGAAGCTTAAGAGATATGTCGTGGGTCACATAACTGGATCAGTCACGAACTATGACGGTCGAGTGACGAGATTCTCATCGGACGAACAAGCGAGAAGAGTGATAGCGGATGAGCGTGCTCGTTGGCACTATTACAAGTCGTTCTCGGATCGTTTCACTCCAGAAGAATGGAAATAAATACAGAAACTGAAGGTAAGTAAAATGGGACGAATAACTGCAACTAAGATCAACGAGACTCACTTCTTTATTCAGGTCAATGACGGAGATATTCTATTCGAGCTGGACAATGCTTTCGCTATCCACAAGGACGGATATCAGTTCGTACCCGCTTACCAGAATCACACTTGGGACGGAAAGACTCACTTCTTCAAGACTACGACCCATAAGTTCCCTATCGGACTCGTAGATGAGCTGATCAAGTGGTGCGACAACAAGAAGTACGAGCTCAAGTTCGAGAACTACGAAAAAGAGCCAGTAGAATGGCTGTCCAGAGAGAAATTCGAAGCAAACTGCAAGCAGATCATGGCTGGATCGAAATACCAGCCTAGAGACTATCAGCTTGACTCTGCATTCGCTGCTCTGAACGGAAAGCGTGGCATTCTAGAGTGCTGCACTTCCTCTGGTAAGTCGCTAATGATCTACCTCATCATGCGCAACTTGATGATGGAACGCGGCTACAAGAAGATGCTTTTGATCGTTCCGTCCATCATGCTAGTGACTCAGATGTACAAGGACTTCGAAGACTACGGATGGTCCAACCTGGACAAGTGGTGCGAACTCCAAGACAAGGATCACGTTCCTACTTACCACAAGACGATCCTGATCACGACATGGCAGTCGTTGATGAAGCAGTCAGCCGACTACTTCGAGGACGTGAACGCAGTCATAATCGACGAGGCCCATGGTCTCAGAGGTGTTCGTGTATCGACGATGGTTCAGTTTTGCATCAACGCAGACTTCAAGATCGGTACGACCGGTACGCTGCCGACTTCGGCAGTCGAGAAGTATGACGTGAAGTCCGTTCTAGGAAAGACGCTCTACAAGATCAGTTCAGAAGAGTTGATCAGCCGAGGTTTCTTGACCGACATCATCGTCGCTAACCTGTTCCTGCAGTACCCGATCGACTTCATCAAGGAAAATCAGGAGAGAACGTATCCCGAAGAGGTTAGACTCACTGAAGAGTACGAGGACCGCATGCATATCCTCGACATCATCCTGAGAAAGACCGACTTGAATCACAACATGCTCATTCTGTGCAATCACGTCGACCATCTAGAAGCTACGATCGACTACCTGAAGGAGCACGCGAAAGATCGAAAAGTCGTCAAGATCACTGGATCAGTGAAGTCAGCTGAGCGTGAATTCATCAGAATCTCCGCAGAAGAGTCTGACGGCTTGATCATCGTGGCGACTTACGGCACCATGTCAACTGGCGTCAACATCAAGAAGATTCACGAGATCATCCTGTTCGCAGACTCGAAGTCCAAGATCAAGGTCCTCCAGTCCATCGGCCGTGGCCTCAGAAAGCATCCAGAGAAGTCGAAAGTGATCATTTACGACATCATCGACGACATGCGGTACAAGTCGAAGAGAGGCAAAGTTCACTCGAACTACCTCTATGACCACTGGCTAGAGCGCTCAAAATACTACGTAGAGCAGAAATTTAAGCAAAAATCGACAGTTTTGCCCATCTCCAAGTTAGTATGAACTAATCAACTATCAACATTTTCGTTGCAACAGTTAGTATAAATAACTTAGAAAGATTGACTGGCCCTCGAAATGTCAGTCACGAAAGCTATTATACTAGGAGAATTTCAATATGGCTACAAAATGGACAACTCCGGGCGTTGGTTTCTCTGAAATCGACAATACCGTGAGACCAAATGCGGAACCAGGCGATGGAATTGGCGCTATCGTTATCAACGCCAACAGAGGCTATCCGAACCAGCGCGTTCTCTGCACGACTATTGACAAGTTCCACGAGTACTTCGGCACTCCTGACAACCCGAATCAGTTTGGCCACTTCGCGGCTCAGGTCTATTTCGAAGGCGGTGGCGCTACCCAGCTTCTCGCTGTGAGAGCTACTCAGGGCGATGAAGGCTACGCTCAGATCCAGTACCCTTATGAGGGCTCTACTGACAAGAATCACGAGCAGAACGTCGAAAACGTCCGTTTCGTCGACAACAACATCGAGAATCAGATCAAGTTGATCACGGATATCGACATCACTGATTCAAGCGCTAGCAACTACTACAACCCGCAGATCGCAGAGAGCGCAGGTTTCAAGCCTTACACAAAGAACAGTGCAACCTATCAGTTCATCGGCGCTTCTAAGCGTATCGTGATCAAGGATGTGTATCAGAAGTTCTCTGGAAATCTCCAGGAAAATCTCTACATCTATCGTGATCTCGGCACGGATTCCGAGAACAAGGAATATGGCGTAGTAGAAGGAACTGCTTACATCGTCTACACTAAGAACGAAGACGGTGTTCAGATCGTTCAGCCGACCCTGTTCGCTATGCCGACAGCAAAGCTCTCTGAGAGCATGACTGAGAAGAGCAATACTACGGATCTTCGCGGATCTCTGTATTACTACCAGATCGCAAACGACAAGATCGTCGACAACAATACAGATTACCTCGCTACTGTGATCCATATCCCAGCTAGCGTTAGCTTGGACAGCAGAGAGATCAACATCATTCTCTATGTTCCGGATCAGGCCAAGGCTGCTGCGTCATTCTCTGCACTTTACGACGCATCTTTGAACAAGGCTAAGAGCTACACTCAGTCTCTAAACGATCCGACTACTCCAGACAATGACGGCTTCGAGGTTGTCAAGGTCGATCTAGTCGACTGGGACGACGGACTTACGAAGACTTTCGTCATCGAGAAGACGGACTGGACAAGCGGAAGAACCGATGTTCACGGCATTAAGTTCACAGAGTATGGCACAGCAGACAGCAAATACATGCTCGTCACAATGGATTCTACATATCCGAAGGTCATCAAGACGACAGATAAAGATAATAGCTCTATTATCGAAGAGGTCGCATCTGACTATGGCGTAGACGTATCCGACATCGCAAATGACAAGTATCGCATCCTTGAGTACAAGCTCGCAAAGGATGACGAACGACTCGTTCAGTATGCGCTGATCGTAGTTGACGAGGCTCTATATTCTGAGCAGAATCCAAATCCGACACTCGGAATCACAAATCATGACAAGGCTGCTATCGAGTATGCAAACACTTGGATGCTCTATCGTGATCTATCTACCAAGAAGTTCGTCACCGTCGCTAACTACGGCGTTGGAGTTCCAGGTGGCGTGATCAAGCCGTGGCAGGTCGGTCTAGACAACGATCCGGACATCGGTCAGCTTTACGCTATCTCTTCTACGGAAGTCTTCTCAGATCCTACTGGAAGATGGAAGGACGGTTACACACCTGCTTGCAAGAACGATGGCGAGCCAGGTAACGGCGACATTGAGATGTACCAGTCTAAGAAGACAGATCAGCTCGTCATCGGCGCAATCGGTCCTGGCGAGTTCGGTAACGACATCGGTATCTCGATCATCACTCCGGAAGCTGCTTTGATCCCAGCTCTCTATCACCAGAACGCATTCTCTTGGCTCTATCGTTACGACGATGAAGACAAGATCAACGATCCAGAGTCTGGTGGTCTCGATTACCGCTCTAACCCGCTCAACTTGACTTGGAAGAAGGTCTATCGTATCAACGTGTACGCAAAGGCTCCTTCTAAGACACAGGCTGTCTGGGGCTTCGGACTCGATGCTCTCACGAGCTCACCGGTAGAGACATTCCTCGTTTCTAACGACCCGAACGCTAAGGATGAGAATGGCAACAGCCTATGGGCTCCTTACGTGATCAACGGCAACTCTCAGTTCATCTACGTGTCTAAGAAGTCCGTTGAAGCTTCTGTCAACTACAAGGGACAGTATGAGATGCCTGCTATGACCTGGTCAATCTACCAGATGACTGGCGGTACCAACTCTAAGCTCAACAACGTGAAGGAGAAGACGAAGGCTCTTGATCTGTACAAGAACAGAAAGAAGGCTTACTTCGACTACCTCTTCAACGTGGAACCGGTCGAGACATTCTCTGGTAAGCAGAAGTACATGGCTATGATGAACCGCATCGGCCAGATCGCTATGGCGAGAAAGATGGACCTCGGTATCATCCAGTGTACTTCTAAGGAAGCTAAGACGATCCGTCTCAAGCTCTCCGAAGGTAAGATGTTCAGCTTCGCTGACGGCTCTTACGTCGCAGGCTATGACGACTACGACTCTTACTTCGATCCGTTCACCTCAACATGGGTGATGCTGCCGAGATCTGTGGCTGCTGCTGTCGCATGCTGCTACGTCGACAACTTCGACAAGCCGTGGATGGCTCCTGCAGGCGTCGCAAACGGCCGCATCAGATACTCTGATCATCCGATGGTGCGTCTAGAAGATGACGAGTTCGGTCAGCTCTACTCTATCCACGTCAACAGCTCTATGTACTTCCCGGCATACGGCGAAGTCATCATGGGCCAGAAGACGATGTTGAAGAAGGAGTCCGCTCTCAACAGAATCGACATCCGTAAGCTCTGCAACTTCATCGAGAAGCGCCTCGAGAGCAAGTTGATCCCGTACCTCTACCAGAAGAACACCACAACGAACAGATCTTCGATGAAGACTGCCGTTGACACCTTCCTCGGAAGAATTCAGTCTGGTCAGGGCATTCTCAAGCGAGAAGTCAAGGTCATTCCGGATCAGAAGGATACGCACTTGGTCTACGTGAACATCAGCTTCGAACCTGCTGAATCTATCGAGAGAATCGAGGTCACACTCATCCTCAACAGAAACACTGGAACGATCACACCGGTGGAATCCACGACTAGAATCTAATCAGTCCATATCGAACCTCCGCAACGACCCGCCTAACCACGGCGGGTCTTTTTCTTGATAAATAAGCTATATGCTAGACATAACGAAATCTCCAGACTTTAAGAGAATTGGCGACAAAATAGACTCGGGCTATTACGACGTAAGTCTCTTCAACGACAAGAACGAGTATGAGTGCAAGGGTACTCATGCTATGGATCAGGCTTTGGAGAACTACCTTCTGACGATTCCAGGCGAGAGACTCTTCAACCTCCAGTTCGGAAGTCCTCTCTACCAGATCCTGTTCCAGAAGAACGTGGATCAGGAAGAGATCAGAAATCGTATCTATCAGGATATCGAAAATGCTCTGAGCATAATAATCGACAGATCAACTGCGGATCTGGGTCAGACAGACGATCCGCACATCCTATCAATTCACTTCCGATATTCAACTAGGGATGGAGTAATAACTAATCATGAGTTCGTTAGAAGATTCAGCAAATAGAGTCGCGAAGGCTTACAGAGAATTCGACATCAAGGACGCTGACTACGGCAAGCAGTGCTGCTATGATCCGTACACGGACAAGATAACGCTAAACTTCGAGAGGGTTACGCGCTTTCTTGATGTTTTCAAGATTCTCCATGAGCTTGCGCATCGTGACCAGAAGAACGTGGAGATGCTCTACGGAAACACTTCTTTGATCGAACTGAACGCGAACAAGATCGCAGCCGAAGCTTACAAGAAGCTCGGATATCAGTTCACTTACGAGGTAACTCGACACATCAACTTCAACAACATTCACCATCTCAATGGTGACTTGACTCAGCGTGAAATCATCAGAATGATCGCTGGCAAGAAGGAACTAATATGGCGTCTACCAGCATAGAATTCGCAAAAGAAGAACTAAAGAAGTTCAACGACATCTCGATCGAACCGATCGCTCACAAGTACAGCGACTCTAAGGGCACTGTCTATACATCAGTGACCACTTTCGTCGGCAAGTTCGCTATTCCGTTCGACAAGTGCAGAATGGCTCTTAAATGCGCTCTACGTGACGCAAGACCAGTCAATGAAGTGTTGGATGAGTGGGAACAGAAAGGCGCTTACGCACGCTGTCTAGGCACCGAAGTGCACGCTGTGATGGAGCATCTGTGGAAACAGGACGAGAATAAGCCCGACTACGATGCTATGAGCAAGTTTCCTGGAATGATAGAAGATTTTGAGTACCGCAAGGGAATCTGCGTCGACTTGTACGAGAAGATGAAGAACGTGTACGAGCCGATCGCGAACGAAGTCATCGTAAACGACTCAGCTCTCGGTCTATCTGGAACTATCGACTTCGTTGCTTACAACAAGCGCACGGACACGATCGACATTCTTGACTGGAAGACTTCTAAGCAGTTCTCTGTAAGCTCTGGATCTCAGAAGATGAAAGAGCCGTTTGGAGCATTTCCGAACACTAATGTGTCCGAGTACAGCCTACAGCTGAGTCTCTACAAGTACATCGTGGAGAAACACACGGACCTGAAGATCAACGAGCTTCGCCTGTTCCAGATACCAGGAAAGGGAAAGATGAAGACGATCAAGTGCTACGACATGGTCGACATCCTGAAGACTAAGTTATTTAATGCAGAGACCCTGTCGAACGGAGAAATTCTTGAATTTTCTCAAAAATAATTGACTTTTTTAAGTTTTTTCGAGAAAAAGGGTTTACAAACTCTGCCGAAATACCTATATTAACTATGTAAAAGAACTTAACCTCCTATCAAGGACATCAAAAATGATCAAAACCGAACTCTTCTCCGCCCTCTTCGGCCGCCACAACATCCAGATCACCACTGCTAAGGCTGGTCATCCGTTCCGCAAATCTGCCTGCACCAAGGAAGCTCTGCTCAACGAAGGTCTGAATATCGACAACATGGTCAAGATCACCGAGTTCGATTCTTACGCTGGCAACGGCTACGACTTCAAGGAACTCTACGCCAAGAACGCTGGCCACGAAAAGGAAGTAAAACGCGAACGTAACAGCAACTACCACTGGGTAGAAGGTTACGAAGGAATCCTCGCTCAGAACGAGGAAACCGGCAAGATCTGCCTCCGCATCTATACCGACAAGGATCACAAGTCTCGCTCTCACTTCCTCCTCAACGGCAAGAAGTGGGACGAAAAGGAATCCTACTCCGCATACCTCAAGCCCGCTCGTCACATCAACGAAGAGGCTAACGGTCTCGTCCCGGTCTCCATCGACATCGAAAACATCATTTCCATGAAGGTTGATGGCAAGACCATTATCTAATTTGTTACACCGAATAACGAAGTGGCGTCAGACTTAACTTGGCGCCGCTTCTTATTCACAACTTAAGGAACACATAACGATGGCAATCGCACGTTATAACCTCAAGATCTCCTCCAACGGCAATGTTCTCATTGCTCTTCCTACCACCTCCAAGACCGCTGGTCACAACGACTGGGTGCTGCCCAGCGACCTCATGACCGCCGAAAATCCGGCAGACGCCGTAAAGAAGCTGTTCGTTCAGCTCACTGGTCGTGAAATCGATGAAGTTGCACGCAACAAGCATGCGCTTCAGTACATCCAGCGCGTAGATGACGACAAGGTCAACTACCGCACCGAAGTTGTCTTGGATGAACAGCTTCCGATGAGCTTCTCCACGAGCTCACTCACCCGCTACGACAAGAGTAGCAATCTTCGCATTCCGAAGTATGTGAAGTTCAAGTGGGTTCCGGAAGGCGAACTCTACTACTGGCTCACTCGCCAGTACTGCCGTCTGGAAGATATCCGCATCTCGTACTTCTATCCCGATAATGTTCGTCCCGCTCCGCAGGCGCTCTAATCGGATGGAGGTATCAAATGCCTTGCGAAGAGATCAACTTCCTCGTCGACACTGGAAACGAACGAAAGTTCTTCAGTAACGACGAAATCCGCAACATGGTAGAGCAGAAGACCTACCGTCAGGCTCGGGAGTCCATCCAAGGGATGACGCAGCACGAACTTCAGTCTCTGTACTACTGGGGCTTCCAAGCTCGGAAGTACATTTTCTGCTCGGCCGCATCGGCTCTGTTGAAGGAACACTACGGCGTAACTCCGAACTATGAGCTCTGTGCCGAAAGAACCTCTGAATACACTTAACAGAGAGAGACAGTCCAGATATAAATAATCTGGACGAAGCAATAAGAAGCGCTTCTCCACTTGAGGCGCTTCTTTTTGTATGCACCCGAAGCAGACTGCCTAGGATCAGCTAATCGTCCATATCCGTGCAAACTGCACAAGGAATAAAATCATGGATGGAATCCTAAACAACGGCCTTTCTCTGGCCGATCAACTTCAGAACGCTCTCAATCATTTCGACTATTACAGACCTACTCCGTTTGAGAAGGCAATCAAGTCGGAATTCGAATCTAACTGTCACTGGCCCTACAATGTCGTAGAGGAAGAGGACGGCTCAATCACATACGAAGTCGCAGTCGTTGGCAAGACCAAGGACGACGTTTCTGTGTCTTCTAAGGAAACAGAGACTCTCCCTATGCTCGTCATCGAAGTCAAGGACGAAAAGAGCGACAAGAAGCGCAAGTACATCGAAGAGAGAATCAAGAGCGGTCATCTCAGACTCGAGATCAGCGTCGAGACTAAGTATGATCTCTCTCAGATCAAGCCGAAGGTTCAGAACGGACTATTGATCGTGAATGTTCCTCTCGCAAAGATCCCAGAACCGAAGGTGACTAAGTACACAGTCGAATAAGCCGATCTGGAGGATATAGTGAACTTTGGCAAGATAACTTTGGAGAATCTCTGCGATCCTAAGCCGAGTTATGAATGGACGAGAAACCGTCTCGTCAATAGCATAAACGACTACATCTCGACGAGTCTCCTGAACAATCAGTTCGCGCCACAGTTCGGAGTGACTGGAATGATCGAATTCCCTCCAGCCGCTCCAATTCCCTATCTATATCCTCCTAATTCTGGACCTAGCTGCGGCGGTATTGTCGCTTATGTGCCAGGAATGGCCACAGAGGGCGATTACGACGCCGTTGCAGCTAAGTGCAGGAATGGCGATGGGTCATTTTGGGAGAACTACTTCGAGCTCATAGGACGTGCTCTATTGCGCTCTAAACTGACGATCGCGCCATATCTAACGATCCTGAAAGATTCTCCTCCAAACGTAGGATTCTCTACGCCCATGTTCTACACGTCCGAAGTATTGATCGGAACTCCTTCGTTCTACCTGACGACGGGCAACAAGTTCACCGAGCAGAAGTTCCTGAAAGACTGGAAGGATGCTGGATCGAAAGTGATGACGATCATGAAGGGCGGAAAGTTCAACAAGTGCAAAGATGTATGGGAACTCGTTGGACGATTCGTGAAACAGACCGCATCTCGATCTTCGTTCATCTGGTACCAGTACACTGGAGAAATCAGAAGGAACACTGATCTCTACCCTGGCACTTTCACTGGGTACATTTACGGAAATTTACAATTTGACTGAGGATAAACATGTCAGAAACGATGAACAAAAACGTCAACTTATTCACTAAGAACAAATATGAGCTAGTGATGAGCAACATTCCAAACCTGACGATCATTCCAGATGACGAGCTCGATTTGGCTACATTCTCTACCTCGGTCAAGTCCGTCCAGCTTCCGAACATAACGCTCAAGCTGCTACACTCGTATTGGCAGCATGAGGTTCAGAAGCATCCGAATCCTCAGGGCGCTAGAGACACTAACACTCTGACAGTGACTTGGACGTTGGACTCTAAGTTCATGAACTACATCATCTTCGCCGCATGGGCGCAGGGTTCACGATATGGCATTCCAGCGCGTGGTGGAAGAGAAGAGGGATCAGAACCTCTTCTTAGAGACAACTGCATCGACCGAATAGACGTGTACTCGCTTGACAATGCGAAGATGCCGTTCGCGAAGCTGTCATTCCATCGTGCATTTCTGACTGGAATCAGCAACTTGGATCTCGAGTTCGGTGACGCTTCAGTAGTCACTTTCCAGACGACGTTCGAATATGAGAAGTTCGGACTCACCGTTCAACAAAAATTGCCCGATGGCACTTGGGCCATCGAGCCGTTGAAAGTTCCAGTAGTGTCTAAGACGAATTAGATCTCTGGGAGGAAGAAGGCAGTAGTCAGCGGCACTTCTGCTTCAGCATATTCACCGCATGAGCACGGGAACTTAGCGTAAGGTCTCGCACCGAACGCGAACTTCTTGAGGTGCGATACGAGTTTCGCATAGTCCAGTGCGCTTCCCTTTCCTCTTGCGAAGTACGTGTAAGCTTCATAGATGCTCACTGCCTCTCCGTTGATAGAGCTGATGTGCGATGCGACCGTCATCACGTCTGTGTCGATATTCTCGATGTATGCTGGGTTGTTCTTCGTGCGAGCGATCTCGATCTCGTCTCCGATGGTCGGGAATCTGAGTTCGAGAGTATCTCCGTTTGGAAGCACGAGCTCTTTTTCTAGCTCTTTCTCAGCATATACGACGTCCAAGTTCATGAGACGGTAGTCGTACCAAGCCTTCTTCTTGCAGCTCTTGCACTCACCCTCAACCTTCATCGGAATGTCGTTGTAAGTGATCGAGCGGAGGTAGTAGATCAGCCACAGCTTGTCGTTTCTCTGAACGTCTGAGAGTTCGATCCCGTCAATAGCTGACGCGATTGTGCTGTTGAAGACACGATCGACGGACTCACGGGTCACCTTCGACAGTTCTTTCATCTCGATTGCGCTGAGCTTACGAGCAAATAGGTCGGTCTTGTAGTATTTGCCCTTTGACGGAAGAAGATCCTTGTTGATCAGAATCTTGTTGGACTTTGGACCTGGCTTTTGGACTTTCTCTTCAGTTTCTCTGATGGACTTCATAGCGAGTCTCCTTTAGTTACTCTTTATTTATAGCGCTCAGATATAAATAATCAGAAAAGCACAACACGGAGAATTTAACATGGGAATCATGGAAAAGCTTTCAGATATGAGACGCGAGAGTCTAGACGAAGACTGGAGAGAGGACGCTAGAACTGCTAAAGCGGCGAAATGGGTACACGATTTTCATCAGAAAAGACTAGAGAAGTTGAACTTCAAGATCGATACCAGCGTTGGTGACTTCAATGTGAGAATAATTCCTAACTGGAAGGGCGGACTCGAGGTGAGAGTCTATCTGGGAGATGATTATCTATTCTATAAGATTTTCGATGATGTTGAATCGCTGAAGAACTATATAGCGGATGGACTAACCGACAGGATCTATGAAGCTGTTCGTGAAAAGTTCTACAACAAGATCCAGAAAATGCCGAGAGATGAGGCGAAGTCGGTATTGAGAAGATTTGACGGTCTTCTTGACGAGCTTGACAAAGGCATCAAGCTTGAGATCGACTTCGATAAGCTTGAAAAGGCTCTTCATCGCTACGTCGTCTATTCTAGGGCTCTGAACGCTAGAAGCAGCAACAAGTCTAACCTAGAGAACAGGGCTAGAAGAAACTTCGAGAAGGAACACGGATTCGAAGTCGGCGACGTAGTCTATGGAACTCACAGATCTGATCTGAGAGACGGAAAGGCTTATGTCATCACAGCCATCGAGAAAAACGCAAGTGACAATCGGCACTGGAAGTACAAAGTCGAACCTGAGAACGGTCGCGGTCAGGGAGCTATAGTCTATGGCTATCAGCTCTATCTTGACAGTGACGCGATTGACGCTGCTGTCAGAAACCCAGACGATCCGAAGTATACACCGAAGTTCGATCAGCAGCAGTACATGATGGACCGCTATAGCGCTGATCGTCAGTTCGACGAAGCAGTCGAACTTCTAAACAGCTGCGGCATGATCGTAGAAGCAAAATCGTAACAAAAACTATATAAAATCTGTTACAAATCTCTGTGGAAATTTCCACAGAGATTTTCTTGTTTTTAGGGTTTAGAATTCTCTTGAAAATACTTATATTTACTATGTAAACAACAAAAGATCTAACTCTTAACAAGGACCGTCAATATGAAGTACACGAAAGACCAAAAGACCCGCATGATCGCTAAGCTCGAAGCCATGAAGAGCGGCACTATCTTCGACCTCAACAAGAAAGACGTCTGTCCGATCAAGTGCAAGCTCGTCAAAGACCGCAACTCTCTTTCGATCCTCGCTACCGAGCTCAACGACGAAGTCCTCTTCACCGCACATGGTCCCCATGACAAGGTCATGGAAACTGCCGTCGACTGCATCGAAGACTACATCAATCACTGGGATCTGATGACCAAGCAGTACTTCATCAGCCTGGCTCGTCTTCAGGGCTACGAAGCGTAATTTTAACTAGGCTATGTCCACCCAAAGTGTTGCTGGCCTATAAAACGCCCAAAAATGTCTAAAACTAACCAGAGGAGTAGATATGACAAAAGAAAAAATTAAAGAAATTTCTAATAATCTGATTGAGTTTGCACGTTATATTGAACAACGAGCTGAACTCAATGAAGATGTAGCGGACGCCAAATATCAGTATTATTATGAACAGTTGTTAGAAATTCGGGATGATTTGAGTGAAATGCAAGATGCCTGGTGGTCTGCTAAGTCCAACTAGCAACACATTGAGTGGACATAGCCTTTAACTAAAACCTCAACAAGGAGACATCAAATGGCCAATCGCAAATCTATCGTCTACATCCACCACGACCGCCACACCGATGACCACATCGAGACATTTCCATATTCCAAAGAAAACTGGGAGCTCGCCAAAGAGAAGTGCCGTCGTGACTGAGGTGATGCTACTCCAGGCTATGCTTCAACAGGTCCTGGCCATTGCGAAGTAGAGAGCGATACTTACTTCAAGTGGTCTTGGGACGGATCTGGCTCTTACGAATCTTCTGTTCAGGTCGTTGATCGAATCCGAAAGCCGAAACTTCCGAAGTACAACGGCTAGACCATAACATTTTTCTTCATCCTAACATTTTGAAATCTTAAAATCAAGAAAAATGTTAGGATGACGAATAACGAACACCGCAACAAATAAGTATATTATCCATACAAGGAAGAAAATATGAATGAGGAAGTCTATATTCCGCTAATGTTCACACAATATCTAGGGCTGTTTATGTCCCTAGCGTATCTCTTCATGATTCTCTTGGGAGATCATACGTTCTTCCGTAAGAGCAAGCGCAAGAAGGAAAAGACCTTCAAATGGGGCTCTCTGTTCGCTTTTTACGTCGTGATCCTAGATCTCTACACGATTATGTTCGCACTCTACTCGGGAAAGTTCGTATCTGGCATGGTAATAGAGACGGTCATCTGGGTCATTATCTATTTGGTCGCATATCGCACGATGAAAAATCACATGAAAGAATACGATCGTATCTACAAAATATACGAAGAGCAGGGTCGTCCAGACAATATGCTCAGACTCTTATAGCCTAGGTTCTTTGGTCATTTCCTAGGCTTGAGCACTGCCGTTCTGGTCCTTCGGCAGTGCTCTTTTTTGTGTAGTCGGCTATGAAGCAAATCACTCAACTTTAGTTGATGATTTTCCAGCGTGACTTATAGTCTTGCTACAAGCTGTGACTGGTTCCTTTAATCCAGCAAAAGATCTAGCCTTTTGCTATCAGTTTCCGAGGCTATTGGTTTTTTCAGGATAACCCTTCCCCACCTTCCATGGGTACTGTATACTTAAGATATACTTTTGAAAACCTATGTTGTATTTATAATAGTTTCAGAAATGTTATAAATACTTTGATATGAAGATCGAAGTGTTAAAAGAGTACGATGGCAAGCTCAGACTATTTGATGCCATAAATCCTGACTACATCACGTGGATGTTCGACAGCGAAAACCACAGAGACGGTGCAACTGCTCCGCCGTATCGAAATCAGTCTGAACTCGGTCCGACTCAGAATCTTCCACCGACAGACACTTTCCCTGAGGAAGGTCGTTCTGGAGCACCTTCGTTCGCTAACGCAAGCGCTCCTTATGAGAATGACCTTGACGGAACGATCTACTTCGACAGCAGCGCAGGCGAGTATAGAGTCTATAGCACTCAGAAGAACGTCGTTCTCGATTATGTTGCACCGAAACTTCTAAGCTACACTGGCCACTTCACTTCATTCGAGACCCCAGGAGGTCATTCAGGACGACATTCCACTCACGAAATGTGGTCGTTGGAGATGCTAATCAAGGACGATAGCGGCATCGATAGCGACGTTTATGAAATTTCTGCTTGGAAAGAAGTGCTTCAAGAGTGGGTCACTCAGATCAAAAGAACTAGAAAGGACGGCACATCTCCTTATTGGGAAGCTTCAGGGACAAGCTCTGACGGAATCTATGTTGAGATTCAACAATCTCCGGTTGACAAGACTCTGTACAAGGTCAATATCGAAATCGATCCAGAGAAGGTTGAACTGAACGCATGCACTGGTGGTATTGATGACCCGATTATAAGCTATTTCAAGCTAAATTTCAAATTCTTTGATATAGCTGGAAATACTTTAGAGGGACCGCTTGACAAGGTCTTCGTCAAGTACCATATCACAGAAGAAGATCTGCTCGCTATGATCAAGCGCCTTGAGCTCGGATTCGTGGACACTTATCCAGCTTCGATGATTATCGACGAGAACACGATAGGCAAGACGACTATCGCAGTCAGCAATCCGAATCACGACAAGTTGGCAGACTTCGGATTCAAGATCAAGATCGGCCTACGTGAGGGCTCTGTCGGCTATCTGTCTGGAGTTACAGAGGAAGACCGTCTAGAGATTGACGGCAGAACGATGCTCGTCTCTGCGACACAGCTCGTAGACGGCATTGATCGCAGCGGTTACGTCAAGGCTTATGCGTACTTAGACGGCAACATCGATGAGCTCAACTGTACAATCTACGGCGAGACTATCTCGTTCGAACTTGACAAGGATCTAGCGGCGCAGATTCAGGCTAAGACATACGTAGAGAGAGATCTAGGCCCGTTCGTTTCCGAGTGCGATGACAACAAGCGCAAACTATACGTGGATCCGTTCGTTCCAGGCGTATTGAAGAACGAGGGAATCTTCGGACTCTGTAAGCTGTTCGAGAGATACCTCAACACGATGTACACGCCGCTCGACAAAGACTGCCGCATAGGCATCCTAGAGAAGATCCACAGAATCTCTGAATTCAAGAACCCAGACGCATGTGAAGCTCCACTGCTCACTAACTTCGCATCTGAGCACGGATCCGAGCTAGCGTTCAACTACGAGGATGTGAAAGAGGCAGCTGATGTTCTCGCTAAGTACGAGGACAAGGATCTCAGACAGACTAAGGAAGAGCTAGCAGAGACCATCTACCGCAGATATTACAGTATCCTTCCATACATCGACCGCTGGAAGGGAACACCGAAGTCGATCGAGCTTCTCTATCGTGTTCTCGGAATCAAGGCGAGACTGATTCCGCTATGGGAAGGCCCAACTCACGAGATGATTCCTGAGTACGAGGTAGCCGACTCGACCACGAACAAGCTGAAGCCGAATCCACGAGTGGGCGACGACTTCCGTCTATCGTCTCACTTGTCGATCGTACTGACATCTGCCGAGATAAGCACGTCAGACATGAAGAAACTCTCAGACTTCGCATTCAAGGCTGTCAAGTCGATTCTTCCAGTCAACCGCGTCATCAGCGACGTCAAGATTTACGACGAGATGGTGTCTGAGCTATCAGATCTCTTCATGTTCCACACTCTCGACATCATCGAAAAGAAACCTCAGGGTATAGAGAAGATCGCATTCTCCTGGAACTGCGACAGAATGATTCAGATCAAGAACACGACATCTGACACTGCCATCAAGATCGAAGTTCCTATGTACGCAGACTTCACTGAAGTTGGACACTCTTCCGTTTACCAGAATGCGTACCCGATTCCAGAGAACTGCGCTTACTACTTCACGCGCTTCAGAGAAATGATAAAGACTTACGGATCACTTCCGATCTATTTCTCTATCGCAAAGAGAGAATATGGAACATTGAATCCGACAGGCATGGTCATCTCATTCCGAGTTCTCAAGGTAGATCTTCGCAGAGACAAGGTCGTCTTGACATGCCAGAAGGAAGATGGATCAAACGCTGCCATCTCCTCATTCAACACGAACGCACAGAGCTCTACCGACTACATGAACGTCTCGTTCAAGTTCTCAAGAGCTGCTGAAGACTACTGCGAGCCGATCACGTTAGCGTCTTACCGCATACTTGAAGCGATGACCTATCCTTATAACGAAGAGGCAGCCAATGAGTAGGATAGACAACGCACAGACAGACTATACGATGAGACCGTTGAACAGCTTTCTGTTCGACTGTCAATTCCATAGTCCGAACGAGGGAGATCTGGTATTTCCGACTTCGACTCTCAAGAAGCTAGCTTATTCTGTGAAGGCTGTCAAGATTCCGAAGATGAAGCCAGACTCCGAGGTCAAGTCGATCCAGTACGGATCGTTCTTCGTATCGTTCCCGTTCTTCTCCACTGGCGAAAAGGAGATGACGATCACGTTCTACGAGACCGATGACATGCTGATCTCGAAGGTCTTTTACGCTATGCAGGCGAAGCATCGTTGGAAGCCTTATGCGATCTACAACAATACGACAAACGTCGATCTGATCGTAGACGTGAACATCCACGACCAGTACAACAAGCTCAAGTTCAACGAGTACTCGCTCTTCCACAATACTTACTCTCTGGTCCTAGAGTCGATCTCTCCTCCGAGATTCTCAAGAACTGGCACTGTCCAGCTTCTGACAGTTGACGCTACATTCAACGCTGTCGAATTCGAGACTGAGGAGTTTGATCGGGTGACTAGACGCTCTGCTGGATTCAACGCAGAAGACGAGATAAACAAGACTATCGAAGAGGGTGGACTCGATCGTGAGCCTGACGCTGCGGGTAGCATGGAAGACATCCAGAAGCGCTTGAAAGAGTTCGAGGAAGCAGCAGCTAAACTGGCTGGCAAGTTCGAACAAGACTCTGTCGGCTATGACAAGAATCTTCCGACTCATGCTCTTGATCTCGGAGAGAATACGACATTCGTGACTCGTGGAAAAGACGGCAGTAAGGTCGTGATGAGTGTTGTTGACACGAAGGTCGTAACTGAAGGAGGAAAAGATCGAAAAGTTCAGTTCTTGGATGGAAGCAATTATGATCAATCTAAGCTCAAGCCTCAGCACACAACGACCTGGGTATTTCACATGCAGGCTAAATATCAGGCAGATCTCGGAACGACACTCAAGAATGAATCCACAGAAGGCGTATTTGCTACTTCTGATAGAGAAGGTAACTGGGCAGCGAATCTTGATCAGGCGTATAAGTCGAACACTGCAGCGAACACTAGAGGAGAGCCGTTCGAATCATACGCAGCTATTGAGCTTCCAGGCGCAGTAGCTCTCTACAAGGGTGACGACGGCAAATTTTATGAACGTGTAGTTACTGGCGTAGATGGCGTAAATTATCGTGAGATCTCCGAAGCTAAGTTCAACGAAGTCGCTGGTGACGAGTACACGAAAGCTAGCATGGAAGGCAATAAGAATCTCGAGGCATCTTACAACATGGCCGTCAACAAAGAGAAGTCTGCCGTCGCAGCAGATGGAAGCGTAGTTAAAGTTAAGTTTACAAATGTTTACGATAACAAAGTCACGGATGAAGAACTTTACAAGATGGAATCTCTCGGCAGAGCGATGGCGACACGAGACGAGTTCAACTACTCAGAGGAAGAGCTGTCGAACATGAAGGCAGTCTCGCACGGAATGCTTGACTCTTCGTCTGGTAAGCTAGAGGGACTTCCATCAAGAAACAGAAAATTACTCGATGCTCTCGTTAAAGGACTCATACGCTAATGCAGTACAACATATTCAATAACGACTTCTACGAAGATATGCCAGGCGTTCCGTGGGCATACCGCATTGATGTGTTTATCGGGGATCCTCCGCAAGCGATCACGAAGCTCGCAAAGGCAGTCAAGGAGATCGACATTCCAGATGCAGAACTCGAGACAATGGACGCATTCCATGCTGGATTCGTGTTCAAGATTCCGACCCGCTACAAGAACTCTAACTCTTTCGGCGCTATCTTCAACGACGACAAGAATCTGTCTGTGTACAAAGAGCTTTTGAAGCTGTTCCGCAGATCCTATGACAACCGTGAGCAGACGATACAGAGCGCAATCCAGACTGGCACATACTCTGGAAGAGAGATCGCACGCAAGTACGCGAATCAGAAAGAAGAACTGATGCTGAACGTGTACATCATCGATCCGAGAAAGCTGAACTACAAGGACACTAAGCTTGATCTCGGATTGAACAACGTGAACGAAGAGGTTATCAAAGGGCTAAAGGCGAATGATCCAGAAATCGTAGCTGTCTACACGTTCAGAGACTGCTTCGTAGAGAATATCGAGACAGTAGAGTTCGATTACAGCAGTGAAGAGTGCGTTGAGTGGCCCATCAAGATCCACTTCAACGAGATGAGCGTCGACTATCCTCACCAGGACAAGATCATCATACCAGAGGAAGACTTCAAGATGGAGGAACTCACGATTCCTCAGTTCGACAAGTCTGATGCTACTTACTACACTCCGAAAGCAACGAAGCCAAAGAGAGAAGCAGACGTCGCAGCAGATGATGCGAAGAGCTCGGCTGAGAATCTCGCATATCTCAAGAAAATTGACGAGAAGCTTGGAGCTAAGCAGGGAACTGAGAAAAAGATCGCCGTTCTGTCTCACAAGGAAGACGAAGATGAGAACGGCATGGACGCACATGGCAACTACGGAACTATGGCGCAGAGAACAGAAGCTATGCGTCAGCAAGTTCAGGAAAATCAGGAGCATATCGATGAAGAGTATCAGGTAGATGTAATGCATGCTGCAGGTATCTCTTCATACGGAAACGGCACTAAGGAAGAGGTAGCTCAACAGGCATTCCAAGTTCTTGATAAAGCTGCATCAAATCCGAATGAACCTGGCAGTTACAATTACACTGCTGGTACCGACGTGGCTGCCGCTGCTCAGCGTGTCGCACAAGGTTCTGAGAATTATAAGGAAGAGACCGCGAAGAACGCGGAGGAAGTACAGTTCGCATTCATGGGATCTACTACGCAGCAGATGAATCACTCGGACGAGATAGCTGGAACAGTAGAAAATCCATCAAACAATCAGACTCTATCGTATTACAGAGATAACCGCAACACTGTCGAGAAGAATGCTCAGGATCAGGCTGTAATGGCTGGAATGATCGCAGAAGCTCATAATGAGAGACATGCGATAGAACGTGAACGTGCTGAGAACAGCAAATTCTATAGAGAGTCTAAACAGATGCTCGATAGAGGCGAGATTACTCAGCAAGAATGGTTGAATCGTATTGATCAATTCTTAGCAAAGAACAAGGAATTGACGGATAGAAGCGCGGCTAGCGTAGAGAAAGTGAATAAGCTCAGAAAAGAGAATCCAGAGCAAGCGAAACTTCTTGACGAGTATTACAAAGAGTCGAATAAATAGAATATATGGCTGGAATATACAACAGAGAAGCGCTATTTCAGAAGAACATAATCGATGACCGTGCCGAGTTCGACATGGGTAGCATCGATTTTCCTGAATTGCTGAATGATCAAGACTATCGATGGACGGTCGTCAGAACTCCGGAGCAAGTGCGTCCAGACTTGATCAGCCAGAGACTCTACGGAACGCCAGATCTCTGGTGGTTTATCATGTGGCTCAACGGAATCTCAGATCCGTGGCACGATCTTCTGCCTCACGTCGCTCTGAAGTATATCGACATCTCCAAGATCGAAAACGCAGTCAAGTACGTCCGTATCCGAAAGAAGGGCTAACAAGTGGATCCGTATCTGTCCATAAAAGATTACATGGCTACCAAGTCATTCAAGCTATCCGATGCTTACAGCGTCGAAGTTTATGATCTTGAGATGGACTGGCAGAGAACGGAGAAAGAGGCTAAGACTGGCGACAGGACCTATGAGAATCTCACGGATCTGTTCACACCAGAGGAGATTCAGGCTTACGGCATCGAGACTAACAAGTTCGATGAGTATTTGACGCGAAAGTTCACGTTCAAGAACTGCGCTGGATTCACGCCGCCGTCATACAAGCCGAACGAAGAGGTCATCAAGTTCTGCAACAGCTCAAGAAAAGTGTACACGCCAAACACATCTAGCTGTGAGCCTTTCCAGATGGAGCTACACGAGACAGACCTTCAATACGCTAGAAAGTTCATCCGTTACTGCTTGAGAAAGAATCTCTACGACGAGTCATACAACCGATACACTGACTCCTATCGTCCGTACCGCTACATCGACAAGATCGTGGTCAACGTCTGGAACAACAGCCTCACTCATATCGTGATGAGACACATCTTCGGCAACTGCAAGATAGCTGACTACGACTACAAATATGAGTTTGACGCAGAGGGATCCAAGATCATTCTGCCGACGATGTCATTCAGCTACATGACTTACGAGATCGACACCGATCCTGATCCGCTGGAAGATCTGACAAACTGGAGATCAAGAGTAGAGCACTGGAAGATGGAAGACTACAAGCCAGGTCAATCTGGCGCTTACATGGGCGGTTATCATCCGAACGCTGCAGGTCACGGAGGAGGTTATAGATGAGCAACAACTACTCGATTTTCACCAGTGATCTTGACAACTGGGCAGACCCGCAGAAGGCCTGTCTATTCTCAGTCAACTTCTACGACAGCACTGGCTACAATTACCGCTACACTGGCGAAGACAATCAGTTCTATCCGTTCAAAGTCGATCTGCCACAGCAGCAGAACACGTTGGCTAAGCGTTGGTATTTCGGAACATATCGCAGAGACGTGATCAACTCGGATCGCGGCGGATCAACCTCTATCGAGTTCTATCTGAGATGTAAGGGTCAATTGAATCTCAAGCTCTTCCAGTTCCTAGGAGTGCCAATCGGAGGTGAATTCCTAGATGAAGAGCAGCGATTGAAGCACGTAGAGTTCAACAAGAGATTCGACAAGATCGAGATTATCTCACGTGACAACACGTTCGAAGGCGGAAACATCTACACGCTATACAACTGCAACGTGGAGAAAGTGTCGATGACTTCTATGGACGCAAGCAGCGACGACATTCTCAAGCTGACTGCGTCTATCACATACGACACGTTCGACGTTTATCCGTCTGAGGAAGGCAAGTATCGAGACGACTAAGTGAGGGTCAATGTACAACATCTTTCACAATGACTTTTACGACACCAAGCCCGCTCCTAAGTGGGCTTTCACGGTCGAGTTCTTCCTCTCAGAGAAACTGGATCAGGTAGATCCAGGAAAATCAGACTTCTTCGAGTACGAGAAAGAGGAGGATGCGCCGCCTCAATGGCTCCAGAATGTCGTCAATAAGCTCCAGAAAGAGAGCGGAAACACGAAGGCCGCATGGATGGACAAGCTACAGAAAAGCGTCTGCAAAGTGCCCATACAGCACCCAGAACACCAGAACGCAATACAGATGTTCTTTCCTGGCTATCAGTACACGGTTCCTGGCCGATATGCTCAGTCTGGATCTCTTACCATGACTTTCAACGACAACGTGTCTCGTGACATAAGATGCATTCTAGAGCAGCTTATGCACTTCGACGGCTTACGCTATAGAAGAGATCCAGGTGACAACTCTTCGTTCCCTACGCTGCCAGCTCTGTTCCGTTTCGACATGCTCGTGCGCATCTATGACGTCGAGAAGGTCAATCAATATGATCCTACTGATGGAGTTGACGAGGTAGCAGAGCACGGAACTGTCGTCTCGTTCTTCTACGAGAGCTGCTATGTCTCAAAGATCGGAAACGAGAAGAACACTTACGAGTCGTCAGACAAAGTGAGAACGATCGACGCTACTATCAACTATCAGCGCATGGTTCCGCTTCAGGGCGACCGCCAGCTATAAATAATTCAAAGACTTTTGCAAGGGTTTTAACATGAGCAAGACACTAAAATCATACTTGGTGAATGAAGTTATCAATTCTCTCGGTCCGAGAGAATTTCCGGGTTCTGTGGTGTTCGGATCTACTTCTGACGCTATTCCTAACACCGAAAAGTGTCAGGTCGATTCACATCGTCATCACTACTACATGGACAAGTTCTCCAACCTCGGTCACACCGACAAGGCTGGAATCGACGGTCACATGCACCTGATCATCGATGGTAAGATCATCGCTGGAAATCACCACCACACTCTAGAAGAGCCGCAGGGATCTTGTCAGTCCTTCAACGAGATCGAGGACCAGACTGGAATCGTCATGCCCGTCTTCCAGACTGAGCTTTCCAAGCAGCACTAATCGTAAAAGAATCTTTACATCGGAGAACTGATGGCAACTATCACATACAAGTACATCCCTCTAGGCGATCCAGACGTGGCTAACAATCAGTCACGCGGTATTTCATATCAGTTCAACGGATATGCGCCTGTAACTTTCAAAGATGACGTTTCCAAGTACCTAGACGGACTTGGAGACAATCCTATTCCAGACTTCAGCACTCTGTTGAAAGAATGCAATGGCATAGTTCTCTTCAAAGATCTGAATTATGTCGCAACCGATGAAGTACCGGTATCTAGTTCATCTGGCTACAAGGCTGCACTGTCTAGCCCTGGCTCTCACATGTTCACTGATCTGAACGTGGAAGCAGCAGATGAATTCCAGATGACTGGCGAAGACAAGGTCGCACACGGATCTACCGTCATCGAGATTCCTATCTCTGACACGATGATGGGCAACAGGCTGTCTTCAAAGGCTAGAGTTGACGCAATCGTTCTCTATGGTCAGGCTTACAACATCGACTTCTACTCGGACGTCCAGCAGGGCACAATCGAGAGAGCTGTCGCTATCGGCTTGGTCATCTTCAAGAATAGCACACTGGAGATCGATCCGTCAAGCGCTTCGATGTCCAAGAGCGCTATTCGCGTTACTCTCGGCATATCATCCAAGGAAGTACCGAACACCGTTCTAGACCAGTCGGATTCATTCAAGACATGGATGAAGTTCGCTGGTTCGATGCACGTCGTGAACAACGATCTGCTCACTAACTCAGCATTCTGCATTCGCGGAAACGACGTCGAGCCAATCGATCAGTCTGAGCCAGAGGGATACTACGCGGAACAGCTTCAGGGAGGCGAGGTGATTGACGTAAATTCACGCATGTTCTTCACGAACGATGTCGGTGATGGAGATGAATGGGAGCACAACGTGGACTTCGGATCTCCAGCTAAGCTGACCGTATTGAACAAGAGCGAGCCGATCTCCGACGACACTAGACTTCCTCAGACCGTCATCGGAAGTGTCAAGTACACGACTGACCGTGATGGTTACAAACACGCTCGTCTTGAGGGCGTTCATCAGAGTTTCTTCGAGGCAAAGACCGAAAACGGTGAAACTGGAGTAATCTACGAGCAGGACTGGTTCGCTAGAAAGAAGCCAGGCGTTAGTCTCTTCACCGAGAACGAGAGCTACGAGTTCAATAACACTGAGTATGACTACTATCTAAAGAATTCCACGAGCGAGTTCGATAAGGACGACTACGATGGCAACGTTACCAAGTTCGGCAACGGCAATCAGCTGTTCTGTAAGAATGCAGTAGGCATCGGCAACACCACTAGCGTCAACTCCTATCAGGTGATGGCTAGAGGCAACAGCATGATCCTCAACTCGGCTCGTATCAGGTCGTTCTCGAAGGCATACGACGAGGAAGATCTAAGCGATGACGTAAAGAATATCATGTATGACACGCTCATCGCTAACTCTCAGGACATCTTTATCTACAACCGCGTCAAGGGCAGCAACGATACTGACTGGGGCAGCTACACGACACGCGCTCTGAACACTGTCATCAACTCGAAGGACATCGAGATCGATAACAGAATCAGCAAGAGCACGAACATGGGAACTCAGGAGTACGGCAGAAACTTCGTCGCTGGTTCTTGTGACTTGGATATCACTAACGCTGACATGAACGTCTTCCTCGGCATCAAGGGTATCAAAGAGTCTAGGATGAACTCCACGATTCACGTCTCTGAAGTCGAATCGTCAAAGGACTCTATCTACATCGGTGGCGCTGTCAAGGCCAACATGTCACAAGGAAACTTCGTTGTTGGTCTAGGATATACGCAAAACGATACTGGAACTGAGGTCGAGTACAACACGATCGAGTCTTACAAGTCAGCTACGATGTCTTACGGAACTCGCACTTCGCATTCTGTGATCATCGGACGCAACTGTCACATAACGACGGTATTTGACGAAACTACTCAGAATCCGAAGTATGACAGTGAATCTAACGTCTTCCTCTTCGGTAAGGGCCTTAGAAACGACATCCGTCAGACTTACTACATGTCCAACACGGATTCGAGTCTTCAGGGCTCGACCATCATCATGGGCTGGAACAATCAGCGCTATTACCAGAATCACATGCGTAAGCTGTTCGTTCTCGGCGGAGGCAATCACTTCGGCAATAGCTCTATTCCGCAGTTCAAGTACAA